TCACAATAAAGGTCGGCTGAATGCGAAGCATTCCTGCACAAGCAACACATATCTTACATAATAGCTACATACATCATACTAATAATAATATTCTATATAATATATCATATCAATCACAATAAAGGTCGGCTGAATGCGAAGCATTCCTGCACAAGCAACACATATCTTACATAATAGCTACATACATCATACTAATAATAATATTCTATATAATATATCATATCAATCACAATAAAGGTCAGCCGAATGCGAAGCATTCCTGTACTAGCAACACATATCTTACATAATAGCTATATACATCATACTAATAATAATATTCTATATAACATATCATATCAATAGCAATAAAGGTCAGCCGAATGCGAAGCATTCCTGTACAAGCAACACATATCTTACATAATAGCTATATACATCATACTAATAATAATATTTAATATAATATCCCTTATTTTTTTTAAGTACATAATCTTTACTTTCTTTATTATTTTATTATCTTTATAATTTATTATAAACTTTATAAATTATGTACTTTTTTAATGCAAAAAAATATTATATTAGTGTTAATTAATAATCATTATTTTTTGAGTACATAATTTCTATTTATCTCTCTTTTTTATAAACTTTTATTAATTTAGCTTCTTAAAAAAATTATGTACTCTTTTTATTTAATAATAATATGTATAATAAATAGGATATTATAGTATGGATTTTAAATATAAATTCATATTAAAAAAAATAGTTTGTAATAAACTTAGAAACATTTATATAAGAGTTAATTCTAAATCAAAAAAACAATATTTAAAATATAAAGGTGAAATGATTAACATTAAAGAATATAAAAGTAATTTTAAAAACATAAACAAAAAAAATATAAAAAAATAAAAGGGGGTGGTAATGAGTTTGAAACATTTATTAATGATATTAATAAAATAATTTATCCTCTGCCAGATGCGCCAGCAGCCATGTCAGATGCGCCAGCAGCCATGTCAGATGCGCCAGCAGCCATGTCAGATGCGCCAGCAGCCATGTCAGATGCGCCAGAAAAGCCAGAACCGCTAATTCAATTTCATAAAGCATATTTAAAATTTGTGGATAAATGGGGAGAAGAACTCGATAAAAACAAACTCGATAAAAACCAACTCGATAAAGACTATCTCGATAAAAAAAAAGAAGAAGAAAATTTGAATTTTCTAACAACACTTCTAACATATTTAGGAGATAATTTTAATAAATTAGAACATGATGATAAACGGAACGAATATATATTATTGTTAAATAAATTAAGTACATTATTATTTGTTCTTGATCAACAAGGCGAAACTGGAATACATAAATATAACAATGACCCTAATAGTAGAATAGCTTATGTTTCCAATAAAAGTGAATATTTTGATGAAATTATTAGTGTTATTGATAAATTTAGAAAAATATATAAAAAAATAGCATGGACGAAGTTTCAAAAAAATAGAATACCTGACAAAGAAAATATTCAAAAAGAAGATATTACTATTTCTAATTCAGCTGTTAAGGAATTAATTAATAAAATGATTTCTAACAAGGGTTTAGACAAATATGATCCTAATCATAATACTCTTTCAGCTAGAAAATATTCAGATAAACCATATAGTAGACCAGTTTCAGCTAGATCAAAAACAGGAAACCTTAGTAGTAAACCATAATGAAGATTAAAGACATAAATATTTAAATTATCCTGATAGTGATTGAAAATAAAGTATTTATATATAATATTTTACTATCAATATCACTTATTTTTGAGTACATAATCTCTATTTATCTTTCTTTTTTATAAACTTTTATTAATTTAGCTTCTTAAAAGAATTATGTACTCCTTTTTATTTAAATAAATAATATTATATAATAGATAAAATAGTAATGTCTCAAGCAACTCAACCTTATGCTAATAATAAAATATGGGAACATATTACTTTTTCAGGTCGTAAAGGCAATTACCCTCATGCGAATAAAGATAAGTATGTATTTAATGAATATTATTTCTTAAAAGCTCTCAAAGATTACATTAATTTACAGCCGAATAATGGATTATCTTCAAAACAATTACAACATATAATTAATTCGTTTAGTAGTGCACCCGTAGACAGTTTTTTATACGAGTTATACCAAATCTTCAATTCCTTAGAAACCGGCGTAAAGATAGACTTATATTCTATTAGAAGTGTATTAATAGAATTATGTAATGCTGTACAACAAGATAATATGCACGATTTTTATGATTTAGGACGCAGTTTAGTTTCTAATTTCAAAATTTTAGCAAAAAGTTATATAAATCATGGTGAGGAATGCAAATTTGTACATTTAAAAGAACAAAATTTTATTGATTTAGGTTTACCAAGTTTGAAAGTATTTACGAATGATCATCACGTAGATGGTAAGTACATAATAGATACAATTTCGGATGAACATAAAAAATTGTTAGGATCTATTGAAAATCCTAAACAAACTAAAAAAAAACCAGAGTGGCTTTATAGTACTGATCCTAAATTAAATCGCATATCTGTACCTATTAGCGGGACTTTAGATGGAACCGGTTCAACCAAAAAAACGGAACGCTGTTTACAATTTGATTGTATATATGATAAAGAAGAAGCATGGAAAAGTGGTGCGATTGAATTAGGTATTTACTCTATTGGTGCAATAGCATTGGCAAGTATGTTTGATTTAGTTTGTTATATAAGTAATACTGATGTTACATATAAGTATATATTTTATCCATTTTTTAAGTTTAATGGTGATGATGATAAAGAAGTTGTTTTTAAAACAAAAACTGTTTTGATGGTATTAGTTAGATATAACCCTGCAAATGATACATCCGTGAGTGAAAACATATTAGTTAATAATAGAAGTTTCACTGTTGCTAATGTTAGTAAAGATATATATAAAGTATATAAAACAATAGAAAAAGCGGAAAGTAATGGGTATGCTGACGACACCACCTGGTTTAATAAACTAAAAACTGATAATTTATTTATGGGAATATTAAAGTTGTGTGTGCCAGATGATGTTCGCGATCTAATCAATGAAGGCCACCCACACTGGACAAAAGTTAAGGATTATATTAATAATGCTCGTCATTTATATACAAAAATGAAAATATTCGGAAAAGGGTTAGGTGATTTTAATCAAGCATTTGAAGAATTAGTATTAAATAATTTTAACAATTACAATAACGGTGCTTTTGTTTTGCATAATAATTCGTTTAATCATCCCACACAACCCACAACCCCTTTAGCATTATTGACTATTGATAGAAATTTAACAGTTATATGTAAAATTATTGGTGCTAATTTTTTGTTAAGTTCACCAGGGTATTTTAGTACAAACCCTGACTCTATATATAATAAATATAGAACTTTGCAAGAATGCCATAATGCTTTTAACTCTGTACCAATAATTTGCGTCAAATATGATAATGAATCACCGGGCGAAAGTAAATTATTTATTTCTATAAAAGAAGCTAATAATATTCAAAAATTACATTCTATTAATTTAGGAACGTGGACAACTCAATCACATAATAATAATTATAATAAAGTAACAATAGAAGAATCAATAGGAAAAAACAGTGATGTAGTATTAAGTATGGAAATAAACTACGATTATTTAGGATTAGTTACAGCTTCTGTTGAAATAATAAATGATGAGGTTTCTAAAAACAGAATATCACGCGTATTTGCAAGAAATATATTAGATGCCTATGAATATTTAGAAGTTACTTTGAATACGAATTTGAAAAAAATAGTAGAAGATAAGCGTTTTTTTATTTGTTATTATCCTCCTAAAAAATCCAGCGAAAGTATTTTTAAATTAAAATATCTACTTTGTGGAACCTTTAAAGAAATAATATCAGAACCTATTACTGATAGTATGTATAAACCAGTAGCAGAAGATATATATGCAAATGTTGTTGGTGATGCTGGTGCTGCTATAAAACCATATAATCCTTTATCAGAGTTGTTTTTTAACATCCGTTATAATCTGACTTATTGGAGTGATACCACTTCAACCTCAACCTGGAAACCTCAAGTACGTAAATTAAGATTAGATATGAAAAAAAATTTTGATGTTACTAATAAATTTAATATATGTCGTGAAGCATATTTAGCTTATTCATTATTTGATATGGTTTATCCTAAGAAATGTATTTATTTAAATGCTCTCATAGAAGATAAATGTACTTTATCTGAAGGCGAATCGCCAGTAGACAAAATAGATGGGATGTTGCCAAATAAATTCAAATTATATTTCTCGAATGAGAGCCAGGACAAGAAAACAACTTCATATTTAAATTTAGTTCATATGATAAAAAGTGAACATTATATTGATATTGACACCCAGTCGAATATGGAAGCTAAGTTGTATCAATTATTAATCAGTAATTTGCCACAATACGCACAAACAAATCGCTTAACATTAGATAATTTATTTGAATGTATCGATTTAGTGGGCACAACGGATAATGAATATTCTATATTATTTGAGGGCAAAACAAATAACACAAATATATTTATGATAAATTCATTTACTAGTTTACTAGATAAAATGTCAAAAAAATTTCAGGAAAATAAAAAATATGTCGTACAAAACATGGCCCCACACACAAAAATATATAAAGAACTTAATTTAGAAATAGATACAGTATATGATAGTTTATTTACTCAATACAAAGACGCAGAAAATATAATGTTATTATATTTTAAAATCACAAGTTATCAATATACATTTTACACACATACAAAAAGCGTTTATAAAAAATTAATTGAAGATAAAGTTTTACCCTCACTAAGAATTTTATTTAAAATGTTAATAAAAGCAAAAAGACGTTATTTTAGTTTATTATCTATGATAGAGTCTGACCCCGATAGTGTATTCGCGCAAATTAAAGCAGAGCTCGAAAAAGAATTGCATGGTTTAGATGATAATGTTCAAGCACCAGGAGGGCCAGCAGCAAGTGGATCTTCTGCTGCTGACCCTCTTGGACCAAATCCTGATACTCATTTAATACCAAAAGAAATAACCGCTATTGATAGTTCTAAAAACATTGTGTTAATGTTAAATGATCCTGACAATGTTCATGTATCACCACTATTATCACACCAGCTTCAAGCGAACATCAAACGAGATCTTGATAACGCAAACAAAGAAAAAGAAAAATGTGAGATATTTATGAAAATTAATGATGATTTAAATAACCTTTATACGAAATATGTAAATACTTCTGATACTATTGCAGAAATTTGTTTAAAGAGAAGAGGTAAACCAATAAATAAATCAAGTAAAAACGATATATATACTTCAACTGAATTAATAAATTTTAAAAATAAAGTGCTACAGCTTTTTTACAGACATCCATTTTCACATATAGTTAAATTTCATACAAAATTAGGTTTATTATTGGAACTAGAAAATCTTGCTTTTATCTTAAATGAAAAATTAGAATCAATACAAAGCGATGATAATATAAAAGCAATGTCACCTAGACAATTAGTCACTGCTTACATTGGTGTTGGAGGTAATATGGGTTATAAATACAAAAAGAATAAAAATAAAATAAATTCATATATGAAAGGTGGTGCAGGGCTATCTAATGAAATACTTGATAAGTTTGAATATAAAACTAAAAAACGAGAAATATTCTTAAACGAATATATAGTAGATAATTTATATGAAGAAGATTTTAAAAAAAACAATTTAAGTCTTATTGATGTTGATGAAATGCAAGTTGACTCAACTAACGCATCCCCCCTTTCACAAACACACTTTTCACCTGAATTGTCCCCTTTACCTCCTGACACGCTCACACGATCACCTAGCGCATCCCATTCCAGAACATATAGCGCATCATCACAAGAAACATTGCCAAGGGACAATATATATGAGATGTTACCCCCAAGAAAAAGACAAAAAATCAAAGGTGGTCGAAAACCAAAAGCAGAAGCCAAAAAACCAAAAGCAGAATCAAAAATAGCAAAAGCAGAATCAAAAATAGCTAAAACCGAAGCCAAAAAACCAAAAGCAGAATCAAAAATAGCAAAAGCAGAAGCCAAAAAACCAAAAGCAGAATCAAAAAAACCAAAAGCAGAAGCCAAAAAACCAAAAGCAGAATCAAAAATAGCTAAAACCGAAGCCAAGAAACCAAAAGCAGAAGTCAAAAAACCAAAAGCAGAAGTCAAAAAACCAAAAGCAGAAGCCAAGAAACCAAAAACAGATGCCAAGAAACCAAAAGAAAAAGCAGAACCAAAAAGGGCTTTATTACTTAAATTTAAATTTTGAGTACATAATCTTTCTTTTTTCTATTTTTTATAAACTTTTATAATTTCTATACTTTTTATAAATTATGTACTCTTTTTTCTTAATAATGTATTTATGCGAATAAGTTAATTATGGTTGACGAGATATCCTTATAGTCTTCATTATGATAGTTATTACATGATAAATTGGAAAAAATAAAAAAATGTAAGTAAAAAATGTGTTACAGCAAATTAAAGTATTAAATAAAAAAACTAAATGACTTGTTTGACATATATTGACCTCTCAGCATTATCCACGAAATTGAATATTGGATTTTGTTCTTTTGTCTTTTGAGTTCTATCATCAACATTTAGTTTTTTTTCAAATGTAATGTAATCTGTAATGTTTCCACCTGTAAATTCTTGTTCTATTTTCTTATTAAATATAAAAGTTGGATTCTCAAATGAATATCCTTCAAATAACTTATCTATTTCTGTTCCGTCTCTGTATATACTTATCTTATCTTTCAAGTCACTAACCTCTCGCAATTTAGCACATGCCTCCCTATATTTTCTATCTATAATTGATGGATTACAATTATTATCTAATAATTTTATGTTGGATTTTAATACATTTGCTCTGTTATAAAACTCATTCCAATAACTAACATTAAAAAAATCATAAGTAGAAGTGTTTAAAAACATATTTTTTAGTTTTTCAAGACTTATCGCATCATTATTATATATTTTAACTCCATCAAGATATGTATCATTTAACATTTTAAGATTGTTATTCATGTCTAAGATATTTGAAGAATCACTATAACTATCTGGATAAACCTTGCCTTTATACATTAAATCATTTTTAATATCAATTTGCTTGCCATTTTTTTTACATTTTAAGTCAAAACCTATTGAAATACGATTTCTATTGTCATTTTTAATTAAATACAAACATTCAAACCGATAAAATCCTCCTTTATCTATATTAAATTTTGTTACCTGACTATTTAAAATTACTGATTCAGTATTTGATCCAGTTATTTTAGATATTTTTATTTTTGTGTGTTGATCAAATTGACAAAGATTTGTACATGATAAAACAAATGACAAATTAGTATATTCTCCTTCCTCAAAAAATACAAAACCCATTATCACGCCTCCGTCTAAGCTGTTTGGTTCTACTTTAATATATTTCTGATTAGTACCCCTTTCTTCGTATAGTTTTTTTTTATGCTCATTTGTAAGAATGTTTTTTAAGTTTTCTGCTTTTGTAATCACATCTTGTGATAACACATTATTGTAAACTCTGTTATTATTTTTACTAGTTTCGGTAGAATCACCATATGCTACCAAATAAATATCACCGGAATAAGATGAATATCTCTGATTTATTCCAGGTGCGGTTTGTATTGATCTAGACACAGTTTGTGTTGAACTATTTGAATGCCAGTCATTACCCCATAAACTCCACAAAGTATCAGGCGGTCGTTGACCTCTCCAACTATCCCCTTTACCTTTTTCTAAGTTGCCATTATAAGTAGCAAAAATTTGCGTATCATTATCACTATCTCTATTAATACCCCATACACATATCTTATCAGGAAATATTGAACTTCCAAATGGATTAGTAGAACTTCGGTTAGACCATGTTCCTGAATAACCATTTGTTCCAGCTGTAAAATTAGTTACTTTTGAGTTACCAAAAATATTATTATCTCTTGCTAATTGATTATTTCCTGCATATGTATCTAATCTGTTTAGTATTTCATACATTGTCTCATTTCCGCTACTTTCAACTAAATTATAAATTATATAGTTATTATTTTGTGTTATGTCTTTTAAATTACCAGCTGTTCCGTCTATTAATGCTAATTTAGTGACATTTTTCATTGTGAAAAAACCTTCATAAAATCCTTCTGCATCTCCTATATTTTTTTTACTACCAGCAGTATTTACTGACATGTTTTTAAATCCCGTATTACCAAGATACATATTCCAAGGCAGTCCTATATTGTTATAACTCCTTTTTGAACCTGACGTTTTTAACAATATACTCCACCCAGCTACACCATAATATGGGCTATTTCCCACGCTAAATCCTAAATGAGTAATATTTGTATCATCATATGAACTTCTTTTTCCTAATCCAGTATTTACACTGCCACCACGATTAAACCAATTACCACTTCTATGATTAAATCTTCCGTTCCCTGGCAAATCTAATTCATATAATAGTATCCAACCACTTTTATTATTATATCCCCATATATGTCCTATTGTTACTCTGTGACCACCTGTACCACCAGAAGCTGCATTTTCTCCCCCAAAATATCCATATGTATTTCTATACCCGTCATAATCATAATTATTTGGCTTATCAAAATTAAAAACAGCCCAATCCGGATAATCTGCACTTCCATCTCCATTAATTATACGTACTCTGTTATGTTTAGTAAAATAATTTATATTCGCAATAGGACTTTCTTCATATTTAATATCTCCCGAAAATGAATTTCTCCATTGCCTACTATTGTTATTGTTTGAATTTCCATATACTCCAAAACTACTAATATAATTCAATAGTGTTCGTGGACCACCAGGTAGTCGTATATATGAAAAAGCAGAAGGAATAACACTCTCAATAACTTTATAATCTGAAATATCAGAACCTAAAAACATGTCCTTTTTCAAAGAATATATTCCGTATCCTTTTTGAAATCCAAATATATTTCTATGTTCTGTTGTTCTCTTTTTTAAAGACGTTAAGTCCTTCTCTTCATTTATAAGATAATCTGACAATGATAAATTTGATATTTTGTCAATAGTATCATTTGCTATTTGATCAAAACTTTTTCCAATCCCATAATCGTCCCGTTTTCTCTCTGATTTTATTTTTTCATTATTATATTTAGATGCCAATATATTTAACTTTTTAATTTGTTTTTCAGGAGCAGAATTATATTTATTTTTTATTTTTTGTTCTTCATCTGTAAGAATATTAATTATTGTTGTTATATTTATATTACCACTTGAAGCAAACAAGCTTCGTATATCATTTGGTATTACAATATTGGTTCCTTGATGAATTAATGGTAATGTTAATTTTCTATTTAAATCAATTTGAATATACGTTTTGTTCATGTTAAAGTTTGAAGTTTTAAAAGACTTAATAATTCCTGATTCTTCATTGCCACATAAGTAATCATTACTACTATCAGTTTCATAATCAAAATTGTATACTATAATATTTTCTGGTGTAATTTGTGACCCCTTAGTTGCTAAAAAAGTTCCATTACTCTGATTATATGATATTGTTATGGATTTACTATTGGCAAAAACGTCTAAATCAATATCAGATATGTTAAATGAATTCATCTCCGTATTAATTATAGCTTTTTGCACTTTTTGTATTTCATTATTACTATTCAAAACAAACTTATAATAAATATCGCTATTATTTAAACCACTGGGTATAACATATTTTTTTGAACATATACTTTTTATTACTTTATTATAATTTTCTTTATTGTCTCCATTATCACCAAATACCATAGATATGTAATTTCCAGATTTGTAAGTTTTTCCATTATCGTTACTTACATAATTTAAATGCATCATATCATTATTACCATGATCATAATTAATTATATCGTTTTGTTCATAAATAAATCTACTATTTCCATCTTCTACCCTAAAACATGATGAGTATGTTTCTGGATTTATTTTTCCTATACTGGTATGACTCTGGTTATATATTTTCTTTGGATAATAATTGCCATTACTATAAGCTACTTCTTTCCAATTGTCACTAAATGTATATTTACATGTTTTATTATTTTGGCTATTATCACATTTTTTTAATTCTTCGTCATTAGTCCCGCCATCGTTACCAACAAAATATATTTGACATGGTCTTGTTATTATCTTTGAGTTTTCAATTTTTTTTTTATCGATAGCATGATGTTTTCCATCATGATGTGCCCCATAATCATAGTTTGTAAGCTCTGCTTTTATTGGATTAATGTATTTTTCTAACGTTTTATTGTCATTGTTATAAAGACAATACATATAATATATCACCACCAAAGATAAAAAAATTATTAATAATATCATTACCTTGTTTTGTATTTGCATAGATTCTAGGATGCAGGTGTTAGTCATGTCTTTATATTTAATTATATTATATTATTTATTTTTATAATAAAATAAAAAAAACGTATTAAAGATAATATATATATATATTTAAGTTTTTATTTACTGCCTGTAAATAGTTACGATATTCGATGAATTTACTCTTTAATTTCTAGATGTTTCTCTCGTATATAGATTTTATTTTTAAGTTATCATAGCTATCTATATGAAGCATCTATGTATATGCACTGGCGTCTTTATAATTTATAGATTATTAGCCTTTTTAAAAAGGTAAAAATAAAAACAAATTAAGTACTCTTTGTGTTGATGCGTGGTATCTTTTTTTTGGGTATGGTGTTGTTATTTTTATTATAGTAAACTTTAATCTTATGACAAAAAAATATAGTTACTTTACCATGATCATCATTATTGAGTTCAATATAACCTGTATTCTTATAAGCTACACCCTCAATTGTGGTAAAATAAGAACCTCTACCTCCTCCTGCTGTGACAAGCGGGGGGATTATTATACGCGCCGTTACCACCAGTATAACCACCACCAGCAATATTGTAATTCATTATAATACACCGCCCACCACCACCAAATCCTCCGGCACCATTTTCGTATTCTGATATCATATCTCAATCTGCAATATTGCCTATCGTAGATTCACATCTCCACGTAGATTTACTCTTTTCTTGTATATCTAGATAGTTGTTATTTGAACTAGGAGTTAACCAACCTGCACCCATGCCCCCACCTGATTAGGGTTAGATATGTCAATATTCCCTCCATTACCAGGTGTTGCCGACAAATCAACGCGGGCATCGTTATTGGCATTTATTGTTGAACTAACAATAAAACCATTAGAACTTACGTCGTTATTTCCACCAGCACCACAATATAGTAGATCTCCATTATAAACAAATGAACCACCACCGCCATCACCAGCTATTGCTATATTACAAAGTATTTTTGATCCATGGGATGAGCCTCCTTGTTGTCCAACTACAATGCTTAAAATATCAAGTGATTTTAAATAAGCATAAGATTTTATAACTACACCATTACCACAATTTCCAGTCCCAACATTGGATAGTTGAGCTGATGGAGCAGTTCCTCCTCTTGCGCCATAACAAACAATTTCATTATATCTATTATTTGGAACATTCCATATTTGGACACCATATGTAGTGTTAAAAAAAATGTATTTTTGTGCCCATGAAGCACTTGCATAATTTAATTTACAATTTTCCAAAGTAGGTCCATTTCTTCCTGTTTTACCTGCATTTATAAAAATATGTGTTCTAAAATCATATACTTTCCAAAAATATTGTGTTATTTAGACCACATGCTATTTGTGCAATCTTAATATTATTTAAATCTGGAATCTCGTGTATTTCATAAGAAGGAGTCGAACTATCAACAGATCTACCTAATTGTCCATTTTCATTATAACCACAACTATAAACTTTATTATCACTTGCCGAAAATATTGTGTGATTTGCACCACATGCTATTTGTGTAATATTTTTATCATTTAAAAATGTAATCTCTTGTATTGTAGATTCAGGAGTAGACGAAGTACCTCCATCAAGACCTAATTGTCCATAATTATTCTGACCAACGCCATAAACTTTACCATCACTTGCTAAAAATATTGTGTGATTTTCACCACATGCTATTTGTTTAATCGTAATAGTATTATTACTAAAATATTCAATTTCTTGTGGTGTACTTATGGTATCTGTGTTCTCAAGACCTAATTGTCCATTTTCATTAAGACCACAACCATAAATTGAACCATCATTTGCTAAAAACATTGTGTTATTATTACCACATGCTATTTGTTTAATATTTGTACCACTAATATATGTAATCTCATGTATTTGATGTGAAGGAGTCAAACTATCAACAGATCTACCTAATTGTCCATTTTCATTATAACCACAACTATAAACTTTATTATCACTTGCCGAAAATATTGTGTGATTTGCACCACATGCTATTTGTGTAATATTTTTATCATTTAAAAATGTAATCTCTTGTATTGTAGATTCAGGAGTAGACGAAGTACCTCCATCAATACCTAATTGTCCATTACCATTATAACCACAACCATAAACTTTACCATCACTACCCAAAAATATTGTGTGATTTTCACCACATGCTATTTGTGTAATAGTAATACCAATTTCATTAAAAAATGTAATCTCTTTTATTGTAGTTTGAGGAGAAATCTTATGATCAAGACCTAATTGTCCATAATTATTCTGACCAACGCCATAAACTTTACCATCACTTGTCAAAAACATTGTGTGATTTTCACCACATGCTATTTGTGTAATCGTAATACCATTATTAGTAAAATATGTAATATGTTGTTTTGCAAGTTGAGGAGTTTCATTATGACCAAGACCTAATTGTCCATAATCATTTAGACCAACGCAATAAACAATTGGTGGTGCTTTTTTAATATTAATAATTTTTGTGTTACTATATCCATTATCATCTGTCGCAGTCACTATTACATCTTTACCAAAATAACCCAATGAATTTAAATCAACAACATCAATTGTGTTACTACTATTTAAATATATACCTGTGTTACCATTAAGATCTAATGAATATGTAATATTTGTTGTTATACCTATAATAATATCAGAGTAATTAAATGCTTCCAAATCAAAGGTTGTTTCAAATAAATTTATTTTATTAGGAATATTCCATGTGGGATGTTGTATATATACTAATATGTGATTTTTACCACATACTACCTGTGTAATTTTAATTTGATCAAAAAATGTAATCTCATGTATTTCATAAGAAGGATTCGTATCAGATATACCTAATTGTCCGTAAGTATTCGCACCACAACTATAAACTTTACCATTACTTGCCAAAAACATTGTGTTATTTTCACAACATGCTATTTGTGTAATCGTAATACCATTATTAGTAAAATTAGTACCAGTAAAATAAGTAATAACAGCTATTGTATCATCCGTATTACTATGACCAAGACCTCTTTGTCCATAATTATTATTACCACAACCATAAATTGTACCATTACTTGCCAAAAATATTGTGTGATTAAAACCACATGCTATTTGTTTAATAGTTTTACTACTAATATATGTATTCTTATGTATTTCATTAATAGGAGTTTCCGTATCAGATCTACCTAATTGTCCAGAACCATTATAACCAACACTATAAACGTTACCATCACTTGCCAAAAATATTGTGTGATATTGACCACATGCTATATGTTTAATAGTTGTACTATTAAAATATGTAATCTCTTGTGGTGTAGTTTGAGGATTTTCATCACTATAACCAAGACCTAATTGTCCAAAATCATTCTGACCAACGCCATAAACTTTACCATCACTTGCTAAAAACATTGTGTGATTTGAACCACATGCTATTTGTGTAATAGTAATAGATAGATAACTAAAAAATGTAATCTCTTGTGGTGTAGTTTGAGGAGAAATCTTATGACCAAGACCTAATTGTCCGTGATTATTATTACGACCAACGCTATAAACTTTACCATCACTACCCAAAAATATTGTGTGATATTCACCACATACTACTTGTGTAATCGTAATACCAATTTCATTAAAAAATGTAATCTCTTGTGGTGTAGTTTGAGGAGTTTCATCACTATAACCAAGACCTAATTGTCCATAATTATTCTTACCAACGCCATAAACTTTACCATCACTTGCTAAAAACATTGTTTGTTGATAACCACATGCTATTTGTGTAATCTTAATATCATTATCAAATAAATATTTAATTTCTTGTGGTGTAGATTGAGGAGTATCCACATGACCAAGACCTAATTCTCCATCATCATTAAAACCAAAGCTATAAACAATTAGTGGTAGATTTTTTATATTAATAGTCTTAGTGCTACTATATCCATAAGCATCTGTGGCAAGTACTATTATATCTTTTCCTAATTCTTCTAACAAATCTAAATCTGTTACGTTTATTGTATTACCAGATAAAGATATATTACTATAATCACCATTCAATGACCAATATACGTTTGTATCAGCATCTGAAATGCTTCCTGCTGCACTAGTTGCTGATAAATTAAATGTATTAGATAATAATTCTTGATCGCCTGTATGAATTGTGGGACCAGATAATACCAATTTTTTAATATTAATAGTCTTAGTTATACTATATCCATAAGCATCTGTGGCTTCTAATGTTATATATTTTCCATCTATTCCTAATGAATTTAAATTTGATACTATTATTCTATTACCAGATAAAGATATAAATTCGGTATTATCACCTGAAATATATTTATAATAGGTTAAGGTATCTGAAATTTCTGTAATACTATCATAATCAATCAAAGACCAAGTTATAGATGTATCAGCATATTGAATAACATTTGCTTTACTTTCTGCTAATAAATCAAAATAATTAGATACTAATAATTCTTGATCGACTGTATTAATTTTGGGATCGCTAAATATATGTAAAGTATAATCACGAGTAGGCAATGAAATACTTCCTGATTTCGCATTTATAGTTAAATTTATATCAGTATCAAAAATTTCTGGAATACCAGAAATTTTTCCTGTTTGACTATTAAAACTTAAATTTGGTATTAAATATGCTCCAGTTACTAATTCATATGAAAGTATATTATTAGTGTCACTATCATTTATAGTAAATTCAAATCCATTATCTATATTATATATTGCTCTATAATTATTATCATATAACCATGTAGGATCATTTTCATCTTTATATATATATCCCGAAAAGGCGTGTTTTGTTATATCGTCTTTATGATATATTTTTATTTTATATGGATATTTATCTACTTGATTTATTTCTGAAAATTTAATATATTTTGTAACAGCTCTAATTTTAACAGGACTATCATAGTATATTGTGTTAATATAGGTATGTATTGTGCCGGAATTATCTACAATTTTAATTCTAATGTTTCTATCAAAATTTTTTCCATATATTGTAAATGTCATTGGTTCCATATAATCAACATCATTGATATCTACTTTACCAGTTGTCGTTAAATTAAAATATGCCGGAGATATATCTGTTATTTCATACTCACTACTACTAGTACTAATACCTAACATAGTTTTAAATTCATCGATAGTTGTTCTTCCTGTTCCCCCTTTTTCAAGAGTTAAAATTCCATCAACTTCATTAAAACTTAAATCTGAACCATTAACTTGATATCTTGAACCTGTAGAAATGTTGATATTTCCGACAACATCGATAGTTGTTCCGGGTTCTGATTTGCCAATACCTATATTACTATTAAATAAAGTTATATTACTTGTAGATAATAATGATATAACATCAGTATCATCATAAGATGAAAATACTTCTCCACCCTTTGTTAAGTCTCCTGTAAAATTGATATTTCCATTAACATTCAATCCTCCTCCACCTTCTAAAAAAGTTATATTGCTTGTAGATAATAATGATATAACATCAGTATCATCATAAGATCTATCTATTGTATATGTTCCGCTACTACTAATAATTTCTATTGTATAATCATTTAATTTAATAGGCATTTTATCCTTATATTATAAGATAATTTTAATTTTCTTATGTATTTTATATGTTTACATAGATTATACAAATAGCTATATATATATATTATACTAATTAATAATGAAAAATATAAAGCAATAAAAAAATTTTAGATAGTGTTTTTTCATATTTTGAAATTTTATCTAATATGTTTAATGTTAAAATACCTTTGATAACTGAAATGGATAAATTTTTATTAAATATCAATACTTTAAAAAGAAGAAATGATAGTATATCAATTCACCTAAAAAATTATAAAAAATAAGATAATAAATTCAAATTATGGAATAGATTTTTTAAGTTAGATAATAAAATATTCAAAAATAATTAATAAATATTTATTTAATTTTATGATTATAACTGATGGTATTTCTATTGGAATATTATTTATTAGATTAGGTAATAATGGATTACCATTAATATATAATAATCCTAACAATAAACCAAAATATAATATAAAATATATAGAAAAAATAAATTATTACAGACGAATTAAGAAGTAAAAAATAGTATGTATTGACCCTTGTTATAGTGATTTAATTTATTGTGGTAGTAAATATGAAAATTATAAATTACAAACATTTAGATATACACAAAATCAAAGAAGATTAGTAACAAGAACAAAAAAATATAATAAAATTATTGAAGAAGTTAATAATACTACTTTTATAAATGGTAAAAATATTAAAGAGATTGAGAGAGTTTTAAGTAATCATACTAAAAGAACTTGTCATTATGAAAAGTTCAAAAATTATTTAATTGAAAAAAATAAATAAAACTTATTGTTATTTTCTTATTATGAAAAGACATTTTTTTAGAAAGTTCAAATTAAATAGATATATAAATACTCAAAAAAGCGAGAGTAAAAATGATAAAAAACTTTACTAAATAGTTTAGAGAACCTAATGATGTATTATTTATAATGGGATATTACGAAAAAGGTAGTAATAATATGAATGGTTTAGAACCTACGATTTGTAAAAGTTTAGAAAAATATTTAAAAATGCAGGATTTAGAACTTATTTAGTAAATGAATTTAGAACATCTAAATTATGTAATTGTTGTCATCACGAAATAGAACAATTTATAATAAGACAAAGTCATAAACCGAACGATATAAAAGTTTATAAAAAATAACTATTAATGGATTACTTTCTCATCAAGAGGATAATTATAAATGCGATATATTTCATAATAGAGATATAAATACCATTCAAAATATGTTAAATATCGTAAAAAGTATATTTATAATAGGAAGAAGACAAGACATATTTACGAGAATTCATACATAGTACATGCTATGTTATAATCAAAATTTTACTATTTTTTGTTCTATAAATCGGACATTTTAAATGGTAAAGGTGTAAAAAGATGAAAGAAAAACAAATTAAGTACTCTACATGTTGAATGGTAGTAATTATTTGGGTATATTGTTGTTTAATTATCTAAAAAATTATTGGAGGTTCAAAAACATTGTGTGACTTTCACCACATGCTATTTGTTTAATATTTACTATACCTGATAAATATACTATATCAGGTATTTTTTTATTGTCATAATCTAAATCATTACCTAATTGTCCTTCTGTATTACCACCAACACCATAAACTTTACCATCACTTGCTAAAAACATTGTGTGATTTGAACCACATGCTATTTGTGTAATAGTTTTATCATAAAAAAATTCAATCTTTTTTGGATCAGCATCAGGTGCTTCAGGAGTATTAAAGGTATCAATACCTAATTGTCCGTAGGTATTAAGACCAATGCCATATACTATTCCAACAGCTGCCAAAAACATTGTGTGTTTAGAACCACATGCTATTTGTGTAATCGTAATTTTATTATCAGTAAAAAATGTGATCTCTGTTGGTTCAGTCATTTTGACATCTGTAGAATTTAAACCTAATTGTCTATACTCGTTATTCCCACAACTATAAACTTTACCATCAGTTGCCAAAAATATTGTGTGATCTTCTCCGGTGGCTACTTGTTTAATCTTAATATTACGACCATTATTATTAAACCATGTAATTTCTGATACAAATTTATTAACACCTGACGGCGCGGCATCAGGGTTGCCTAATTGTCCCTCATTCGCATTACCAGTACCGTATACTATACCATTAGTATCTAAAAATAAAGTGTGAAATTTCCCACATGCTATTTGTTTAATCTGAATATCACGATTTTCTTCTGTAAACCATGTAATCTCTTTTACTGATTCTTGATATGCCAAGCTACTTACCCCAAAACCCAATTGAAATTCGTCATACCCTCCAACACCATAAACTTTACCATACCTTCCTAAAAATATAGAGTGTTTAAAACCAGCTGCTATTTGTATAATATCTTTATCAGTTAAATCTGGAATCACCACAGGATAATTGTAATCAGATTGGGTTAAATAACCACTAACAAAACTTAATGCATATGTATTATTGTAACCAAAACCATATACTTTTTTTTCAGTGTCTATCGCAAAAGTGTGATAGAAACCACAACTTACATGATTAATATTTATATTTTCATAATTTGAAATACTTGAAAAATTTACTAAATCAGATTTTTTTTTATTGAGAAAATCTTCACCATTACCTAATTGTCCTGATGTATTTTTACCAGTTCCATAAATATCATGAAATTTTTCTGATTCTTTTTTAATATTAATAATCTTTGTGCTATATCCATAAGTATCTGTCGCAGTAAATATTATATTTTTTCCTGATTCACCCAATAAATCTAAATTATCAACTTCAACTTGGTTACTATTTAAAGTTATACCATTATTACCATTAAGATCTAATGAATATGAAATAGTTGTTGTAGTATAAGAGTAATTTAATGCTTCCAATGTAAAGGTATTTGAAGATAATTTTACTTCATTTGAAGTAATCCAAGTGGGAAGTGATTTATATGCTATTGTGCCGTCTTTTCCACAATCTATTTGTGTAATATTTTTAGTACTTAAAATTGTAATATTTTTTGGTTCTTTCTGATTCTCGGCGAGTTCAATACATAATTGTTGATTACTGTTATTCCCAAAGCCATAAAAATCATCATCACTTGTCAATATATATGTGTGAGAACTACCACATGCTATTTGTGTAATCGTAATTTCATTATCAGTAAAAAATGCAATCTCCGTTGGTTCATTTTTTTCTATTAAAGAATTAATACCTAATTGTCCATTACTGTTATTCCCACAACTATAAACTTTATTATCATTTGCCAAAAATATTGTGTAATCAGCACCACATGCTATTTGTGTAATCGTAATTACATTATTAGTAAAAAATGCAATCTCTGTTGGTTCAGTAATTTTGACTTCTGTAGAATTTAAACCTAATTGTCCAAAATCGTTATTCCCACAACTATAAACTTTATTATCACTTGCCAAAAATATTGTGTGATTAGCACCACACGCTATTTGTGTAATCGTAATTACATAATCAGTAAAATAGTTTACTTCTCGTGGTGTAGATTGATTATTAAAATTTTCAAGACCTAATTGTCCAAACTCGTTATTCCCACAACTATAAACTTTATTATCACTTGCCAAAAATATTGTGTGATTACTACCGCATGCTATTTGTGTAATCGTAATATATAGATAACTAAAATATGTAATCTCTTGTGGCAAGGTGGAATCCGAATTAAATCCAAGACATAATTGTCCATAAGTATTATTCCCACAACTATAAACTTTATTATCACTTGCCAAAAATATTGTGTGATTAGCACCACACGCTATTTGTGTAATCGTAATACTATTAGAACTAAAATATTCAATCTCTTTTATTGTAAGATCAATAATATTTTCAATACCTAATTGTTTACTTGTATTTAAACCAACACCATAAACTTTATTATCACTTGCCAAAAATATTGTGTGATTATCACCACATGCTATTTGTGTAATCATAATATCATTATCAAAAATAGCATATAGTATTGTATTTTGAACATAATCTTTATTATTTCCAAGACCTAATTCTCCATTTTCATTATAACCAGCGCTATAAAAAATTATTGGTGTTCTTTTAATATTAATAATCTTAGTACTACTATATCCATAAGCATCTATGACTTTTAATGTTATATTTTTACCACCTTCACTCAATAAAGTTAAATCAACTACAGATATTGTATTATCAGCATTTATAGTTATATTGCTGGAGTCTTCATTTTGTATTAATGACCAAGTTATAGATGTATCAGCATCTTGAATAACATTTGCTTTACTTTGTGCTAATAAATCAAAAGAATTAGATACTAATAATTTTTGATCGTCTGTATAAATTATGGGTTCGCTCAATATATGTAAAGTATAATCACGAGTAGGCAATGAAATACTTCCTGATTTCGCATTTATAGTTAAATTTATATCAGTATCAAAATTTTCTGGAATACCAGTAATTTTTCCTGTTTGACTATTAAAACTTAAATTTGGTATTAAATATGCTCCAGTTACTAATTCATATGAAAGTATATTATTAGTATCAATATCATTTATAGTAAATTCAAATCCATTATCTATATTATATATTGCTCCATAATCATTATCATATAACCATGTAGGATCATTTTCATCTTTATATATATCACTTGAATATATTTTTTTATCTGGATAATTTTTATCATACATCATTAATTTAAAATAAGAAACATTAACTATATCAGTTATAGGTATATATCTAGTATTAACTCTTATTTGAATGGTACTATCATGATATATTGTATTAATGTATTTTTCATCAATTAAAGAATTAGTGTTATTATATAAACATAATTTAATTTCAACATTTCTATCAAAGTTTTTACCATATATTGTAAATGTCATTGGATTTATATATTCAATAAGATTGATATCTACTTTACCAGTTGTCGTTAAATTAAAAAAAACAGGTGATATATCTGTTATTTCATACTCGCTACTACTAGTACCAATACCTAACAATGTTTTTAAATCATCAATATTTGTTGTTCCAGTTCCTCCTTTTTCAACACTTAACGTTCCAATAACATCATTAAAACTTAAATCTGAACCATCAACTTGATATCTTGAACCTTCAGAAATGTTGATACTTCCGACAACATCGATAGTTGTAATGGGTAATGTGTTGCCAATACCTACATTACCATCATTAGATAAAGTTATATTACTTGTAGATAATAATGATATAACATCAGTATCATTATAAGATGAAAATACTACTCCATCCTTTGTTAAGTCGCTTGTAAAATTGATATTTCCATCAACATTCAATCCTTCTCCTCCTAATAAAGTTATATTACTTGTAGATAATAATGATATAACATCAGTATCATCATAAGATCTATCTATTGTATATGTTCCGCTACTACTAATAATTACTATTGTATCATCATTTAATTGAATTGGCATTTTATCCTTATATTATAAGATAAATTTAATTTTCTTATGTATTTTATATGTTTACATAGATTATAAAAATAGCTATATATATATATATTATACTAATTAATAATGAAAAATATAAAGCAATAAAAAAATTTTAGATAGTGTTTTTTCATATTTTGAAATTTTATCTAATATGTTTAATGTTAAAATACCTTTGATAACTGAAATGGATAAATTTTTATTAAATATCAATACTTTAAAAAGAAGCGATGATAGTAATGATAAACAAAAAAATTATATGAATTAAAATTAATTGAAATATTTGATATATTGTATAAGAATATTAAAAGTTTATTAAAAGACCATTATTTTAATGAAAAAGATAAAGAAGAAGAAGTAAGTAATAATTACAATTATGTTGAAAATAAATTAAATTTATTAAAAAAATATAAAGAAACTATTTAAAATTATTTTTTAATAATAAAAGTGGAAATAAAAAAATATTAAAAATAATAGCAAATTATATAAGTTATCAAAGTATAAAAAAGAGTAGGTGAATATAAAAATAAAGCCTTGTCTAAATATTTTATAAATAAAATAAAAAAACACATTTATGATGATAATGCAAAAAATTAGTATAATTAATATACTTAAATATATCTCAACTATATCTATATGTATTACCATATCATATCATATCATGATAAATTATGATTATATTCAACATATAAAGTATATCGATTATAATTGTATTAAAGGTTTCCAATATGAAAAATATGTTGTTAAGAAATTGCGAGAGTATTATGATATTGATGAGATATATTTATGGAAAGATGTTCCAGACCATTTATTAATTAATTCTGGAATAATTCTAAGCAATGACCTCATTTCTGTTAAGGAAAAATATAAAACAAATAAATATTATAGAAATTATAATGTATTACTTGATACTGGTATAGATATAATATTTAAAACTGTTAATAACTATATTTATCTTGTTCAATGCAAAGCATATAACTCTATAATATCTCAGAAACATCTGTCGGGTTTTTTTAGAACATTACTAGATAGTTATGTAATAAATACGAAAAAAAATAAAAATAATATTAAAGGTCTAATAGTTCATACCAGCTCTATATCAGATTTAATTAAAGAAAGCTATTGTTATAAAGAAAATATAGTAAACGATATTCATATACCATTTTACTCTAAAAGTCCTAAAAATAAACTAATTAAATATAAACGTATTAGTATAATATTCATGATAAACTTCAACTGCATTATGCTATATATCTTGTATATTATACATATTTATGTTAATAAGTTATAATAATATGATAATTATGATTTTTTCCGCATAGATTTATCCTTTATCCTTTATCCTTTATCCTTTTCTTTTTGCTTTTTGCTTTTTGAGCTTAGCCTTATTCTTTTCTTTTTGCTTTTTGAGATTAGCCTTATCTTTTTCTTTTTGCTTTTTGAGCTTAGCTTTCTCCTTTTCTTTTTGCTTTTTAAGCTTAGCTTTTAGCTCTTCTATTGATTTACTTAGCTTTGTAATTTTAACATTATTTTTAACTTTATTTTTCTTTAATAATTTAAGCTTTTCTTTAATATTATTAATTTTAGTTAAATATCTATTTATGTTTTTACCTCCCCTACCTGGTCGTTCTGCTTCTGGTGCTGCGATACGCTTAATATCTTCTATTAAATCTTTAATAAAATGTATTGATGTGAAGTCTACAGATGGGGGTTGAAGTTTAAATTCTCTTTGTATACACTCTATTAAAATCGTGTGCTGCAACGCGATATTCGACATCTGATCGTTAATTGTTTGTTGACCCACTTTATCAATATTTTGCCTCATAATTAGCGATTGGTGAAGAAAAACCTCCCCCGTCGCGCGACTCGTCGCAGTTAGTAACTGATACATTGTAAGTAACATTAATTCAGAAACAATTTCCATAATTCCAGCTTGTTGTATTTTATCAGACAAGTGTGCTTCTGTTGCTTTTCGAATTAGACCATTAATAAAATCTGTGTATTCAAAGAACATACGAGTTTTAGGGGTGACTTCTCCTTTATTGAAGTGATACTCGTTGAGTGTAAAATGAAATTGTGAAACTTGAAGATTTTGAAAAGGGTTAAGATTACCAACTAGCAAATCAAATGAATAAAATATACTCCAATGTATATAAGGTGTAAATTCAAAAAGTATTGAATATGCAATATTATTACCTCGTGTAACACATCTTAATATTACATTACAAACGAGTTTTCTATCTTTGTATATAGGCAATTTTATATTAAAATGAGTGTGTCTGGACGCGTCTGGCCTTTTCCTTGTGCTTTCATCAGGAGCAAAATGTTTCCAAATAAGTAAAAAAAATTTTCTATGTAATTCAAATTCAGGAGCATCATACTTTCGCGATTGTCGGGCTCGCCCATCATGTAAAGAAGCAGAAATTCGCCGTACAATTGGGGCACCACCTAGTGTGAGATCATTCTTACCATTACCCATATGTTGTGAATAAATTATCTCACCTGGGCTACCGGGATCTGTTACTGCTTGACTAGCTTGTGTTTCTTGATCCAAGGCCTTGCGCTCTGGTTTTTTATCTGAGATAGCGGGTAATACACGGGTACTTATGGGCGTGTACATATCCTTATCATAAGTAATTTCCAAGGCTTCATTTCCATCATTTTGATTATAAAATAAAATAATATCTGAATTATATTTTGTGTCAATTTCATTAAATAAACATTTTTCAGTTAAATTAACATTAACATCATGTACAAAATTATCTTTATCATTAAAATATTGATCGTATGGTTTCTTAGGTTCTGTTCGAAGCAAGGATTTTTTGTGTTTTTTTAAAGGTCGTTCATTTTTTTCCAAATCACTCATTATATCTATCTATTTAAAGTAAATAATTAATATGATAATATAATTCACCCTTAATACCATTGTTTTTTATTTATTATAAATGCTGTATAGTTTTTATAAATACATATAATATCCTCATTAATTAATGTCATGAATATTATATATATAATTATAAATATAACACTAAATATAATATCATTATAATTAATTTTATCGCGATATACCATAAGTAATGGTGGTATTTTTAATAAAGTATTAATAATTATATAATAAAATAATGATGTATGTTCATTATAATTGTATGCAATATTGGCAATATTGATTATATAAAATCCAGTTGCTATACAAAGCAATATTATTGGATTATAAGGAAATATCTTTGCAACATATAAATAACTATAAAGTACTATTCAAACAGATAAAAAATATAAAATAGGTATATATTCTTTATCCATATTTTTTGTTTACTTTTATATATTAATAATCATTATAATCGTCGTAGTAGCTATCATAGTAATCTACGAGTTCATCGTAATAAAAGTCGTCCTCACAAAATGATTCTTTTTCCTCGTATTCTTCTTCATTTATAAAATTGTCAATACCACCTAGATAAAAATATGTATCAGTTGACTTTTCGTCGTGGAAAACAGAGTAAGCTGAGAACATTGTTGTTATTAAATATAATATTAATTCTTATCAATTTTTTACAAAATCGGCAATAAATTCTTCTGTTAATTTGTAATTAAGTGGCCTAACAATATCACAATTTAATAGAATATCAATATTCGTAAGTATAATAATTTTATTATAGCCATAATATGCTCCTAATAATGCCCGCACAATAGCATTTTTTTAATTATCAATTTGAAGTAGTCCCCATAATGCACTATAATAAGCGTGAATAATATGTCCCTTGTTTATATTAAAATTTTTACAAGTATTGCTAGATGCTTCATAAAATGCAATTAATAATTTGTAGAAATTTATTATTTCTATTATTTTTTTTCCATAATAATATACTTTAGAGTATTCTCAATTAACATTTTTATAGCCCATATATATGTATATACCACATTATATACAAGTTCTAATGAATTTGTAATAAATACATCTTCGCGAATAATATTTTCATTATCAGCAAATATATGAGCATATGCTTGCGTTAAATATCCATTGGATTGTGAAGCATTCATAGTTTCATAGTCTGGATAATGCTTGTGAAACCTATTTAAATATAATTTATAAGTAAATTTGGGGCTACAAAGAGATTTCTTGTATTTATTCCCATAAATAAAAAACACCCTTTACGATTATTAAAATTATAAAGTTAAAAAATATATAATATTAATTTTTAAATTCTAAGATTACTCGGAAAAGTTAATGTCATAATATTGAGATGAACAAAGGTCTAATATAGATACCATCGGATATTCATGCCATTGAATAATATTTTCAGGCAAATCAATGTTTGATGTATCTTTGTTTTGAAGCATAAAAAATATATAAAAAAATACAGATATCAATTTTTATAGAATATTGCACTTAATAAGAAAGCATCATGAGGAGAATATCAAAGCTATCTGCGATTTGATATTCAGTATATACTCCTTCAATATACCACAATTCAATATTGAGATTACTATCAAACTTAATATAGTAATGCCTGCTATAATCACGATTATATAGAGAAATTGTGTCAGAAGATACACAACCAGTAATCTGCATATTATTATCAGTAAGTTTAGCGACATGTGTCTTCAATAGATTGATGGATTCATCGCTAACTCCTGCCCAGTCGCAATAGCACTCCCTAAATACATCTGCTACATTATTATTAAATTCATTTTTATACTTGTAAACTTTAATTTGCTTATTCGTGTTATTGATAATGAGCTCAAAGTTGTTGTATTCCATTTCTTAGATAAAATAATTTTTATTATTATGCCTATCAATTTTTAAAATTAACTGAACATTATTATTATATAGTAAATATTAGATAATGAGCTCAGATTCCAATATATGGAAAACAGGCGTTAATGATAATGGTAATGGAACTGATAATAATCAATACTTTATATCTGATACATCCGATGGCGAAATAAGACTAACTATTCAAAGAGGAACAGGAAATATCGGGGTAGGTACTAATGAACCATCGCAATTATTAGATGTAAGTGGAAACATTAATTTGTCAGGTAATATATATTTATCAAATACAGGGACAATATATAAAAATGGTCAAGAATATGGTGGTGGAGGTAGCGGAGGTAGCGGAAGTGGCGGAACTTCAACATTATGGACAAAAAATGGTACAAAAATATATTATAATGATGGCAATGTTGGTATAAATACAAATGATCCAATAGAAAAATTAGAAGTCGTTGGTAATATCAAAGCAACAAACATATCAGGAGATGGTTCAGGGATAACTAATTTGGATGCCACTAAATTAACAGGAACTCTTGATAATGCTAGATTACCCGCTAATATATCTGTAACAAGTTTAAAAGGAGATGGTTCTAATATAACAGCAATAAATGCCACTAATATAGCATCATGAACTCTTGATAATACCAGATTACCCACAGATATATCAGTAACAAGTTTAGCTGGTACAGGTGCTAATATAACAGCAATAAATGCCACTAATATAGCATCAGGAACTCTTGATAATACCAGATTACCCACAGATATATCAGTAACAAGTTTAGCTGGTACAGGTGCTAATATAACAGCAATAAATGCCACTAATATAGCATCAGGAACTCTTGATAATACCAGATTACCCACAGATATATCAGTAACAAGTTTAGCTGGTACAGGTGCTAATATAACCACATTAAACGCCGATAATATAGCATCAGGAATTATCGATAATTCTAGATTACCAGCAGCATCTGCAACAAAATTAGGAGGTGTTAAAAAAGGTAATAATATTACTATTGATGGTAATGGTGTATTATCTGCAACATTAGTAAAATCAGATTGGGATGCTACAACAGGAGATGCTGAAATATTAAATAAACCTAAAATACAAAAAGGTGAATATCAAAATGATAACAATGATAGAACTAATGATATGTATTTTATAAATTCTGGTAATGTTGGTATTGGATATAGTATAATTACTAATTTATCAGCAAAATTACATATTAATGGTAATTTAAAATGTGATGATATTATCGCTGACCAAATAGGTTTAGGAACGAGTACTAACCATACAAATACTTTATTAGATGTGCGAGGAAATTGCTCTTTTGGTGATAGCACTTCATTAGTTCAAGCAATAGCTCTAAAAAGTCAAAGCGGAGTGTGGCATATTCAAAGTGATAATTGGGGTAATAACAATAATAATCAATTTGTAATATCAAGTTTGAGGACTATTAGCGGACATCATAATGTGATAACGAAATTTTTATTAATAGATAATATTACTACTTATGTTGGTATTGGTAAAACACCATCTTATAAATTAGATGTTGATGGTGATGTTAATATTAAATCTGGAAGCAAATATAAAATAAATGGTAATAATTTATCTTATGCTGATTTAGATAATAATTTATTTACATCATTAGACACAACTACATTATCAGTTGATAGTAGTGGTGAATTATCAGTTATTGGAGGTGGTGGTTCATCTCAATGGACGACTAACGGCACTTCAATATATCCTTCATCTTCAAGTACTAATGTTGTTATTGGTAGTACTCAAACATCATCATATAAATTACAAGTTAATGGTAGTGTTAATACAACCTCATCTTATAATATTAATAATAGTGATATTCGTTATTATACACCATTTTATAATAATCAAATAGTTCAAACAATTTTTTCACCATTTAAAAGAATGGCGATTAAAAGCAATACCGAAACTGATTGGACGCTTGTTGATGCAAGTTCAACTGGTTTTATAGTATCAATTACACCAACATCAATATATTCAGGTATTTTGTTAGACTTAAAAATGCATTTTGGTCTTCATTGGTCTACTGATGCTCGTTGGTGGGGAGCAAGATTATATAGAAGATATGGTGTATCAGGTACTTGGTTGCATGTTACTGGGGCTGGTGGAAATGAGACAAGTAATGATAGCTCAGCAACAAATAATGGGACAGAGTGTTGGTTTGCTGATACAGCAGGTGTTAATGCTAATGCAACAATAGGTACTTGTTCTGCAAGTTATATGGATTTTCCTCAAACAACAAGTGTTGTTTATTACACTATTGCTGTAAAATGTAGGTTAGGAGAAACAACTTCAAATGGTAATGGAAATGATACATTTTATATCAACAGAGCTCACGAACAAAGCGACGCTTTTAGACCATCGCCGATGTCTTCTTGGACTGCACAGGAGGTATGGAGAACATCAACAAGTATCCGTAATGTTATTAATGGTATATAAAAAATATTACATAACTGAATTTATTTAGAAATGGTATAGTTTGATGACATCATCTGATAGAGCATCAAGAGAGCTCCACAGATTTTCAATATCGTCCAAATCGGACAAATATTGACGGAGTTATGGAAAACTACAACTTCAATCAATAATGTTCTTAATGGTATATAAAAAATATTACATAACTGAATTTATTTGATGACTATGATATAAATAATGTATGAGATATTTAAAACAAAAATAAATAATATTTAAGTATTTATTAATTCTTTAAATTGATGTTAACATAAATATTTTTTTGCATTTTATATAAAAAATCTTATGTAAAATAATATAAAAATATAATTCATTAATATATCTATGTTGGATTACAAGTTTTATAGAATTGTCAGTAATTATCATAATATAATTGTTAATAACAAGAGCAATAATGTTAGAAGAAGTTTAATTAATAACTTATTAACGAAATATAAAATCAATGAAAATAAGATGCTTGCTAATAGTATAATGATATATATGTATTCTCACTTAATGTATTTTGGATGTCTTTAATAAAAATTGATATTCATTTTTATTATTTTTATTAATGATAATGAATATCAATGAAGATATTATTGATTTAGTATGCGAACACATTAATTATACTGAATATGCTAAGACAGCCAGTATTTCTAAGAGATTTGCTGATATCATAAGGAATATTCCCATAACCACTAAGTATAAAAATATTTATAAAAATAATACCAATAACAACTTTATATTATATTATTTAAAAATAATAACAAAAAAATATAACTATAAGTTTTCACTTAATAAAATAATTTATACAAGGGAGGTACTTGATTTATATTGGTGGAATTTTAATAGCTATAAAAATCTAGAATGCCCTATGATATTATGTGATTATGTAGAAATTTCCCTTCATGCACTAAATAGAAATTACACTCAAATAGCAAAATTTATTAAGAATATTAATAACAGATATAATGAAGTTCCTATTACACAAAAATCGTTTAATATAATAATGACATTTCTATTATCACAACAATTAATAATTGATAAAACAATATTAAATACATCATCATATGGTAATATAACAATAGTACTATATAAAATATGCATTGCTTTTATAATATTTGAATTAAATCATGAATTTTATAATAGAAATAATAGAAATAATGATAAAATTCAAGTAATTATTAATTTGCAAAAAGAAAAAAGCTTAGAATTCATAAACTATTTAAATAGTATTAAAAATTTATATCCAAAATATATACATAACATAATAATTAAGAAACTAAAAGAATATTCTTAATTATTATTTTTAGTTTACTTATATGTTTAATAAGTTTGTTACAATTTAAAAAAATAATTATAATAGATTAGTACGATATATTATGAATGGAAAATGTACCATAGAAAATATGAATGATAATATACATTTGATATGTATACTATTATTAAGTTTTATACTTATTGTAGTTATAATATATTTTTATAGAAATGTGATGCAAAAACATTGTGATATAGTTGAAAATTATGTATTAAATACAAAAAATAAAGATAATTATAATTCAAATTATACTCTATATTAGTATATCTATTATACCATATTAACATAAAATAAAAATGATATTATCAATAATTTAATTATTTTTCTTGTATAATTATTATATTTTGTAGTAATAATTTAATAATATGTTGTATTTAGCTAATATTTTTTACCACCAGTTTTTACCACCAGTACTAAATAATATTTCATCAAAATTGCCAAAAATAACTCTAAATACATTAGTATAATCATATTGCATTTATTGGCAAATATATTATAAGTAAAAAAAATAAACAATATTAGTAGATTAAGATATATGGTATATGAAAAAATACTTTTATTATTATTTTTAATAATATTTATAATTGCCATATACTATATTAGTAAAACTTACCATAAACATAATAGTATTTTAGAAAAATTTAGTGAAAAACAATTATATAAAAATGCTAAGTTTAGAGATTGTCAAGTTTATTTTACAAATAATAAAAAAAAATGTGACGATGATTATAATTCTAATAATAATACATGTAAATATAATTTTGAAGGCTGGAAAGAATTAGAAGAAATAAAAGACAATAATGATAATGTATATAAATATGCTGATAAAGTTTATGTTAATAATAAATTAAATGAATCAGATTATCAAAATATTGTAGAAGAAACAAGATGTTTTTATAAATTAGGTGATAATGATGACAAATTAGGTGATAATGTTACTACTATTGATAATATAGCTTATAAATATCAAGACTTTTATCCATTTAGCATAGAAAATAGTATATGTGGTATTAGTTATCCTATAAAAACAAAACTAAATGGTAAGAATTTTTATGAATTCATATTAGATAATAATAATAATATTAAAAATATAAATAAAGTAGAAATACTACCTGGACAAAATGGATTTAATATAGATAGTAATTTTACAATTGAAAAGTTTGTAGAAAAATATGGAAATGGTTTAGAATATAAATCAAATAATCAATTAAATATTTACCAGGTTTCAAGCTTTCCTGATATTGATGTTAAAGTTCACAAATTTATATATAATTATTTATGTTACAACACACAAGTTATGAATTATAATATTATAACAACAAAAATAAACATAGGCAATATTATTGATTTGCCAAATAATAGTGTAATAATTAGACTAACAAATAATGGTAATTCCATAGATACTGATATATCAGGGATTGATTGGAATAAATTTAAGAATAGTAATCCAAATCTTAGAGAAGATAAAAGACAAGCTATTATAGATGCATTAGTAGCTAGAAAAGAAGTGCTACAAGATCAATTAAAAAATAAGAATAAAGAAACAGAAATAAAATTAGCAAAAATAAAAGAAAATATTGTTGATGATGGTATTAATAATAAATATCAATTAACAAAATATATTGATTCAAATAGTGGTTTATGGAATCAAGATAAATTTTTAAAACAATTCAATGTTTTTAATTATAAAAGACACTATTTAACAAAATCTTCAAATGCGACAATTGATTATACAAATAAAGAAGTATCTATAAGAATTAAAAATAATTTCAAAGAAGGATTCAAATTTTTTAAAGTAGATGGTTATTATAATAATAATGCATACGCAGGTGATAATTATCGATATATTAAATCAAAAATAGAACATATCAAAAATAAGGAATTTATCAATGAATTACATCAAGGTAGTGGAGAAAATATAACAAATTTTAGAGGTCTTAATAATTTAACAAGTGGAAAGCAAAATCCAAATGTTGATCATACTTATACAATGTGGTTTTCGGGATATTTTTATGCACACGAAACAGGAAATTATAAATTTGGTACACGTTCTGATGATGCTTCACATATTTTTATAAATGATGAAATAGTAGTTGATAATGGTGGTGAACATGGTATGAGAACAATTGAAAGAAATTATGGCACTATAAAAAAAGGGGATATTTGTAAAATAGATATATATTTTGGTGAAAATTATGGTGGTGATAACTTAGAAATATTTTGGAGATTTAATAATAGTAATAATATTTATAGTTCAGAGTGGAATAATAAAACATGGATTTATCATACTGATCCTAATGTTGATCCTGCAAATCATAGTAGTAAAATACCAACTATCAATGGAAATAAACAATATATAGATGGAATAGAACATAAACAATCATATAAAACAGCACAAGATAATAGTGGTGATATATATTATGAATTTAAAAACACTGATTTTATATATGAAGTTATTGTAAATAGGGATATTGATGCGAGAATATTAATTGTAGGTGGAGGAGGGGGTGGAGGCATGGATATGGGGGGAGGTGGAGGTGCTGGTGGATATATTGAAGATAATAATTTAAGTTTAAAAAAAGATAATAAATTAACTATAAGAGTTGGTAAGGGTGGTAATGGTGCACCAGAGGGTGGAACATTACAACAAGGCAATGGTCATCAATTTAAAATAAAAGCTATAAATGGCGAAAATACAATAGTTAAACACGATAATCAAGAAAAATACAAAGCATTAGGAGGTGGATATGGTGGAAGTTCATATTATCATTATACACCAGGAATACATGGTGGTGATGGATCATCAGGCGGTGGTAGCAGTGGATATTATTCAAGTGCTAATTATGGTAAACAAGGTAAAACAATTGATTCTTCACAAGGAAATAATGGTAAAAACCAGTATAATGTATATACATCTGGTGGTGGTGGTGGAGCTGGAAAACCATCATATAATTCAAATGGTGGTAAAGGAAAATCATCAAATATAACTGGAAAATATATTTATTACGCAGGAGGTGGAGGAGGCGGAGGTTATAGATACAATGGTGGAAATGGTGGAGATGGTGGAGGAGGTGGTGGAGCTTGTGGACAAACAAAAGGTGGAATTGGATATAATTCAGGAGAAAATGGTGGTGGAGGCTATACAAATCGATGGACACAAAAACCAGGTGGAAGAGGAGGAGATAATACGGGGGGTGGTGGAGGTGGTGGTTCACATTACAATAGATATAATAGAGGTGGTAGAGGTGGTTCAGGTATTGTAATACTTAGAATTGCCAATAGTCCTGTTAATAAACTAGCAAAATGTAATTATTATATACCACCATTATCAGAAATAACATCATATCTAGAAAAGTCTGACGTATTAGAATCAAAAATAAATTTTGAAGTTAGAAATGCAGCAAATCCAAAATCACACTTTTATTCGTCTTATATATATTTGAAAAAAGGGTATTATAAGTTTAATTTTGATATAGATATATCAAGTCATGATGATTTATTTATGAAATCCAAGATAATTATTTATGATAATAAAGAAAAAACTAATTATATATCTGTGTTTAAAGATAATATGGTAACAAAAAAATGGGTATATATACCATCTACTAATTATTATATATTTGATATATCACTAGTATATATTAGCGAAAGTAGTAATAATATACCTTTTAAAATAAAAGCGAGATATACTAATGACGAAAAAAGTAATAAATTAGAGTTTTCTAGTGCTGAATTAAATATTGATAATTATGAAACCATATCTAATGCCAATAAATTTAAAGATATGTCTTATTATATTTATTATCATGACAATGACTATTTATCTGGAATAAAAAATGTAACAAACCAATATAATAAAGATTTTAATAGTTTCCTGGAATCTTATTATTTGCTTAATGATTCGTTTGGATATGTTATCAATTACTTTAAATTGCTAGGAAAAACAAATAATGAAATTAAAAGTGATACAAATATACAAAAAATAGATAAATTAATTGAATACTTAACTAATATAGATTTAAGAAAATATCTTGCTTTATCTGGTAAATCAAAATTAAAGAAAAATAACTTAATAAATAACATTTTCGCTAAAAATACAATAAATAATATAAATGATTACATTACATTTAATCAATATAGACATGATGATAAAGATAATCTAAAAGGAACGGATAATAATTTTAATATGATTAGTCATGGTCCACGTTCATTATATATTGAGATCTTTTAATATAATATCTAGATATACGCTATATATAACACATTATATTTTGATAATATATACATTATATCCGTTATCATATTATAACACATATATAGCAATAATAATATATTTAAGCTGGATATACAATGATAATTATTGTTTATTATCGCAAATAAAATATAAATGTTTTGGCGAAACATGTATGTTTACAAAAATAAAACGTGTTAGTATAGGTGAGAAATATTTGCTTTTAAGTTCTCAAATAATTAAATTTTTTTTATTGCCTTAGACTTGGTAGCTTTTGGCTTTGTGGCTTTTGGCTTGGTGGGCTTGACGGGTTTGGTAGCTTTTGGCTTGACGGGTTTGGTAGCTTTTGGTTTGGTGGGCTTTACGGCTTTTGGCTTAGTGGGCTTTACGGCTTTTGGTTTAGTCAGTTTTTTAATATTGTTTATTTTATTTAATTTTAAAATTAAATTATTTAATATTTTATAATTACTCATTTTTTTTCCACCGCCTTCGGAATCATTACTTTCCTTGCCATACGCCACCGTTTGCTCTTTTTTTTGTCCATCAACATATCCTTTTACAGCAGCCATAAATTTATTAACAAAATTTATATCTAATCCTAATTGTTTAAATCTAATCATCATTAAAGCATCCAATCTTTTTAAATTAAGTTTTGTATGTTCATCTTCAAAATTTTTAATTGATTTATTGGCACTAGTATTTACATTTAAAAATATATAACTAATTTTATTAAAATCAACTATTAAACATGTATCAAATTTGTTCATTTTATCAACTATTTTTTGTTTTTTATCTTCATCAATATCTTCTTCAATCTTTGGATCTAGTTCGTAGTAATTAGCCGTTGTTATATTAGATGTAATTATTTTTAAATTTGTATTAATTTTAATATAACTAGCTTGTAGTTTTAATAAATCATTATTTTTTTTTAAAAAAAAAGTTAAATTTATTTTATCATTATTCCTTTCTGCTGTAAATGATATTTTTTGCTCATTATATTCAAGTATATCAAAAGTAAACTTATTACCTCCAACTATCTTATTTTTATTTTTTAATAAAGTTTTATTCATATGTACTATTATTTAGGTATATAATTTAAATTATAAAATATTATTAAAGAATAAAGAAAAAATGCATAATAATAATAATGATGATTACAATAAGAGGCTGGAAAGAAATTTATTAAATTATATTTTTGAATATGATAATGAAAAAGAAATAAAAAAAAGGATAAAATTATTAAATGCAAAATATAGTCTAAACTTAAATCAAACATATTTAGATTCGTTTGCATTATATAGTGATTCCCTTAAAGATATTCTTGACACAAGTGAGCAACCATCATCAACACCATCAAAAGAAATTACTACAAGAGATGTTAATACTTTTATTGATTTTTTAGCTAAACTTAAATTTAGCTATAATCACATTGATATGGAAGGTGATATAAAAAAATTAAGAAAATTATACAATAAAGTTGGCATAAATATTGATGATGATACAGCAGAAAAAATGTTGAAATATTATTTTTCAGAAGGTAAATTAGATAAATCTAAATTAGAAAGCTTATATAAAATAGATGATAATGATTATGTTAAACCTTCTAATGAAAGTAAAAATTTAAGGGCCTTTAATATATTCTTAAAAAGCTTAGAAAATACAAAAATAGAAGAATTATTTAACAAAGTATATGAAAATAATAAAGATGTAGATGAAGATGAAGATAGTAAAAAAAAATTTGAAATATTCAAAGAATTATTCTCAGATAGCAATGGTAAATTTAAAATTAGTTCTATATCAAAATTATTTTAATTTATAATTATAAAATGGAGTATTGGGTTCAATTGTGTTTTAGCTAATTAAATCCGTGTGGTCTTAACCAATTTGTTACACACATATTATCATTTTTAACACTATGAGAAAAGAAACAATCACACTTAATATAACAAAATTTACTTCTTCGTTTTAAAAATTTAGGTATATCATCATCATTCATATTATTTGTATTATTAGATATATTATATTTTTGATAAGTATTATTAATAAATGCAGGTATTATTTTAATATTTTTTTCTGTAAATAACATATAATTATTATTGAGAATTGTTAAATATACTAAAAATGAAATAAACTTTATCATCATTATAGTATAATAATAACTATTTTTTATATAAAAAATATATATTTTTTTGTTTTTTTAATTATGATGTATATAAGTGTTCGTGGTTATTCATTAATATAATCTTTGAGCTTTTGTATTACGACACATCCGTCTTTAATGCGGTCATCAGTATCGAAATCATCGTTATTGTAGCGTGAGAAGCATCCGTGACAAACGCGTAGATTTATTACAGAGACACTACCACCATTAGAAAGTGGCCAAATAAACTGCTGGTACCTACCACCACTATGTGGTTTATAGCAGTAATATGGCTCACTTCCAATGTTGATTGGTTCAGTCTCATTATCCACGATGCAACAGGGGCCACAGCAGAAATTGACATTATTAGCATCAATAACGATATTGCAAGACATTATTATGACTTTCTTGTATTCTCTATATATACTTATACTTGGAGAGTTGTTAGATTTGCGAAGTTTGCTGTAATGCGAAAGTTTTGTCAGAGTTTGCAAACAAGACAAGATTGGGTAGGCAGTGCCTAATAATAATATATTAGGTTTATAATCAATTTTTTAATAAATTATAACATTTTTATCCTACTTGAAACATATTTATTATATTCATAATAATTAGAATAAAATGTCTGGTTCAAGAGCAACAGGAGTTTCATTATCACAATCATTATCAACAGCAATGTCTAAATTATCAGAGTCGAATGTGAGAACTTTAAGAAAAGATACAAACAACTTAGCGGGTGCAAAAAAAAAAATTAAGCAAGAAGCTTGTGAAGAATATTTAAAAGAGTACAAAAAGTTTGTAAATGGAGAAATATATAGTGTAAAACATCCAGTAACAAAAAAAGCATTAACAAGAGAAGATAGAATAGATTTTATAGCTGAACAATGTCGTAAAGCATTTAATATGAGTTTATCAGGGAATAAAAGCAGAAGCAAAAGCAAATCAGATGATGAAGACATTCCTTATAAAAACTTAAAAACACCCTTAACATTTAAAGATATAGATAAAATATTAGAGTATCCAACAAGAACAGCATTAGTAAAAAATAAACATTTAATGAGTTTATTTAAAAAAACTAAAAACCTTTCTACAGAACAAGCAACAGAATTATTAGAAAAATATTTAGAAGATCCTGCTATTACAGATGCTAATGTATTATTATATAGAAAAATTAAAGAAAATATTAGAGAAAATTATGTACCAAATTATAATCCATTTATGTTAGCTACAACTTTTAATGAATATATAAAAAGTACCTATTATGAAAGAGCTAATTATTCTCCAACAAGTATTCAATTAACACGTGAAAAAGTAGCAGCAATATTAAATGAAGCAAAAAAATTATTTAATGAAGCTATATTTTATGGAGATAATAACAAAACTGCTGATGATTTTAAAAGAAATACAAAAGAAAATTATTATAAATATTATACTATTGAATTTATGTTACTTCAATTGAAAAAGCATTATAAACATAGATATATTGAAGAACAGGCACAATCATATTTAAGACTTATTGATAAATTAATAGAGGGTAATGTAAATATTACAGATCCTGATGCATCAATATCTTTTGAAAAATCTCCTGACTGGTCTGCTTCACCCAATGACCCTATATTAAAAGCTGAATATAAAACCAATAAAGAAACAGAATTAGCTAGAATTATGTATACTGGTGAAGAATATGCAGGAAGTATAAATGACGCTGACTTTTATACTATGGATGAATGGAAGGATATGTCTTTAAGAAAATTAAAAAGTGTTATAGTAATTCCTTATAAAGAAAATGGAAAAATGTATGCAAACGCATATTATGTTAAATCATTATATAAAGCCTGGTATATGGCTATAAAAGAAGATAAACCATTTTTGAATCCAGCAAATAGAAAAGCTTTTAGTTTTGAAGACAAAAAAAATATATTAGATGTTATTCAAGATTTATATCCTGGTATAAAAGAGCCAAGATATGGGGCAACTGGTGGAAGAAGTGATATAAGTGTTACATATACATATGATTATATAAGAACTTACTTTATAAAAATACATTATCTATACTCGTGCCAAGAAAATTACACAGGTATTTGCAAGCATTTATTATTAGAAATACAATTTCCATCTAGTTTCGTATATACAGATGATAATAGACCTGATGACGAATCAGTCGTACCACTAGCTTATAATCCAACATTTTTATTTGATATGATAAATAATTTAATTAGACAAAATAAAGTAATTGGTAAAAATGTACCATTTAAATTAGCAGAACCATTTAAAGAACTTAGTAATTTAGATAGAAGAATAACTAAAACAGAATATATGAGATTTTTTGATAAACTTAGACTTATGATTTAAATTATAGTTTAGAAAACATATCAATATAATAGCATTTATATCCTGCATTTGTAAGTATTTTAGTATATTTAAACAATTCATTTATATGTATTTTTGTATCTGGTATTATTTTTTTTATAGAATCTATATCATGATAGTTTACATTAATATATTCTTTATTTTTAATAAGTATAACATTTTTATCACAAAATGAAATATTCATTTTTAATAACTATATATAAATAAATTTTAATATAATAACGCCAATACATAATCTATAATATATTAATATTAAAAGCATTATAAAAATAAAAAATATTAAAAGCATTATAAAAATAAAATATGTACTCACGTAATACTCACAATTCTATTATTTATTTTTTAGATTTTTTATTGCCACCTAATATATCTTCATTTTTTAATGTAATAGATAAATCTTCATTACCTCCTTGTTGTTGACGTTTTTGTTGTTGACGTTTTTGTTTTTGACGTTTTTGTTGTTGACGTTTTTGTTGTTGACGTTTTTGTTTTTTTCCTCCATCCATTGATATATCTTGTTCATAGTTATCATTCATATTATCATGTTCTTCCATTTTACTTTCTTGGGAAAAATTTTCATTGTTAGAACAGCCTTCACCACCTTTACGTACCTTATGTACCTTACGTACCATAGAAACTTTCTTAGCTGCCTTAACCATAATTTTTTTAGCACACATTTTTTTGTAGTTAACATAGCTCATCATTCTTCCTTTACGCATAACATATAATTTAGAACTACCAGTTTTTTTGTAAACAACAACTGGTATTTTTTTGCCTTCTATCTTCTTTTTACCTGCTTTTTTATAATCACCCATTACTTTCTATTATTATATGAGAAAAAATTATTGAACGCATTAAAATTATTGATATCTCTTATACCTTTCTATTGTTAATTCTTCATTCCGAAGTTCAACTATATCAGTATTATTTGGAATAATATTATTTTTATTTTGCGATTTTATTTTTTGTTGCATATAATCACTCTTTTCTTTATCAGTAATTATACTTGACAATCCTATTATCTTGCGGTTCAATATATATTCAATAATAAAAAAAGCAAAAAATATAGTAAATATCCAAGCAATAACAAGTGATAATAAATTAAATAATTTAAAAAATATATTATAAATAACAGGATATTCTCTAACATTTAAATGCATACTATTAACAATATAATTCAATAGTAATAGCCCCAGAGGTTTAAAAATATCATTAATAATATTTTTAATAAAATCAGATGTAGCTATACCTATTGTAAAACCAGAAGCAGCTATCAAAACTTGATTTTTAAACGTATATTCTTGAAAATCTTTATAAAACTTTTTAATTAATAAATTAGTATCCATATTATTATATAAGGAGCAAATTATTTTCTTTTTCTTCATAAATACTATGAATTATTTTTAATACTTTATCGTAGTTATTTTTATCAATCATAGTAGAAGCAATATTACTAATTTTTTTTTTACTATATTCAAGTTTAGCTTCAATGTAAATTTTTTTTAGCCTATATTCAAGTTTAGCTTTAATGCTAAATCCTTTTAGAGCGTAATATTCAATATCTTCCATTGTTGCAAACTTATATTTATTAAGCATTTTTTCATTATCACAATTTTCATAATCAAAATCATTTTTAATATAGAATGTTAAAATACGAATTTTAATAGAACCATAAGAACGACCAAGACTATTTGCAATTTCTTGAATATTATTAGGTGTAATAACATTTTTTTTAACAATATCTTTTAATATATTATCATCATTATCTTGCCATCTTTTGCAATGATTAAAAGCGTTTAGTTGTTTGATTGTAGGTTCAATAGAATCATGTGAAATCTGGGTAATTTGGGATTTTTGCATGCTTCTTGTCATTACTGTCATAGTTATTTGATAATATTAAATTTAATAAGCACTTATCAATTTTTATTATCTTTGTTTATATAAAAATTAATTATTATAAATTATAAAATATGGATAATAGAGTTGCATATGAAATTGATATTGAAAATGAATTATGTTTAATGTTAAAAAAAATACCATCAGTTGATAAAAAATTTATCTTTTTTTATATTCATAGAGAAAGATCTATAAAAAAAAGTTATTTTAATAAATGGAAAACTGATCAGATAAAATGTATGTAGTATGTTTGTTCCAAATATCGTGACAAAAAGTTTTAAAACCACCTTCGCTTTTGCTTCCCCATGCTAAAAATCGTTGAACACCAGAGGCATTTTTAAAGAAAGCTACAAATTCTATATATATTCTATCTTCATTATTGAAATCATTTAAGTTTTTAGGAATATTCATATATATTCCGTCTTTAAATTTAAGTTGATAATATTTACTAATATCATTATTTGATATCGGTATAAAATACCTATGGTCGGCACTCCATGTTAACTGATTATAATGTGTATTATTAAGTATATTTTGAATTCTATAATTACCTTCCCAATTATTTTTGAGTATTATATAGTTTATTGTTGTATAATTATCAAATTCATATATATCATTTATATTAATATTGGTATAATTTATTTTAGTTACATTACCATTATCATATAATTCGCGTAAATTAGTTTTATCATTAATATTTATTTTTTTATTTACCAAACTATCTTTTTTCAATATAAATTCTTTAAGATTGCCATTAATACCATCATATGATAAATGTAATCCAGTACGAATATCATTTTCTTGCATATATCTTTCAGTTAACCATACGTTAAATGATATAGTATAATTGGTATTATTAATATTTTTTTTATCAATTAGACTTTTTGTAATTTCATTTTTAGGTATGTAAGGACTACAAGTAACACTACAATGATTAGGTCTTACAACAAGTGTTCTTAATATATTAGCATACTTATCTAATTTATCATAAATATGAGTATGTTTTAATTTAATAATTCTATTTGCATATAAATGCTCTGTCTTATAATACTCCTTATTATTATCATTATATCTCTTTTGCTTTTTGTAATAAGCAGGTAAAAACATAGTACTATTGATAATTTTCGTGCTTTTAATTTTATTATTTTTGCATACATAATTGCTCAATACAATATTATTAAACCAATAATCAGGATTTACAATAATATCATTTCGCGTTTCAATAAAATCAATATTATTGTAATAATACCATTTACCTATATAATTAGACTCTTTATTATTATATGGAAATAACTTGTTATTCCAATTCCATTTGTTATCAACATAATTAAAAGTATGTCTGATGGGATAAATAACAGAATACAAACTAAATGGTAAAACACAATTTATATATAATAACAATAATAAACTCTTCATTATTAATATTTAATATTTAAATATTTAAATAATAATACTTCTAACATTAAACTATAACTTTACATACTATTTGTTTTATCAGGTGAAGGGTGAACATATTTAAATTCTTATCCAAATATACAACTTATAATTAATAAACTATTCATTTATATATTATAACTATAATAAAATAATTTAAAAGTAAAATATTATAATTATCATAATGTTATAAATGTTACGATTTTTACGCTTTATATCAAAACCATTTAAGAGATGGGCTTTTAACAGAGCTAAAATGTATACAAATTATTATATTAAAATATATAATAGAAAATATATTATTAAATTTTTAAATAAAACAATTAAAATTGCTAAAATGAAAAATCATGTAAGCCTAATACAACTGGTAAATAAGGTAAATGATATAGACTTGTTAATAAAAATAGAACAAAAATTAGATTTCAATATTAATAAAGATGATATATTATTTATAATAAATAGTCATTTAATCAATACATCAAATATATGTGAAATATATAACTATATATTTATTATGGATTTTTTAAATTATATTATAGGACTAAATAATATTAATAAAAGAGATTTAGGATTAGACCATTCAAAGGTAAGAGAATATTGGCTAAAACGTGGACCTAGAATATTTACAACATCATTAATATTTGTTACAATAAACTATGTTTTATATATATATTTAAAGACCATAGATTTTAATACAAATATATATTTAATATCAATTAATTTAGTTGCATTATGCTTATCATTTTATATGTTATATTATAGATTACCTGATAGTATTGAGTCTGCTGTTGCAAGAACAACCCATGACTATTATGTAAAATATAAGGAATGTTTAAATATGGTAAATATGATTGTTTAATAGCTAATTAAATGATAGTAATAATAAACCAATGCTTGTTAATATAATTCCGGCAATGCCTCTATCTGATATATGTATTGCATTATTTTTATTGTAGTGCATATTGTAATAGTATGTATAAATTAATATAATCATAATTTCAAGTGATACAAATGCTCTAAAATATGCTGGATTGGGACATACCTTTATAATATAATAGCTTAATAACAATAAGAAAAATACAATTATAGCATATATATAATATTTGGGATTATAGAACTCTGTAATATATTTAGTATAAAATGACAAGAAGAAAGTAATACATAAAATACCTACTAAAATATTTACAATAACAGGAAAAATATATTTTGGAGTATCATCAATTTTAAGAAACATAATTAAACTAGCTGAAATAATACTTCTTAAAATAGCTAATGGTACCCAGTACATTTAATTAAAATCTATATAAATGTAATATAATAATAAAAAATTGATAGTCAAATATTCTCTAAAATTATAGACAATAATAAAAAAATGGGAGAAAAGAATTTTGTTGTAAGCTTTAATGCTAGTGACGATAATGTTAATTCTGTGCTATCTGGATATAATCGTCAAATAATGGAAATAATGATTCTTGTTAATAAATGTGAAAACTACAATATAGCACAAAATAGAAAAACAACAATTATATATGAATATATAACTAAGAATAAAAAAGATATTGAACATATAATCTATATATATGGTTTTGAAAGTGCTCTTACAAAATATCAAAAAAGATTTGAGGGTATTAATAGCAATGTTTCTGTTTTAATTAAAGATTTGGCAATAATGATAATTGATGAAATTGTATGTATTTATGAGGTTCAAAAAGAAGAAGCAGAAAAATATCCAGAGTATCATTACCCACACGTAGAAACTTATAATATTAAGAGAGAAGATTCAATATCATTTGGTTTAGCTGAATCAGCAAATATTGCTGATTCATCTGTTGATAATAGTTTACAATTTAAAATGGATGTAAGGGAAAAACACAATAAAAAATCAAGTAATATGATATCTGAAAATACTAATTATTAATTTATACTAAGTGCTGCTTTAATTTTAATAATATCTTCTTTAATTTTTTTATTTTCTTTTTTAAGTAATTCATTCTCACTTTTTAATTCTCTAACTTGATTATTTAATTCTTTAATTGCTTCAACAAATACTGGTGCAAATTTTTCATAACAAACTGTTAAGTAATTATTTCCAGATTTAGAAATAGATTCGCCATTTTTATTTTTAACAGTATCAAATGGTGCTAGTTTAACTAATTCAGGTAATACTTTTTGTACATCTTGTGCACTTAAACCAATATTTCTTTCATCAGTAAAACCATTTTCAATAGCTAATTTATTAGCTTTGTAAAAATATCCGTTTAATTTGTTAATTATACTCAATGGATTTTCAATATTTGAAATAAATTCTTTTAATCTTTTATCAGAATAAAAAGATTTAATAGAACCAGTTGCTATTATATTTCCAATAACATGTAATTTTTCCGCAGGTTCAATTGAATTTCCACTAAGTGTCTCATCAAAATTTGTTAGACCATCTCTTCCTACACCTAGATTACCATCTTTATTAATACGGAAATGTGTTTCGTCGGATTTTTTAAAATTAACTATACTACCATTATTTAAACCAGTACCACTATATTTTTGATTAACAATTAAAATACTTTGAGTATGTTCTTTTTCTAGTATTAATAAACCTTTGACATCTAGATTTTTTTTAATTAAAACAGAATGATCAAACGTAAATTGATAATTATAAGGTGCTGCAGAAATAAAAAATTCTTTATCTAGCGCATCAAGTTTTGTTCTTAATGAAAAAAACTTATTGTTCCATCCACCATTTTCTGTTGGCTGATCATCTGTATTTATTTGTGGTGGAGCAATATCATCTAATGTAAATTTATTTATTCTATTTGATATAATATTGGAATTTTGTTGAATAATATCTATACCATCAATTCTAAATACACCATTTGATGTATTAATATCTCCATTAACATCCAAACGATATCCCTCAGAATCAGGCATTTTACCAATACCGACACAATGATTAGAATTAGCAGTTCCCGAGGGATACCAAATTTTATCATCTTGTTTTTGCCATTTTGAGGAACCATCCTTAGCTAATATTAGTTGATTATTTCCATTAATACTAAAATCACCATCAAATATTTTAATCATACCTTTTGTAGATGAAGAAGCTATTGGAACATAATCAATATCATATAAAGGTAGGCCATTAATAAAAATGTTGCTACCCTCAGGTAATGTAATATTACCTACAATTTCTAATTTACTATCGATATCATTCCATTTTAGAGCTTCTGTTTGTGATATATCATATCGATGACCTCCTTGTAAATTACCAACTATTATACCACCAGATGTATTAAAACCATTACGTCCAGTTCCACCTCTTGAAACTGGTAAAGTACCTGTTGTAATATTTTCAGCATCCAAAGAATTAATATCAGTACCATTACCCTTAAATTTAGTGGCATTTAAAGTATTAGCAATACTATTCCAATATAAGCTATTATTTTGTTCTATTTTATCTGTACCACCATATATTAGTTGGTTTTGTTGAATATTACCAATACCTATACCTCCTCTAATTACTGGTAAAATGCCATCTGAAATATTACCCGTACTAATCAAAGTAATATTACTACCAATACCTTCAATTTCATCACATTTAATTTTACCAATCATATCTAATTCATTTACAGGTTCAGTTACTCCAATACCTATTTTACCATAAAAAGTGCTAGTACCATATACATTTAATAAATTACTATTTGTTTCTCCATCTTCATAATTAATTTTTAATATATTACTTGTATAATTATGCTCAATACCCATAATATTTGACGTATATATAATACCATCTATATAAGTATTACCTTTAACATCTAAAATATAATTGGGGTTACCATTATTAATACCTATATTACCATTTTCTTGAATAGTAAAATAATCATAAAAGGGATCTCTATATGAGATATTTTTATTATTTTGTATTCTGTAATCATATGAATCAGTAGATACTTGCCATACCATTTTATTAACTCTATTATATAAGCTATTATTATTTTTAAATATATAATAATTATGTTAATTCTTCTCCATAAAATTTTTCATTTCTTTGATATATTTTATATTTAGCAATTGTTTCTTTTTTATAATTATCTAATATTGTCTTACCTGTATTAAGATCATTTAGTATATTTCTTTGCTTTGTTTTGGGATCTATATTGCGATTATGATTATATTCTAATTTTTTTTGCTTATTAGCTTCATACCATTTTTTATAATTTAGCCTTTTTATTTCAGCCAGACTAATTGGCTTATCTTCTGCTTTATCTGGCTTATCTTCTGCTTTATCTGGTTTATCTTCTTCTTTATCTGGCTTATCTTCTGCTTTATCTGGTTTATCTTCTTCTTTATCTGGCTTTTCTTCTACTTTATCTGGCTTTTCTTCTGCTTTATCTGGCTTTTCTTCTTCAAACTTTAAATAAAATCTTTCAATAATATCGCGAGATGTTCGCATTCTCGTCTTCATAATTTCTTTTAGTTTATTGTTTAAAGTAGGATAATAGTGTGATACAAATGCACTTCTAAATCCATCAATACATATATTTTTATTTATATCTACATTTCTAAGCCATTCACATATCATGTTAAAACTGGCTTTTGTAAAGTTTTGTTTTACCCAGTTATCTTTTCCAAGAAACAAATAAGGTCTAGGATATGTGTCTAATGAATATTTTATTAATTTAGATAATTTATTATTATATTCTTTAAGTTGCGTGCTATTTAATTTATAAGAAATAGCACTATGTTTCTTAACATTTTCATTAAATATAAAATTTACAATTCTAGATACTTTGCCATTTTTAAGTTTTTTTAATAATATATAATTTTTATCTTTTTCAGCAGCACTATTATCATAAATGATATCCATTGTAAACTTTTCATGTCTTGAAGGAAAATCCCATATATTTAAAGCTAATGATAAAATAATTTGATGTTTGTAAAATAATTCGTCATTGTGCTTCATGCCATTTTTTCTATCGGTTTTAGGTAATTTATTGACACTATCTTGATAATCCTTTTGCAACTTATCTAATATTACAAGTAATCTATCATAATTAATAAATTGTCTTTTTTCATTTTCTGTTAATATCATATTTTCATCATCTCTATTATTTTCTAGCTCAGTAAATGCGACTTGAAGTGCTGATATTTTATATCTCAACTCGCTATCTTCACCAACAAGTAATTTAATTACTCTGACCAATGCTTTGATATCTTTGTTTATAGTTGCAAGTGTTCGTTTATTATCATTGTGATATTTGAAAATCTCTGATAATAGTTCGCGGTTATTAATGACAACCCAAGATAAATCTTGATTAGTTTTGTATTTTGTAAAGCACGAAAATGTCTTAATAAAGAACTTGATACGACTAGCATATCCAGCATCTGTTTTAATGTTATTAGCTTTTTGTCCATTTATATATAAACTACTATACTTACCTGTTTCAAGTTCTTTAAGAGTAATATTATTAATGATTATACTACTTGCATCCATATTATCCCATTTATAATCTAGTAACATTATGCCATTAGCCCAAGCATTATTACATGATTTTCCTAACTCGTCACAATGTTTCTTATAATCACTAAATAAGTCCTTTAATTTCCAAAAGTTATCATTATATTGCTTTGATAAGTTATCTGAAATAGTATCTTTTATTTCAACTAAATTCTTATAGTTTTCTTTATTTTTATAGTATTCAACCTTGGACATTATACTTTACTTATCACTTAATATATATTAATAAAATATCAATTTTTCCTATATAATAAAATGAGTACATAATCTTAAAAATACTTTGAAAAATAAAATTTTATAAAAATAAAAGTTTTTAAAGAATTATGTACTCAATTTTAAGTATCTAAATTTGTAGGAAATCCTCTTAAATTCTTATTTAATTCATAATATTTTCAAGTTGTACAGAACCCATTACTAACATGTTAATATCATGATATCTTTAAATATTTTTAAATATATTAAGTAGATATGAGTAATAATTGTGATAATGTTATATCACTAAAACAATATGGTCCAACATGTTGGTTCAATAGCATATTAATGGCTATATTATATAGCGATCAAAGTCGTAAATTATTACTTGAAAAATCTAAAAAATGGAATAAAAGAATAGTTTTGTTTAAAACAATTAATTATATATTATATAATAAATATTTAAGATCAAGTAAAGTAAATGATGATTATAAATATTTTGATAAAATAAGACCTGAATACTTATTAGATAAATTGTATAAATATAATAAAAAGAAGTTTGTGTTTGATTTAAAAAAGCATAAAGGTGGCTATAAATCCGAGATGTATATTAGAAAGGTGTATAAATTGCTTGGTGTTAATGTACTATATTTAGATATTGTAGATAATGATTTATATTATTCTTTATTTAATAATATAACAAATATTAAAATTACAAAAGGGGCAAATGTTACTTTTAATATTAAATTTGTTAAAGAACAAAAAGTAATAGAAAAGTTTAAAAACCCAGAAGTTATAATAATAACTAATTATGATAGAAATTCAAGTAATAAAATAAAATACCCCCAACATTATAAAGTTGATAGAAATTCTAAATTATACAAAAAAGCTATAAATTTAGAAGATGAAATAGTATCAGATAATGGTATTAAATATGTACAAGATTCAATATTATTAAATAATTGGAATAAAGGCGAAAATAATATAGGTGGACATTCAATAGCAGGTATAACATGTAGAGGAAATAGATATGTTTATAATGGATGGACGCGAACAACCCTAGACCCTAATATAATAAAATATGATGCTGATGATAAAAACGTATGGGAAGAAGTAATGAATAAAGAAGGTGATTTTTTTTATTATAATAATGTATTAAAAATATCTAAATGGAAACCACCTGAGAATGCAAAAATTATAAAATTAAAAGATAAAATATCAATACCATGTGAACTTATGAAATATAACTGGAATATTTCAAATGCTAACGAGTTTTGTTTAAATCCTAAAAAATGTATATTAGATAAAATAAATCCCAAGGATTTATGTTTTTCATTTAATAAAGGCAGACGATGTATAATATACGTTACTAAAAATATTAAAACACAAGAAAAACTAATTTATAATATATCAAAAGTAAAACCAGAGAAACCTGCAAAGGTATGTCCGGAAGAAAAAGTATTAAATCCATTGACAAATAGATGTATAAAAATAAAAACAATAAACAAAGTGCGTAAAAATCCATTAAGCAAGCCAGAAAAACCAATTAAAGAACCTAAACTATGTCCCGAAGGCAAAGTAAGAAATCCCAAAACATGTAGATGTATTAAAATAAAACCAATTAAAGAACCAAAACTATGTCCCGAAGGCAAAGTAAGAAATCCCAAAACAGGTAGATGTATAAAATCAAAATAAATATTTATATATATATGTTAAATAATATTTGCTATTATCTATATTTTTTAAATTTTCAAAGTTAATTATTGCGTCATTATCATTACAAAAATATAATAGATTATCAAATAATGCATTATCATCTGTTAAATTATTAGATGGATTAGAAAATATATTTAAAACTTTATAAGTATTTGGCGATGTTTTTCTAAGTAAACAAATATAATTTAATATGTTATTGACATCATTACTATTATAAATACCTAATAATAATGTTGAACTAATAAATCTGTATTTATTTAACCACAAAGTGTCGTCTACTATTTTTTTTTGATATGTTAAGCTATTTTTTCTTGACCATTCGTAAAATGAACTATATGCATTGTTATAGTTTAAATAACATATGCTATTATAATTACCACTACCACTATTAAATTTGTTAGGACCAATACTTAATGGATATGCATAAGTATAAAATAATATTTGTAAGAATTTTAAAACAAATAATATTTTCTTCATATTATATATAATATATTATATTTTTTTATATGATATCATATTATTTATATCCTATATGACAATCAATAGAAAAATTTTTGTTCGGTTTTAAATTATACTTAACTACAAGTTCATTATCACAAATATAGCATTTATGGTTATAAATATTAGCAGATACTTGATTTTTAGTACCACATACAGGCTTAAATATTAATTCATTTTCATTATAATCTATTGTTAAATAAGAATATCTAGTAATATTTGGATAATTATCAGTTAGTTCATAATATCTAGCTTCTTTAAACATTATTTTATTATATTTTGTTTTGTTGTATATTTTATATATTTCATTTTTCAATAATATATTATTATAAAGTATATCATCAGGTAAAATATCATCTACTAAAACCCATTCTAATCCACATATACCACAATAATCACAATATAATTCTATAATTTTATGTTGCAATAGCTTTTTATTTTCATTAGGTATTATGTAATATTTAACTCTAACTATAAATAATACATGCCATATAACCCATATAAATAGATATGTATAATGTATGCAAATGTCATTTCTTAAAATAAAATCAGGATTATAATATGGTAATAATGATATAATACCCATATTAGAACCTAGATATATGTATACATGAAATATATACCAATCCATCAGTGTTTGATTACCGAGTATAGGTAAATAAGAAGATGTCACAATACTATAAGCAACGGATGTAAGAAATAAAGTTACACTATACGCTATTCTTTCACCTAATAATTCAATAGGCTTCATGCTAATATTAAAAAAACTTACAAATGATATTAAAGACATTACAAACATAATACGCCAAACATATACCCAGAAATTTCTTTTTACATAAATATGAATAATACGTTTATATTTTTTATTTATATTATTATGAGAAGAATGCTGTATATCCTTATACTGCCATTCAGATAATTGATTAACAATGCTATCATTATTATTAATAATCCAATTAATATTATAATTGTCAGATTTTGGCAATTCCATTTCAATTTCTAAATCTTGTATATCAAATGGAAAATTATTTAGTTCTACCTTATCAATGAAGCTGATATTATAATAATAATAATATACGTTTTTATATTTACCATTGCTTTTTGTTAAAAATGGACCAACTTTTTTCTCGGATTTAATATCGTATTTATTTAAAAATATTAAATCTTGTGGTATCCAACATGGTACATATTTATCAATACCATGTGATAATATAAAATATAAATCTTCTATACTTGGTAACCATTCTATTTTAACACGTAATACACATTCAAATTTTTGTTCTATTTGTTTAATATTTGTAACACTATTAATATCAATAGTAATAACAATATCTTGTTCTTTTATTTTTGGTTTAAAATATTTTATTTCATCATTTTTTGATATACAAATGTAATCATATTTTCTTAAATTATCCACATTAAAATTATTCCATTCTTTCTCAGAAAATGATATATCAAAAATGTTATTTTCACAATCGTTTATTTTTGAATTTAAATATAAAGTAAATGACATATCAGTACGTGTTAAATTTTTGCCAATAAATAATTCTTTTTCTTCTATTTTAGTCCAGGTAGAACCAATAAGTTCATTATTAATTGGAACAAAAAAATTATTATTAAAATATATTAAATCATTTAAATTTATTTTATATTTTATGTTTAATTTATCAATATCACTATAATGTAAATTAATTATATTATTGTTATCAACACAATATTTATCTTGTAAATAATTTTTGAGATCACTAAATTTATTATTGATATCATTATAATTGTTTAATAATGAAGTAATATCTGCGTGTGTCCACTCATTACCCTTTATTGATTTACTATGATTATTATTTTTTAATATGCTAATGTATTTAAAAATATTTTTTTTTAAAATATGTAAAGGAAAACATAATATTGATTCGTCAATACTGAACATATATATGTGTTCTGTAAATACATCTGAATCATCTAAACAAATATTAGGAGTTTTTATACCATTTCTTGGAGCTTTTCTAAAAGCCCATTTACCTATAATATATTTTTCATTAAGATATAAATCATAATTTTCTTTACCTATTGCTATTTCTCCATCCGGAAATTTTAATTCAATACCATATACTAATAATCTATTTTCTTTTGGAAACCAATAACCTTCAAAGTATTCTTCACATATTTTATCAATATTTGCTATATTGTTATCAGCATAATTAATGTATTCAAGTTTTTCTGAATCAGATATATCAAGTATCACATCACTTATAATATGAATAAATTTGCCAAATATTTTATTATTTTGTATATTTAAATTATTAAAAACAAATTTCATGCTATAAATAATAAAAGAATTCTTACCAAATTTAAGTGTGCTAAAACCAATATATGTTCCAAAATTATATTTATTTTTGAATTTTAAACATTCTTCACTACAATACATTTTCTCAGCTTTTATCAGAGCTTGTTTAAAATCTTTTCCACAAATAATATATTCATCAGACATTAAATTTAATAAACTACTAATTATTCAGGATATATAATCTTGTTCATAATCATTATTTAATACAATATTACGAAATTTGTTATCTTTACTTTTGTTATTATTATAAAATGAATTATATAATATTTAAATCCATAATATTCATATGGCCACTATTAACAAAATTCATAAATAGCACATAACTTTTAATATATTCTAATAAATACTTAGGTTGTTGATAAATTTTATCTATTATGCAATCAGGTAATTTATTTAAAAAATTAGTCATAATAAAATTACAATAAATAATAATATATTATCATTTTTTAAATAAGTTATAAAATAGTAAATGAAAAAAAAAACAAAGGGAGGTATATTATATAATTTTGATATTACAACAATCGGAAAAATATCTGTTGAAAGAGAATACAACAATAGTATAGTATTAGACAGAGATGGTATAGAATTAATGGCTGAAATTAATGCTTTTGCTCATTCATTAGATTTTGTTTCTAAAAGCAATGTATTTAAAAAACCAAATGGATATATATTTTTAATAAAAGAATATACACCTGATTTTGAAAAATATTTCATAAATAATTTAAAAAAAAATATATGCGACAATGAAGATTTTATTACTTTGTTAGTTGATATTTATTCTGATGAAACATTTAATTTAAGTTATGAATCAGTTGATACTATATCATTTGTAAAATTATCAAATACGATGAAAAAACTAACAGATTTTATATTATTTGATGATTATTCTAGTGTTGAAGGTAAGCAAGTAATTGAAAGTGGTCTAAATGAAACAAGAGATTTTTTAAGAAATATCAAGTATATTTATGGAGAAAACTATAATAAAGCTAAACAAGGTGGTGTAGGTAGTGATGAGTATTCTTTATCATACTCTAATAGCAGTAATTATATACCAATTGTAAGTTTTAAAAGTTATTCAGAAATAAAAGAAATTTTATCAATGCATATATCAGAAGATTTTTTTGATAATTTAACAATTGTAATTGGATTTGCTAATGTGTTTAGATTTTGTGGATTATTTGGAAATAGAACAAATGTATATAAATCTCTTAATAATTTATATCACATACTTAGATATTACCCTTTTTATGGTGACATTGAAGAAAAAAATAAATTTATAATAGATATATATAAAGATGCTTATTTTGCATTAATAGAAATAGTAAAAAAAATATATGCGACATGTGTTAGTAGTAATTTAAATAAAAAAGAAGTTAAATCTAGGTTAGCTATTTTATATCAAAGTGTTAAAGATCCCAAAACTCCTTTAAGAAGTTCTTCTAAAATAGCATCAAAAAAATAATCAATAATATATTTGGCATACTATTATGAAAAATGATATTAGAGTTTATTGTTTTTATATAAATAATGAAGAAAATATTTCATATTTCCGATATACACATACGTAATGGTGACAAAAAGGCATCAAGGTATCAAGAATATTCGTTAGTATTTGATAATTTATTTATGTCATTAAAAGATAATATTGCTAAATATAGATTAAATAAAAGCGATTATTTAATTATTATTACAGGAGATATATTTCATAATAAAAACGTCATTGGTAATTTTGGTCTTGAATTATATAATAAATTTATTAAAGGTCTTACAGATATTGGATCAACAATTATATTTCATGGTAATCATGATAGAAATCAAAATGAAATTGATCAACCATCACTTATATCATCAACAATTGAAATAGAAAATCTTAGAATACTAAAATCAACTCAATCGTTTGTAATTGATGATATAGGATTTTCTTATGTAAATATTGATGATACATTAGATAATACATCAACAGTAGGGCGTATAAAAAATCTTCCAGCATTTCCCGATATTTCAAGTAATGTGTCTAAGAAAGTAGCTTTATTTCATGGAACATTTGGAAATGTCAAGTTATATAATGGAACACAAGTTTTAAATAGTACTAATCCTTATCCATTTGAGTGGATATCACATTTTGATTTTGCCCTATTAGGAGATATTCATTTGCGTCAAAAAGGTATGTATGATAATTTATTATGGGGTTATGCTGGATCACTAGTGCAGCAAAATTATGGTGAAGATATTATAAATCATGGTTATATGATATGGGATATAGAAACTAATAGTGTGGAAAATATAAATGTATACAATTCATATGGTTACATAAATATTGTATATCAAAATAATGATATATATATTCGCAAAAGAGGTAAATATGATGTTTTACTTTCTGATGTAGTTACTAATGAATATTTCCCAAAAAATATAGAAATAAGAACATATACAGAGATATCTGTTGATGGATATGCAAAATTATATGATATCTTTAATACTTATAAAATCAATTATAAATGTCTTAGAAATCGTTTAACAAGCAAAAAAATAGAAAATAAAACAGAAAAATCATTGCAAGTTAATAAAGATACGTTTATTGAATATTTAAATATAATTATACCAAAAGAGTATTATGATAAAGCTGTTGATATAATTAAAAATACTGAGATATTATTATTTGATAGTATAAATTGTCCCGAGGAGCTCGTTGAAGAATGTAAAAAAAAAAATAAGGATATATCACAGCTAATTAAAACTTATAATACAAATACAATTGTAAATGGTAATAAAAATATTAAATATCCTTTTTGTATAGAGTATTTAGAATGGGATAATTTATTATGTTACGAAACAGGTAATTCAATAAATTTTGCAAATGCAATAAATAGTACTTTATTAATATGTGGAAATAATGGAACCGGGAAATCAGCAATATATGATATAATATCATTAGCAATTTGGGGTGCAGTTACAAAAGATAAGCAATCTCAGTTTTCAAAAAATTGTATTATAAATTATAAACATAGCAAAGCTATTACATCAATTGATATATCTATAAATGGTAAAAAATATAATATTAAAAGAACATTTAATACGGCATCTAAAAATAGTATAGAAATATACGAGTACATTAATTTGGAGAAGATATTAATAAAAAAAAATAATGCATGTACAGAATTTATTAAGGATAATCTAGGGACATTGGACGATTTCCTAACATGTAGTATGATAACACAAGTAGTAGATAATGATATTTTACGAATGGATTATAAAGAATGTACAGCTATAATTGATAAGGCTTCAAATATTAATGAAATTTATGAGCTATTCAATCTCTTAAAATTGTGTTTAAATAAATATAAGGATTATAAAAAAACTATAGAAAATAAGCGTGAAGTATATAAACATATAGTTTCAAAAAATGTAATTGATACTTGTAATAAAACCGAGCTATTATTGAATTTGCAAGATAGTAAGAAAAATTATGAAAAATTAATGGAAGAAAATAATAGAATAGACATTGATATTGATAGTGATAATTACATTGATTTATTAAAACACGTTTTTGAATATCAAAAAGAAATGAAAAAAAATACTTATAAAGCCTTATGTGACGAGCTTAATGAATTAAAAGTATATTTTAAAACAAGGTCTTATAATGAAGTATTGGCAATTTCAAAAGAATATAATTGCGATATTATATTAACAGAAAAATATGATAAACCATGTGAATATTCTTTTATTAAAGATGAAAAAGATTATTTATTACAATATAATTTAGATATTAAAAGCGATAGTGATATAACTGATATACAATTAGAATATGATAATTTAATTTGTGAAATTAATAAAATTGAATCAACGAAACCAAATAAAGCAAATAAACCATTAAGAGATATTAGTGAAATACAAAAGGATATTAGTATTCTATTTAAAGGCAATGATTCATTAAAGCTACTTAATGAATTTATTTATGATAATAAACAATATGTTAATAATACTTTAACAGAATTAATATCATATGAATGTTACTTAAAATTATTAGAATTAGAAACAAAACTAACAAAAGAATTGCAAGACTATGATAATAATCATATTAAATATGATAAGGAGTTACAAGATCTCTATGTTTCTAAAAAAGAGTTACAAGTAGAATACGAGCCAAATAATAAATATGATGTATTAATTGGTTATGTTAATGATATTTATAAAACAGAACATTCTATTGAGAGCAATGATAATATTTTAAATGAATGTTATGAGAATTTAAAAAGATTAGATAAACTCAATAGTGAATTATCTGAATATAATAATGAACTTGGAAACCTAAAATCTAATAAAGATAATGATTATGATCCTAATTGCAAATACTGTTGTAATAGACCATGGGTAAAACGCATTAAAATATTAGAAATTAGCATTCATGAAACTACGCGAATAATAGCTGAACTTAATGATAATATATATATTGATAATAAAATTGATTATATCAAAGTATTCAATGATAATAAAAATAATAAAAACAAATTATTAAATACTGAATTATATAATTCATGGAATATATATAATAAGTATCTTTCTACTAGTAAACAAATTGATAACAATATAAGTAGTATTATTGCGAAAATTAGCGATGAAAGCAATAAAAAAAAGGATAGTATAAAACTATTGGAAACAATCAAGATTGATATTGATAAATTTAAAATCAATGCAAACATATTATACAATGAATTAGCAGAATTTAATGATTATAAATTGTATTGTAAATATATTAAAATATATGATGAATTAAGTAATAAAAAAACATTATACGAAAGTAAAATAAAATATAAAAGATATATTGAGCCACGAATTATTAAGCTTAAAGAATTAGAATTATCTTATAATAAATGGTATGAATATAATAGAATTAATAATATCATTAACTCATATAGATTTATAGAGTTAAGTAAAATAATATCAGATGAGGAAGTTAAGATACTTAATAATAATAATAAAACAATTAAAGAAAAAATTATTAGAAAGAAACAATTAATTAACAATATTAGTGAATGTAATAATAATATTAAAGAGATAACGGAAAAGGTAGCACAAATAGATACTATTGAAGAATATAATAATAATAATGTAAATAACTATAACTATTATAGTAAAGAATTAACAAAAATAAATGAGGTTATTACGATATTAGATATTATTATTAGTAATTTCAAAGATTATAAAATAAATTTATATAAAAATCATATCTTGAAAAGATTAATAGATAATGCCAATAATTATATTAAAGATTTATGTCATGAAGACACAAAAAAATTTAAGTTAGACTATAAAATAAATCAACAAAAAGATATAATACATATTAATTGGTTAATATATAATGTTACAAATGATAATATAGAACAAGTCATATCTATAAATCAGGCTTCGGGATTTCAGCGATTTGTAATATCACTTGCATTAAGAATGAGTTTATATTCAAATACACAATGTGAACAAATATTTATTGATGAAGGTTTTACAGCATGTGATAAACAAAACTTGTCATTAGTACCAGGATTTTTAAAGAATTTGCTTAATACATTTAGTGGGGTTATAATAATGTCACATATAGATATTATTAAGGATAATATGGATATTGTGGCAAATATAGAATATAATAAGAATACAAAGGTATCATCAATTAAATATAATATTTAAAGATTTATTGTTACATTATAATAGTTATATAATGAGTTACCTTTTTTTATCATATGATATATCAGGGGATTTAGGAGAACAATTATTTCAATTATCTAATATATATAAATTTGCAAAAGAATCTAGAAAAAATAATATTAAAAGAAAAATTGTTTTTAAAAAGGGTAATAAATATTGGAATACAATATTTTGCGGATTATTTAGATTATATGAAGATGATGTATATAATACTATAAACTTCAAAGAAGTATTACAAGATTTTAGCAATTATTATAGTAAAAAATCTAATATAATATTGAAAGATACAACTTATGAATTTTCTGATGATATTAGAGAGAAAATGACTAAAATAATATATAATGACGAGGATTTAATGTATAATGCATATTATAAATATAGAGAACTACTTGATTATTATGGTAAAGATACAAAAGATAGTGATGTAGTTTGCTTAGATTATAAAAAGGGAATTAATATTAATTATTATAAAGAAGCATTAAAACTAATTGATATAAATAACCTAATAGTATTTTGTGATAAAAAAGATGATATTATAGATATATTTGATAGGAAATATAATATATATTATGTTGAAAATATTAATATAGAATTGGGATTAATATTATATTCAATGTTTCAATATAATATATTATCTGATAGCTTGGAATATCTGTGGGCAAGTTATATAAGTCATTATGATGTTAAAAAGATTATTGCACCCAATAAATTAAAACAATATAATAATAAATATGTTAGCATTTACTTATAATTTTTTTCAAATATATATAAAAAGTATTACTTACATGATACTTAATATAATATTCTTGGTTAAATATTGGATTATTATTATTGTAAATATTTCTTTGTTATAATATTATAACATCTGTATTTAATAACAATTTTTATGTAATTTTTAGAGAATATATCGGTGTTTTTATTTGTTTTATTTGCGTTAAAGCTAACTAAGTTAATTTTTATTAAATCTATTTATAATAATATAAGATTTAATCATTATATTACTATATGACTGGTAATAATATACCATTGTGGACTAAAAATAAATATATCCTGACAGGATATAGGTGTCAAACAAATAAATTAAGTTGCCTTATTAGTATATTTAATATACATAATGAAACAATAAATATATGGACACATATGATAAGTTTAATTTATTTTGTATATATTTTAATTATAAATTATAATAATAATATTATTATAAAATTATATGAGATTGTTTCAATAATTAGTTTTACTATGTCAACATGTTACCATACATATATGCCAATGTCGCAAAAAAATTATTTATTATTATTAAAATTAGATTTATTTTCAATTATACTAAATATAGTTACTTCAAATATATTAATATATTATTATTGGTTTTGGTGTTATAAAATATTAAGAAATATCTATATGTTTTTTTCTGGATTATACTTGGGGATTGGAATAATTATATTATTAAAAATAGATATTATTAAAAAACACAATTATATATTAGCTTATTATAGCATATATAATGTGGGTATTATAATAAGTTATATTCACATTTATAATTTAACTGATGGTGATGTTGATAAAATAATTAAATATAATTTCACAAAACCAATGAAATATTTTATCACAGGATTTATAATATATACTATAAAAATACCTGAAAGATTATTTTCTAAAAAATTTGATATAATAGGTAATAGTCATCAATTATGGCATATTTTATGTTCATTTGGAATATATTATTATCATGAAGAAATTATAAAAAATATAGAATATAGAAAGTTTGACAGATGTTATTATTGTGTTGCAAGCAACGCTAGTGTAACACCTGCTCTAACATTAAACTCATTAATGTAATTTTCAATTGTTTGTTTTTTTTCTCTTAATATATCTTTGACATCAAATAATTCTTTTTCATATATCCAATATCTATAATTACCATTTGGCAATTCTATTTTATATTCATCCAAATCAAATAATACATAATCACTTTCATACAATAGTTCTTCTTCGTTATTATCTTTTGCGAATTTATTATAATATTCGGAGTTTTCACCTTCATATATCATATCCAACCATGCTTCGTCGATGAATTTAATTGTTTCATTTAATTTTTTTTTTACTTTTTGAATATCTGTAATATCATCTTTGTTATATTCAAATTTCAAATTTTCTTCTAAATCGTAGAAGAAGCAGCAGCAGTCGTGTTGAAGGTGTGTTCCGTATAATGGCATTTTGAGCCTATATTATATTTTATAAGTGTATATTCATTTTTTTATAAAAATAGAACAAATTAGCAATCAACATAAAAGGTTTGAACAGGGCTAATAAATCCAGTATTATTAGATATTATGCGATAATGAAAGTGTTTACCAAGTGTCATTGTAAATAATTTATCAACTTTATATTTATCTGGACAAAATATGCGAATATCTGCTTTACCATTTTTAACAATAGATAATCCCGAGTTATTAAAACCTTTATACGCATCATAAGGATTTGCAATTATATTACCAGTATTATTAGATGCCCAATAAATTACCTTTGTTCCATCTTCATAATCTTTCATATCAATGCTATAATTTAAATTTGCACCATTTGGATATTGTGGACCTATAAATAAATTACTTGGCATAAATGTTGTTCCTAAAAATGGCAAGTATGTTTCTTTTTTTAATAATAAAAATACAACTGCTATTAATACTATGATAGATAATATACGAACTATAATATTACAATTATCATCTAATAATATATATGTTGCTGTAATTAATGTAAAAAACATTATAATCATATATAGTGTAATATTCAAATACAAATCAGTAAAAAATACTTTGTTCATTATTACTATATAAAAAGAATAAAACTTTCAGTCCTTATAAATTTCATCAGCCAACCCCATTTTAATACTTTCTTCTGCATTGAATTGAATATCTTTAATAAGTAGATTATTTAACATTTTTTTGTTAATTTTAGTTTTTGTTAAATAAATTCTATTAATATGATCTTGAATTTTTACACAATTTTTATAAGTATCATTAATATATGCTAGCTTTCCCCAACAACCTGAACGCAACTCGTGAACTAATACGTATGCATTTTCTCCAATATAACGTTTATCACCGTGAATACTAATAATGGTACCTGCTGATGAAACATCACCATCAATAACAGTATTAACAGGGATTTTAAGGTTATTCATACAATCAATGATAGAAAATGCTGAACTAACGCATCCACCATCAGTTGTAAGATGTAAATAAATTTCTGGATCTACTTTTGTTGCAATAGCTTCCATTTTAAGGCTAGTTTCAAGAATTCTAAGTTGTTTACATAGTTGAAATGCTGATTTAGAAGTAATATTATCTGAAAAATAAATATGATTATTTAAGATATAAATATTACTTTCATTTATTTTAGCAATAGCATCATCTTCTTCTTCCATATTAGCCTTCTTTCTTTTTCTTGTAAAATTCATTATTAATATATTAAATATAATATAATCTTATATTGTTTTAGCAAATACATACAATGATAAAAGTTATTTATATATATTGGGCGCAAAAATTTATAAATGCTCCTGATGTTGTTAAAAAGTGTTTATCATCTTGGAAATTACATAATTCTGATTGGAAGATAATAGAATTGGATGATGATAATTTGTATGAGTATATAAATATTGATATGTTAATACCTGAAATAAATAAAAAGGAGATAACTAAGACCAGTTATTCTGATATAGTTAGATTATTTTTACTTGAAAAATATGGGGGTTGTTGGTGTGACGCCACGACTTTTTGTAATAAATCATTAGATTCGTGGTTGAATGCTTGCATAAATGATGGTTTTTTTGCGTTTGATAGACCATATAGAATGGATAGATTAATATTATCGTCGTGGTTTTTATATTCTGATAAATCAAGTTATATTATTAAAAGATGGAGGGATGAGACAATTGAATATTGGAATAAAAATAATAAAATGAATAACTATTTTTGGTGTCATTTATTATTTAATGAATTATATAATACGGACATTAAATTTAAAAAAATATGGGATGACGTGGGTAAAATAGATACAAGGATTCCACATTATATACAAGAGCGCGGTTTGTTAAAGTGCGTGTGTGATAATGTAAAAAATCATGTTAAGGAGTGCAGAGCACCGATGTATAAATTGACATATAAATTTAATATGAAAGAATATAATGAAGATTGTAATCTAGCTTATTTGTTGAAATAAAAATGAGTACATAATTTTATTTTTCTAAGATTTTTATAAACTTTTTGAAATTCAAGAGATTTTATTAATTATGTACTCGTTTTTTATTATTAATTAATATAGAGAGCTATGGAAAAATTAGCTATAATAGTAGCTATAATAACTATTATATTTGTAATAGCAATTTTATATTTAAATAAAGAAATAAAGAACTTATTTAATAATTATAATGTTGAAAAATTTAATGTAGATACAAGTGATATTGGTTTAAAATGGGTATATTATACAAATATGGAACCAGATGGTGATAAAATTAATAATCAAAAGTTATATGATATATTAAAACAAAAATTCGTATATCCTGTTATAATATCACGTGATGAATTAGATTCTATGGAATTAAAGGACTTGACATATGATAGCTATATTGATGTAGAAGGACGTTATTTTAAACCTTACAATTTAGATAAAATATATACAGAAGAAACTGGTAGGAAATGGATAAAATTAGGTAGAGAAACAGAAGTATATGTCAAAGATAATTATACTGAGATTAAGAATAATAGTATCAATGAAGCTATTAAAGCAAAAGTAATAGCAAAAGAATTTGAAATAGTTGATGGTGGAAAAGTTTATAGCTTTACACGTAGAGAATATGCTAATATGATAGGTAACACAATATTAACACATGAGTCTTATATAATTGTTGATGATAATATTTATCAACCATATTATCCCACGGAATTAATATTACAAGATATTAAATCATCGGAATTAAATACTGAATATGTTACAAGTCGCGGATTAGATGCATCATTTACTGGTTCTACTGGTATACAAACGCAAAATACAATGGATACTTATTCTTCTACTGATGCTTATAAAACTGATGCTACAAATGCAGAGTTGAGCATGAATACTAATTATATGTATTACAGACAAAGTGGAGATGATATGGATAAAACTATTATGGATCCAATTGAAGATACATATTTACCATACAATGATGTTAAATATAACGATGAACCGGGATCTGTATCAGCAAATAAAATAAATGAATATGTAATAATTGATGTATATAAATCTTTATTAAATAGACAACCTAAAAGAGATGAATTAAATAAAAACTTACAAGAATTTTATGAAAAGTTAGGAAATGAAGAGAAACTAAAAATGAAGATATACAATTCAACTGAATATAAAATGATTGTTAAAATGCAATCTAATGATGTAGAACCTGGTTTAGTTAAACACATATCACACATAAAACTCATAGACAAAATAGAGCAATTATATAAACAACATTATAAAAAAAATATACATGATAAAATGAGAGTACCATTAAAACAATGTTATATACATTTACAATATAATGATTATTTATTCAAAGCTATGTTAATGCATGACAAATATAGAGATTTTGAAAAAAATGTTATGCACGAATATATAATGACAGATAAAATACTTTTAGATATATTTAATGAACATTTTGTATTATATGAATTAAGATTAATAGCAAATGAATTAAAACGCCGCGATATAATTAAAAGAAAAGCTTTTGAAACACCAATAGCTTTACATACAGAATCAAGTGAAAAAGCTGCTAGTAGCATTGATAGTAAAGAAGCTAATATGAATAGTGGTGAATATATATCAGATATTGTTAAAGAAGGTAATAGTGTATTTAATATTAATATAACTCTTAATGATAAAAATAAAGATGAAAGCAAACCATATAGTATGACAACCCAAATGATAAATAATGATAATCTTAATATGTCAGAAGATATTTATTCAACAAAATCAGGTGAATCGGGTAAATCAGGAGTAATATCTAAGATAAGTAGTATTCCGGAATACACAGAACATCCAAAAAATGGAATGGTATTAAATAGTAAAACAGGTAAAATGGAGCCATACAATAAAATACATCGTGATCCTAGTTATAGAATAGGTAATAAAATATATAATCCATTAACATATAAACAACAATATAGAGGGCATCCCGATTATAGACCAAATATTTGCTCATATGGTACAGAACAAGTTGTAAATCCTGTTTTATTAAAAAATTCTAATTTATTACAAGGAACAGATATTAAATATGCATTTAACAATACACAAATAGGTAGTATAATGCCTAAATTTGAATATAGAGAATATGAAGAAATAAAATAAAATATTTATATATATTAGTAATCGAAAAGTATTATGGTACAAGAAGAATTTATGGAATATGAAGGTGGATCTGTAAAAGTATATACTGGACCAAAAAATGGCAAATTTATAATTAACAGAAAAGGTAAAAAAGTTTATTTAAACAGAAAATCATTATCAGAAAATGTTAAATATACACCAAATAAATCTAAAAAAAAATCAGTAAAGAAATAAATTATTTTTTTAATATATTTATTTAAATTAGATAACATATGTCATCTGATGCAATAGATAATATAATTGACAAAATAGAAGAAAAGCAGTTAAAAATAGTATATAAAGAGTTCAATAACGTTATTAATATTATATCGCGTTTTGTTGTTAGAAAAAAATTAATATTATATGGTGGTCTTGTAATCAATTTAGCATTACCAAAAAAATACAGATTTTATAAAGATTATACAATTAATGATTACGATTGTTTTTCAAAAAATCCAATGAAGGATTCATTAGAATTAGCTAAAATAATAAAAAAACATAACTATAAGTTTATAAAAATTAAAAAAGCAAAACATGATGGCACATTGAAAATATATGTATATGGAAAGCAAATATTTGATATTACAATGATTCCACCAGTACAATATAACAAATTATTAAAATATACAAACAAACCAGAAAATAAATTAAAATATTACAAAGAAAAATATAAAACTATTCCCATAGAATATATGAAACAGAATTTATATTTTGAATTAGCGCGTCCAGAACAATCGGGATGGAGATGGGAAAAGATTTACAAACGTCTTAATTTATTAACAAATTTTTATCCTTCTAAAAAAAGTAATATTATTATAAAAAAATGTTTATGTATAAAACCCCAATATAGTGAAGTTACAGATTTGTTGTTAAAACATATTAAAGTAAATAAATATCCGTTAATAGATAGTTATCCATTAAGATTATATAAAAAAGGGGATTGCTGCTATCGTTTAAGTAAATCATCACAATATGTGACAATTTTATCAAATACATATACACAAACAAGAGATGATATTATTAGAATATTAAAAAGTAAATTATCTAAAAAAGATTATAAAATATCTGTTAATCATAATGATGTTACTTTATATAATATTTATGCATCATATTCTATTGAAATAATAGATAATAAAACAAATGAAGAATTTAATATAATAAAAATTATATATAATAAAAATGAATGCTTCTCTATAAATGAAAAAGATGGGTTTATTACAGGTAGTATTGATACAAACTTATACTTTTTATATATAGAATACATTAGAAATAAAATATATTTAAATAAAACACAAGAAGCAAAAGAGAATCTTTACTATATAAATCAATATGAAGATTATATAAAAAAAACTATTAAGGATGATGTGCAAAAAAGATTAAAAAGTGATTGTTATGGTAAAATTGATAATGAAGAAGTGATTAAAAGAGCATGGAAACAAAAACTAACTATTAAATATTTGAGTTAAAATTATTCGGTCTTTATAGAATTATTTAGTAGTTTTTTTAGTTCTACTAAAACACCTTTATTATTTTTTTTATTAATAGAGTTTAATTTATTCTCTGACTCTGATTCACTATCATATTCAACATAATCTTCATAATTATATTCAATAACTAGTAAATTATTATTTTTATCTAGAAGTAGCTTATCTTTATCTTCTAATTCATTTAAAAATTCAATTATTCTAATTCTTTTAATTTTTTTTATATCACCGAATAAGTTTTTAGTAGCTTGATTATGCATACTTATAATAACATCATTATACAATGGTAAAAATAAATTTAATATTAAATAAAAATTAATTATAATATTATAATATATAGTTTTGTAATTGTTAATAATGTTTAATTTCATTTTAATTAAAAAAACACATATGGTTCTTATATAATTTTTAGCCAAAACTTTTTTTTAGTGTGTATATACATATTGATAGTTTTACTGAAAAAATATTTTCAATTGGTATATCTTTAAAATCCTTATCTTTTAAAGTTAACTCAAAACGATCCAATGTAGGTATTACGGGATTAAACATATATGTTCCAGAATCTGAAAAGCTACCAGTACTTGTGCCAATATGGGAAACTGATATGTTTCTACTATTAGAAATGCTATTATCTGTATATTCTACTTTTTCAAAATATTTATGTATATTAAAATCTGGATTACCATATATGTTTTCATATTGATTATATGTTGTTGCTCTTTCTATATTATTTAATATAACAAAAAAACAATCTTCATATGGATTATATTGTGCTGATTGTTCTGATATTACTATTGTATCTATAACCTGTATAGCAACAGCATTTTTAATTGTATCATTAAACTTAAAATAGCATCCAAAATTATTTGTATTACTACTTTGAATACCTTGTAATGAATCTAAATTAATAATAATTTTATCATATTTGAAATCATTATTTAAATTTGCTTCCATTTATATTTTTTGCCTTTATATTAAAAAATATATTTATTTAATAAAAATATACAAATACAATATTTTTATAATTTAATATAAATCAGGTAAACTCTTTATATAGTATTAAAATATATAAAGATATTTTACATTAAATAAGTATTAGAAAAATCAGGAATTATGGGTAAAGAAGAAGAATTAGCAGCGGGTTTTGACATTGGTACTACCACCAGTTGTGCTGCTATTTGGATTAATGATCGTGTAGAAATTATACCAGATACGCAAACAGGTTCTCGTATTATACCATCGTATGTATCTTTTGGTGAAATAGAGAAACTTGTAGGTGATGCAGCAAAAAATCAATCAACAATGAATCCAAAAAATACTATTTATGATACAAAACGCTTAATTGGTCGTAAATATACTGATGATGTTGTACAAAAAGATGTTAAATTGTGGTCTTTTGCTGTATCTGGTGATAAAGATAATAAGCCGCTAATTAATGTTAAATATAAAAATGAAGAGAAAACTTTTCATCCGGAAGAGATTTCAGCAATGGTAATTCAGCGCCTTAAAGATACAACAGAATCATATCTTGGACACGAATTAAAAAAAGTGGTAATTACTGTACCTGCTTATTTCAATGATTCACAGCGTCAAGCTACAAAAGATGCTGGAGCAATTGCTGGACTTGAAGTTCTCAGAATTATTAATGAGCCAACAGCAGCTGCTATTGCATATGGTCTAGATAAAACAGAAGATAAAAAAGAAAAAAATATACTTGTATTTGACTGCGGTGGTGGTACTCATGATGTTTCAATCTTAACACTAGATGGAGGTATTTTTGAAGTAAAAGCTACTGGTGGTGATACACATTTGGGTGGTTCTGATATTGATAATCTTATTGTAGATTATCTATGTGATGATATTAAAAAGAAGTATAAAATGGATGTACGTGAAAATGCAAGAGCACTTAAACGTCTTAATATTGCTGCTGAAAAAGCTAAGAAAAATCTTTCTGCTTCTTCAACAACAAGTATTGAAGTTGATTCTTTAATGGATGGAGTTGACTATAATACAAATTTATCGCGTGCTAAGTTTGAATCACTTGCTGACAAAGTATTTCAACGTACTTTGAAACCACTTGAACAACTTCTCAAAGATGCAAAGATGGGTAAAAGTGATATTCATGAAATTGTTCTTGTAGGAGGTACCACTCGTATTCCAAAACTTCAAGAGCTACTTTCATCGTTTTTTAATGGAAAGCAACTAAATAAATCATTGAACCCTGATGAAGCGGTAGCTTATGGTGCTGCTGTACAAGCATCTATCTTGACAGGTCAAGGTAATAGTAAAACAAATGAATTGCTTTTACTTGACGTAGCACCTCTTTCTCTTGGAATTGAAACAGCAGGAGGTGTAATGACAAAAATTATTGAACGCAATACTACAATTCCAACAAAAAAATCACAAGTATTTTCAACATATTCTGATAATCAACCTGGTGTAGATATTAAGATTTATGAAGGGGAACGTGGTTTTACAAAAGATAATAATCTTCTAGGAAGTTTTCATCTTGATGGTATTCCACCAATGCCAAGAGGCCAAGCACAAATTGAAGTATCTTTCGACGTTGATGCGAATGGTATTATGAATATTACAGCAGAAGAAAAATCAACTAAAAAGACTAATAATATTACTATTACAAATGATAAAGGTCGCCTTTCAAAAGAGCAAATTGATGAAATGATTAAAAAATCAGAAGAATTCAAGGAAGAAGATAATAAACAAAAAGAACTTATTGAAACTAAAAATGGACTTGAAAACTATTTATATAATCTTAAAAATTCAATGACTAAAAATGAAAATTCTCCACCTGCTCTTGATGAAGTAAAAGAAGAACTTGACCCAATTATTGAAGAAGGACTAAAATGGCTAGAAGAAAATGATAATAATGATATTGACACTTATAAAAATAAACAAAAAGAGCTTGAAGAAAAGGTTAATCCACTAATGCAAAAACTTTATAGTAGCCAAGCTCCACAAGGTGGAATGCCAGGTGAAATGCCAGGTGGAATGCCAGGTGGAATGCCAGGTGGAATGCCGGGTGGAATGCCAGGTGAAATGCCGGGTGGAATGCCAGGTGGAATGCCGGGTGGAATGCCAGGTGGAATGCCAGGTGGAATGCCGGGTGGAATGCCAAATGTTGAACCAACTATTGATGAAGTAGATTAAATTATCTTCTTAAAGTCATTAGAGCTAATGGTAATCCGACTAACATAAATAATATGGTTAAAGCAATAATAGTAGCTAATAAAATATTATAAACCCAATATACTTCACGTTTAATATCTTCACTGCATTCGCAATTTAATTCTTTTAATCTGTTGATAAATATAATAACAATAAATATATTAGCAAATCCAAATAATGAAACTATTCCAGCAAATGATCTATATAATATAAATAAATCATTATTATGTATTTCATTGATACTTACATCTGCAACATATGCATATATATTAATAATTAATCCAATAAAGAACATGGGAATAATTACATATAAATAGTATTTAATGTAATTACGCATCCAGTGTTCGCTACACGCGCATTTTAATTTTTCTAATTTTTGTAACCAGATTAAAGCATTAATATTAATAATTATACCTATTATACTACCAACAATAGATGCTATTAACATTCTTTTGTTGCTTGGTGAAGATTGACTTGGACGAGCTACTAATCGTGTAGTTAATTTGCTGCTCATTGGCATAAAATCTTCTAAATTTTTTTTTGAAGATTTTCTGAAATTCTTCTTTGAACTTTTTCTTGGCATATTATCTATATATATATAATATATTTTTATTTATGATATAAATATATTATATATATATCTATATAAATTGATGCAAGGTTTAGAAAATATTGGATCAACATGTGCTATAAATAGTCTTATACAAATAATTTGTAGAAATACTTATTTGCGTGATACTATACTTAGCTATGAATTATCAGATGATACATTTACTAATAACTTAAAAGAGATTTTGATTTTAATGCATAATAAAGGAAAATCATTAATTCCTAGAAAATTCGTCAAAAAAGTATTTAACACATTTAAGGGTACATTTAGATATGGTGAACAGCTTGATATATATGAATTGTGGCTTTATTTATCAGAAGCAGTTATAAATGAAATTAATCAAAATCCTAGCTATTATAAAGTTATAAATGAATATAGTATTAATGATAAAATTAAAGATGGAATTGTTATAGATAATGATATAGACTTTAATAATGTACTATTGAATAGCAATAAATTAAAAAATAAATTTGAATACTATAATATTAAACATAATAATAATAAAATATCACAATGGCAATCATTAATACAAGGATTTTATCTTAATATAACAAGATGCACTAATTGCAATAATACATTGTATAATTTTGAACCATTCGTGACATTAAATCTTAATATTACTAATAAAAATCTTTCCATTGTTGATATGATAATACAATTATATAAAGAAGAAAATAATTGTGACGATTGGGAATGTGAAAAATGTAAATTAAAAACACAATATATAAAACAAACAAAATTATGGAGTCTACCAAAGGTATTATTTATAGTTGTTACTAGATTTGCAGATATATTTAGAAAAAATACTGAATATATTAATATTAATGATCAATTGCATTTTAATGAAGGAACAGAATTAGGTAATCCAAATGTTAAAAAAAGGTATAAATTATCATCTATGGCACTCCATGTGGGCAATTTACATGGTGGCCATTATATGGCTATATGTAATAATGATACAGAAAATTATCTATTATATAATGATATGGATATTAAAGAAATAAACAATTTTAAAAATAAAAATAATTCAGCTTATATGATTATATATAATCAAGTATAATTATATGTCATTGTTTATTTTATTTGGAAGACCATGACCAAAAACAACCATATATATTAATATAAAAGCTGTTATTAATATACTTCTATTCTCAGCAACTTCTTCTTTTTGTTTTAATACAAAAACCATCAACATGTATAATATTAAACCAATTATAACAGAATGTAATAACATTTCAAGACCTCTTTCCATTTTTTTCATAGTTATTGCTACTAATAAAACAGATATAAAAAAAAATAAATATAATTATATATTAAAAATGGAAAATACAAATAATACTATTACATCTTTATTAATAACAGATAATAATGTTATAGTATCATATGACAACAGTAATAAAGAAACAATACCTTTAAATACAAATTCTTATAAAAAAATGAGAGATACATGGCTTAAAGAAAATCCACCATTTATATCAGACAAGTTTAAAAAAAATATGAATAATATAATATTGGCATCAATACAAAATAAACAAAAATCAATACAAGAACTATCTGAATTCTTTAAAGAAGGTAATGAAGAAGAAATAATAAAATTTTTCAATTATATGAGAACTCGCGATTTAACAGAGGAAAAAGCAAAATGGACTAAAAAAGTATAAAAATAAAATTGTATATATATTAAACTAAGAATGAAATATTTATCATTAATAATATTATTTGTTAATATAATAAGTATTGCGAAAGCATTTACCAATATTAATATTTATGGCACAGGATTATTTCTACCATATAGTATAGGTGTTATTGGATATATAAAGAAAAATATCGTTATACCTGACTATAAAATAACAGGAATATCTGGTGGTGCGTGGTGTTCTTTATTGTACACTCAGGAAGATGATTTATCAAATCATGATAAAATATGGAGTTATACTATTGGCGATAATGTAACAAAATTAAAAATACAAGGTGATTTAAAGATATTTCAAAAAAACATAGAAGATAATCTTAAATTAAGATATAAAAAAAAAGAACCTAAAAATCTTAATAAAATATCAATAATATCAACTAAATTAGATGGAGCATTATTTAAAATGAAAACAGAAGAAAAAGATGATTTTATAGATATTGATGATCTTATTAATTATTGTCTATGTAGTTCTTATTTACCTTATTTGTCAGGGAGCACTTTTTCAAAAAAATATAAGGGTAATAGATATATAGATGGTGATATAAAATATGATTATAAAAACGTTAATGAGACTAATAAAATAATAATACATAGACATATGTGGGGTAGAAAATTTAAACCAAATAATTACTTGTATATTGATAAAGAAAAGTCGCGAGAATTATTTGAACTTGGATGGAATGATACAGAAAAAAATAAAAAAGAAATTATTTCAAAAATAGTTTATTAGCTTTATTAAAAGACTTCTCTACACTTTCATCATATTTCTTTAATCTAGATAAACGCATTTTTTCTTCTTTTTCTGCTTTTAATTTTTTTAATTCTTGTAATTTAAGTTCTTTTTCACTCATTTGTCTTTCAGCTTTATTATCACTATATGCTTTATATTCTTCAATTGTTTTAAATTGTTTTCCTGACTTTATTAACGATGGATCTACAAGACGAGTGCCATCATGTGCTCTCATATAATCAGTATAAGATAAATTATTTATCTTTTCTATACTGCTTGTATAGTCATCCGATTTTTTGCTACCTAATTCTGTAAAGTTCAATGATTTTGCTAATAGTAAAGGTTCAGGTTCTTTATATTTAACAAGCTGTTTGTTTACTGGTACATTTTTATTAAAAAGCTTATTAAAACTCTCATTATCTATTTTATCTTTTTTAATTAATTTTTCTATATTTATATCTTCGCGCACTTGTGAAGATATATGCATTTTTTCACCATAACCAAAATCAATATCATCATCTAATACTTTACATTTTTCAAAATTACGATTAAATTTAGTAGAAAATGCTTCATCAGGATTTTGTAACATATCACTAGGATGTGTCATAGTTTCACTAGTCATTTTATGAAAGAATTCACTTGATTGTTTTTTTAAATCATAATGGTCTAAATCACTCGTGCGATTTTTATATTCTTTTGCTAATTGTTTGAAAGAATATGTTATAATATTAAATAGCTCTTTATTACCATTGGGCTTATCAGGATGTACATTAATAGCAAGCTTTCTATACGATTCTTTAAGTTCTTCCCATGTAAAATCTTTACTTACGTTTAAAACTTCATAATAATTTAGTGTTTTCATATCTATTTTTTTTAATTGAGCATCTTCCATTACATTTTTTTTAGGAGCATTTAATTCTCTATGATATTGTTGATAAGTATTTTGTCTTGATGATGTATTTCCCATATCATAAATTATCCTTAATAAATATATAGTTAATTATTAGAAATTATAATACGCATATAAAAACATATTAGATAATTAAATCAATTAATATATGAATAATAACTTAGTAATAGCCGGGTGCAATTTTATAGGATTATATTCGGCAATTAAATGTCTTGATAATGGATATAAAGTAACTATAATTGAAAAACGTAATTCATTTAATGACAAAAAAAATAATTACAGAATTTTCAATAAAAATCATAGTAATTATATTACTCTTTTAAATAAGTTTTCTATAAATTACAACAAATATACATTGAAATATAATAATAATACATATAAAATAATATTTAATATCATCAATAAATCCAAATTAATATCAAAAAAAATACTTAATAGTCAAAATTTTGTTAAATTTTGCCGTTCTATATTATCAGCACATGATTATAATTTGCTTAAAATAAATATTGATAACTTTGAATATATATATGATAATATTTCTGCAATGTTTGCAATAACATTATTTACAAACGATATTAATAATGATATTGAATATTTTATTATGACAGATGATAAATCAGTATTAATTAATAAAATGATTAATTATATTGGAGAAAATAATGGCAATATAATTTATAATACTGAAATAATTGATATACTATATAAGTCAAATATATTTATTACAACACGTTATAAAACATTTATAACTAATTTAATAATATTAACATTCTCAAAAGATAATTTGTTGAAATTTAAATTTTTAAACAAAGAGCAAAAAAAATTACTAAATAATGTAACAAAATTTAATATAGATGCGGAAAAAATATTTAGTGATAAATCACTTGAAAAAGAAGGAGATATTAAAGAACATCTATTAAATAATATACATATAGTATGTCCTATTAAAAAACATAGCATATATCTTTGGAACGTAGGTATTAATGATGTATTAATAAAAGATAAAATAAAACAATTGTTTAATCATGTTTACATATGCAGTAATTCTTATTCTAAAAATCCATTCTTTATTAATTATTCATTAGAAACATATGATGATATTCATAATAAAATTACTAACAAAATGTATAAAAATTGATTAGTATGTATAATATTATAATAATATATAATGGATATCAGTGAAATCAACAATATATTAATTTATGAATGCAAAAATTATCTATATATGTTCTTTAAACAAACAGAATATACACGTGAAATGTGGTTTAAATATTTAGATTATTTTGGTGTAAATGTTTATAACAATATTTTACCAGTAATTATTCCTGTATTTATCTTAAATATTATATTATGTTTCATATTAGTATTAATAATTAAACCTTTAATTAGTAATTCACATAAAAATAAACAACATTATTATTCTAGAATATTTTAGCCAGTACTTCCAAAACCTCCATCACCTCTTTTTGTCTTATTTAAATCATCCAAATCTAATTGAAAATTAGAATATATTTGTTTTTTAACAATTAGTTGACAACATTTCCATGGTAATTCCAAATTAGGGCAATCTTTATTAATTTTTCTTAACGCAACTAATAAATTGCCACGATAGCTCTGATCTATAATACCAATACTATTTGCGAGTATATATCCAGATTTACTAATAGAACTTCTTGGGACAATTTCTACATAATATCCATTTGGAATATTTAACTTGATACCTGTATCATATAAAATCGTATCACTATTTAATACTTTATGTTCTTTTATAATAGTTAAATCATAGCCAGCATCACTATAAGATGCTTTTGTGGGAATAATTGCATTTTCATTTGCCATATATACTTTAATCATTGGTAAATTGTCGCAATCATTAAAATTATATAAATTGTAATTAATATAATGGTACTTTGTATCATAAACTATTCCAAGAAAATCTAACATATCTGAATCTTTATATTCAATAGTATATCCAATGACTTCTTTTTGAATTGTAAAAGGTACTTTGTAAAGTTCAGATAATAATTCATAATTTTTATTATTATATATAGCTACTTGCAAAGTAGTACCTACTATTTTAGCAAATTGTTCTAGATATGCTTTGATAAATTGATTTTTTAAATCAAAACTATTAAGACTATTTACAATATTAGATAAATTTGAATCAATTAATAATTCTAAACTATCATTATTAATTACTTTTTGTATATCTTCTACTATTTTAATTGAAGATATACATAATTCTATATTATTATATTCGCTAACATATACATCTCCAAGTTGTGATAGTTTTTCAATAATCATATCAATATTCTTGAAATAAGGATAATTTAATTTATCGTACGATTCGCATTTGTTATAATAATTATATGTTAAATACCTATTATTAGTTTTAATATCCAATATTTTTAAATTACATTTTAGATATTTGCCATCATATCTATCTTTTAAATTAAATAGTATTAAACCGAATATGTAAGATTTTTCCATTGTATTAATTGTTTCAAAATACTTTTCATCAACCATTTTTAATAATATCACTTTGAAAAACTTTATATCATTATAAAATAAATAATGCCTATCAATTATTATAAATATTATACTGTTGATAAAACTGTAAAAATATGTTATAATGCCATTAAAAATAATATTAAAATTAGAAAGTCAGATACTATTATTGAGCCTAGTGCTGGTAATGGATCATTTATTAAGTATATAAAGAAACTATCAAATAACTATAAGTTTTATGATATTAAACCTGAACATAAAAATATAATTAAACAAAACTTTTTAAAACTTAAAACAACAAATGACAATTTACATATAATTGGAAATCCTCCATTTGGAAATAAATCTTCAACCGCTATAAAATTTATAAAACATGCCGCTAACTTAAAAGCAAAAACAATTGCTTTTATATTACCAATTAGTTTTAATAAACTTAGTTTTAAAAAAGCTTTTCCAAGTAATTATCATTTAAAATATAGTAAAATTTTACCTCCTAATTCATATATAAATAAAAATAAGGTTGTTGATATTAAAACAATATTTCAAATATGGGAAAAAAGAAATTATAAAAGAAAAAAAATCAATAAATCTCAACCTTGTAAATGGTATAAATTTGTAAAAAAGCCCGATTGTAGTATTGCAATAAAACGTGTAGGTTTTAGTACAGGAAAAACAAAAAAATGTAATAATAATGATAATATTAATACAAACTGGTTTATAAAAACAAGCAAGGTAACTAATAAATTAATTGCAAAGCTAAATAATATTAAATATAATGTTAAAAATAATGTTGGAGCATATAGTATATCAAAACAAGATATAATAAAAAAATATAATAAGATTAATATGATATAATCTTGGAGTTATTATACTCAACAGATTTTGATCCTGTACTTTTTGGATACATATTTTGCGCAGTATTCATTGCATTATATTTTGCAGTATCTATTTCAGGTATAAAATTAATAATATAATCTAAACCATCATAATGAGAAACTTCTTGTTTTTTCTCTAACTTTTCAAATTTATCTGGATTTTCTTTAATAATATCTCTTTTAATTTCATTATATAATTTGATAGCGACTTCATCTATTTTTTGTATTACTATTTTTTCACGACTATTCCATCCTCGTGATATATCCTTTTTATGTATATAAATAGCTATTAAAGATAATGCATGTAATAAACCACTTCTAGTAGTTTTATGTTTCTTTTTATATTCGTAATTATACAAAGCATATGTATTATCAACAATAGTGTCTTTATAAAGTATGCTATATATACCCCATAAAAACCAAACAATATCATCATCATTTGTGTTAAATTTAGTTTCAAATTTTAATTTTTTTCTTAATATAAACTCTGTAACTAATCTTAAATTATTAGATATATCTTTTAGAATATCATGACTATCTACGGATATGTTATCAGTTGATTTAATAGTTTTAATAAATATTGAAATAATTTTTAATGCAGTCATATAATTTTCATGGTCTTGTGGTGGTAATATACCTTCAAAATGCATTATACCATTATAAGATAATTTCATTTCATTATTGTTAATAATATGAGCAATCTTGCTTTTTATAACTGTTATTGACATATTACTACATTTGGCTGTTGGATGTTTATTATATATATCACAAATAATACATAATTTTGTTATTAAATTATAATTATCTTTTATAATAACTTTTTCTGAATTTATAATGTCTTTTGTTTGATTAATAACATCTATTAGTTTGCTAATATCAGATAATGATATATAAGTACCTATATATGAACAAACATCTATATAAATGTTTTCTAATAGCTCAAATGTGTCATGTAAAAAAATTATTTTTGTTGCTAATAATAGACTATTTTGTATATCGCCATTACAAATTGATGTAAATAGTTCATTATTCATAGTACATTTATAATATAATGTTATAAATATTAACATATATTAAACGAATATATCAATGTTTTTTATAATAAAATCATTGTAATTATTAATTATTTTGTAGCATTTAACAATAGTAACTTCCGATACATTACATGCTTTTGCAAATTTCTTTTTAGTATATCCTAAGTTTTTAATAATAGAGTAATAATATAATATACCAGCAGCAGAAGATGTGGGTGAATTATCATTCATTATTTCATTATCTTCAATAAACTTAACTAATTCTTTGCATTTATTAATATCATAAATAGACATACTTAAATTATTACCATATTGTGAAATAAAGTCTATGGGATCTGGTGAAGAAACATTAATTTGTAATAAAGTTTGAAATCGTGAATTGCCTTTATTCAAGGTAACATGTGAAATATTAAACATTGCTGCGATGTCTTTTGAACTCTTAGGAACTTTATTTAATAAACATGAGTGATAAATACATGATGCAATAAGTCCATCCTTATTGTCTCCACGTGATATTTTTTTTTCTGATGCTTTTTTATATAATACCTTAGCATTATCTATAACTTTTTGTGGTATTCCATTATTTATAGTATTCGCAGTCATTTTATCAAATACATTCCATAATGTTCTTTCATCATATGGCATACTATTCCACATTTGAAACATACGTATTCGCCTGATATCTATATTATCTTTATAACCACAACTAATCATAGAACCAATAGAAGATTTTGGTAAAAGATTATTTGTTGGCATCCCACATCGTGATGGATCACCATCTCTATTATCATCATTTCCATAAAATCTCCATTCTGCCCCACTTTCAATTACGTTTGAAACAATAGAACTACATTTTGTACATATATTCATATTATCTTCTTTAATAAAATCTTCACAACCACAATAACATTTTATTACATCAGTATTATTTATACCATTATCAATATGCTCCTCCTTTTTAATGTCATCAAAAAGATTCCAAAGTTCTTCTTCATTCATTATTTTGAAAATGGTATAAATAATATATAAATAACTATAATCAATTTTTAAATAATTTTAATTATATAGAATAATGGCAAATATACAGAAAGATATTAAACTATATGAAATAATTAAAAATAAAGTTTATAATAAATATCCTCGGCATTCCGCATATAGAAGTGGTATATTAGTTAAGGAATATAAAAAAGCATATTTTAAAAAGTATAAATCAAATGAAGCATATCATGGTAAAAAACCTACTAAAAAGGGGCTAGCAAGATGGTTTAAAGAAGAATGGAAAAATCAGAGAGGAGAAGTAGGATATCGTAATGTAAATGATGTTTATCGACCTACTAAACGAGTAACATCAAAAACACCACTTACATTTAAAGAATTAACTAAATACGAGTTAGAAAAAGCAAAAAAAACAAAAGAGAAAAAAGGAAGAATATATAAATTTAGAAATAAAAAATGATATATCAATAATAAATATTATAATTATGTCTAAATCAGAATACTTAGATAGTTTAGTGAAAAAATCTAAGGATATATCAAGGAAAATCAAAAAGTTTAAATTATATGAGCTAAGATATTTTACAGAGATTGATTTTGTAAAATGTGAAAAAAATAATAATATTTTTATATATCTCAAAAATAAATATCCTTTCGTAAATATTTATATTGGATATATTAAGTTCTATGAATATGATAAAGTATTTACAAAACTTTATATATACTCAAATATAGACATTAGAATACATAGCATAATAAAAAGTGCTATTTATATAAAAAATTGATGACTATTTTTATTAGAATTGTTTTAACTATGAAGTATTACATTCTTATTGCACTTGCTTTCATTGGAATTACCGAATCTTATCTTAATGTTCATTTGCTCAATCTAAGGAAAAACAAAACCACATCTCTTCGTCTTAGCAAAAAAAAAATAATGGACGATAACCAAAAGTTTATTTATAAAAACTATTTGCTAAGTGTCAGAAAAGTTAAAAAAAGTATGCAACGCAGCAATTCTATTGTAGATATCAATGGTATTATTGATAGTATAAAGAGTAATATAAATACTAATTCTACTACAAATAATGAAGCTGTAATATATCTCAAAAAAAATGAAACATTGATTGATAATAGTGAATTAGTCGCAAAAAAATTGATATTATCTAATATTCATATTGATGTTTCAAATATTAAACAAATTCATATTTCTACTAAAAATGATACTATCATAGTAAATTTAGATAAAAATAATATACAAAATAATGATATGGTTAAATATGAATTGGGTAAGATTGACGCCCTACTCAATATAGCATCTATTATTACTTCACTAATGAATAATTAAGGCAACTTAGGTACTGCGAAGTTCGCGAACTTCTTGGCGTAGTTCACGAACTTCTTGACGTAGAACATTTAGCTCATTGCGAATATCATAATTGGCATTACGATTTTCATATGGAATATATGGGCGTGAAGATTCACGTTGATATCTGTTATTGCGTTTGCGAGAAGCCATCTTATTTTGATGCTCTTCACGTTTCTTTTTAAACTCATCGAGATCTTCTTTGGTGACTTCATATTGTTCAAGTAGACTTTGTTCTTCAACAAATTCTGTTTCTACTTGTTTACAAATGTGTTGATAAAGGCGTGTTTGAATACTGCGAACTGTGCGTTTAAGTTCACTAGCAATATCTTCATATGAAGATTTTTCTACTCTCATAGCAATTAGACGTTCTTCTTCCCCATCTTCCCAACCAAATCCTGCACGTGATGTTAGTTCGTTTTTACGAAGTTCATCAAAGTTGGATCGTTTGTTGTAACGGGATTGCATTTTGTTATTAGTTTGTGTCGTGCCTGTAAGCTATATATATATAGCTCTTTATTTTTATATCATTTTAGTTTATTTATATTATAAGTTTTTTTATAAAAATTTGTAAAAAGTATTATTAAACTAGTATGATAAATTAATTCTAATAAAGCATAACTTTTTGGAACTATATTTTCATATAATACTACTAATACAGAATGTGCAATACAACTATAAAATTGACCTATTTGCGACATAGTAACAAATTTTTTAAGAGGATTTATATAACCAAATGATGTAACTAAATAGTGACTATACATTATTAAATGAATTAAACTATTAATAAATGCACAATATGTTACAGAACCATTTCCATGCCCGTTATTAACTATAATAGCCCATAATAAACTAATCGTACTATGATGATAAACATGTAAAAATGACATTTGTTCTTTTTCCTTTCTTTTGAAAATTATAAAATAGGTATCAAAGTAATCTAGATATTTTGATAAATAATGTAAATAAACATAGTATTTTAAACTATCATTATATGGTATATTAATTGCAAAGATATTTGGTATTGATATAATATAATAAGTTCCATATATAATATAACTATTTAGTAAAATCTGCACTAAATTATAATAAATCAAAATAGTTTTCAATTCATATTTATAATCCTTCTTTTTCATATAGTTAAGTAAAAAAATTATACTATATAAATATCCCAATGAACAACAAATACCAAAATTTATAGAAGTAGTATTTTTAATCACATAATCTAACATATTTATATTACAATATAGTAGATATATTTATATGACATTAACAAAATATTTACCACATATTCTTATTGTCGTATTTTTTTTGTTTTTTGCAATTATTGGCTATTTAGTTTGGAATTATATATATAAACAAGATAATCAAGAAGCTATAAAACCTGCTTCAAACAAGATTTGTATGTCCGTAGATGATTTTAATAGATTAAAAAAAACAACTATTCCACAAACTAAAAGCGATACAGATACAATAGCGCGCGATAGAAAAGTATTAGATGATGATTTATATCCACCTCTTAATCGTGGCGATACTCGTTCTCATACAAATTTAGCTAATAATATTAATAGACGTCGCATGTATGTTAATACACAAGAAACAGGGGATACTTTTAGGCTTGTTGCATATATTACCAGCACATCTGATAAAAAAGATTCAGGTAATAATAATTGGAAATTATTTGCGAGACAAAAAGATAGACATTTCTCCGAATTTTATATGATACCAACTGATAATACAAATGACCTAAAAATAAGTATAAATAATGATAATATAGTAGGTTATAAATTACGCGATGTTTATGATATACCACAACAACTCACTTTTAATACTCCTCTACTTAATAAAGATCCATATGATGTTGTCGAGGTCCCGAAAGCCGACCTAAGTCGCTCTGCTGATTATATATAAATATATATCGTGTTATAATATTGTGTAAAACCGCAGAAAATAAACAATGAATTATCATAACACAATTATTGCTAATCAATATGATATTATATATAAAGCTTTTGATACTTCGCGTGTTAGAATATGGAATAATGTAAAGGTATTTTTAAATAATCGCAATGATAATGAAACACTATTAGATTGTGGTTGCGGTAATGGAAAAAATATGGTATATGCATCGGAATTAGGTTATGTATGTAAAGGTTTTGATATATCACATAAATTACTTGATATATGTTATAATAAAAAGCTAAATGTTTTTTATAATGATGTTTTAAATATAAATACTGATAAAAAATATGATAAAATTATTTCTATTGCCGTTTTACATCATCTTAAAAATGTTAATGAACAGATTATTGCAATTAACAAATTATTAGAATGTTTAAATAGTGGTGGTAAATTACTTGTATCTTTTTGGTCAAAAGAAAAACACTTTAATAATCAAGAGAATAATAAAAGCGATTGTAGAGATTTTATTACTGGACCAAACTATGTTAATTGGAAATTAAGCAAAGATAATGTAATTAAAAGATTTTATTATATACACGATTATGAAAGCATAAAAGATTTAGCAAATGAAATAGAAGCCGATTATGATATTACTTGGGAAAAGCAAAATTGGTTTATTACATTTTATAAAAAATGATATATTACAACAATTATAATATTAATTATAATATGGCATATATAATACAAAAAAACGATTCTGATGATGATATTAAATCTAATTCATCAAATAACTCTCTTTATATTGAACATGTTCCTTTTTATATCAGGGGGAGAGCAGAGTGGTGGGAATTGAAACATAATGAAATATTATTATATGAAAAATTAGCCGAGGGTGGTAATGGTGTTATTAATAAAGCTTCATGGCGTGGTTTAAAGTGTGTTGTTAAATGTTTAAAACATAACAATAATGACATTGAATATCAAGATATGATAAATGAAATATCAGTTATATCTCATTTGAGACATCCAAATTTAGTTTTATTTCTCGGGGCATGTACTATAACTGACCCCTTACTATTATTATACGAATATATGCCAAATTCTTCTCTAGATGTATATTATTCAAAAAAATATTATGAAAAAAATAAGTTATGGAAACCTAAAAAATATTTAGCATATATATGGATATATGAGCTTACACAAGCAATATATTTTCTTCATCATTGCTATTATCCCATTATGCATCGTGATTTAAAACCATCTAATATATTACTAAATAAAGATTTACGTATTAAATTAACAGATTTTGGCTTATCAAGAAAAGTTAAGAAAAAACATGAAAAATATAAAATGAGTGGATGTACAGGAACTTTAAGATATATGGCTCCTGAAATAATATTTAATAATGGTGAGGACTATGACCTTAAAATAGATATATATTCCTTAGCTCTAATTTTCTGGTTTATTTGTAGTGGAAAAATACCATATTCGGAATTAGATATAAATCCACATGTAATACAACTTATTCAACTAGATTATAGACCCGATATAAAAGAAATAAAAATTATTGAATTACAAGATCTTATTAAACAAATGTGGAGTACAAATCCAGACGATAGACCAGATATTAAACACGTACTAAAAATTATTCAAAAAATAAAAATTGTAGAAAAACAAAATAAGTGTAGTATATGTTAATACTCTTTTAAAACACTATAACAAATTATAGCAACTTGATCACCATCAAACTTATTATTTAATTTATATAGTATATTTTTATTTATGCATTTATTAGAATATTCTTCAAGTATATTATTTTTATAATTTTCTTCTAATTCTGCAACACTTTTGATAATATAATCATATTGTGTTATATTATCTTTATCTAGATTTTTTTTATTAAAATTATAATTTAAATTAATATTATTACACAATTCTTTTAGCAATATGGTATTATCAATGTTGATATTACTTGATAGCATTAAAAATGCTTTTTATATTATTAAAGAGTTTACCTTTTATATAAACTATTGCTGATGGGAGGCTTTTCATATAATATAATAGAAAAAATAATTGATAATACTTATAATACTGCGATAGAAACAGGGACATTTAAGGGGGACGGAACACAAATCTTATCTAAAATATTTAAAAAGGTTTACACAATAGAAATTAACGACTTATTGTATAATACAGCAGTTAATAAATTTAGTAATACTAAAAATATTAAATGTTTAAAAGGTGATAGTAAACGTGTTTTATTAGAACTATCATCTCAGCCAAATTTAAAAAACGAAAATATATTATTTTGGTTAGATGCTCATTGGAGTGGTGACATTAGTGTTAATTGGGATATATCACCATGGAAAGGATATAATACAGATACTGGTTATGTAGGTAAAAAAATAAATGGTATTGTTCCGGGAATAAATCAAGTACCATTAGAACAAGAAATATATCAAATATACAAAAATTTTAAAGGAGAATGTATTATATATATTGACGATTTTGATAAAATAGATCCCATTACATTAAAAGGTCTCAAAAATAAATGTTTTGATGGTGAAGATTATTCTCACTTGGATTTCAATAAAATATTTAATAATGTAAGCAATAGAATATTATTTGTAAAATATATTGGCAATCAATGTGTTTTAAAATTTAAAAAAATATTTTAATCTACATCTACACGTGTTAGCTTAGGTTTAACTACTTGTGTTTCATTTTTTTCAATGGCATAAATATATTCAAACATATCTAAGAAGGTATACATTATTTTTTTATACTATTATATACGTAATATTATTTTATATGAAAATTGATAGACATTATAAGTACTATTTATTACAAGTATTATGGATAATTGCAAGATTATTTAAAAAAAATATAGAAAGTTGCAAAAAAAAACATAATAAGTATAATATTATTTATAGTTCTTATAAACATAAAGGTCTTTGTCGTGAAGATGCCATTTGTAATATTGATATAAATGATAAAATCAAAGTAAAAAAAATAGGTCAGACGAATATTATAGTGATATGACAAAACACATTAAAAGATGTATTTATCTTATTAAAAATAAAATTAAATACTTAAAGTGTGCCATTTCGCGTTCCTATTAAATTATACTTTTTTTATATAAAAAATGATTTCTATATAATAGTATTGTGGATTATGGATTATGATTATAGTTTTATAAATGCGAGGCCACAGGATTTTATTAAAACAAATAAAAAAAAGGATATTATAAATGTTCTCTTAGAAGCCGATAAAGCATTTTTCAATAGTGGGCAACCTAAATTAACTGACGATATTTATGATATTATCAAAGACTACATTCGTAAAAAATATCCAAAGGATGCTTACTTGAAAAGAGTTGGTGCCGACGTTGACAATAAGGTTGAATTGCCCTATTATATGGGTTCTCAAAACAAAATCAAAGATAGTGAAAGCGAAATCACTAAGTACAAGAAAAAATATCAGGGTCCTTATTTAATTAGTGACAAGTTAGATGGTGTAAGTGGTATGTTTGTATATGATGGTGATAATATTAAATTATATACTCGCGGAAATGGTCGCGAAGGACAAGATATATCACATTTGCATAAATATATTAGTGGATTTCCTAAGATAAAAAAGCAAGATAAGTTAGCTGTGCGTGGCGAATTTATTATATCAAAAAATAATTGGGATATATTAAAGAATCAAGATGATACCCTATCAAATCCCCGTAATACTGTAAGTGGTGCGATTAATTCTAAAATATTAAATAAGCAATTATTGAAAATGATAGATTTTGTTGCATATACTTTGGTATACCCCAATTTACCAAATGGTCTACCCGAGTTGGATAAAATGAAATTCAATGTTGTAAATAATAATGTAATTGATGATATTAACTTAGCATTCTTATCTAAGAATTTAGAAGATTCTAGAAAGAATAAATATGTCATTGACGGTATTGTAATTTCTGATATAAGTAAAGTATATGAAATTGCACTTGGAAAGAATCCCGAATATTCATTTGCTTTCAAATCAATACACACATTAGAGCAAGTAGAAGTTATTGTCAAAGAAGTTGAATGGAATATATCTAAGGATAAATACATGAAACCCATTGTTAAGTTTGATGAAATCTTATTGGATGATGTTAAAATTAAACAGGCAACTGGTTTCAATGCTGGATATATTGAAAAGAATAATATTGGACCTGGTTCAAGAATAGTTATTATACGTTCTGGTAATGTTATTCCACATATACAATATGTATTAACAGCATCTGCAAATGGAAAACCTAGTATGCCTGGCGAATTAGATAAGGATTATAAATGGAATGATACGCATGTAGATATTATTAAAATTAGTGAGGGTAGAAATGCGGATTTTGATATCAAAAATATAGTATATTTTATGAAAACAGCAGACGTTGATAATATGGGGCCAGGTAATATTACCAAGATATATAATGCAGGATTTCATGATATCAAAAGTATATTGAAAATACAGAAGGAAGATTTGTTAAAAATAGAAGGTTTTAAGGTTAAAAGTGCAGATAATATCTTGAAATCTCTTGAAAAAGTGAAAGAGTTAGATTGTCTTGTTTTAATGGATGCGTCAAATATGTTAGGTAGAGGATTTAGTTATAAGAAAATTAAAATGATTACAGATGTATATTCTAGTATATTAATAGATAATGCCGAAAATCGCGAGAAAAGCCTTAAAATATCTATTGAAGACCTTATGAAAGTAGAAGGGATAGCGGAAATAAGCGCAAAACTTTTCATAGAAAATCTACCGCGATTTTATGAGTTCTATGACATTCTTGGTATTAAATGCAAGGGTATTCAAGAAAAAGTTGATAAGTCTGTTGAAAAGACTGAAAAAGCTAATATCAAAGATAAAAAGTTTATATTTACTGGGTTTAGAAATAAAGATTATGAAAAAATAATAGTAGAAAATGGTGGTAAAATAGTTACATCAATATCTAAATCAACTAATTATTTAATTGTTAAAAATAAGACTGAGAAGTCAGGTAAAATAGATAAAGCAACAGAATTAGGTGTAAAAATCTTAGATATTACAGATTTTGAAATGCTAATAAAATGAGTACATAATTAATAAAAAAGTTAAAATTATAAAAAGTTTATAAAATCTCTAAGAAAATTAAATTATGTACTCTTTTTTTTAATGATCATTTTATAAATATCAATACTTTCTATATAATAATTGAATATATCTATGATAAAGTAGTTATTAATATATAACATTGAAAATATAATCATCGTATTAACAAGAGTATTGCTATTCATCATTGATGTAATTATATACACTATATTAATAATCAATTTTTTCAACTAATAAAACATATAAAGACAAAACCATATAATACATATGGAAGGTAAATTACTTCCACAAGCTCTCATAGCTCAGTCGGTAGAGCGCATGGCTTTTAACCATGTGGTCGTGGGTTCGAGCCCCACTGAGAGTGACTTATTTATTTTTATAAAAATAATATTAAATATTTTTGAGATTATGAGAATTATAAAATTATGTGCTCTTAATAGCAAATGTATAAATTATCTCAGAACGTTAAAAAATCATTAACAAGTAGTTTATATCGTGCAAGGAAACGCATTGAATATAATAAAGATATATATATGGACGAAAATCATAAAAAGATGTGTGAATATTATAATAAATATCAAGAATTATCAAAAGAGTTTTCTGGTAAAAAAACTAATTTAACCTATAATACATTTAAAATAGATAAACACAATTTATCTGATACACACGATGAGGATGATATAGTATTCAAGAAATATGAAATAAACATTAATTTATTATATAATGATTATAATAAAAAATTTATAAATAAATTATATGTTACAGTAAATCCAGATGATTATAATGAATTTATTGAATCACAAAATGCGTTCATAAAATCATTAACACCCGAAGAGTTATACACATTAAGATGTCATACACATGATGGAGATGTTATAGTAAATTATTTTATTAATAATAATTTTAATATTGATGTTAATATTGACGAAGTTGATTATCACGATAGTAGAAAATCAAAAATCATAGTCAATAAGAAACAATTCAATGCAAATAGAGATTTTATTTTATTTTATTATCAAATTAAAAAATATTTATACAATACTGATAAGAAATTTAAAGACTATACAAGAATAGATTTAGAAGATTATATAAAAGAGAATTATGTATCATTTAATTGGAAAAATATACTTAAAATATATATTAAAGACATATATAAAATATTTGAAAAATCACCTGTTATTGAAAAACCACTTGTATTTTATAGAGGTGTTAACGACGAATACTATATTAAAGGGTCAGCAGATGGAAACTTTATTTCTAAAACATTGAATAGTGCCTCCTTTAATTTCAAAGAAGCTGTTACATATATGGGTGGTAAATGTTGTGTTATGAGAATAAAGGTAACGAAAGGAAGCAAAATTATACTAATTGACAATGTCAGTAATTATAATGAAGCAGAAGTTTTATTACCTTTTAATACAAAATATTACATTGATTATCCAAGACATGAAATTAGTTATTATAAAACAAGTGAAATATGTCCAGATAAATCCAAAAGTAAAAAAATAATAGTATCTGATTTATCTATAATTGAAGGATTGCGTTCATATCCTCGTAGTTCTCGTAGTTCTCGTAGTTCTCGTAGTCCTATAAAATAATATTTTTAATTTATAGAATGAAATATATATTTATAGATATTCGTAAGAGCGACGAGGTATATAATAAGCGCTTTGCACCATCAGGAGATTATGGATTTTATAATATACCAATGGATATGATTAAATTTAATCAACATACCATATGTAAACATCTAGAATATGCAAATGAAATCTATATAGTATGTAGAACAGCGGGGCGTTCTCAATATATCAAAGATAAATATTTTTCCAATGATGCAAATATAAAAATAAGTAAAGATTTGCAATTCAATAATTTAAATTATGGAGATAATCTAATTAAAATTAATAATGATACACTTAACGTAAAGGTAGAAGGAACACCTGGAATTAATTTTTATAGCATAATGCTTATAGTTCAAACCTTCTTAGGACTATTAATACTAATACTTGGTGGTTTAACATATATGGAAATGAGTAAGTATAAGAATGCTAATATTATACCATTAGTTATTCTAATGATATTTGGATTAATGGCTCTCGTAAATGGCATAACTTCAACTTGTACGTTATCTTTAATATTACAAGATTACTTAAATTGATAATTATATATCATTAACAAATCTTCCACACCTGATAAAATCATCTACATCCATTGTAGCATAATTACTGGATACAAGTTTAATCCAAAAACATACCTTATTAAATACAATTTTTCTATAAACCTTTATAAAAAGTTAAAAGAAATTCAAAATTATGTACTCAAAATATAAAATAAACAAACACATAATACACATTACTATACTTCCTAAGTATAAGAGATTGTAACAACAATAAAGATACCAAAGAACATAGTCATTAAATGAATATAACAAAAATAATTAAATATTAATTTTTTAAAATTTTATCTTATACGTTCTTTAATAGCAACTAAATCTAAATCTCTTACCCGATAACACTCTTTTTTTTTATTTGGCAAATCTCTTTCAATTATAAAAGGTAATCTGCCTTGCTTTAATTCTTCAAGAGCCACTTGTCTCAACTCCATATTACTAGATATATTTTTTTTAACACCATTTATAAAAGGCGTTGCACCAGAAGATAATTGCTGAGTACGCATCCCAATAATCTTATCAAACTCATAAACAGTCATAATTGGTTTAGATATTTTATCTTTACCAAGCGATTCGTTTGTTTTAGAAACATCTTCAATATGATTTGCTTTATAAGACAAAGACATTAGTTAATATAATTCTAATATATTAATATCATTTTTTTTTATATAAAAATAAAATTGACAATATAAAAAAATGAATACAAAAATACAAGAGGGTACAACATATCTAAGTAATGGCACAAAAGTTTCTAAGAGTAATATAATCATTAAATTTTTTGGAGAACTCGATGAGCTAAGTGCGGAGATAGGATATATTAATACATTAGTATATAAATATATTATCAAAGATAATAAATATTTAAATTTAATAACAAAATATTATGAAATACTATATGAATTTCAAAAAGATATTAATACTATTGAACATAATGTGTTATTTAAAGATACTTATAAAGAATTAAGTACCAATAAAATAAAGGATTATCTTGTTGAAATTAATAAAATATTACCAATACAGAATAATTTCGTTTTATCTGGTGGTAATATAACAATAGCTTCTATTTTTAAAGCACGAGCAAAATGTAGAGCAGCCGAAAGAAAACTTGTTTCTATGAATTATTATTATTTTAACTCAGAATTACTTACACGAAGTAATGTAGAATATATACAAAAATGTCTAGAATTTATCAATATACTATCAGACTATTTTTATATGCTTGCAAGATATACTTATAATATATTAGAGATTGATGAAATTATAATTTAAGAAAATAATTATAATGTTTTTTAATATCACCATTGAAATTTTTATAAATTTTCATAGTTATATATAAAATTAAAAATAGCTGTATAAAACTAAATATTATTATACTATAACTATTAAGTAACATTCCCCATATAATCCATAAGAAATATATAATAAATAATAACATAAAAGTAAAAATATCTAAATCATCTGTTTGATTTGTAATAAATATTTTATAAGCTTGTGGTATAAAAGCTATTGTAGATAATATACCTGCTATTGTAGCAATTATTTCAGCATAAATAGTATTTTCCATATTCTACACTAATAATGACATTTTAATTATCCTTTAAAACTATCTTCAATATTACTTTTTGTATTTCTATTAAATGGACATCCCATTGGAATAGTACAATTGTAAGGGATTTCTCTTTTAACATTAATTTTTTCTTTGCATATTTTACAAACCTTAGTATCTGATAATATCATTTTATTAGGCTTTAAATCTAAATACGAATCAGTAAATAATTTTTTGTATTTAATATTATAAGATTTATCTGCAATTGACATAAATAAACTATAACAATCAATATTAATAGTACAAATTAAAATAATAGCTAGCTTAATAAACCATGATTTCATTGTAATTTGTTAAAAAAATAATATAAACTAATATCAATTTTTAATTTTGTTTCCAAGTTTCCCCACAAGTTTCACAAACATATAAATATTTCATGTTTTTTGAATCATATTTAATATAAATTACTTGATTGTTATCTGGGGTAGCTGAGCAATCAGTATTGGGGCAAGCAATATGAGGATCCTTAATTCTTCTTAAAGTAGGATCAAAACGTAGATATTTATTTACATTTTGATTGTATAACAAATCATCTTCACTATATATCTTTTGCGATATTCTAATAGCAGAATTTGTAGTTTCTATTTTTTCAAAATTACAATGCTTGCAATATTTAACTAATTGTTTAGTTTCATTTGTTTTTACATATAGCATATTGTCACACACTTCGCAGAACTCCATTTTATATTAGTTATAAGAAAATTATAAATTTTATATAATCATTTTTTATAAAAAAAATGATATAATTATACTTAATATTTTAATATAAAATGTTTGATTTCAAAGAACTCATCGACGAATTATTTAATAATAATTCATGCTATTCATGTTGCAATAATAAAAATGAAAGAGATACTATAATTATTCCTGCAAAAGATAATAAGGTTTATGATTGTAGTAGATTTAAGCCAACAATTGCAAGTAAAAATAAATATAGCGATAAAGATGTTAAAAAAGAATTGGAATATCTAATGAATATTAATCAATCATCTTCATCTTCATCATCAAGGCGATATCCAATTCCACGCCAACCCTTTACATCATAAGGTGTAGCAAGTATTTTCTCAAAATATGCTTTGAGTTGATTTCTATCGGGGCATTTTTTACCTTTTATTACATTTGATACAGTCCAGATTCTGAAATCTTGATATAGTTTATCAATACGGATACGTGGTTCTCTAATTTCAGGATCAATAATAATTCTTTCATTGATAAATTGTCCAATAATATCATTATTTTGTTTATAACTCTCAGTTGCAACTCTAACCTCACTGGGTTCTGCGATAGAAGATGGATTAATAGTTTTATGTCTTTCAATAAGCATACTAATAAACACTTCTTTCCAACGATCAAACTTATCAGTTAATTCTAAATCCATGTAAAATTCATTTTTTTCTGGATTAGGATTTTCACAGAAACGACTTGAAAAGTTACATACTTTGATACGACGCCATGTACCACCATCATCACTTGGTACTTCTGGAAGTTCATTACAAGTTAATATCATTTTAAATTGTGGTTTAAATTCATAAGGCTCTTTATAAAGTGCTCTTACTAAAATTCTGTCTTGACCAGATAATTCCTTCATTAGCCCAATATTTAGCTTTTCATTTTCACTAGGTTCTTGCATAACAGCAAATCTCTTACCTTTTGTTCTTTCAATTTCACTTTGTGCAGCATTACTTGCAGCACGTTTTTGTGTTAAAAGTGCGATAGGCAATATACAATAATATTCACCAATAGCTTTTTGGATAAGATCTAATAAACGTGACTTACCATTACTACCTTGACCAGTGAATATGTAAAATCTTTCTTGTGCAATACTACCATCAATAATACAAGCTAATACATCCATAACATAATTTCTCAAATTTTTATTAGTAAATATTTTAGCAAAGAAATCATTTATCTCACTAATTTCAGGGCATTCGGGGTTATAGTTTGTATAATTAATTTTTGTAGATAAATAGATATAATCATCAGGCATACCATCGCGAAATATATGCATTTTAAGATCATAAACACCATTGTCAAATCCAATTAAATGTGAGCGACTATCAAGTAATTCTTCAAATTTATCATCAATAAATAAGGTGCGACATTCTTTCATAATTGAGTCTTTAAAGTTGGAATTTTTTAGTTGTGTTGCTATCTTTAAACATTTCTTGCTTTTTTCTTCATTAATAGCACGTTGAATAGGGTCATCACAATATTCATTGTAATAGTTGCTACGTTCCATAAACTTCTTGCAAATATCAATACTTAAAATCTTTCTTAATTCTAAGCCTTCACGTCCCTTTACCCATTTATGGCGCTGTTTATCATATTTATACCATACATCCTTAGAAATTGCTTTAAATTCATCTTTGAAAATAGCATGAACTACACAAGCAATATCAAAGTGAGATCCATCGCTATTTAATGCAATATCAATTAGCTTTATAATAGCAGTATTTATTACATTTACATATTTTATAGAATTATCTTGTTTTGCCCACCATCTCAAAGTGCCAAGACCCATATTATCTTTGCGCATTTTGTCCCATAATTGCTGACATTCTCCTTCAATATATACACTGCTAATTTTAGAAAATTCAATCCATGTTTCTAGCAATCTATAATCAATATTGCGTAAAACCCATCCAAGATTAATCCAATCGGTATAATTATCTGCTCTACTAGGTGCAAGACATTCAGCAACCAATCTTTTAATAAATACTAACTCGTCATCTGATACATAGGCTCTGTTAACATTAAGAGATTTACCAAAGATATTATTTTGAACCTTGCTTTTAAGCTTTTGATCAATCGCAGGCAGAATATGCTTGCTATACTGACTAATTTCCATTTTAAAATCTTCTTTTACAATATTAGGGTAATCATTACTACGTTTAATCATTGAGAATAACTTAATATATTCAATTTCATCATTAGCATTAGATTCATATTCAACACGATTAGTTGTGTTATCTTTAAAGTTATAAATACATGAAACACGATATACATCACAATCAGGTTTGCGACTACCATACATTTGCCAACAATTTACATCAATAATAGCTTTGTCTACAATTGATTCATAATCATTGCAAATTGGCAAATCTTTGAAAATATCTGGTGCCATATCTAGTATTTTTCTTCTAATAAAATGTTGCGTATTGTTTTCAACAATAATATGTGGAAATACAATATGTATTCCGTCTTTAAGCTTATTTCTAAATTCAACAGGGTTCGGCTTTTCCATAACATAAGCAATGGCATTGTTATCTTTTACATCCAAAAAACTACTAATTATTTTAAAGTAAGCATCAACTATTTTAAATATATTCTCACTAGTATATACTCTATCATATACTCGCTTATCATTTAAAGATGAGTTGGAATTATGGGAACTATAAATACCTGATTTATCATCAGGTATAGTAAAGCGGAAATCTAGATCAACACGCAATGGACTTGGTTCAGTAGGTTTTTCTGTAAAATGTAATGCCACGCCACTGGTAATGGCGAGACTATATAATTTTATAAATTTTTCATAGGATTCTTCGGGAATATAAAGACTTACTTTTGGAGATCCTATGCTTGTATTGGTGTAGGGTTTTCCCTTTTCAACCTTATGTTTATTAATGAATGAACGTAAATCCTCATTTATACCCATTATTTTAAATTTAAATTTGCTTTATATATATATCAATTTTTATTTTTATACATATTTAATTACATATCTATAATATTATTTATCTTTGTATATGGTAGGTGTATTTGTTAAAATATATATATTATGCTAACAAAAAAAGAAAATTATAATAGCCCAAAAAACGCAAATATCCCAATGCTATTTAAAAAAGCATCATTAATTAAATTAATTGATGCTTGGAACAGCTGTCGTAATAATAAAATTAAATACAAAAACACATATAGTGCAAAGAAATTATCCGAATTATTAAATGAACGCATAAAATCTATTTGTGATGATAATGAATATTGGTGTTGGCCAGGTGTTATTGGTCGCTTAACAAAAGATCCAAAAATGCAGCAAAATATTAAACTTATTGAAAAAACCGAATTACGTCCAGAAATGCCTGCTCAATGGTATAAAAATCCAATTGAATGGTTATCTAATTATGATATAGATGATGTTATGGTACAATATAATAATGAAAAGAAATATTGTTATTCATTTTTAGGAGTTTTTCCAATAGACTTTTCAGAGGAAGATAAGTTTGGTAGATGTTTATATAGCCACATATGTTCATTAGACTTAAAAAAATATACAAGTAAAGGTATTAAATATTTAGGTTTGATAACAAATTTAGATAAACATGATGAAAGTGGTTCTCACTGGACATCAACATTTATTATAATAGACCCAAAGAATAAATCATATGGTGCTCATTATTATGATAGTAATGCAATATCTATACCGCATTATGTTAAAAAATTTATATTAAATATAAAAAAACAATTAGCTAAAAAATATCCCAAAGTACCATTTACAATAACATCAAATACTAAACGTCATCAAATGAAAAATACAGAATGTGGTATGTTTTCAATGGCTTATCAAATTAGATGGATAAATGCACTATTAAAATATAAACAATTAAAGCTCAAATCACCATATGAAGATTCTAATTTTAGATTAAATATAGTAAATGATAATAATATAACAGATAGTAAAATGGAAGAAAATAGAAAATATCTTTATCGCCCCAATCTAAAAATGCATCTTAAAAAAAGAAATGTTATATTATAAAATTCATTAATTGTGTTATTTTTATCATCTATTTTCTGTGACTATTTATTAAAGTTGCAATGGGTGTAATAGATGATTTTAAAACAGAAAAAAATATTAATTTAATATTTACTGCTGCCAGCAAAATGATAAAAGATAAATATTATGATATAAAAATATCAGATAGTGATTTACTTAATATTATAAATAGTATCAAAATAACAATATGTTCTGATGTTGTTTTAATAAAAAAAATCGTAAAACTAATGGAATTAAATAAAATAGCATTATCAAAAGTCAAAGATCATTTTGATGATATAATAAATAAAAAAAATGAACCTGAAATAATAGAAATAAATGAAGATAAAATAGACAATATTAAATACGATAGTGAACAATTATTACTAAAAGTTTTAGAACTTGAAGAAAAGCGTAATGCTGCAAACTCATTAGCTAATTTACAAAAAGATACACAAGAAAACAAATTTGAACCAATTATTGTATCACAACCTAGTAATATAGATATCAATCTTAAAATTATTGAAAAATTAGAATTATTATCCAAAGAAAAAAAAAAAATAAAAAGTAAAAGTATAGTAATAAATAGCTATAATCGTGATTGGATTAATAATCCATATAGAAATAAATTATCTTTTAGTATAAACATTGACTTACAAAAACATAATATTAAAATAGATAAACTTATTTTGCCAAAAAATATAAAAGATAAAACGCCATATATTACGATGTCAATTGGTGACAGCAAATTTACACAAAAGCTTATATTTATATTAAAATCTTCTAATAGTGACAATAAATGGGATACTTGGGAAAATGCTAATACGGATAATGACAATTTATTATTAATTAATACAAAAAATTGGCATATAAATTTTACAGACTTTATCAATAACGAATTAGATATGGGAGCAGATGGTATAAATATAATTGAAATAAAAGAAAAACAAAACAATGAATTTGATTTAACAATTGATAATGGTAATAAAAAGCTATATTCTGATTTTGGTGTATGTAATATATATGATAATTTACTAATTAAAACAAATAATGGTGATAATATCCAATGTAAAATATTAAATATTGATGATAATATTTTAACTGTTTATATAGAAAATATAGAGAAAAAAGAGTTAATGAATGCATCATTATTAAATTATAAAGAACAGTATAGTATTATAATGTCTTACTATCAAAAATTATAATATTAATACTAAAAATGCGGAGAATATAAATATTATCATTGAAATAATATCAATTCTATATAATAATTTTAATTTTTCATTTTGTGTTAGATTTATATCAGAATTTTCATTAAGAGATTCATTGAATTTATAAATATTATTATATATATTTGTGAAATCAAATAGGTCTCCAAAGTATTTTAAGAAATCATCAGATTTTACGAGAATATAAACTAAAATAATAAATATTATAAATAATACATTTTGTAATAGCAGATTTGATGAATTAATATGAATATTTAAATAATTGAATAAAATACGTAATTTGTATGAATCATAATTTACTAATATTACAAGTAATAAAATTATAAATAAATACATAAATCCATATAACATAATGGTATATTGTAATGTTTTTATAAGATTATATTCAATTAAAAATTCTAATGCAATAATATTAATTGTCCTTATTAAAAACATTAAAAATATATAAATAGATTTATCACGAAAGTTAATTTTTAATACTATTTCAGGATCTAAGTTATTTTGTATAACACGATCGTATACCTTTTCACCTTCTGTTAAATATGATAAATAATTTTTCCATTTATCTTGCTTATTATTTGTTTTATTAACAGCTAAATTATAATCATACCATATATCTTCGTAAATACCTTTGTCATTACTAACTTCTACTGATTTATCTGAACCTTTTTTAGCATCATTATTATTTTCTAAATATTCTACATCATTTTTTAACTCAATAATAAAATGATGTAAATTTTTATCATTATTATTATTTTTTTTATAATCAATTATATTATATAATTTAATATATTTATTTATTAATTGTTTGTTATATAATTTTAAATCTTTTTTTAAATCTTTTACATCATCGTCATCACCACCACCTGCGTGGATATTCCTAGGAAATTCTCTTAATAAATTTGCTTTTTTTATTGCATTTTTATCTTCAATTGCTTTTTTTGCTTCTTCGCGCATACTTTTAGTTTTTTTTAATTCGACTTCTTTCTCATTTTTTTCATTATTTAGTGTTTTAATAATTGGATGTTTATCCTTATCTTTTTCAAAAAGTTCAATTTTATGTTCTTTTAATATATTTATTATATAATCTTCATATTCTGTTGCTTGTGGTAAACCTTTAATATTTTTTATAATCTTATATAGTTTTTCCAATTCTTTAGGTAATTTTAGAATAATTTCATTAAGTAATTTAATTCTGTTTTCAATTAATTGAATTTTTTCATTTAAAACATTAAGTCTATTTTCTCCTGTTTCGTCTATATCCTTCTTATCATCTTCTTCTACTTTATCTTTATTAACAGCAGGTTTATCTTCTACTTTATCTTCCTTAACAGCAGGTTTATCATCTACTTTATCTTCATTAGTAGCAGGTTTATCATCTACTTTATCTTCATTAACAGCAGGTTTGTCTTCTACTTTATCTTTATTAACAGCAGGTTTATCTTCTACTTTATCTTCATTAGTAGCAGGTTTATCTTCTACTTTATATTCCTTAACAACAGGTTTGTCGTCTTTAACATATCTACCTGAACTTGGATTACATTTCTTACCTTTTTTCTCACATTCTGCTATTTTAACTGGTGTACATTTATCAACTTCTTTTACTGCTTCTTCTGCTTCTTTTACTGCATTATCTAAAATTGGGTTAGCGTTTGTTTTTTTTACTTCTGCTGTGTTTGCATTTTTATTTATTGTATGACATTCTTCTCCATTTATATCATCTACCAATTTATAATATAGATTAACAATTTCACTATAATTATCATTTAATTTTTTATAATAATATAATGGTGTATTTCCTGATAATTCTTGTTCACCTTCATCTTTTTTTATTTTTTTTGAATCATAAATTGGAGCAGCACCACCTTTTTTTTTATTATTATTTAGTAAATATAAAAAACTATTCATATTTTTTAGCTTTTTAATATATGTTTCATTATTAGAATTAATAATTTTATCAAAAGTTATATCAATTTCAAAAGTATCACCTACTCCTTCTTCTAACATTTTTTCAACAGCATCTTTATCTTTATTTACCTTATCAACAAAACTTTTTTTTAAATTCTTATATTTATCAATAGCTTTCAAAATAAAATCTCCAGATGCTTCTTTTTTTTTTCCAATATATTCTTTTGCATCTTCTTCTTCTTGTTCTAGTAAATTATCTCTATTAATACCTGATATTGAATCATGAATATCAATTAAATCTTCAATACTTTTCTTATAAATGCTTTCTTCATTTAGTGATGCTGATAAATCTTTAAGTAAACCAATTTCAAGTTCCTTATCAATAACATTTTTTGTTTTATTTTTAAGACTATCAGTTACAATATGTAAAAACTTATCTGCTTCTAAAAACTTTTCGGCGTTTTCTTTATTTTTTTTTTGTCTCTCTTGTGCTTTATTAACAACAAATTCAATTACTTTACTAGGAGCATCTATTATTTTTTCTGTGGCTTTTGAAGTTGCTCTTACACCTTTATATAAACCAATACCGGTTTTATTTACACCTTTTACGACACCTTTAAATGTAGCTATAGGTATATCTTTTACTGCTAATTCAGCAGCAGCGACAACAGGTGAAGCTACTTTCCCTAATGATTTAACTACTTTTTTACCTGCACTATCTTGTGGCTTTTTTTCAGTAATTTTTAAAAATTTTCTTGTAACATCAAGTACTTCACCACCAATAGACAAATTATTATTTTTTTTAATTTTATCTTTAATAAATTTTTCTTTTATTTCTTCTTTATCCTTAATTCTATCTTTTAAATAATATTCTTTAATATCATATAATGCGAATAATTTATTATATAAATCATCTATTATATCCTGTCTTATATCAGGGTCTGTTTTCCTAAGATAATCTTTTGTATCTGATAATTTTTTAGTAATTTCATTATAAAAATCTAATATTACCATATCATCAAATGACTTAAATTGTTTTTCTCTAAAAATTTTATCAAGCTCCTTTTTATCATTTAAAATAGTGGCAATTTCTTTTGGATCTTTATTAAGTTCAATATATGGAACATAATAAACTGGTATATCCTCATCACCTACATTTACAATTGTATTAAAAGATATTGGTGTATCAGTGACCATATCAATAACAAAAAATTTTTTCAATTCTTTAATTTCTTTTTCAACTCTTTTATATTTATCTGTATCTGTTTTATCATTATCGTTTAGTTCGTTTAGTTCGTTTTCCTTTTCTTTTATTTTTTTATTATTTTCTTTTAATTTGTCTACTAATTTTAAATCTACATCATCATTAATAACATGATAAACTTTTGATAGTTTTAATGATGGTTTTTCTGTTGTTCCTACTCCTACTCCTTCTGGTTCTGATGATGTGTTATATTTTGGTATTGTTATCACTTTCCATTTAGTTTTATTAACTTTATATTTTTCACGTAATTCAAGCTCCATTAATTTTTTTAAATCTTTTAGAACATCTTTTCCAATAGTAGTACTATCAGAAAGAGTGACAAATTCTTTACCAATTGATGTTAAACTATTTAATGCTACAGCTCTTTTGTCTTCTTCTTTCATATATTTATATGCTCTCTAAACTAAATAGATATATCTTTTATTAAAATTTAGTAGCGATGATACTTGTTAATATCCATATATATATTGTGAATAATGATAGTGATTTTATTAGTTTCTTTCTTTCCTCATAATTTAATATGTTACTTGTATTTTCTTCATCTTCTTCAAATTCATTTTTCTTTCTGATGTTTAATATAACTGGTATCATTAAAAGTACAACTATTAAAGCTGAATGTATAAATAATCTTGTTATACCATTTGTTCCCATATAATAATAGTAAAATACTGAACGAATACTATTCATAAAATCATCAAAATTCATATAATTAACTTGTGTTGAATTATCAATATTTACAAACAATACAATAAACCAAAAAATAGTTAAATATATAGCAGCATAATAATAAAACCCTTCTTCAAATGTTTTAATGATATTTATATCTATTGACCATTTAACTAATACTAATGTAATATATCTTATAAAAAAAGTTGAAAATATAAAAACTAATCTATCATCAAATGTTATTTCAAGCTCTTTCAATGGATTATCAGGATCATTCTCAAAATTATTTATATCAGATTTAATTTTTGTTGTATTTAAATCACCATCATTGAATTTATCAATTCTTTCACCAATATCAACTAATTTATTTTGAGTTTTATAACGGTTTTCCATATGCTTATTTCTTCCTTTTTGATCTTCTTTTGCATCATTTGGCAAATAGATCGGTTCACTTAAATTATCAACTTTCGTAATACCATAATCTCTTTTTAAAACATTTCTGAATTTAGATTCCTTATAATAATCATCAGGGTTTTCTCCATCTATTTTTTTATCTTTATTATTGGCTTGTCCACCACTTTTTTTTTCTACTTTATCTTTCATTTTTTCAAAAAGTTGATTTACAATATCTTGAAATTCTTTACTATCACCTTTATCACCTATAAGTTCTCCAAATTTTCTCATATTCATTCCATCATCACCTTCACCATAGTATGAAAGTTTATTAATATGTTTTTTTTCTTTTTCTTTCAAATCTTGAAAGCGGTAATATTTTTTGAGAATATTATATAATAGTTGTGGGCGTTTATTAAAAATTGCAATTAATTCTTTATAATAATTGAAACGTTCAGGTGCCATTTTTTTTAAATCGATATCATCGATTAAATAATCTGCAAATGATTCTGTTGATATTTCATCATCAACAGGTCTATCATATTGTAATTTGTTAAATAATGTAATAAATTTCATTTTATCATCTTTTTTAACCATGATTAAAAATTAATACTTCCTTATTCGTATTATAGATAAAAATAATTACTAATTTTGTAATGTGTATATCATTTTCCATATAATAGACCCTACCAATAATATTGTTAATATTATAGCGATAACATAGTTAAATAATTCTGCATAATAATATAATGATATATACATAATCATAAATATTACTATTGTCCATAGTATTATTAAATTGATTGTAAGTGGTACATAATTAAAATTATAGTGCGAATCTTTACTTTCAAAATTAATTAAATATTTTTTTAGCTCTTCTTTTATAGCTTTTTTATCATTTATATTAAAATTATCATTAAATATATCTTTATAATTATCTTCTGAAAATTTATCATTTTTACTTAATCTATTAAAATTTCTTAAATGATTTTTATAATTTAATGGTATGTAAGCTGATGGTAAAAAATTACATGGTAACATACCAAAAAAATATAAATATTCTGGGTCTTTTTGATTATAAGGTGTAAATAATAAATTATTTAATAATCTATAACGATATTCTTCGTCTTCATTATATTTATCATTTGATTTTAATCTATATAAATATGGTTTTTGAAACTCTATTAATTTATTATCAATATTATTTTTAGATTCAGACATTATATTATACAAGTCTCTTTACTATTTTATAATATTTTTAATTATATATTATTACCAATATTATACATGATAATAATGATTATAATATTAGTAATATAATTAATTAATAAACTTTCTGATACTACATTATTAGCCTTATGTAATATTGTATCAACGGGCTTAGCTAAGTCACTTTTACCAATATTAATTTTAAATGAGTCATTACTACTATCATTTATAAAATTAATATCTTCATCATTAATTTCCTTGTATATTGTTTTAATAACATTTTTTAAATAATTATTTGTAATATTTATTGTATTTGAATTATAATTATTTAACATATTATAATTATATTTAAATGTTTGATATAATACATTTATTTGTGGTTTTTCATTATCATCAACATTTAAATAAGTCGGTCTAAATGTATCATTAATTCTGATAATTTTCTCATCATTTTTATATAAAGATTCCTTTAATAATCCAAATAATCTCTTGTTTTCATAGTTATGTAATTTATTTATTTTTTCTTTGAATAATTTCTTATTAGTAATGTCACTATAAACATTTGTTAAATTTACTTCACCACCATAATTATTTATATATTTTTTAATTATTTCATAATTATATTTCATATGAGAATTAATTAATAAGAAATTGTCTACAATTTTAAATATATTAGTTTCTTTGATATCGTTACATAAACTATATTTATTTTTATTACTTTCATCAAGTTTTTGGTATTTTAAATTATCAAATATACAAGTATTGTTTTTTATATTATCACTTATTTTAAAAATATCCTTATATTTTAAAAATTCATCATATTTGAGCTTTGTATTTAAATTCAATAAAAATTTATATGGTAAAGCTTCCATTTTATTTTCAGATAATTCAAAACTAAAAAAGGACATTAATTTGTTTTCACGACCTTCATTAATATTATCATTATAAGTGGCGATATCTTTTTTAAAGTTATTAGGATCAAATATATGCTTGCAAATATATATTATATCAATTATATCATCTCTATAATTATTAATGATATCAGATATGTATTTGTTCATTAAATCAACTGAAACATTATTTTTATCTAATATACTATTTAAATCACTAGTTTTTTCAATATACTTCACAAAATTATATATATAATGAGAATCGGTATTTGCATCATATTTTTCATTATCACCTTCAAAATAATAATACGTATTATCAAATAGTTTTCTATAATAACTATCAAAGTCTACCTTATTACTTGTATCTACTTCATTATATAATTTATATTGTATTTTTCTATTGGATATATTACCATAATCTTCAAAATTATCTTTAATTTTAAGTGGGTCATCATTTATTGGTATACTAGTATTACTTTCTTTGTATAAAATTAAGTTTCCATTAATTATCGATGTAAATATATTTGTTATGATATAATGGTCTAAATAATCATTTGATAAATTGTCGGCATTTTTATCATGTAAACTAATGAATGGTATAATTTTATTATTTAAATGTGTTAAATCTCTTTTATAAGAGCTATCAAAAATACCATTAATAAAGTGTAGATTATATTTTGTACTATAATTAATGAATATATAAATAAATAATATAAATATAAATAGTATAAATAATGGAGATATTACTTCTCCTGTAAAAATATCATAAGAATTAAATGTTGTTGTTGAAATTGTAATATTGTATACAATTAATAATAATACAATACTAATAACTATAAACATAATTATATATGATAATAGCTCCTCCATATTTTTGATTTGATAATTGCCTACATTGTAATCTAATTGTATATTTTCACCATTTGATATTTTAAAATAATTTTCATAATACTTATTTTTACTATTATATGATATATCAACAGTATAACTATCATCTTTTTCACTAGGATTTTTAAATATTGAATGTTGTTGTAAATATAATAAGTTGTTATTTGATTTATCATCTTTTGATAATAATTCTATACATTTATTTAATTTATAAACAAAACCTTTTGCTATTTCATCAGATATATTTTTTATATTGCTATATTCTTTCTTCAAACTTGAAATTTCATTAAACAAATTTATTTTTTGTTTTTGTTTTAAATAGTCTTCATATAAATTTTTAAAACTATTTACATCACTTTTGTTAATATTATATTCGTTATATAAATCTGAATTTAATACATTTACAAGGTATTTATAAATAAGAAAATTTGTTAAATCACAAAACAAAACTATTCTATTTAAATAATTTAAGTATGAATAGTTTTTAATTTTAGTAATTAATTTATTTAACATGGTTTCATTATTTAATTCATTAATATTATCTATTAATAATTTAGTAAAAGTATTATCATAACTATCATCAGTTTTATCTGTTGGTACAAATGTGTTTTTATTGCTATCTTCTATTTTATTCATAATTTCAAATTCTATTTTTTCTGTTATATCAGTTTCTGAGGTTAATTCATCAATTTTAATAAAAATATCATCAATATCAGCTCTTGTTACATTATTACTAAAACGATCTTTAATAATTATAAGTCTATTTTCTAAAATATTTGTAATTATTTTAAAGTTATAACCTTTAGCTTTTTTTGATTTTTTTATTTTTTCATATATATAATCAACAAGATCAATATATTTAGTATCATTTTGCATTTCATTATCACTTAATACATTTAATTCTTCTACTTCTGATTTTAATATTTCAGGTAAATTTATATATTCTAGATTAGGCTTATCATTATCAGTAAATGTCATTGTAATATTGATAATATTAACCATCATGTAAAAGCATAATAACACTATAAATATATATGCCATTGCAAAGTAAAAGTAATTAATTCCATCTATTCTTGATATGTATGGTATAGATGGTATAGCTGAAAAAAAGCCACAAAATATATATAATATCACAAATATCATAATAATATTTTTAGATTGCTCCAATATTACATTAATATTATAACTATCAACTTCGTCAGGTATAATATCATTATTTGTATTAAAATAAGCTTTATAACCTTTGGTAGATGTTGGAGTATATCTTCTTATTATCATTATTGTAAGAATAAATACTACTAAAAATAATAATATAAATGGAAACGCTTTCAAATAGGTGATAAAATATTCTCCATCAACATTACTTAAATATGGTACAAATCTATCATTATATTTCCAAAATTTATAAAATAAGTCTATAAATAGCAATACAACTATAAATAAAATAGTATAGTAATATGTTTTTGTATTAAAATTATCATTAGGAAGTAACAAGTCATAGCTATTTTTAGCTAAATTAAACCTACCTGTTTCTGCTTCACAATATATATTATTACAATGTTTTTGTATATTGATATCTGCGACATCTTTAAGATAATTAATTTTTAGAAATGATAATGTTAAATTTTTTAGTTCATTTAAATATATTATAATCATGATAATAAACATTATAAATATCCATATGCGCATTATAAAAGTTTATAAATTACTTTAACCCTTATAAAGAAAAAAAGATTAATAATTTATAATGTATTTGAATTATTGCAAAATATTATTAATATTATATAATGTAACTGAAAACGAAAATATAATAATGAAACCAAATATATAATATATATAGCTTTCTTTTAATACTTGTGATAATACTATAATTGGCACAATCAATAATATAATATAAACATACATAAATTTTGTTACATCATTTATCTCATCAAATATCCTATCTAATGTGTTTTTACTATTATATAAGTAAAATTTATCAATATTTTCCAATGTAATTTTATAGTTATTGCTATTAGCAATATATGTTCCTGTTTCGTCATTTTTAATTTTAATTTCTGTTAGTCTACTTATAATTTCTTCTGTTAATACAATATCTTCTATACCTTTAACATTGCTATCATCAGATTTTAAAATTTTAATAATTTCAATATTATCAGGATTTTCTTCTTTTATAATTATATCTAATTCTTTTAATATCATAATATATTCATAGCATTTTGTATCTGCATATATTTTTGTTATTTTTTTTAATATTATAGAAAATAAAATAGTATATATTGCTACATAAATAAATAAAAATATTGTTGAATTAAATATATAAACATATTTATTATAATCGGAATCAGCAAAATACTTTATGTATACTAAATGAATTATAAAATATATCCAAATAAATATAAAAAGTGGCAAATTGTAATGCAAATATGTATTATAAACTTTCATAATATTAAATTTACCATCTACGATACTTAAATCCCTATTTAAATTATCTATATCTTTAAATTTATCTTTATATTTATCAAGCTCACCTATTTTTTTTAAATTTTGTTCTATTTTGTTAAAGTCAAACAAATAATTTGAAATATTCCACATAAAAGTTCTCTTTAACTCAACTCTATGAATATCAAGAATATTGTCATTATACAAACAATATTTATTCATATTTTGTATTGTATCATTTAAATCCAAGTGATATTTTAATTCAACAATAGTTACTAAACTGATAGTAATTAAAATAATAATAATTATCAATAATATAAATAATTCTATATCATTTGGCATTGTCTTGATGAATATATCAAATCTATTATATTAATATTTTTTATTTTAACTTACCAATATCAACAATATTTGGTGTATATATTGGTTTTGAATTAATAGAACCAGCAGGATATATTGGTTCATTAGTAGCTAAAAAACATTGTATAAATAATCTATTATCCGGTATTACTTTACTATTATACTCTTCTGATGGCATTGATGAATGTATTAATTTTCTATTATTCCAAATCACTAAATCATTTTTATCCCATTCGTGATAAAACATATTTTCACGACTTAAAACATAACGTTTCATAATATGTCTGAATAATTCATTACTATCATAAAAATTAAGTTTATCAAATGTTAAAAAACGTGTAGGATTAAGTAATAGAGATTTTCTATATTTAGTATTATCAGAATATATAACCAAAGGATCTTCTGTAAATACGTTATCATCGCTATATATAATCTGTTTATCCTTTCTAACATAACCTGAATAATCATAAGTACTATTTGTTCTACGTTCAAATGAATCACTATGAATTGTATTATAACTATTTAATACTTTTTTTAAAGTCATATCCATCATATCATATGCATCTTCTAAGCTTGAATAATATGTTTTTATTTTTTCATTTTTTGGGGTAACTAATTTATACATACTACTAACAACCGGTGTAATATATTTTTGATGCCCTAATAAATCTTGATGCCATACATAATTATATCTAAAATAATTTAATATATTTCTTTCATCTCCCACAAATTTATTTTTAACACCATAATAATCTTTAACATACATATTACCTCTAATTGATACTTGTGGAACATTTGGTATTCCGGTATACCAAGGATGTAAAATATCTTCCTTATGTTTTTCATCAAATAGTTTAACAAATTTATAATATTCACTTGGATTAATTTTTTGATTTTTAAATACCAATAGTGGTACAATATTAAATAAATGTTTTAACTCTTTTTTATCTTCTGATGTTAATTTGTTAACCCTTATGTTACTTATTACTGCTTTATTTTTTCTTAATATTGGAAAACTCACACTAAATGCATTAGAAATATTTATAATATACAATAATAATAATAATAATAATTTCATTCTTTTAATAAAAAATACTTTTAAGTTTTATATAATAAAAATAATTTAATCAATGTTATAGTATTCCGATTTAGTATGAATAATATTATTGTGTTTTTTTATATTTTCAACAGTATATTTCATGTGTTCAATATCATTAAGTAGTTTATCAAATTTATTATTGATGTACTTTGTTTCTCTGCTAATGTCTGTTAATAAAGCGTCTTCATCAAATAAATCTTCAATATCTTTATCAATAATATCAACAATTTTTTTTTGTTTTGGAGTATAGCTAACCGGTGTTTTCCAATTTTTTTGACTTTCTGGTATATATCCCACTGGTGGTTCCCATTTTTTTTGTTTGTCATTATAAATAGATGCTCTTAACAATGATACCGCATTATAAATAATTTTTTTAGAAGAGCATATATTTGAGTTTGCTACATTAATTTTATTCAATACATTAGTTGAAGGAATAAAAGCATTTGCATAACAAATGTACAAAAGCATTAGATTAAAAATTTTCATCATTTCACAATATATATATTATATTTATACTTTTATATATTTTTAATAGGTAAATTTGTTTTATTTTCGTATGTTGGTGGGGAAACAATTTTTTCACGTTCTTCATATTTATCGTCGCCATAAATAGAAGAATTAAAATTCTTGTATAATCCATTTCCAAAAGTATATGGAGACATTGAACCTCCTGCTGCTAATCTAGCTAAACTAATATAACTTTCTTTATCACGATAACTTGGATATTGGTTACTTATAATTTTATTTAAATTAGAAAAACTCATAACAGGTATACCATTTATATTATTCACACCCAAATCTCCTCGGAACATATTTAATATTAGAATATATTATTTTTTTTGTGCCCGCAATGCTTTATACATTTCGGTATCAATATCATCATATATTTCTCTAATTTCTTGCCATTTCTTTTCATTTTCTGTTTTTTGTACATTTTTAACAGGTATTTTCCATAATTCCGTCAGGGTATCTAATACATTCTTATTATTCCTTAAATAAATAATTTCTATTTCTTCTTTACTAATATTATCAGGTGCTTGTTTAAGTAATTCGTTCATATACTGTATTAATTATAAATATAAATATTATATATTTTTATATTTAGTATCTTTATAATAATTATTGGCAATTTCGTATGCATATTTTTCATAAGGATGTTCTAGTGAAAAGTTTTTCATAATTACATCATTAATGCTTGTTGGTTTACTATTTCTATAAAGACACACCATTATATTTTTTGTTTTATTATCTAAATATATATCATTGTTTGTATCTGGATTAGATCTTATAAATTTATTATTATAATCTATTTTTTTATATCCATTGGCATATATCAATTTGTCAAAAACATCTTTATTATATCTTTGATAAATATGAATTTTTTCATGTATCATGGTATTAGTTAAATCAGTTTCACTATAATTTAAAACACTTTTAGATATAAATATAATATTTTCTCTTGTATGTGGCAATCCCTCTTCATATTGTAGATTTTGATTTTTATATGTACATGCAACAACCCATTTGATGTTAACTAAATCTTTATAATTAATATATTTACTATATATATTGCAATTTTCTAAATAATTATCTGCATTTCTACAACATTTCATTAATAAATCTTTTTCTTTATCTGTAATATCACAAACACACTTAACAATATTATTGATATATTCTCTCTTACTTTTAACTTTTCTTGCATGTAAATCCATATCAGACATGTTATTAATATAGTTATCTTTGTCCTTTCGCAAAAATTCACTAATTTCATATTTCATCATAAAATATACATCATTGTTTAAATTATTTACATATTTTTCAGTATTTGTTAAAAATAAATAATAATAAATTATAACAAATATTATAATTGATATAATAGTTAAAATAATCATACTTATTATTAATCTATTTTATTTTTTTAAAACAATACTTGTTTTTATCTTGTGATGTTACAACATTATCTTCTATATTTTGTATTTGTTTACTAATATGTTTACAAGTTAGACTCTTATCATATTTATATATTTCAAATGCTAATTTAGATAGCTCTTTTTTAATTTTTGATTGTTTTTCAAAATTTACATCATTTACATCATTTACATCATTTACATCATTTACATCATTTACATCATTTACATCATTTACATCATTTACATCATTTACATTATCTTCATGTCCTCTATGTATAGAATATATATATGTATTACCACTCGTATGAGAATTATCTACTAAAAATATTTGCTTATAAATTATTATAATTTTATATTTATAAATACGTATTGTACTATATCCGTATGAATTTAGTAAAAAGTATTCGATATTGTACCCGTCATATTTAATATATTTTTTTATATCATAAAATTCATCATTTATATCGGGATCAGAACCACCTGTACCGCATGTAATTTGTATTACTTTTTTTTTTCCTTTTCTTATTTCCATAATACTAAAATAATGCGCATCGGCACAAATATAAATATAATTAAAATCACTTAATAAATTAAATAAATTATATCTTTTTCCAAATAATTCATTTTTTTCTTTAATTTTATTTTTTTTTATGGCAAATAATGGAATATGTCCCATTACAAAAACTTGTTTATCTGCTTTAATCTTCTTTACATAATTGAATTTTTTTTGTATAGCTGTAATATATTTTGAATCATTTAATTTATTAGTATTTATTATGATAACAATATATTTCTCATTATCAACTATACCAATTTCATCAACATATATATTCATTATATTATCATGAATATCTATTTTTTGCATTTCACTTAATTCTTCTAATGTAGTATTAAAACCATCCATATCATTATTAACAAATAAAGTACTACTTAAATCATTATTTGATGATATAAACTTACTATATTTTGGTAATGTTTTATCATAATCTATACTTACACTACTATCAAATACCTTTTCATTTAATTTATCAATATATTTCTTTTGAGTTTTAATCATACATCTTGTTTTCAAAGGTTCGTCAATTCCATCATCGTGTTCATCGTGATTACCAACAGCTATATGGATAGTTTTATTTAATTGATATAATTTATCATATCCTGTTTTAAGAATACTCAATAGATAATATTGTATAAGACTTGTAGAACTTTCACTTACTTTTGTTACTTTTGTAGAATACCAATTGTCTCCTGCAATGAAAAATTTTGATATATTTTTTTCTTTTTTATTAATATAATTTAATACTAAATCGCGATAAATATACTCTTTTTCACAATTGATATTGTTCCAACATCCATAAAATAAAAACTTAGACATTTCCTAACTATATCCTATAAATATAAATGATACATATTTTTATCATAATCACTATTATTATTATATTTACAATATTTATCATAAAAGTCAATTGTAACAACATATGGTAAAGTTATTTTAACTGAATCTGTTGGTACATAACGCATCATATTTACCCATGAAATTATGTTATTAATTGCTCTTTTTAAATTTCTAACACCATCTTCTTTTTGAACATTACAAATTATATGTTTTAATAATTTACTATTAAATATTATATCGCCAATCTCTAAATTATATTGTTTTAAAATTTCAGGAACTATATAATCTTGCGCTAAAACTAATTTTTCTTCATTGGAATATCCTGGAACATTAATTACAATCATTCTATCTTTTAAAATAGGGTTAATAAGTTCTTCATCATTATATGTAAATATAATCATTGAACGCGAAATATCAAAATCTATTTCTTCAAAGTATCTGTCATTGTATTTATCATTTTGTACAGGGTCTGTTATATGAATTAATGTATTTATTATTTCTTGACCTCTATATGTATTAGAAACTTTGTCAAGTTCGTCAAATAAAAATAGGGGATTCATTATACCCGTTTTCATAAGTGATTCACAAATTTTTCCATAAGTTGCTCCTTCATAAGTATATGAATGACCTCTTAAAAACGATGAATCATCTGTACCTCCAAGTGATATAAAAGCATTTGGATAATTTAAAGCATTACATATACCTTCTTTAATTAGTTTGGTTTTACCTACACCAGCACTACCTTGTATTCCAATAATATATCCATTTGCTTTTGGAAATGATACTAGTTGAGCCAAAACTCTTATAATTTGTTCTTTTGCATCTTTGTGTCCATATACGGTATCTTCCATTTTTTGTCTAATACCATTTAAAAAATCGCATATTTTATCATTACTATCACTTATTTTAATTGGTATTTCGTAGTAATTATTAAATGGAATATTATTTAAAGCATGTAACCAATTATTTAATTTATTATATTCACTTGAACATGGTGACATATTATTGAAACTATCTATTTTTGCTATTATATTCTTTTTAGTTTTTTCATTAATATTTAAATTGAGAATTCTAAACCTCATTGGCAAATCTGATATTAATTCGTCATTTATAGAATCTTCTTTTAGTTTAATTTTATCTTTATCTTCGTCAGATAAATTATCGAAATAATTTTTTTCAATCATTGTATATTTATGATAAAAATCATATTTTTTCTTTTGTATTTTTTTATTTGCTGTTTTCTGTGGGGGATTTAATATTAAAAAAATTTTTTGCTTTCTTTTGAAATTATCTTCCTCATTATGCTTATTAAAAAACCCACCACTTGGTATACTCGTATTTTGTATTATTTCATTTTCATTATCTTCTTCATTATAATACTCTTCACTTTCATCATCATCTTCATTATTATTATTATTATTATTATTATATGTTGGATCCTTATCAGAATTATTTTCTGAATTTTCACTAGATTCTTCAGTTGTTTTTTCACTATTTGAACTTGAATTATCGTCCGTAGTCATTGTACATTTATAATATATATATATAATTTATATGTTTAAATAAAAATAAAATAATTAAAAATTAGTATAAATTGACTTATGTTCTTTTCCCCAATAAAAATTATTTGAACTTGTTCTAACAACTGAGTTAGAGTATATTAAATAATATGCTAATATAATTATTAATATAAATCCACCAACAAATGCTAATTTTTCCATATATTTACCATCCGTATAAACATTAATTGTAAATAATCCTACAATAGCAAGTGATAACATTAAAACAGTTTTAATATTTATAGAATGTACATTTGTACTATATTTAAGCAAGTCAATATGCATTTTTGAACCATCATTTTGTAAAGCTAAAATATTGCTTATATTACCTCTCGATACTCTTTCAAATTCTGTAATATTTAATAATTTAGTATACGCATCAGAAGAACTTGCTTGTCCAACACCAACATTAGCTAATTCTAATGCTTGAATAATTTTATTATTTAATAATATTAATTGATTTTGAACAAACTCTACTTTTTGCTCTGGATATTTATTATTAGAATCTGATGTAAATTCCATAGTAGAACCACTAACTATATTAGGATAAGGATATGTTTGAGAAAAATTTTCAACAACATTATCTAATGTAAATGCTTCAATATATAATACACTTAATATATAATATGTAACAAATTGCAATACTACAATACCAAAACATACACTAGCTACTAATTTAGTAACTGGTTTATCCATGTTCATTGTATTTGTTAATATTAAAGTAACGATAATACCAGCTAATATTACAATATATGAAATTAATTGATAATATAAAACATTATATTTTGATTTATTTAAATCAAATAATGTTTTAGCATTTTTAATTCTGGATTCATTAGATTTTATATCATAATTAATAGTTTTTATTGCTTCTAAATTATTAACATATCCCAATTTATAATCAAGTGGTTTTTTTATTGTTAAAGTTACTTTATTATCAACACCATAATCCACTGACCCTATTTTTACATAATGAAACAATATACTTTTACCTTTAGCATCTTCTAATGAAGAAAAATATCTTTCTGGTAAAGAAGAACTTGAACCCATATAAGAATATTTATCATCAAATAATGTTATTTTATTATATGGCAATGTTAATACAGGAATATCTTTTAAATCGTCTGAATTCTGTGTTGGATATAATAATCTTGCACTTATTAAAAATTCAACATCAGTTTTATTATTTTTTGCTATAATTTCTTTGATTGGAAAAGTTGTATTATTTATACTTATAATATAATTTTTTGATAAATTATTACTATCTAAATTATATATAAATCTTTTAACATTTATAGGCAATTCACTATTGCTATTTGTTAAATTATCTAATTTAAATGAATCGTCACTATTAATAGGAATAGGAGTACCTCCTAAATAATCTCCATCTGGTAATGATATATTAGTAACATCTGATAATTTATCAGATGGTCTTACAAAAGCAGGGCTTCCACCAGATTTATCAACTAATAATTTATTAAGCAGGTCTATTCTTGATTTAATTTTAATAGTAGTGCTATTTTCAACTATTGCAACAAAACCTTTGTCAGATATATCTTGTTTTGTAGCATTTGATATATTTGCTGATTTAGCACCTAATTCTTGTAATTCTGATAAATTTTCAATTATTTTATTCATATATTTATTATCATTCTCCGATTTTGCAGTGCCAAAAATAGAATCCTGATAAGTTTCTTTACTTGAAGATGGTTTTGGTATTTTGATATCATCATTAGTTCCATCAGTATATATTTGTTTTACTATTTTTTCAATTTGTGAATTATCTAAATATTTTATAGCAAATCCATTATCTCCACTATCAATACTAGTCATATCTTCAGCAAGTACTTTACCAGTTGAATAATCTAAATCAATTTTATTAAAGTAACTATTAAATAATAAATTTCCAGATGTTAGTGCTATGTAAAAATATTCTTTAATAACTTTAAAATATGTAAGTAATCCGTTAATTTGTATTCTTCTATTTACCAAATCAAAATTAATAATTAAATTTAAAAAATCTTTTAATAATCTTTTATTGCGTTCAAGTAATGCTTCGTGTAAATTAGTTTTTTGTATATTACTATTATTAATTTGATTTAATATTATATCATCATCGGGTTTTAATGAGTTTTTATCTTTTTTAATTACAGCTCTGCCATCTGGTAAAATATTTATTACAATACCTGTTATATTATTTGTTTCGGTATCAGTTTTATCTGTAATTTTTAAGCTAGCATTAAATAAACTTTTACCTGAAACGATTTCTCCTGTGTGACTATATGTTGACATTGAATCTGAAACCACATTGTTGAAAGCATTATAATTAACAATAAATTCTTGTAATAAGGCACTTGTAGTAGAATCACCAAAATAAGAGTTTATAGATAAATATAATGATGATACAGCAGGACGATTCGCTTCTTTACCCGAATCTATCCAATAACCATAATTTTCATCATTTTTGTCAATATCAGTTGATTTTCTTGCGTTTTTATTTACAATAATAATATTATTTATATTCTTTTTAAAATGTTCTAAATTTGCTATTTCGTTTAAAAAAGAATTATAAGCTTCTAGTATATCAATAAAAACATTAACTAAATGCATACTAGAAATAATATTATTTATAACTTTATCATTTTTAACTATATTAACTTTTCCTTTTTCATTTTTAGTACCACTAGTAACAAATTTTAAATAACCTTTTGTTTTATTTGTATTATCAACATTATTACTTTTATCAACATTAATATTACCTAGATTACAATATATAATTTCATTAATCAACTTTGTAAAAGAGGTTTTATCAATATTGTAATTACTATCTAAAATACCAAAATCAACATCTTTAATATCTTCTGCATTTATTTTTTTTAATGTTTCTTTTATAAATGGAGTTCTTGTATCAGCTAAATTATTAATATTAATGTATTTGCTATAAATATTACTTAATAATTTATTAATTTCATTATATTTAACATTATGAACATTCATACTCATATTATGTTATATTATCTTCTATAATAATATATATATTTATTTAAAAACAGGATCTGTAGTAAAAAGAAACACCGCTATTTTCATTATATCTAATAATTTTAATAATATCTCCTTGTTTTAATCCAAGCCACTTTGCAATTGGGTCATTATGTAATATAAAAGGCATATATAACTTACTTTTAATCATATATTCTTTCATAAATTCAACAGCTTCATTCTCACTTAATTTAATATGTTTAGGTACATATTCGTGTTTCGTTGGATTAAACATTATTTGTTGAGCATGAAAATATTGCAATTGACCATCATTTTTATGAAACAATTTATCATATTTGTTTAATTGAGCAATAACAGGTTGTGATATGTTATCATTATTAAATATCAATATAACGTTTTTCTTATTACCATATTTAGTAATGAAATTATTAATATCGCCTTCATTATTCTTTAATTCATCCATCACATATTTTCTCAATTTTTTTGTTAGAGCAAATATAACTGTTGTTTTTGATGTTTGAAATTCTATTATATTTCTATCATTTTCATATTCTTCTTTATCAACGGAAAGTTCATGTTCTTCAAATAGCGATATATCATCTCCGCGTTCCACTAACATTTCCTTGATATTATTGATAATACTTGCGATATCCATTTTATATTATAATAAAGTTTAATCTTATATTATAGTATATAAAAAAATCAATTTTTATTTTTTATTTAATTGACTTTCTGCCATTTTAATAATTTCAGGGTCAATGTAGTTTTTCTTACAAACTGCGTAAGTATTATGTAATTTTATTGCTGTATCTTCAATAGATTTTTTTATCGGATTTTCAGAATTAATATTTAATTTAAAGAATTTCATAAATAAAGTATTGGCATTTAAAGTTCGCAAATCCTTAGTTGTTATTTTTAAATTAAATTTTTTATAAAAATTATATAAATATTTATTTACATCATTTGATGTAATACATTTATCATTATATTTAAATATATATTCTTCATCTCTGATATTATCTAATCTATCAAAGAAGAAATTATATATATCTTTGCTTTTACATATTGCTGTGTTTCTAACCTTTTTTTTACCAATAAAATCTATTTTAATAAAATTATTTTCAATAAATATATGTTCCTTTTTTAAAGTTGTTAATCCATATGAATTATTATTTATTTCATATTTTTTATTACCTATTCTAAAACCACAATCTAATATTAGGGTTATTATTATTGCACAAATTTTATTTATACTATTACTGCTAATATCTTTTTTTATTTCTCTTTTTAATCTAGAAAAATACTTTATTGAATCTTTAATTTTTTTAAACTTAGCACTATTCTGCTTTGATATAAAATTAGGGTTATATATAACTTGTTTTCTATTTTTTGAATCATATCCATATGCAATTATTTTTTTACCATTAGTTATAGTTACATTATTGTATGCTGGTGGTATTTTAAGAGATTTAAAAAAATCTAATTGCTTCTCATTTTTAATTTCATTATTTTTGTTAAAATATTTAAATTCTTTTTTATAGGTACCTATTCTTTGTACTTTCATTCTAATAATAATTAATATCTTTTAAACGCTTGTATAAAATGATATAAACAAATGATTATATAATTATCCATAAAGTAAATACGATATATAATGCCCACAGCTACAAAAAAAGCCCCTGTTGTTGCTGTGAAAAAACCAGCTGCTGCGAAAGTACCTGTAATCAAAGCTGTTGATGTGGTAAAACCTGCTCCTGTACAAAAGGTTGAAGAACCTGTAAAATCCGAAACCACACAACCTGCGGCTCCACAAGAAAACTTTCTTCAAGGCATTGTAGAAAAAGTCAATGCCTTTGTAACCATGGGTAAAGAACTTCAAGGACAACTTAAAGTACTAAGTAAAGAATGGGATAAACAACAAAAAATCATTGACAAGGTACAAAAGAAACGTCAAAATGCTAAAAACTCTCCATCTGGTTTTGCTAAGCCTAACAAGATATCTGATGAACTTTGTGATTTTATTGGCGAACAACGCGGTACCGAAAAATCTCGCACTGATATCACTCGCTTTATCAATTCCTATATCAAAGAACATAACCTTAACAAACCAGAAAACAAACGTTTCATCCTTCCTGATGAAAAGCTACGCAAAATTTTAAACGTCGATGCCAAAGAAGAAATCAACTATTTTATCCTTCAAAAACTTATATCCCATCACTTCCCCCCATCTGCAAGTAAACTTGCTGCTGCTGCTGCTGCTGCTGCTGCGGCTGCTAAGTAAATAATAAAAAATTGATATAAGATTATTTTTATATAATACATTACTTTGAATAATGTCTTACACTACAACTACAAATGGAGCTATATCTCTTAAAACATCAGGAAGCAATATCGTTGATTATTTCATGTTGTTTGTTCGTGATTTAAATAAAAAAGTTAGCTACGAATATCTTGAAAAGTGTTGGATAGATGACCCTAAAAAAACCATCGCAATCATTTTTAATGGACGTGATAGAGTAAATGGAAAAAAAGAAAAGAAAGTCGCTAATCAAGCAATGTTATGGCTACGAACATACAAGTTTGCCACATATTGTGATAATCTAATGAATTATATAGATAAATATGGATGCTGGAAGGATTTACTTTATATTACGTATTATCATAATTCTAATACTCTAAATAAAAATTATGAAATGAAATTGTTTTCAAACAAACTATTGAAAGATAAGCTATTAATTAAAGATAATAAAAGTGTTTCGCTGTGTGCAAAATGGGCTCCTAGTGAAAAAGATAGAAATGATAAACGAAAGCATATGGCTAAACGTGTTGCAACAGAAATTTATGGTCTTGATGATGATAAGCGAATGGAAAAATATCGTAAAGAAATCATTGTTCCTCTTAGAAAAAAAATTAATATTGTTGAGACACTAATGTGTAGTGGAAAATGGGGCGATATTAAATATCAAGCAGTTCCTGGTGTAGCATCAAAGAAATTACTTAATGTCTTTATGAAACACGATGAAGAAAGATATCTCAAATATCTGGCGGATGTTAGAAGTGGTAAAGCGGAAATCAAAGTAACAGGAATCTTGCCTCACGAATTATCTAAATATTATATTGATACGCGTCATAATGATGATTATGGCCCAAATGAAACTATTGAGTTGCAGTGGAAAACAATTCTAGAAAATGTTAAAAAATCTGGTAACTTTAATAATTCATTAGCAATTGTAGATTTGTCTGGTTCAATGTTTGGGGCAAGAAATGGCAGTATTCCCGCACAAGTAGCTGTTTCTCTCGGCATTCTTACATCACAATGTTGTAATGGTTTATTTAAAAACAAATTTATTACATTTAGTGAAGAACCCGAACTGATAACATTGGAATATAATGAACCTAGTTTGTTTAAATCACTTAACTCAATGATAAATGTAAGTTATGGCTTTAGCACAGATTTTGTTAAATGTTGTGAAGCCATTATCAGCTACGGTATTAAATATAATATTCCCGATAGCGAAATGCCCAAAAAACTATTTGTATTTACTGATATGCAATTTAATGAAGCAATAGATAGTTCAGAAGAATTAGAAACAATTTATCAGAATATTATTAAAAAATATAAAAAAAGTGGTTATACAGCACCTAAGTTTGTATTCTGGAATCTTAATTCGGATAATCAAGGAACATTCCCTGTTAATTGTGATACAGAAGGTACAGCAATGGTTTCAGGATTTTCAGAACAACTCCTAAAAATCTTCATGAATTACGATGAGTTTAAGCCAGAATTTATTGTTAATGAAATTCTTAATCCTTATCTTGATAGTATTATTATTTCTGATGATTAATTAGAATAAATAGTTAGAAAACAAGATAATAGTATTATTATTTTTTTAAATTTACTTTAACATTGTAAATCATGTGTTGAAAAACCTGCTACTAAAAAACAGCAAAAAAGAAGCCAGTCAATATAAAATAATTACTCTTTAATTTTTCTTTTGTTTCCAGATGACAATGGGATATAAATATTATATAGATACTTATATTTTTCCGGAATATTACAATATTTAGTATCACTAAATTTATCCATCAAAATATCTCCTGCTTTTTGAAAAAGTACAGCTCTTTTTAAGTCATTCATTTATAATACGACTTTATAACAATATTCTTATATCAATTTTTTATTAAATAATTTGAGTACATAATTTATAAAATATAGAAAGTTTTACAAAGTTTATAAAAATAAAATTATAATAAAATTATGTACTCATTTTTAAATTTTAATTATCTTATTTGTTAAGTTAACAATATTACTTGTTGCCTTCTCTTTGTAATCAACAATATAATCAAAAGTACAATCGTGTTCTGTATAGAATAAATGTTTACTACAATAATGGTTGCCGCATTTGCATTTGTTTGTTAATCCTTCCAAAGTATTCAATTTTTTATTACAACTATAACACCTCATATTTAACTTAATAAATATAAAAGATAATATTCAATTTTTATATAAAAATTGATAATATATATAAATATACTTTTAATAATATTATGAACAACGTTTTTGTTGAAGATTTTAATGGTAACATTATTCGGTATCTAAATAATGATTTTTGCGCTTTAAAAAAACTATCTGAATCATCTAAGCAATGTAATAGTCTTGTTAAAGAAAACACTAATTTTAATATGCTAATTGAAGACAAAATTAATAATTATAATTGTGATATGGTTGAAACATATTTGATTAAGATTTTGAAGCCAGATATTTTAAGATACAAAGATGATAAAATGAGTCAATATGAATCCCTACTTAGCTATTATATCAAAAAACTTAATAATAAATGCATTGATATCATTTATAATAAAATAGATTATTGCTATAATGAAAGAAATGTCGGATTAAATAATTATATACAAGAAATATCATATTTGTTATCTAAAAAATTATTTGATATTATGGTACTTATTGAAGATAAAGTTAATATAAATGATGAGAATATACTTGAATGGTTTAATATAAAACATGTATAAAAATAATTTAAATCTAGATAATTTGTTTTTTTAATTGGAATAAGCGAGACCACCCATACCAGATAAGATACGGAGCACGTTGTAGTTGACAGCATATACATGGATAGTACCGGCTACACTTGATGATAGAGATAATACAGCAGTGTCTATACGAGACATGTTGAGAGTGCCACTGGGTTGATGTTCTTCTGGTTTAAGGGCGAACGAATATACATTGATACCATTATGATTTTCATCAGGAGTATTTTCGTGATGTTGGTAAGGTTGAACAAGTGAGAAATAATCACCTTTGCGAGTAGCGAAACGATCATTGCCATTGAGCATAATTTTAGCTTGCATAGTAGGATTTGACGAATTACTATAATTATTAGCAGTAGTATTAGCATTCTCAGATTCCGCAGTTGAAAAGTTGTTCCAGAATGGGTATTGTTCTTTATCTGAATTATTATCAGATTTAACAGCCCAAACAAGTTCTTTGCATGGGTGGTTAAAGTTAAGTCTAACTGGTTTCATGCTGTCAGCAGAAGAAGATATAGTCATGGTATCGGTACCAGTGAATTGTAATTGTTCTATTAAATATTCATGCGATAATTGTGCGAAACGTCTGCGTTCATCGGTATCAAGGAAAACATAGTCAACCCATAAATTAGCATCACTTAATGAAATAGCATAACCAGTAGCAAATTTACTAACAGCAGTCTGCCCACCGGAGCCATCATCAACTGTGAAAGCAGCAGTACTATCAGTTGCTTTCATGTTGCCATTTGTGCAGCCGTCACCATCTTCATCTTCACATAAATTAGAAACATGGGTATCTACTAAGTTAGAAGCAGATTCATATTCAATATTGATTTTAACTTCGTGATATTGAAGGGCGATTAATGGAAGAGCTAAACCTACATTGCGACAGAACCAGAATTCAAGAGGAACATATAATTCGTATTCATATTTTGGTGCTAATTTAGTACATAAATTAGCATCGTTTGCGCCAACCATAGTATTATAACCTGAACGTTTGCCAGCAGGTAATGATAATTCATTCCAGATGTATAACCATTCAGAATAATGTTTATCTATGCGTTGACCACCAATTTCTAATTCAACAGTTTTTAATAATTTTTGACCAAAGTTTGGTACAAGAGCTACGTTATTTTCAGAAGCGGTGGTACCGGTGGTATTATTATTTTTGATTTTACCGTTGAAATATACACGGTGGATTAAATCACCGTTACGAGTTATTTGGAAACTAGCACGGGAACCTAACGAATTACTTCCGGTTGGAGTTTGTTGGATAGCTTCAATAGCGAAGTTAGTATGACGACGATATACAACTTTGAAAAAGGTAATTTGAGGATTACCGGTTAAATAAACATCCTGAGCACCATAAGCTACTAGTTGAAGAAGACCACCACCCATTTACGCTATATTCTTTATACTATTAGTGGAGAAAAAAAAAGAAGATATTATTATACACAAAGTATTATTATAATAATATGAATAAAAATAATATCGTAATATTTAATTGGAATAAGCAAGGCCACCCATACCAGATAATATGCGTAGAACGTTGTAATTGACAGCATATACGTGTAATGATGATGTATCGTTTGGTCGTAAGCTTAAGTTTAAGTTTAGTACAGCGGTGTCAATACGGGACATATTAAGAGTGCCACTTGGTTGATGTTCTTCTGGTTTAAGAGCAAATGAATAAACATTTAAACCAGCATTGGTTGGAACATTTTCGTGATGTTGATATGGTTGTATTAAATTGAAATAAGAACCGGGACGTTCAGAAAATCGATCATTTCCGTTTAATACTAATTTAGCTGATACAATTGGATTGATAGAATTTACTGCACTTCTTTCACCAACTTTTGTTAAAACATCTGATAATACACCAGGACTTTTTGTGTAATTGAACCAATTAACGTTATTGTTAAGAAGATCGGTGCCTTGTGCTTCAACAAACCAGTATAATTCCTTGCAAGGATGATTGAAAGATAATTTAGGTTTGGCTTGGGTACCAGATAGGGATTCTGTGCCGGTGAATTGTAATTGTTCAATTAAATATTCATGCGATAATTGAGCAAAACGTCTACGTTCATCAGTGTCAAGGAAGATATAATCAACCCATAGAGATGACGCACCTAATGGTTTCGCGAGAGCAGTGGTAGTACCTTGGCATTTTTCTGCAGTTTGAAATAAGATGTTTACTTTGACTTCGTGATATTGAAGAGCAATTAATGGAAGGGCTAAACCTACATTGCGGCAGAACCAGAATTCAAGAGGTATATATAATTGATCATTGGAAGTAGCTTTTAATATGCCACCATCGCCACCAACCATTTTTTTGTAACCTTTACGTTTGGATACAGGTAATGATAATTCATTCCATACATACATCCAGTGAGAGTATTGTTTGTCAATCTTTTGGCCACCGATTTCAAGTTCTACATAGTCAACAAGACGTAAACCGAAATAGGGACATACAGCTACGGATTCATCCGACATATCAACTGCTAAATACATGCGGTGGATTAAATCACCATTGCGAGAGATTTGGCAAGTTACACGGTTGCCATATCCTGGATTTCCGTTGAAAGTTTGTTGGATAGCTTCAATAGCGAAGTTAGTATGACGACGATATACAACTTTGAAAAAGGTAATTTGAGGATTACCAGTTAAATAAACATCCTGAGCACCATAAGCTACTAGTTGAAGAAGACCACCACCCATTTACGCTATATTCTTTATACTATTAGTGGAGAAAAAAAAAGTGTAATATTACACAAAAGACATTACATTATTATTGTTATAATATATTGAAAAATAATACACATATTTTAATAATTTAGTTGGAATAAGCAAGACCACCCATACCAGATAATATGCGGAGAACGTTATAGTTTACAGCATATATATTGATACCACTGTAATCCATTGTTTTATCAGTTGATCTATTAATTAATATTTGCATTTTATCAACAGTAGTAACCATGAGAGTGGCTGTGTCAATACGAGACATATTGAGAGTGCCACTTGGTTGATGATCTTCTGGTTTAAGAGCAAAGGAATATACATTAATACCAGGGTTCGCTGTTACGTTGGTGTGATGTTGATAAGGTTGTACTAAATTGAAATAAGAACCTTTGCGGATTGCGAAACGGTCATTGCCATTTAACTGTAAAATCGCATCTTCGAATGGATTCTTAGCTTTGTCATTTGGTACAACAGCATTGTCATCTTTTACATCCATATCAGAGTAATCATACCATCTGGCATTACGTAAAGTAGTACCTTTGGCTTTGGCGACCCATACTAATTCTTTACATGGGTGATTAAAGTTGAGTTTGACACGGGTGCTTCCAGTTCCTAGTGTTTCAGTGCCGGTGAATTGTAATTGTTCAATTAAATATTCGTGAGATAATTGAGCAAAACGTCTGCGTTCATCAGTATCAAGGAAGATGTAATCTACCCATAAAGATATATCTTTTAGTTCTGAGAAATTGCCAGTATCAGCACTAGTACCACCATCAGAATCTACAATGCAATTAGATAGTTGTTCAAATTCAATCTTTACTTTAACTTCGTGATATTGAAGGGCAATTAATGGAAGCGCTAAACCTACATTGCGACAAAACCAGAATTCTAAGGGAACATATAAAGTAGTAGTCGATGACGTAGTATCACCGGTATCAGCACCTACCATCTTGTCATACGCATAGCGTTTGCCAGTTGGTAAAGATAATTCGTTCCAGATGTACATCCAGTCGGAATAGTGTTTATCAATTTGTTGACCACCAATTTCTATTACAACAGATTTTAATAAACGAAGACCTAAGTAGTTAACATATGTATCAGTTTCTCCTGTTTTAACAGGAGGAACCTCCACTTGGAGGTACATGCGGTTGATTAAATCACCATTACGGGATATTTGACAATTTACAGTGTTCCCATATCCTGGGTTTCCATTGAAGGTTTGTTGGATAGCTTCAATAGCGAAGTTAGTATGACGACGATATACAACTTTGAAAAAGGTAATTTGAGGATTACCAGTTAAATAAACATCCTGAGCACCATAAGCTACTAGTTGAAGAAGACCACCACCCATTTACGCTATATTCTTTATACTATTAGAGGAGAAAAAAATATAAATTACTACGCAATTAATTTTCTAATATAATACATATAAAACTTTATATTAATAATTTTATTATAAACGATGTTTAAAGAAAAATCATCAAAAAAAAAAATAAATACTGATACAAATGAAACTTATACTCTTGATGCTATGCATAACAATATGATAAAAAATTTCGAGAATACTGACAAAGAATTATCTTATTACAATAATTTATTAAATAAATATGAATTAAGTTCTAATATTATATTTAACGAACTAAATAAAGAAACCAATAAAGATACTATAAATATATTATGGAGTAGTAATATTGATTTACGTGAAAAAATTATTGATACAAAAAATAAAATTAAAGAACTTAATAATAATTATGATGAAATAGAATATTATAAAAATACAAGTTATATTTTATTTCAATATTATGATACTGTTGATAAACAGTCACATATTAATAATGCACTTATTGGAAATAACAATATTATTAAGTCATCTGTTGATTTACCAATTAAACAAAGTAGAAATGTGTACAAAAGCGAATCTAAAAAGAAAAAAGCTATTTTATTGCACAATACTATAAATGTATTGGATGCTTTAAATAATATTAATAATAACACCAATTGTGAAGATAATAATACTTCTACATCTAATATAGAAAATAATGATATTACAAGTAAAAATACAAAAAATGAAGAAACATTTGAAGATAAAAGTACATTAGTTGATAAGTATATGTCTATTATAAATAAAAAATACGTTAGAAATGTTGAAGATGACAATATTGAAATATGTAAAGAGTGCAAAAGTAAAATGATTTGTCTACAACAAGATGCAATAATGATATGTAATACTTGCGGTTATCAAGAGTTATTATTGGTAGAACAAAATAGACCTATACTTAAACAAAATACTAAGGATACATCGCATTTTTGCTATAAGAGAATTAATCATTTTAGAGAATGGTGTAATCAAGTGCAAGGTAAAGAAAGTACCGATATACCCGATGAAGTATTTGTGAAAATATTAGCGGAAATTAAAAAAGAAAAAATAGTTGACCTCAAAACTATTACTTATACTAAAATGAGAGATATTCTTAAAAGATTACGTATAAATAAATATTATGAACATATTAATTATATTATAAACAGAATTAATGGTATTCCTACACCACAATTTAGCCCCGAATTAGAAGAAAAACTTTGCAGCATGTTTAGGAGTATTCAAGCACCTTTCTTGAAACATTGTCCAAAAGATAGAAAAAACTTTTTATCATACAGCTATGTTCTTTATAAGTTTTTTCAAATATTGGGTCTAGACGAATATCTCAAATACTTTCCTTTATTAAAAAGTAGAGAAAAGCTTTATGTTCAAGACCAAATATGGAAAAAAATATGTATAGATTTAAATTATGAAAATATACCTTCATTATAGTACTCTTTAAAATCCCATTGGAAATCCTACCAAACTAAATCCAGTGCCTAATCCAACACCTTGTCTCGCACTTTGTGATATTACTGGCGATAGTAAATCTAATATTGAAAAAGTGCATGCTGCTGTTAAGGCAAGTAGCCATATTTCATTCCATTCTAATTTATTTTTTGGCAATATAATTGCTATGAATGCAACAACCAAACCTTCAAATAAATATTTCATTAGTCGGGATCCAGCCTCCGAATAATCAAATTTATAGTTCATTGTTTAATATTATTTTATATTTTTTTAAAAAAAATATATAAGATTATATTTATATAAAATATTATAAGAATTATGACATTAACAGATAAAAAAATTGAATTAGTAGATCCAAGAGTTGAGGATCATTTAGACGAAGATAAGCCAATTAGAGGTCAAAAGTATGTTCTCTTATCATTTGTAAGTCCCGAAGATGTTATTATCAATAAAGAAGCACTATTTTTTAGTAAATTTATTGAAAGCTTTTCCACAAATGTTAAAGAAATATTTGGTTCTATTAAGGAAAAATATCCTGAAACAAAAGATGTAATTGATAGCATTTGTGATAATCACAAATATATCTTTGACGCAAAAGAAATGGACGAACAATATAAGTTCTTTAAATCTGTAAAAGGGCAGGAACTTGAAGCCAAATATCATGCAGATAATAAAGGTGTAACATCAATTCGTGGTGTAAAAGTACGCGGTTGCTTTGAAACTATTGAAGAGGCTAAAACACGTAGCGAATTCTTAAAAAAATTAGGTGATAAATTTCATATTTATGTTGGAGAAGTAGGGTGCTGGTGTGCATGGGCACCCGACCCTGAATTTATCAAGGATGTAGAATATTCAAATACTCAACTAAACACTTTAATGAAAGAATATAAACAAAACATGGATGATAAAGATACTGTTTTTGAAAGTCGCAAAAATAGTATTGTAGCCGCATCACAGCAACCTGTAGGTGCTGAGACATCTTCGTCGCAAACACCTAGCGATGCACTAAATGATGAAATTACCGATGATACAAATGTTGAACTTACAAGCATTAAAGAAAGCATTGAAAATGTTGATGTATGGAGTGAGCGCAAACAAGAATAAAATTAAATAATTCTTTTATTTAGAGTTTATCATTAAATAATGAAAGCAATAGCTATATTTATATTATTTATAGGTTGCTTACTAATTGTGCAAGGTTATCATAATAACAAAAAAATATGTAAAAAAGATAAAGTAATTGTAAAATATGTACCTAGAACTATTTATGAAGATCAAATGAAACCAGCTGAAAGTCTACAAACATTTTATAAAGGAATGTTTGATGATATTATGTTGCCACGATAAAATATTTATTTTTATCCTCAATATTATTAAATGGAAATATTAAGAAGTATTGAAAAAAATATAATTGATATAACTAATGCAAATAATGATATAGATACTGATATGTTAAAAAAAAATATTAAATTGTATTTTAAAAAAATAGCTGATAAAGAAAATATTAATAATATAAAAAAAGATAAATATTATGAGGAATATGAAAACAAAAGAGTAGAGCAACATATCAATTATGATAATTATTTGCGTGAAAAAGCTGAATTAATGGAAATTTTTAAAAATAATAAAACAAAAACTGCTTTACATAATTATTTAAAATTAAAGACACCTAAATATAATAATTTAACACTATATTCTTATTTAGATGTTAAAATAGCAGAAGAAAAACCTATCGTAAAACAAGAAGAGAAGCCTATCGTAAAACAAGAAGAGAAGCCTATCGTAAAACAAGTTGATAAATGTACACCAGCTAAAATAGCAGAATGTGAGAAAAAAGGTAAGAAATGTAATCCAAGTTCAGGTAGATGTGTTAAAGACGACAAACCTGCTGCTAAGGAAGATAAAGTAGAAGATAAACCTGCTGCTAAGGAAGATAAAGTAGAAGATAAACCTGCTGCTAAGGAAGATAAAGTAGAAGATAAACCTGCTGTTAAGGAAGATAAAGTAGAAGATAAACCTGCTGCTAAGGAAGATAAAGTAGAAGATAAACCTGCTGTTAAGGAAGATAAAGTAGAAGATAAACCTGCTGCTAAGGAAGATAAAGTAGAAGATAAACCTGCTGTTAAGGAAGATAAATGTACAGAAGCTAAAAAAGCAGAATGTGAGAAAAAAGATAAAAAATGTAACCCTGATTCTGGTAGATGTATTAAAAAATAAATATAAAGAATATTAATAGACAATGAGAAGAATATTCTATATAAATTGGTATAGTTTTTTCATAGCATTTATACTTGGTATCTTTTATATACATATTATTACAAAAAATAGAAAACATATAACATTCGATGATATTAGTAAAAATATATATATGGATGAACATAATGATTGTTATAATTTTGATGTAATTAATGTAAAATGTTTTGATAATATTGATTATCCAGTACCATTTATTTAAAATAATTTATAATATTAGTCAATATGCAAAAATCCAAATTAAATTATATTGTTGAAAAATTATTTTATGATAATACTGGACAAATAATAGTAAGTGCAATATTTGGTTTATCTATTGCAATATTTTTATTTTATATACCAGTTAAAATAGTCGATAATGTTTTTAAATATAATAATAAGTGTTATATACTTAATAAAAATAAAGTAGAATGTACGGATAATTCAATAACTTTATAATTGCGTTATAATACTACTTTTCTTAATATAATATATCATTAGATATCAATGTCAACGCCTACATCAACTTTAAATGGTAATACTAAGAAGACCGATAATAACGATATTAATGACCCTATTGTTCAAAATGTGTTGAATGAGTTTCGCGACGAATATAGTTATAAAAATAAAAATACAAATAGTAGTATGATCCCTGATTATGAAGATGAAGTTATAGAATATCCACCGGATGATAATTATCCACCTCATCCTCCACAAAATAGAAGACCAGAATATAATGTATCTGATAGATATCCACCATCACAATATCACAAAAACAATTCAATAACAAACATTGATATGGAATTAGTAAAAAAGAATTTAATGATTGTTATTATTGTATTATTAATACATAATACTAGTTTGATTTCAACATTTTATGATAAAATGCCTGAATATTTACATGAAAATTTAAACTCATATGATATTCTAATTAAAGCACTTTCATTATTTATAATATTATATGTGTTATCTCTATTTAATTACATTTAATATTTATAAGAATAGTTAATTATTTGGTCGGTGTTTTTTTTTAGAGATGCACTATTAAAATATTTATAAACAAAAAATACACCTATAAAAAATGTTAAAAATATGGTAAATATTGTTGTGCCAAATAATATAGTATATGATGTTAAATCATATTTTTTTTTATTCATAACAACTAATGATATTATGATTACAGTATATAGTATAATAATTATTGAGTATATAATTATAAATAAGTACATATTTTCACCAGTATTATATCCCCATAGTAATGCTATTACTACAACTACACTCAATATAGAGTATCCAAATAAAGTAAATGTTTCTTTTATAACTTCATCGTTTTGATTTTGCGATACAAATTTTTCATTTGCCATTATAATTATCTAATAATTCAAGAGATAATTTTAATTATTTATTGGTTCATATTGTAAGCTTCCGTAATAACTATTATAATAATCATATCCACTAACATGTAAATCGTCATCATTTAATCCTTGTGATTTATATAATGGTCTTGCATCTTTATGTTCAAATGTTAAATCACCTATTTCATTATTATAAATACTATCATCAATTACATTATTTTGTGCTAAAAAAAGGTCATGTTCTGTTATATATGGTTTAAAACCTTCATCGTCTATATTATTTATTTCTTTTGAAACTACACTAATTTTTTCGGGATTTTCTAATTTACACCTATTATCTTTTTCATCGCATTTTTTTGTTGCTTCTTTTGTTGCTTCTTTTTGCATTTCATCAAGTTTTATTATGTTTTTTTCTTTTAATTCTGCATTATAAATTCTAAAATATACGATTAAAAGAGCGAGTGTTATTACAAATCCGGTTATATTATCTACAACAATTAATATTAATATACATAATACAGCCAAATAAAATTGCATAAATGCATCTTTATACATTTTTTTAAAAGGGATATCGTGAACAAGCATTACAGCAAATAATATTACAACAGCTAATATTCTAAATGAATTAACAATCATTTGTATTTTTTTATGTATTCTATTATAATTCATATAAAAAAATGATATCATTATATTTATGTATATTGGTTAAACAATGTTATCTATTAATGGATATAGTCTCCTAAAAAAATCTTTAAAAGATGGTGAATTAATTAAAATAAAAGAGGAACTTACTATGAAACCAAGAGTTAATTTTGAATTAACAGCAAAAAAAGATGGTGACAACACATTTATTTTGTATAGAGAAACCGAAAATAGAATATATATTCCAAGATATTACGGATTATGTAATTATGGATTACCCAAAGTATCTAAAATTACAGGTGGAGAGGATATTAATGTAGAATTTAATGGTAAATTAAGAGAATATCAACTAGAACCTGTTAATAAATTTTTGGAAGCAGCTAAAAATCCTCTTAAAATGGGTGGTATTATATCTGTACCATGTGGATTTGGAAAAACTATTATGGGGCTCTATATAGCATGTCAACTTAAAAAGAAAACTATGTTTATAAGTCACAAAGACTTTCTTAATCAACAATTTATAGATACTGTAAAAACATTTTCACCAAATGCAAATATTGGCATTATTAAGCAAAGTAAAGTAGATGTTGTAAATAAGGATTTTATTATCGCTTCTCTTCAATCATTATCAATGAGAGAATATGATATTAATATATTCAATGATATTGGATTTATTATTATTGACGAAGTTCATCATACAGGGGCACAAGTATTTTGTCGCGCATTCAAAAAACTACATAGTCCTATTATATTAGGTCTTTCAGCTACTCTCAATCGCAAAGATGGTATGCGCAAGGTATTTGAATACTATATTGGTGGTTCGGTATATACTATGAAGAAAAAAGAGTTTACCGAAGTTGAAGTACAAATACACAAATATTATGAACCCAATATTGAATATTCGGCTGTAAAACAATTGTGGAATGGTAAAGAAAATATAGCTGCTATGATTAATAACATATGTGCATTTAAACCACGTACATACTATATTATTAGTGTTTTAGAAAGTATTATTAAAAAAGATCCTGAAAGACGTATATTGATATTGAGCGAACGTAGAAATTTACTGAAAGATATTGAAACACTAATTATTGAAAAAAATATTCTTAATAAGGACTACGGATATTATGTAGGAGGAATGAAACAATGTGATTTAAATAAATCAGCTGAAAAACAAATTATTCTTGCAACTTATCAATTGGCTTCTGAGGGATTTAATGTACCTTCACTAAATACAATAATATTTGCTTCACCTATATCAGATATTCAACAATCTATTGGTCGTATTCTCAGGGAACGCCCAGAAGATAGAAAATATATTCCACTTTGTATTGATATACTTGATGAATTCTCCGTATTCAAAAGAAAAGGTTATACACGTACAAGATTTTATAATACAAATAAGTATAATATTTCTTATTACCAAGATAATGAATTAATACAAATTTGTAATACATATTCTGATGATAATGATAATTCAAGTAATACAGGAGATACAAAAAAGAAACTTAAATTCATTGAAGATGACGATTAAAATATTATTTTAATATAGTAATATGAGAGATAACGATATCTATTATATAGAAATCATATGTATTATATTTTTGATAGTTTTTGCATTTTTACTATTTTTTAATATGTCTAAAAATACATTACAAGAAAATGAAGAGCCGGTAAAAGCCAAACCTGTATCTATACCGGTAAAAATAGATCATAATAATGTAAAAGTAAGATGTCCTCCTAAATTGGTAAATTTATATAATCAGAATATTCCACCAATGCCTAATAAAAATGATTTAGATGTAATTAATAAAAATACTTTTAATATGTATAGCTCTAATAAAGATATTGATAATGCAAATTTTAATAAAGAAATAATTACACAGGATACTATAAAAACACCAGAACAACGTGTATTTACACCTGAATTAGAAAAAATATATACACACGATTTAGCTGAGAATACTAATCCAAAATTTGATTATAATCAAATATATAACTATTCTTTGAAACCCAATAAAGGGGATTTACCAATAGCTAACGTACCATTATGTGCTCTAAAAGATAACCATAAATCTTTTAAATTATCTGATAGAATGATAATGGCTTAAAAAATGAGTACATAATCTTATTTTTCTAATGATTTTATAAACTTTTTATAATTTTTACTTTTTAGAGAATTATGTACTCGTTTTACTCTCGTTACTCTTGTTACTCTCGTTACTCTTTTTAATATCTGATATATTTATGACATATTTAATAGTTGATTTAAAATTATCTAGAAATGTTGGGTAATATGTGTATTTTACATTATGTTTCTTGCATACTTTCATAACCGTATCTTGTATATATGGATACCATGCACTAGACATACGAGGAAATAAATGATGTTCTATTTGATAATTGAGACCTCCGCATAAATAACCTATATATTTTCCACCATATGTTGAAGTAGTTTCTACTTGCGATTTATACCAATCTTTTTTACTTGGAAATCTTTCAACGTTTTCAAAATTATGTGATAAGGAAAATGGTATAGCTAGTGTTAAAGATACTACAATTGATGTATATAATATATATATAATAGCCTGTGTAGCATTATAATGTTTAAATTGTGAAAAACATTTTAAATATAAATATATCAATCTTAATATCACTGATATATCTTTTTTACTTTGAATAAATCTATTATTAAAGTTTATTTCAGAATATTTATTAACAGAATACTGTAATCCTGTAAGTATTTCAAATGAAAATATTGAAGATAACCAATATAATGAAAACATCGGTATCATATATAAATATTGATATTTTGTAATATATTTGCGTTTTGGTGAATCATAATTATAATTATGGAAAATAAAATATGGATCCATGCTTTTTGTATCAGGATCTCTTTTATTATCATTTGTAAAAGCATGATGAGTCCAATGCTGTTGTAGCCATAAATACTTATTTCCACCAATTAAATCCGCACAATGACCCAATATATCATTCCAAAAAGGTATCTTTGTTATAGCACCATGATTTGCATCATGTTGTACATTTAATCCTATTAGCGCTTCTGCTAGTCCAAGTAATGTACATACTATAAAATTACCTCCATATACTACATAATAATACATTAAAGCAAAATAATTAATACAATATATAATGGCTCTTATTTTGAAACCAGGTGTAGCATATATTTTATTAGGTGGAATAATTTTATTAACTTCCTTTTTTAATTCTTTTTCAAAATTAGAACCAAAAGTATATTCTTTGTTATAATTAATTAGTTTACCTACAATTGGAGCTACATTCACTATATTATTACTATGATTAGGATGTATCATTCTATATTGAACAGATACATCATTACCTCCAAATAATTTTATTTGTTCTCCACCTGGATGTTTCCACCCATCAAGTGAATATACAATCCCATCAATTGCTATAACATTGTCAGGTAAATTACTTTCATTATTATAAATTTCATATTTCATTATTTAAAGAATATATACTATAAAATAGTAAATGTTTAAATATTATATAATTTTAACATTATTATCATTAGTAGGTGCTTTTTCACAGTTTAATAATATAGTTTTAAAGCCCAAATATAATATCAATAATTCTATAATAAATAATAAATCGAGTAATTTACAACCACTCAATAACTCAATCGTAAAATATAAATTAAATGAGTTTAAAAATAATAGATTAAAAGCAAGTAATATTGTTAATTATAAAATAGCTAAATATTACTTGCCTTTTCTATCCACATATAGAAAATGGAATGAAACTTGCAAGGATAGTAATACTACTTTATAGATTTTTTAATGGAATTTTTTTGTAAATTCATTTACCTTTATAATTTTTTTTGCTGTAAAATCGGCATTTTAAATGTGCAAAGGTGTAAAATAATATCATATCTATCAACAATTTTATTAAGTTCTAAGTTACCTTTAAATATATCTCCATCAATAGATACTGAACCTGAATTTAAAGCTGCTTTTTCAGTTGCAGATATTTTGGGCATAATTCTCTTAACAATATTGTAAGCATACCCGGATATTATTTTACTCATACTTTATCTAAATTATAATTAATTTTTTATATGAATTATCACATGTATTTTTAATTATTATCTTATTAAATTTATTTAATATAAAGTAATTTTCCTTATTTTTTAAAATAAATCTATTAATATAATCTACTAAATCACATTGTGTCTTGTTACTAATTTTAATGTTTAATTTTCTTAAAAATAAATTTAGTATGCTTTTATAACACAATGTATATAAATCATTAATATAAAATATACCAACTAATTTATTATTTTCACTTTTTATTTTATTAACTAAATTGCTAATAATTACATTATTAATTATATTATTTGTTTCTTTAATATGTTCTGTTAAGCTAAAAAAACCATCTATTTGGCTTTCATCTATGATATTACTATTATTTTTAAGACTACATATTACAGGACGAAGATTATCTCTAATTTTACCACGAACTGACCATTTTGGAGTACTATCAAACAAATATGGAATATTATTAATGTTAGCAAAATTAATAATATCCTTTTTCTTAATGTTCAACATTGGGCGCCAAAAATTAATATCGTCAATAATTTTCAATGTTTCCATTCCAGAAAGATTATCATAGCAGCTTTTATTTGTTATATTAGTAATAATATTTTCAAAACAATCATCCTTATTATGTCCAAGTAATACATAGATATCATCGTTTTCTTTTTGTAAATTATACATATCATATCTTATCTTTTTACTGATTTCTTCATACATATCACGCAATCCATTATCAAGACAATCATCTCTTTTTATTTCATTAATAGTTCTATATACTAACTTGACACCTAAATAATCACAATAGTAATTAACAAAATCTAATTCATCTTGCGATTCCTTGCGATTATTATAATTAATATGAACAGCAACAAGATTATCTGTAATTTTACTAAGGATAAATAGAGCAACAATACTATCAACACCACCTGACAAAGAAACAACTATTTTTGAACTCGCATTAAGTTTAAAATATTCCTGATATATAGTATTATATAATATGTTTTCTTGAATATTATATTCTTTATTGCTGATATCCAATGATTGCTTATCAAATATGTCTTTATTTAATGCAATCCATGACTTAGGTTGTAAATAGTAATTCAATGATTTCTTGTTAATATCTTTATAAATATTATTTAATGTTGCATAAATATATCTTTTACATTTTGCTTTATTAATATCATCGTCATTGTTGTACAATTTAATAAATATATTGATAATTTCATAAATTTTATCAATTATTTTTAAATGTCTATATGGTAAATATAAAAAACATAATTCATCATATGTCAATATACTAGTATTATATATTGATAATATATAGTCAGATAATTTAGCAGCTTTTTCAGAATATTCATCTACATCAATATCATAACCCAATCTTTTATAATGTCTTGGTATTTGGTCTAATAAAATAACACTGGTAATCAATGTTTCTTTGCTATAAATCTCTTTATATTCATATATTTGTGTTGTGTTTTCAATATATTTTAAATATTTATTACATAAATAATTATCTGTTATTATATTTTTAGAAAACCAATAATCAGGATTGCTAAACCATTCGTGATAAAGATTATTCATTAATACATATATATTAATGAAATTAACGTTATATTATTTTTATTTAAAAAAATGATAGATACTATATTACAATATACACATCATATTAATTTAATGCAAGGTATTATTAGTTTTTCAAACAGAATAGCTTTTAATATTAAAAGTAATGACCATAAAGATTTAATATTATCTGATTTATATAATAAATATAATATTAAAATTTTACAAAGACATCATCATAATCTTGATAGTAATAATGTTAATTTTATATTATCTAATCATATGCTCAATTTAAGATCAAATGGTAATAGATACTATCTTTATTTTACACTATATAATGACATTGAAATAATGTATTATATTGATAAAAAAATACATCCAGGATATCAGCGTCCTCGTATTATATTTGGACGCGGATTATTTGATAAAAAATTATTTAAGAATACTTTGCTAGATGGAGAAATGGTTAAATGCAAAGATGATAGTTGGACATTTCTGATTAATGATATTGTATGTTATGAGGGTATACATTTGAAAAATAAAACATTACCAGAAAGATTAAATATTATTTATAATATGCTAGCTACGCAATATACACCTGATAAAACAATTGATGTATGTAATTATAAAGTTAAAACTTATTATAATTTATACAAAGAATCTATTAATGCAATACAAGAACTCACAAAAAATCTTAATTATACATGCCGTGGTATATATATATGGCCATATGATTTAAAGTATAAACCTAAATTATATAATTTTGATGATACAAATATTATTGAAGTTGTAAGAAGAACAAAGGATATCACAGAATTTAAAACTATTGAAAATATTACAAAAACCGAAGAAGTAGTCATTGAAAAAAAATACGATATCAATATTGGTGAAGATGATAAAGTATTATATTTAACAAAAACAAACGAACCTGATATATATAATGTATATGATAATGAAGATATCAATAATATGCTGGGTATTGCGTTAGTGCAAACATTGCGTGATAGCAAGATGTTGCGAACAGCATTCAAAGATAAAAATGCAATGACAATTATAGCATTTGTTTGTACTTATAATAATAAGTTTAAAAAATGGCATCCACGAGCTATTTCATAATAGCAGGTAAAGATGGGTGTGACAAATAATATTTTAATTCAAAATCTTCATATTTTAAAGATTCAATCCAATTTATTTTTTCGTCAATGCTGCTATCAATATGAGGAGGAAACTTTTTAATAATTAGTTTAGGTAAATCATAAGGTGTGAGTAATAATTGCTTATCAATTTGTTTAACATGTTCTTGATATATATGAGCATCACATATAGAAAGACAGATTTCTGAAATTTCAATATTTAGTACTGTTGCAAGTATTTGTGTTAGCAGAGCTGTACTAGCAATATTAAATGGTAATCCTAGAAATAAATCAGAACTACGTAGCGTCATGTGACACGAAAGTCCTTTACTTGTTTTATTAAAAATATAAAGAATATGACAAGGTGGTAAAGCCATTTTATTTAAATCAACAGGATTCCACCCAGATAATACAGCACGTCTGCTATTATCGGATTTTATTAATTCTTCCAATAAATATCTAATTTGATCTTTGCCTTTTGTTTCAGGATTATTATAATCTTCTCCAAATTTGCGCCATTGCCATCCATAAACTGGTCCTAATTCACCTTCTTTATATTCAGTTAAACCTATACTATCTAAATATTCGCGAGTAGAATTACCAGTCCATATATTGATTTTTTTTGCTTTTAGTTCATTGGCATCTGTTGAACCTCTCAAAAACCATAAAAGTTCTTCAACAATACCTCTAAAAAACATTTTTTTAGTTGTTAATAATGGAAAATTATTGATATCATTAAATTTAATCATACATCCAAATTTAGAATAAACTACACCATTTCTTGTAGTTTTTATTTCACTTTCTTTTAGAGTTTCTTTTAAAAGCTTTAAATAACCTGATTCATTCTCAAAATACATTTATTAGTTTATAATAATAATTTTTTATATGTTTATTTTCATATATTTTAGTAAAGTCTTATTAAGTATATTAAGTATATTTATATACATTTAGTAATAATAAAAAGAATATGGATAATTTATAGAAAATGAGTACATAATTTTATTTTTATTTAGATTTTATAAACTTTTTATAATTTTAACTTTTTACAAAATTATGTACTCATTTTTTAGAAGCTATGAAACATGTCATTATAGGAGCAGGAATAACAGGATTATATTTAGCTTATAAATTAATAACTATAAAAAATGTTAACCCCGATGATATAGTAATATATGAAAAAAATAATCGTATAGGTGGTCGTATTTATACATATAGCAATAAGGGATTTAACTATTCTGTTGGAGCAGGAAGGTTAGGAAAAAAACACAAATATGTTATGAAACTTATTAAAGATTTTAATTTATTAGACCAAATTATAGATATTGGTAAAGATAAAGGATATTATATTAATGGCAAAATGATGACAGAAAAAGAGCTACTAGCTTATTATAAATCAAGTTATAGTAGTCTAGATAAATTATGGGATTATGCAATAAATAAAAATGTAAAAGTTAATAAACATGATTATAATCTACATAACTACCTTTCACTATTTTTGCCAACAAATGAAGTAGAAGTGCTAAATAAATCATTGGGATATATTGGAGAAATATATGATATGAATGCTCATAATGCTATATTAACTTTACGTAAAGATTTTGATGTTAAAAACAACGAATTCTTTGTATTAAAAGAAGGAATCCAGAAATTATGTGATGTTCTCTATGGATATCTAAAATCACGTAATGTTAAAATAGAGTTCAATACATTATTGACTAATATTGATGATACAAATAAAACATATAATGTAAATAATAAAAAAGATAAATATACTAAGTTATATTTAACATTAACACGTGGTGATTACCTAAATATACCTTATTTCAAAAAATATGAAAATGTGCTTAATAGTGTAAATGATGGTAAACTATTAAGAATATACGCACAATTTAAAGATGTTTGGTTTAAAGATATGCCTAAAACATTAACAGATAATAAATTACAATTTATAATACCGATTAATTACAATTCTGGATTAATACAAATAAGTTATACAGATAGTTATAATGCTGAATTTTGGAATACATTCAAAGATGAGAAATCTGTTAAAAAACATATCAAGAAGTTGTTAGACGAAATGTTTCCTGATAAAAAAATAAAAGAGCCTGAATGGATAACGATGCATTATTGGAGTTCAGGGGATCATATGTGGAAAGTTGGGATTAATTCCAATAAAATACAAAAAACGATTGATGATTTATTTACAAAAAAAGACATTTATATATTAGGAGAAACATATTGTGATAGGCAAGCATGGGTAGAGGGAGCGATTGAAACAGTTCATAAGAAGATTCTAATCTAAATTGAATTGTTAATAAAACAAGAACAATTTAATGGATTTTCACAAAACCCAATACAAAATTTGTTATTCATTACTTTTGTTTGTTTATTTTTATTATATTTGTTTTTTTTATCTTTTAGCATTTTTATCATCATGATTGCACGATTTCTCATAATAATACAAGATAAATCATGAGTTATTTTGATAGTATTTTTAATAGTTTGTGGAGAAGTCATCATATTCTACTTAATATAATTATAAAAATAAATACTTATATAACATATCAATTTTTAATCTAAAAGGGCACAGTCATTGTCTGGCGACGCAAGGTGTTTACGTTTGCTCCCTTTAAATGATGTGAGCAATTAATCTCGCTTGTAGCAGACTTTTTGTCAATACGCAATCTAATAGGCAATACATAGCGTTCAGTATTTTCGGCATATTCAAATTCACTCTTTTTAGATGACGTGCTAGCCTCATTACCATATCCAAATCTTGCTGCATCACTTTCAATCTGGTCGCCACCACGAGTAGCACCACGAGTAGCACCACGAGTAGCACCACGAGTAGCACCGCGAGTTACCTCAACATGTCTAGGTTTTTTGAATACCATAAATGTGAGATAGAGAAGTCCAGTGCTTTCACTTGTTTTTTCCATACCGATTTCCAGTTCTTCTTCGGTTGGTTCATAACCGATATCCATAGCACGCTTTGCAACCCACTGATATCTACCATTGGGATTTTGATCAAAGTAGTAGCTATTGCCATCATTGGCAGGAATAGTCCAGAGAGTACCATCCCTTTCGATATTGTAAGGAATGGTAGACCTCTCAGTAGTATACTCGGGCAAAATGTTGTCTACCGCAAAACCCACAGCATAATCATAATTATAATCATCTTTTCCAACAATAGAGATATTGCCCAATTTGATAACCAAAGGACCTTCGTTAGTCATAACACGATAACCTTTGGTATAATTATCGCCTTCACCAGACTCATATACTTCAACATTATAGTTGTCTGTGAACCTCTTTCTCTCATTTTCGTTTTTGTAAATTTCTGAATCCTTTCCCTCACCAAAGTTGAGGTTAAGGTGGATAATGTAATCACCTGTGGTGTATTCGACAGGGATCTGGGTAGCGTTGGTTGAGAACATCGTTTGAATGATAATTATTTATATTAAATATAATAATCAATTTTTTATTTTTTTATATAAAATTTATCCTTATAAATAACCCTAATAATGAAAATTAAATTATTAACTTTATTATTATTATGTATACATGTAAATGCTTTTAAAACGACTAATATGCTTGCTATGAAAATAAAAAAAAGTATTGATATAAAGACACAGCCCAAACATGTTAATAATTTTTATAAATCTAATAAATTAGGCAGTTATTTAAAAATAACAAGACCCGAAGGACTTCCTTATGAGTTCGCAATGCCTTTATTTGGCAGTTATTTAGCAACAAAAAGCTTATCGGTAATAATAAATCCATATGCTTTATTGATGGGTATAATAAGTGCAATAATTGCAAGTAATTCAATGGTTATTAATGATTATTATGATTACAAACTTGGAACTGATACTGAAAAAAAGAACAAAGTACTTAATAATAATGAATTGACAACCGAAGAAGTTCTATATTTTTCTACATACTTGGCAATAATAAGTTATTATTTATGTTCTTTAATAGCTAATAATATGGTAAGAGATATAATATCAAATACAATAATATTTACATATTTATATACACCTGTTTTTAAAAGTATTCCATTAATAAAAAATATAGTAGTTGCATTAATTATAACGCAAGCACCATTAACAGGCGCTATTATAGTTGGAGGCAATTATCATAATGTTTTTCCAGCAATAATTTATCTATTTAATTTTATAATGTGGCAGGAAATTATGCTTGATATTATCGATATTAATGGTGATAAAAAAAATAATATTAATACAATTCCAGTATTATATGGATATAAAAAGGCTAATATAATAGGATTAGGATTTCTTTTGCTTGGAACATTAATACCATATGGATTATCCATATCATTTATATTGATACAACTTCCTTTAATATTAATAAACACGTATGCTATAACAAAAAATAAAATTTTAAAAAAAACGGAAATAAATATTTCTAAAATAATTATGCTAATATCAGGTATATATATGTGTAATATATAATATATATCACTCAAAAAGTGGTATTTTATTGTAGTTATAACTATTTATATTATATAGTAATAAAATTCCTACATATTGTTTTATAATTAACACAAATTAAGATTTTTATAACATAAAAAATAAAAGGTATAATTACATATAAACCTGAACTATTTTATCTAAAAATATCTGACAAATAAATAAATAACATATAAAATATTACAGCAGAATAAGCATACATATTAATATAATATAATACTTTTATTTTTATATATTATTCATATGCGCTATTATATAAAAAAATACTTATACAACAATGAAATATATATCAATGGTTTATGGTCATTACACATAGGAGTTCTCTATAACAGATGAAAGAAATAATACAAAAAATAGGAATATATTTAATGATATAAATATATCATAATGTATTATAAGAAATGAGCGAATATAAATACAAAATCATTCTTAAAAAAACAGACAATAATATTGTTAACACAATATATGAAAAAGTTAAAAATATTTATTCAAAAGATAAAATATGGTTAGTAAATAGTTTAAAAACATTTGTTTTTAACCATTTGAATCTACCATTATACTATAAAAAAGATATGGAAGAAGTAGTATATAATTATGGAATACAAAAAGCAATTCAATATTTTATTTTAAACAAAAAATATTATGAAGATATTATGATTTTGATAGAACATGATGAAACAAAATTAATATATGGTATAGCATTTAATATAATATTTGAATATTTTGAATTTAGAATAATAGAACATTAAATTATTGTTTCCATTTTTTACCACAGATTAAACAATTCATAAATAATGTAGATGCTTCATCACCAGAACGAGTTTGCAATTCATAATAGCTAACCTTCTTACTTTTGCAACGCGAACAAGTAATCATATCAGACATAGCAACAAGCTTGATTTCATAAGCTGCTTTAAACCTACGTTGATTTTTCTCAATAATTTCTTTCCATCTTTCTGGAAATACATTATGATATTGCATATATGGTAACATATGTGGGGGAAAATCTTTATTTTTCAACATACGTTTATGTAAGTTTTTATTACCAATATAACTATCTTTTTTTATATTTGAATAAATACTTCTAGATATATTAATATAAGTATCGAGTAATATTTGATTTTTCCAAGATAATTGTATACCATAATTTTTAGCATAATCTATTGTTGCATTAAATACACCTATTTCTAAATCTTTTGCTTGTAATTCAGGGATTTTCAATTTTTTCCTTAATATATCTACAAAATTATCACGTACTTTGTTTTTATTAAAGTCATTATTTTCCTCATATAATGTAATAGTATTATTTATTTTAGTATATTTATTAATTTCATCTTCAAGATTATATAATTTATATTCTTCTGAGGTCATAATATATTTTGTAAATAATATTACAACCTATCATTTTTTTATATATTAAATAAAAAATGATATAATCATTATTAAGATTATTATCAATAATGAGTAATATAAATATCAGTGAATTAGTAAATGATAATGTTAATATTGTCGAAATATATTTTGTAAATAAACAAAATGATAATAATGTAATAAGTGTGAAAATACCACGTGATATTGATGACAGAATAAACAAAGCTTATAAAAAAACAAAAGAAGAAAAATATAAAATGTATTATATGAAAGATAAGGTATATACATATGAGTTATCAAATGATAACCAATATGTAACATCTAAAACTAAGAAATTGGACACATTTTACAAAACAAAAAAGAGTAATATATATATAATAAGTTCTAAAATAGATAAATATCCACAATATGTATTTTCATGCACAAATGATATAGATAATATAAGTGAAGTTACTATAAAAGAATATAAAATATCAAATAGAATTTCAATAATAATTAAAAATGAAGTCAATGAAAATATCAAGACATTGCTAATTGAATATAAACATTCAACAAATGTTGAAATGGATAAAATTACGGAAATTGTAAATAAATTAGTTAAAAATATTGAAGTAATCTTAAATAGTGAGGATATATGACAATCTTATGCTTTTCTTGATTAAATCTAATAAACTGATCTCCTGTATAATCATACATTTTTTTCATTTTTCTAGTTTTAAATATATTTAAATCTAGAATTATTACATATGACATTGTAATTTCAACAATTAATATATATATTTTTCCAAATATTAAATCGTTTAAATAGTAAAATCCTGTATGAAAATAATTTAATTTATTTTTCCATTCTATTATATAATTTTTGCAATCAATATTTAAGACATCCCAGTTATTCTTCATAAAATGACGAATACCTATTTTTCAACAAGATAAAAAAAAATTGATAGATAGTATATACTTATTATTATTAGCTACACTTACAATGACAAACGTAATCAACTACAATGATTTCACTGATTTTGCCAAGAAAATAAATAATTCATATGAATACCCTAATAACGACTTAGAAGCAATTAAAACATTGCATGACAATTACTCAACATTTATGGTAACAAAGAAATATTCTAATGAATATATTAAAGATATGAGAATGAAATCTGTTATCGATAATTATGAATTCTACAAAAATGCTAAATATAACAAAGAAGATATAGTAAAGTATTATAAAAGCAATATTGTAGACAATTTCAATAAAAAGCTTGACCCTCCTAAATGTTTCTTTACAGAAGTTGCAAGAGAAAAGCGTCAAGATGCTAAAAATGAATTATTTGAAAAAGAAACTGATGATATATATCATCATTATGATAGTATTAATAATAAATATAAATATTTCAATGAACTATTGCATAAAAATAACGATGAAGAAAGTTATTTTGAAGAAGAATATTATGAAAATACAGACGAAGATTACTATTCAACAACTGATAGTGACGATTATGATTATTACTATATCGATTATGAATCCGATTATATGTCAGATGAATATTAGATACACTTCTCTTTAACAACAATCTTAAAATTATATGTTATTTTTGTACCCATTATTTCAATAATTTTAGGTTTAGATAATTTTACACGTTTAGCAACATACTTCTTTTTTTTTTTATCACTTCCAGATGTAGTTTCACGCAATATAAAGGTTATTTGTTTTTTAGTTTTATGATTTGTTTTGGTAGCTTTTTTGAATAATTGTGACGCAGCTTTTTTAGCGGCAGATAGTGGATTTTTAGAAGTATATCTACCTCCCTTTTCTTGAACGTTTGATGAATCAATAGTGAAAGTTCTTTTATCTTCCATTACTTACCTATTATAAGTAGTATAAAATTTTTTTACATATGGATTGATTTTAAATGATTTTTTATCAACGTTTATAATTTTTATAGAATTTAATTTTTTCGCTCGCGACAAAGCAGTATATGTTTGACCATAAGCAAATATATTTTCACCTAAATCAAGTTCAACGGCATCAATAGTCATTCCCTGAGATTTATGAATTGATAATGCATAACTGGTGCGAATAGGCATATGCATTATATATGATATTTTTTTATTCATAATATCCTTGTAATAATTGATAGTATGAACATTATTATTAACATCTTCAATTATTACAAAATCATGACCTAAATGCTTTATGACACCTCTTGTGCCATTTATGAGACCCTGTGATATATCTATATTTCTCGTAATAATAATTTGCGCATTTTCTGTTAATTCAATATCATAATTAAGTGCTGCTTTCTCATTTCCTTTACTACATGTAGCTTTATAAAGAGAGGATTTATAACCCTTCTCTTTTAATTTTGCAATTTCAATATTATTAATTTTATTAACATCAATATTAACAGGATATAATTTAGTAGGTATTATATTATCTGAAAATTGTGTATCTTTAAGTCTTTCTAAAACTTTTATTATGTTATCAGTACACTTGCCTTTTCTAACAATGCCAAGAATTTTTTGAAATAATTGATCTCCTGTTTGTCTCACTAATTCTTCCAAAACAATTATATCAACTTCTGATTTTTCCCATATTTTTGAGAGAAAACAGTAAAGCCCTTTAACAGGTGCTAGTTGACAAAAGTCTCCTACAAATATCATTTGTATACCACCAAATGGTTTTTCTGCAAGTTTTTTATCTATAAATTGTCCACGTATTGTTGATAAAATTTCAGATATTTTTTCAAATAATTTATCTTCTAGTATAGATATTTCATCAATTATTAATACTTCTAATTTTACAATTCTTTCACGTATATTTTTATTTGTAATTATATTTTTGATGATATCTGATACTTTATCATTTCCTAATCCAATTCCTAGATAAGAATTAATTGTTTGTCCACCAATCAATACAGAAGCAGTACCTGTTGTAGCAGTTAATCCATAATATTTATTATTTTTATTTAGTAATTCTGTAATATATTTTATAGTAAACGATTTTCCCGTACCACCAGGTCCAGTTATAAGAATATTTCTACCATTTAATACAGCATCAACAGCCTCGCGTTGTTTTGTATTTAATGATTCCATTAAATATAATAAAATAAATAATAATTATCAATTTTTGCCAAATAAATTTTTAAATATTGTAAAATTTCCATAAATAAAATAATTATAATGATATTTCATTTTACAATTTTTTAATATATTTATTAATTGCCATATTTTTTTTGTTATATGCTGATATAAATATATTATTGTTTTTTTGAATATATCTAACAACATTATTATGATATATCTCATCAGTAGTTGGACAATATGTATAATACCATTTAATTAATGTAGGTTTTTCAATGATATTTGTAAATTTAAAATTATATTCTTTACACATATACAATATTGCTCTTGATATAAAACCGCGTGATTCACTATTGGGTACAAACAATTTATGTTTATGATTTACATAATTATCATGTTCTAAATATTTCCAATTTTTATCACCTATGTCAATATAATCACTATATTTATAATTAGAACGATTTACATTTAATGTATTTAATGTCTTAATTATATTATGCATATCTTTACTTTGATGTTCATTTAATAGTGATTGTGGATATACATGTTCTGCTGTTAAAAATTTGTTATTATCAATACATTTAACATTAAAATTAAACTTTGTATATAATGTTGGCATTTTAGTATCATAAATTATTGTACGCCTAATTATACAATGTTCTGGTATTACCATGGAATTTGTATAACATCTTACATAATTCACGTGTAATAAAAATGTTATTAAAAGTTTTTTTAACATTTAATAAAATAATATATTATTATTTTATATCATTATTAATATTTATCTGCTATATTAGGATAAAGTTTTTTAAAAAAATCATAGATATTTTGGTGTATATCTAAGTTTTTATTAGGTATATAATTATTTATTATATTTTTTGATTCAAAATCACCATGTATCCAATAATGTATCATAATTGGTTCCATTGGATATTTGCCTTTTTTTACCATAGTCCAATCTTCATTATTAAAAGGCATATTATCTAATTTTAAATCGTTAATTGGAAAAATTAATTCACGATCATCAATTATATGTATATAATCAGCTTTATTCGCAAAGTTTTTCATCATCATTTTAATATAATTTCCACCAAATATATCAAATTTACCAAAAATATTTACACCATATTGCATAATACAATCCGATATACCTCTTAGTAATTTATCAACAAATTTATTGTCTTTATTTGAAGCAAAGAAAGCGTTACAAATATACTTATCATCATTATATAATAATGTTGTTTGACCCTTAGGTTCATAAGATATGTAAAATTTGTCGCTAGTCATATCAATTAAATCGGCAAAGTCCCTCATTACTAAAACATCTAAATCAATATAAATACCACCAAAATGTTTAACTAATAATATTCTACTAATATCTCCGCGTTGTACACCTGTTCTCGCTAAACTATATATATTATAATAATTTGGATAATATTGATTTATAAACTCTATAATACTTTTATCAGACCATAATTTAAATGTATATCCTTTATTTTTTAATAATTTAACATTTTCGTCATATAATAATTTTAATATAGGAGGTAATGTATCAGATTTCCAAGTTTGATGTATAATCTTAGGTATCATATTTTATATATTTACAATAGATATTGTTTATATATTAATATGAAATCTCTGTTAACAATTTATCAACAAATATATCATTAAATATAATAATATTAATTATTTTTATATTGCATATATCAAGTTTGGGAATATATATTGATGTTACATTAAAATTACCTATGATATTAAGTACCCATATAAATTTAAAAATAATTAAATATGTATACATATTTAATTCAGTATTATTATAATATACTAAGCAATCTTTGTAATAATATACAGGTAATATGTGTAAAATTATATTTGCGATAAAATATTCACATGACATTAAAGTTCTTTTAGATATATTATCAAATAAGCTTAAAGATCTAGAAAAAGGATTAATGCCCCGCAATTCTTCAAATAATATTCTTTTATCATATAGCATAAAACTATGAAAAAGTATAAATATTTGTAATGAATTGAAAGCAATAAACTTATCAATAATTTGATTATTATAATGAAAATAATTATTACAAATATAATTTGCTAATATCATAACTATATTCCAATTTGTATATTGACAAAGCTTTATTTTTATAGCTATATTTTCTATAAATATTTCTGATAACTTTTTTGTAACAGGCATTATTATTAATATTCCAACGAGAAAAATTTCGAATTCATTTATAATACTCATCAATACAATTATTAATTAAGATATATATAATCTTATATATTTTAATCTAATGGAGACGAAGTAATATCCATTCCACAATATTCTACGCTTTTTTTATTAAAATCTTGCTTAACATATATACCAATATTTATAGCTTCTTCTAGTATCCATCTAAAATTATCCCAAAATTCCTGAGTATGTCCTATACTAACAGATGCTAAATGTGCATATTCATGCAATACTACAAACATCATAGTATTAATGTCTACGAGTTTATCATTATTACGTAAACATAATACAATTTGTTCTCCTTTATTGATTGAATAACTAGTATAACCAGGTGTTTCAACGCCCTCTTTTAAACGATTTGGTTTAAAATTTATTTTTAAGTTTGCTACACGTTCATCATCGGAACCAAATTTTCTTTCCATATGTTCTAATAATGTTATAAGACGCTGTTTAATTTTAGCAATTAAATCAGCTGCTTCTTTTGAATCGTCCTTTATTTGTACTGTGTATTTTTCATTATCAACACTGCTAGTAACTTGAACCAAGTCTTTTTCATTATACATATTTATAATATAGTAGCCACCTATAATTATAGCAAAGAGTATAACTAAACCTTCGGAACCTACTTCCATTCTCTATTTATTATAATAAATTAAAAATTGATTTCTTTTATTTAAAAAAAAAAGTATACTATTAATTATAATGGATTTTCCGCGCAAAACTTATGAGCCTATTACACCTAATAAAGATGTAGTTGAATTTCAAATAACTGACATATATGTTCCTGAAAATGATAAAAATAAAGAAAAGGATTATAACGAGCTTTACACTCTTCTTATTTATGGAACAAGTGAAAATGGTGCTACTATTTGTGTTGATGTTCAAAACTTTACACCATACTTTTATATTAAACCACCTGTATCTTGGGAAGAATTGAGTGATGGAGCTTTTGAAAATAAAGTGGCAGAATTCAAAGAATATATATTATCTCAAAAATATATGTCACGATATATGAATCGTGAATATGAGAAAAAGATTATTCCAAAGAATATGGAAAGTCATTTCAAAAATTTAACAATTGTCAGAAAAAAAGATTTCTGGGGTTTTACCAATAATAAAGTATTTCGCTTTATGAAGGTTTGTGTTAAATCAATGAAATTATATAATACTTTAAAATACTACTTTAAAACTTTGGAAAAAAAAGGTTTCACACAATATGAAAGCAATATTGACCCATTCTTGAAATATCTTCACATTCAAGATATCAAGCCTTGTAGTTGGGTTCGTATTGAAAAATACAAAATCAATGATGATATTAGTAGATGCGATTATAATATTATTTCAAATCATAAAAACTTAATTCCAATTGAAAAAAATAAAATTGCTCCAATTCTAGTAACATCCTTTGATATTGAATGTAGTAGCAGTCATGGCGATTTTCCAGTAGCCAAGAAAACTTATAGTAAAGTAGCACAAGACCTTGCGTTGGTTGCAAAAGCAGGTTATGAATGTGATGAAGATTTTCTGGTTAATTGGATTCAGAATATATATTTGGATGATGTTGTAATTGATGATGCAACTGATCTCAAAATCAACAGAGTTTATGCTAAACGTAAAATTACTAATGAATTTATACAAAATATTCCAACGCTATTAAAACCTTTTATTGGCGAAATTATAAGTATTCTTGAAAAAATAGCATCATCAGTTAGTGATAATTGCGATGATGACAATGAAGATAATAATATGACCGTTGCTGAGATAAATGCAGAAGAAACCAAGATATGCAATATTTTAGATAATATTTTAATTCCACTTGATGGTGATAAAATTATTCAAATTGGTACAACAGTCCATTTTTATGGTTCAGATAAAATTGTTTACAAGAATATTGTATCACTTGATTCATGTGACGATATTGAAGGTTGTGAAGTAATTTCTTGTAAAACGGAAAAAGAACTTCTTAATAAATGGAAAGATGTAATGAACAATCTTAATAGTGATATTATTACTGGATACAATATATTTGGTTTTGATATGCCTTATATTTGGGATAGAGCTAAAGAGCTAAATATTATCGAAGAATTTAGTGTTGGTCTTGGAAGATTAATTACTCGCAAAAATAGTCTTGTTGAACAACAACTATCATCATCTGCTTTGGGAGATAATATTCTAAAATATATTGACTACGATGGCATTGTTTTAGTTGATTTGCTTAAAGTTATGCAGCGTGACCAAAAGCTTGATAGCTACAAACTAGATAATGTTGCATCAATATTTTTAGGTGATAAAAAGAATGATTTGAAACCACAAGAAATTTTCAGCAAGTTTAAAGGAAATAGTGCGGATAGATGTGAAATTGCTAAATATTGTATACAGGATTGTTGTCTTATTAATCGTTTGATTCATAAGCTAAAAATCATTGAAAATAATATTGGTATGGGTAATGTATGTTTGGTTCCATTAAACTTCTTGTTTAGGAGAGGACAGGGTATTAAAATATTCTCTTTAATTGCAAAGCAATGTATGGAACACGATACATTAATTCCTGTAATAAAATCATTTAATGAAAATACGATTGAAGAAGAAGATGGATATGAAGGCGCTGTTGTTTTAAATCCAAAAGAAGGCATTTATTTAAATGAACCAATTGTGGTATTTGATTATGGTTCTCTATATCCATCATCTATGATTGCAAGAAATCTATCACATGACTGCTATTTGATGGATGAAAAATATCGCGTTGATGACCCAAATATTGAATATAAAGATGTATCATACGATTTGTACGAAGGTAAAGGAGATAAAAAAAAGAAGATTGGTGAGAAAGTTTGCACATTCGTTCAATATAAAGATGGTAAGAAAGGTATAATTGCTGATATCTTGGATATGCTTCTTAAAAAGCGTAAGACAACTAGAAAAAAGATTGAATATCAAAGTATTATTGATAAAAGAGGAAAAAAATATTCTGGACTTTGCACAGAAAAAGATGATAAATATGAATTATTGGATGTTGATACAAATAATAAAGTAACTATCAACAAATCCGATGTATCAGAAATATTAGAAACATATAATACATTTGAACAAGATGTATTTGATGCACTACAATTAGCTTATAAAATCACAGCAAACTCACTTTATGGACAAATTGGTGCGAGGACATCATCAATCTATCTTAAAGATATTGCTGCCTGTACAACTGCTACTGGTAGAGAAATGATTATGTTAGCTAAAAAATTCGTAGAGGATAACTATAATGCCGATGTTATTTATGGAGATACAGATTCTATTTTCTGTAAATTTCCATTAAAGGATAATGAGGGTAATATTGTTCAAGGCAAAGATGCTCTACCATTTGCAATTAAGACTGGCGTAGATGTTGAAAAAGAAATAGCTAAGATTATGCCTAAACCACAAAAACTAAATTATGAGAAATCACTTTATCCATTTATCTTATTTAGTAAGAAAAGATATGTAGGTAATTTGTATGAATTTGATGTTAACAAATACAAACAAAAATCTATGGGTATTGTATTGAAACGTCGTGATAATGCTCAAATTGTAAAGAAAATTTACGGCGGTGTTATTGATATAATATTAAAAAAACAAGATTTGCGAGCATCTATTGAATTTCTTCAAGATGAATTATCGGACCTTGTTGAAGGAAAAGCACAAATTAGCAATTTAGTAATTACTAAAAATCTACGAGCATCTTATAAGGATCCTTCTAAGATTGCACACAAGGTTCTTGCAGATAGAATTGGTGCGCGTGATCCAGGCAATCGCCCCGTTGTTAATGAAAGAATTCCATATGTATATATTAAAACAAATAGCACAACTAGTTTACAAGGCGACAAAATAGAAAATCCAGAGTTTATTATTGAAAACAAATTAACTCCCGATTATCTACATTATATTACAAATCAAATTATGAAGCCTCTTCTACAATTGTACGCTCTTTGTTTAGAAGAATTGCCTGGGTATGATAAGGATTATAGTTATTGGAATGAAGTAGATAAAAATTTACAAATTAAACCTATATATCAAGATGAAATAAAAAGACGTAATCGCATTGATAATCTAAAACTTCAAATGGTTAAAGCATTATTATTTGATAAATATATTGAGATTTTATCTGAACCTAAGAAACCTCGTAGTAAAAAAGTAAAAGAAATTCAAGATGCCAATAGTAATGTGGTTGTAGATACAAAACACGAAAAAATCAATTCAAAAAAAGTAGATACTACTATACCAGATGGAGTTTGTAAAGTTGATATTAAAATAACTAAAAATCAAAAATCTGGCAAAATTATAGCAGATGCTAATATTGTAGATAATAAAACTAAAATATGGTGCTATCACAATGATGATAGTAAGGATAAAGAAACAGAAACTATTAAAATAATTTGTGAAATAATGAAACTTAATTCAGAAAAAACATATATGATTGCATTAAATAACAAAGCATTTGTTAAAGATTACAATGAGGCACTAATTAACTATATTGAACTAACAAAAAAACAAGATAGTAATATGATGGAAAATATATTTAAAACACAAAATTTAGGTGCATTAAAATTAGTTAATAAAATTAGGAAATTCTCAGATATCATATTAAATCACAAATCATTTTCATTTATCATTAAATAAATATTTAATAATACTATTTGCCTTTTCTTTACCAATACCTTCTATTTTACATAATTCTTTATTTTTATTATCACAATCTTTTAAAGTATCTATTAAAGATACCATATTGGGATAAGTTAATGCTATATTTTTTGCTATAACATTTGAAATATATGGTATTTGCGATAACTGCATAATGTAACAAGTATTTTCATCAATATTTTCAATTTTTTTCTTTTTCAGTTTTATGCAACTAGTATAGTCTGTATCTTGTTCGCCATTATTAATAAAATATTGAGGATTATCAATAATCCTTGTTGAAATTGTTAAGATTAATGTAGTTGTTTCATTTATGTTTTTTGTATATAATACTCTGATATTATCTCTAAACATTGTATGTAAATATGCTCCTTGTAACATTAGTGATTTATTATACGTTTTAGATGATAGTACATCATCTCCTTCAATTATGTAAGATATTTGTTTTTGTGTATAATTGGCTAACATACGAGCTTTCTGCTCTTTATATCTCCCGTCTTGTATAGATGATTGTAAATCATTTGTAGTTTTTCTTTCAAATATAAAAAAAATATCATTATAAATAATATGTATATCACCTAATTCAATGTTTTCTTTGATAATTTCTATTTTATCATTATAAGTATCTAAATCACGAGATATTATATCTTCATATAATTTATGTTCTCTTGCATCAATTATTATTATTAGTTTATTAGACATAATATTAATTTTATTAACAATTTTTTATATGATAAATTAAAAATTGATTTGGTGATTATATTAAATCATATTACAATTGATAATGTCTACTACAACTACTACTCGGGTACCTCAATATTTCATTTGCCCTATTACACACAATATCATGAGTGAACCATATGTGGATAACGAAGGTAATTCTTATGAAGAAGTGGCAATCAAACAATGGTTAATGAATAATAACACATCACCTATCACGCGTTCTCTATTGCATGTATCGGATTTGAAACTTAATCGTTCTCTACGCGAGGCTATTCAAGCATTCTTAAATCCAGAAATTGTTAATACACAAGTTGATCCAGAAGTTAAAGTAGATTTTATTATTGAAGAAGACCCAATTAAAATTAAAAGTAGTAGAAATTATAATATTGTAAATGTTTCTGTTAATCCAATCGATGGAAAAGTTGAAGTTCCAAATGAGCTTGTTATTGTTATTGATGTATCTGGTTCAATGAATGCAGCAGCTTATGTAGAGCAAGATAAAAGACAAGTAGATGTTGGCTTTACAATTCTTGATATTACAAAGCATGCTATTAAAACAGTTATTGAATCATTGAATAATAATGATAAAATTTCAATTGTTACATTTTCAGATACAGCAAAAGTAATATGTGGTATGACTAATATCAATGAATCAAATAAAAAATATTTGAAAAGTTTAGTAAGTAATCTTAAAACAGAAGGTTGTACAAATGTATGGGCTGGTTTAAGCATGGGTCTTAAACAATTTTCAAATGTTGAAAATGATGATGTTTGTAATAAATCATTGATGTTTATGACAGATGGTATTCCAAGTGAACATTTGCTTCCGCCAAGAGGTATTGTTGAAAGTCTAGAAAGAATTTTGAAATCTATGACAATTAAGCCAACTATTTATACATTTGGATTTGGGTATTCACTTGATACTAAGGTACTTGCTAATATTGCTAGCGCTGGAAATGGAACATTCTCTTTTATTCCCGATTCTGGATTTGTCGGAACTATTATTATTCATGCAATGGCCAATATTAAAACAACATGTGCTACTAATACTAATGTAAATATTATAACAAATGGTGATACAAAGATTAAAAAGATTTATGGATATAACAATGCAAATTGTGTTAAACTTAATACAATTAATTATGGACAAAATAAGGAAATTGTAATTGAATTTGAAAATGAAAATCCAGATTATTCCATTGAATTAGAATATAACTCTTATACAAATAATATTACTAATGTAAAAGCTGTTAAAGAAGATTATAAAGATAATACTGATATTATGATGCGTCTTGAATTTGTAGAATTATTACAAAAAATCATTAATATAATGCCCAATAAAAATACAGCATCTATCTATATTAATGACTATATTAGTAAATATAATAATGATAGTCTTATTGTAAATGATTTAAAAGACCAAGTAAAGATGGCTATTTCAACCGATGCAATTTATGGTAAATGGGGTAAAAATTATCTTTATTCTCTTATGTTTGCTCACAAAGAGCAAAGATGTAATAATTTCAAGGATAAAAGTGTTTCTGCATATGGTGGAACACTATTTGGTGAGTTGGTAGATAAGATTGATGAAATTTATGCAAATATGGAACCACCTAAACCATCTAATCAAGTAAGAAATTGTGATGTATCTACACGTGGAAGGGGGGCGACAACAAAGGGATTGACGAGGGGTGGTGTGGATTTTAGGCAAAGTTTTCACAATGCCAGTGGTGGTTGCTTTCACGAAAATAGTAGTGTTTCTGTATATCCAAATATTAGTAAGAAATGCAAAGATATTATTAAAAATGATTTGGTAATGACATCTGAAACTACATATGCAAAAGTGCTATGTGTTACTAAGATTAAATGTGAAAATAATAAATGTGATATGGTGAAGATTAATGATAGCTTGTCAATTACACCATATCATCCAATCAAAGATATTGAATGGGTATTTCCAAATACTCTCAATGAAACTATCACATTTGATTGTGAATATATGTATAACTTTGTTCTGGATAAGGACCATACTATCATTATTGGCAATACTATTTGTGCTACATTGGGTCATGGATTTACAGATAACGATGTAATCAAACATGATTATTATGGTACAAATAAAGTTATTAGTGATCTTAAAACTTTTAATGGATATGATAATGGTCTAATTACATTTGGTCCTAATTGTATTATTAGAGATAATAAAAATAATGTTATCGCCTTCTGTGCAAAAAGTGTATGCTAATAATCAATAATATTATAAAAATTATACAAACATATATTAATTCTTTTTTATTTTCATTTGAGAAACATTCTATGTTTTTGATTTCACTTATTATACTGGAACCATTCTCACAAAATGCATCTTCAATAGGTTTACTTCCACCTCCTCCCATTTTCTACATATATATATTTTTATTATTTTGCGAATAATGTTTTTTATCCAATATATCATATAATTCTTTGAGTTTTTCATGTATATTACTTTTTCTATTATTAAGTAAAAAATGATTATATAATTATCTATTTAAAATAAAATATGAAAAGCTTAATAATTGTAGAAAGTTTCACTAAAACAAAGACTATTAAAAAATATATAAATGATGATAGTTTTAATGTAACTTTTTCAGGGGGGCATATTTATAATTTACCAAAGGAAACATTGGGATTTGATACAGATACATGGAAAATAGAATATATTAAAACAAATCCCAAGATTATAAGTAATATTCGCGAACAAGTAAGAAAAGCTGATATTATTTATCTAGCTGCTGATCCTGATATGGAAGGAGAATCAATCGCAAATAACGTAAAGCATGCTATTAAAGATATTATCAAAGATAAAAAATGCCATAGAATAACATTTAATGAGATTACACCAAGTGCTATTAAAAATGCAATTGATAATCCTAGAAATATTGATATGGATATTGTAAATGCACAAGAAACGCGACGAATTGTTGATAGATTAATTGGATATAAAGTATCACCAGTATTATGGTCAAAATTTAATAAAAATTACCTTAGCGCTGGAAGAGTTCAAATTGCAGGGTTAATCATATGTATCAATCAAAGAAATTCAATTAATTCAAAAGAAATCAAAAAATATTGGAAAATAGAAGCCAAGTTTATATTTGATAAAAAATCCAAAAAATCTAATATAATAGGAACATTACAAGAGGATGATAATGACTATAAATCAAATGATATAGATAGTGTAAAACGCATTATAAATAATTTAGAAATAATGTCAAAGTGGCAGATGTCTTTTGAAATAAAAACTAGAAGAGTATCGCCACCACCTCCATATACAACTACTACAATGCAACAAGATAGTTATAATAAATTTAAATTTAATGCAAAAAATACTATGAAAATTGCTCAGGATCTATATGAAAATGGTTTAATTACGTATTTGCGAACAGATTCTACAAATATATCAGAAGATGCAAAAAAGAAGTTTCTAGGATATATCAAAAATACTTATACTGATACCTATGCCAAATATAGAACTTATAAAACAAAAGTAAGTAATGCTCAGGAAGCACACGAGGCTGTACGTATAACAAACCCAAATTTAGAAACTTGTCATTTTGAAGGATGTAATAGTGGACATACTAAACTATATGATATGATAAGAAAACGCACATTGGCATCATTAATGACTGATACAGAATACTCTGATATAGTTATAACAATAAATAATAATACTTATAAATTCAAAGCTATTAATAGTTATATGACATTTGATGGATTTAATATTGTTTATGGCAATAAAATAGAATCATATGATGAATTTCTAAAATTACTAAAAGAACAATGTTATTTATATGAGATTAATTCAAATGGAAATATTGATGATATTCCATCAATGTATAATGAAGTGCAACTAATTAAACAATTAGAAAAACAAGGTATTGGTAGACCATCTACATATGCAACTATAATTGATAAGTTAATTGAAAAGAAGTATGTTGAATTGGGTCAAAATCCTCAACAGGAATACAATGTAGAAAATATGAAAAAAAAAGATAAGGATATAGTTATTAGTAATAAAGTAATTAATCTTGGTGGAAAACAAAAAGATTTACTAATTCCTACTGAACTCGGCAATGACGTAATAAAATATATATATGATATAATGCCTTATTTATGTGATTTAAAATTTACTTCAAACATGGAGAATGATTTAGATGATATAATTAATGCAAAAAATAGTAAGAATACTATATTAAAATGTATTTATGGGAAAATAGAAACATCACTAAACAATATTACATTAACTTCTGTTAAAAAAGAAGTTGAAGAGTATAAAACAGGTATTATTTCAACACGATATGGATATTGTTATTATAATAAAGAGAAAAATCAGTATACCAATATTGAATCTTATTTAAAATGGAAAAAAATAAATACAAATCAATTAAAAGCAAATGAAATAAGTTTTCTAGCATCACTTCCTAAAAAAATTAAATATGAAAACCGAGATTATTATTTAAATATCGGAAAATATGGTTTATATCTCAAAGATAGCAATAATAGAAATATTAAACTAGAAAAAAAATTATGGGATAATTATATTAATTAATCATATGGCGACATACCCTTCTTTCCATTCTTATACCACGAACTAACATATTCATTATTCATATTGGGGTGAACTATATTTTCATGATAATCAATATCAATACAATTAGGTATGTATTTTTTACATTTATCACAATACCATTCAAAATTTTTTTCAAACATACTTTATATAATTACTTTTTTTCTTTATCTTTAAGCATTTTACTTAAATTTTTATTAAGATTGTGTAATTCATATGAGATATTTGACATAGAAGTTGCAACATTAACTCCATATTCATCAGTAAAAAAACTATTAAATAAATTATATAAGTTTTCATCTGTTAAATCAAAATCTTCATCGTCGTCTTCATCGTCGCTATAATCTTCTTCTACATCAACATCTTCTTCTTCACTGCCGTCACTGCAGTCACTGCAGTCACTATCAGTTATTACATCATCATCTTTTTCTGTTTCTTTAATATCTTTAATATCTTTAATATCTTTAATATCTTTATTAACTACTACATCTTCGTTATTGGCACCATCTCCTGATTCCTTAACAACACATTTAGCTTTTTTATTTTTTATTTGAGTATTCATTTCATCTATTTTACTCATGCTATTAATAAATGACATAAAGTCCAAGGTATCAAGTTTATCTTTTCCCATTGTTTTATGAATATAATATTCACAATAGTTCTTATATCTTTTTTTTAATATTAATTATTAAGGGAATAACAATAATGTATGAGATATATCTATACGTAATAGGTTTTCTAATAGGCATATTTTTATTAATATCATTGTTAAATTTCAAAATTACAAATAATTACAATGAAATTAAAGAACAAGATGATATAGAAGATTTTAGTAATATAGAAAAAGAAAAATATATAATGGAAACATTTGAAGATAGCACTTATGATAATGAAGACGAACAAAATTATATAAATTGTAATAAAAATATAATAAATAATTTTAAGATTGATAGATTATTAAATAAACATTATTTAGTTACATTGATATCTTCGTATAATAAGGATAATTATGATGAAGATAAAAAAATATGGAATTTAGATAATAAAAATGCAATACATAGTACAGATGGTAATATTAAACTTGACAACAATCCAGAATATACAATTTTTCCCTTAAAACCAGAAGTTGGTGGATATAATATTAGTAATTCTAAAATAGAAATAACACCTAATTATGTAAAAGACGATTTGGGAATGAAATGGGAAGAATTAAAAATAGTACCTAATGATTTTATAGAAATTCAAGATGATGAATCACCCAAATTTAAAAAATTAATTTCGGCTTTGTCTTCGGGAAAAGTAAATTTTACTAGAAAAGAGGTAAAAGAATTTCCTAAAATAATTCATAATAATTATATCAAAGTAAATGAAAAAAAATATAAACCAACAATTGATAATTTAGATGTATTAAAAAATATTTCTATGTTATTTACTTTTAAATTAAACAATATAGATGGTGATATGGGTCAATTATTATTTTTAGAAAATTCCGATGAAGGCAATTTAATATCTATCAATATCATAAATTCTAATAAAATTAAAGTTAATAATATTGATGATAAATGTAAGGGTGATGCTAATTGTAAAAAATTCATTGAAAATTTACAAAATAGCATAAATATACACAATAATTATTATAATAATAATAACATATCAAATAATGAATTTAAAGAATACTTGGCTGAAAAATGCGAAGATGAAGGAGAATATGTTATCAATAAAAATATGTGCGAATATATAAATAAAACTTATAATGATGAAATAGTTTATCATAATCAGCTTTATGTTAAGAAAAAATATACATTACAAATAAAAATAAACACTTATACGTATAATATTTATGATGTTAGTGAGGATATTTTTAGCAGCGAATATACATTTATGGGATTAACAATTGATAATAATGATATTAAATTTTATATAAATGATTTTGAATCATCTTTTAAAAAGCAAGATGACGAAAAATTAAGACCATTATATCCATATGTAATAAACAAAAATAAAAAGTGTGATATTACACTATATAGTTTTGCAATATTTAATAATACAATATGTGATGCTGATATGAAAGCCTATAAATTATATAATAATTATTATTTATACGGTATAAATAATGATGATTAATATATAAAAACACTGTTATATTATTTAATAAAACATGTTAAAAGCAGCAATATATATATTAACACAAAATACACCTGAAAAAAAAATATATTTAAAAACTTGTTTATATTTTTTGTTTAAAAATTTTAATTTTAAATATAAATATCCTGTTATTATATTACATGAAGGCGACTATGACAATAATTCTAAAAATGAAATTTTATTAAGTATTCGTGGAGAATGCAAAGATATTGTCAAATTTCAAGAACTAGATAAGAATGATTTTAAAATTCCAGATCATATTGATAAATTAAAAATGGAAAAATGTATTGATGTTAATCCTGTACCATATTGGAGAAACGATAAATATAGAATTATGTGTAATTTTTGGATTAAACACTTTTTTAAATATTGCAAAGAATATGATTATGTGATGAGAATTGATGATGATAGTATTATTGAAGAACCAATTACAGAAGATATGTTTCAAATAATGAAGGATAAAGACTTTAATTATATATCAAATATAATACATATAGATTGTAGTATATGTAATTATGGTATGAAGGACTTTTTTGAAGATATTTATCCTAATAAAAAAGAAAAAATAAAAGAATTATTCATGGTTCATAAGTTGGATAATACAAGTAAATATTTTAATAAATTTAAAGAGATTTATTCAATTATAAATGAAAAAGAGTATAATGAAACAACTATTGATATGGCTATGCCATTAATGTATTATAATAACTTTTTTATTACAAAGCCTAGTTTATGGAATTCAAAAGAAATTAAAAATATTATAAACGAAATTGATAAATTAGGTTATATATTTTATTACAGATGGGGCGATGCTCCATTACATACTTTAATAATGACATTATATGATAGTAAAAAATTATCTAAATTTTCATTTAAATATAGTAAAAGACTTCAACGAGAAGCTTTTAAAGATGATGATGGAAACCTACATAGTTTCATGCCATCTACATATGATAATAATAGTTGCATAAGTAAAAAATAATTATTTTATAGCATTTATTATAATTTTCATTTGTTCATAATCAATATCTCTATGTTTGACATAAATGCCAAAACATTTATTTCTATAAAATATAATATCTTTATTATTTTTAATATATTCTATAAAATGACTAATAGAATTACTATCCTTACTAAAATGAGGTACTTCACAGAAATGTTTTTGGTTTATTTCTTTTGGAGTTACATTTTTATGTTCTCTTACATAAATACCCAATGATACATCATCAATAATATCCATTCTAACTAAATTCATATTATTTACAATTTCTTCAACTGCTTTTTTAGTAAATATAATTGATGTTCCAGAAGCAAATAGTGTACCACGCCATGTTGAATCTAACATACCTCCACCCGTCCATTGTAAATTAACTAATTTACCAGCACCATAATAATCAATGGGATTTTTATCTAAATAGCTAATTAATCTATTAAAATCTATAATTGTACTAATATTACTTCTTATAAGATAATCATAATCAAAGTTATTTAAATATTTGAAAGCTAGTAAAGTTTTTTTTAAAATACCTGGAATAAATGTTTCTTTACCATTTATATGTATAATATTATTTTCAATATAATATTCGGAACCATAAATGCTTTTAACATATTCATTATATTTTACAAAATATGTAGTTACATTATCATTAAACTTTTTATAATAATTACTTAATAGTTTTTGCATATTTTCATAAGTTCCTTCTTTGATATTATCACTGAATTTAGAATTTGAATATATAATAATATGAAGAATCTTCATTATTATTTAATAATTATATTATCTATTATTTATATATTATCTATATCTATATTTTTTTCACTATCACTACTATCACTACTATTATTTTCTATATTTAAGAATCTTAGTTTATTATATGATTCAGTGTCACTATCATCTGTGGTAGAACCACCAAAGTTAATATGAGTATCCTTATCATTTGTCGCAGAAGTATAAGAACTATTATAATATTCATTTTTTAAAGTATTTGAAATATTATTACCATTTAATATATCAGAATATTTATCCAAAGATATTTTATGTACGATATCTACTTTATTTGATTGAAATTCTCTTTTTGATACTACAACAATATCACCTTTTTCAATTAATACGCGCTTATTATACTTTCGCATATTACCTCTTATTACACCAACAACTTCATCTCCACTATTTGTAATTAAGTTAACACGACAATTGCCCAATAATTTTTTAACAAGACCATATTCTTCGCAATCAAAATTAATTTCATAGTTTTCATATTTATTACTATTAAATTTTTTTTTTTTCTTTCTAATAGATGTTTGATACATTTCTTTTAATAATAATTATAGAATGAAGCTTTATATTATTTAATAGAGATATATAAGAATATTAAATATATATTTATTATAAATGGATGACAATAGTATTATTACACCAAAATTTTTAAACGACTCGTGGGTTATGTATTTTCACGATCCTTATGATATTGAATGGGATACAAATAGCTACAAAATGATAGGACAAATGTCAACGGTCGAAGATTTTATTTATTATTTTAAATCATTTAATAATTTATTTAAAAAAGGTATGTTTTTTATTATGAGACTTGATATAATGCCTCAATATGAAGATGAACTTAATATAAATGGTGGTTGTTTTTCTTTTAAGATTTATCCTGAAGATTTAGAAAAAAGATTTTTTAATTTATGTGCGAATGTATTAGGTGAAAATATTGGCAAAGAAGATGATTATATAAATAATATAAATGGTATATCAATAAGTCCTAAAAAATTCTATTATATTGCTAGAATTTGGATTAAAAATAATAAGTATGCTAAGAAAGATTTATATAATTTTGATATACCTAAATATTCTTCATTAATGTACAAAAATCATATATAAGACTTGGGTTATTACTATTTTTTATAAGATGTTATATCAATTACTTTATAAATTATATTGTATATTAAAAACTTTTTTAATTTATGTTACTTTACCTATAAGAGTTTTTTTGGTTTATTTAATATTTTTTATTGGAGTATATATACTACATTCTCTTAACAAAGAAGGCGATATTACATTTTGTGTTTTGACAATGGGTAAAATGATGTTATATATTTTATCAATAAATATCAAAATATCTAATGAAGATTACATTAAATATATGAATTATTTGTATAGTGAAGAAAAGTATCTATGTGTATTTACACATACAACATTAGTCGATATGATTGTATTATTTGGAACTTTACCTAAATGTGGACCAATAATGAATAAACAAAATGAATTAAAATATATATTATATGATGAAAATATAAGTGATAAATTAGGAGGTATATTACTTGATAGGTATAAAATGGGTGGAACAACAGAAATTATGAAGAAAAAAATAGAAGCTAGAAAATGCGGACAAGCACCATTATGTATTGCTCCCGGTAAAGGTATACCACCTAAAATACCAGGAAATATATCTAATTTTAAAGGAAGTGGGGCATTTGTAAATAAGACTAAAATACTACCAATAATAATAAAGTATCAAGATGATTCATTAAATTATAATGAAGAATTCGGCGAATCAATGCTTCATAGTTATTTAAAAGTATTTTTAGTAGAAAATTATAATATTACTATAAAAATCGGTGATATAATTGAACCCGATGAAAAAGAAAGTATAGAAGAATACAAAGATAAAGTTTATAATATAATGAATAAAGATTATAAAAATATATAAAAAAACATTACAAAAAAAGATATATTGAATATGATAAATAAGCTTTATTTATTATTAAAAACTTTTATAAATTATGCTACTGCTCCATTTAGATTATTTATCGTATATATGCTTATGATTATTGGATTAATAATTTTAAAAAATACTAAATCAGAAGGTAATATTAACATTATTGTATCTACATTTTTTAAATTAATGATATTCTTCATGTCTTTAAAAATAAGCATATCAAACGAGGATTATATTAAATATATGAAATATCTTTATAGTAATGAAAAATTTTTGTGTGTTTTTAATCATACAACATTAGTTGATGGACATTTATTGTTTAGTGTTTTCCCTAGAATGGGTATAGTTTTATATAATCAAAAAGAGTTTGAATTTATAGCATTTGATAAAAATGCTGTAAGTAAGTTAGGTTCTATTCTAATAGATTATAATAAGAGAAATGGTGTTACACAAATAATTCATGATAAAGTAAAAAATAGAAATATAGGCGAATCTATTATATTTATTGCACCATGTAAAGGTATGTCTTCTCAAAATCCCGGTAATATTTCTGAATTTAAAAGTTCGGGTGCATTTGTAAATAAAAGTAAAATATTACCTATAACTATTAAATATGAAGATGATACACTAGATTATAATAAAGAATTTGGGGAATCAGTTATTAATGCATATTTTAAATTATTTTTAGTTGAAAATTATAAAATAAAAATTAATGTTGGTGATATTGTTAAACCAGATAAAAATGAAAGCATTAAAGAATATAGAGATAGAGTTTATAATATTATGAATAGAGAATATAAAGAAATGAAAGTCTAGTTAAAATATAAGAATAATTCATGATAAATGTAATTCATTATACACTAATACCTTTTAAGATTATTTTATTTGTGATATTAATAATACTTGGAATTTTTATTTTAAAACATACAAAAGGTGATAGCAATATAACAACATTAATAATTGTATTTTATAAATTTGTAGTACATTATTTGATGTCTTATAATATTGAAATATCTGATGAAGATTATAATAAATATATGAAATATCTTTATAGTGACGAAAAGTTTTTATGCGTTTTCAATCATGTATCAACATTAGATGGACTTGTATTATTAAGTATCTTTCCTAAATTGGGGTTCGTTTTAAATAGATTTGAAGAATATAAATACATAAATTTTGATGATATAGCTAATGAAAAAATTGGTGGTATATTTTTAAATACTAGTGAAAAAAATAATACTACATGTAAAATTGAAAAAAAAGTTAATGAAAGAAAAAACGGAGATAATATTTTATTTATATCTCCATCTGCGAATAAATTACCAGATGAATTAGAAAGTATAGCTTATTTTGAAAAAAATGGTGCATTTATAAAAAAACCTAATATATTACCAATATTAATAAAATTTCAAGATAATTCTTTATATTTTTATAATGGATCAAATATATATAATAGAATTGAAAATTTTATAAAAATATTTTTACCTGAAAATTATAAAATTAAAATTAAGGTTGGTGATATTATAAATGCATACGAAAATGAAAGCTTTGAAGAATATAAAAATAGAGTATATAAAATAATGAACAAACATTATAAAGAAATGTGATATAATAATTATTAATGAAGGACGTAGGTATTATTGTTGCAGCAACTACAAATGGCGGTATTGGATATAAAAATGCTTTGCCATGGAGTATACCAGAAGAGTTGAAACTTTTTAGAAAAATAACTACATGTGTAGAAAATGATAAAAAATATAATTGTATCATTATGGGTAAAAATACATGGCATTCGATACCAAATAAACCTTTGAAAAATAGAGTTAATATTATTATTACTAGTAATGAATATAAAAAAATGAAAAATGAAGTTGATAATAATGATAATATTATTGTTGTGAAAGATTTACAGGAAGCAATAAATCATTTAAATAGAACAGATAGTATTGAAAATGGATTTATAATTGGTGGTTCACAGCTTTACAATGAATGTCTAAAAAAAAACTTAGATAAAATTAAATATGTATATTTGAGTATTATATTTGATAAAAATTATAAATGTGATAAATTTATAGAAACAAAAATAATTTATGACAATTTTATAATTAACAAAGAAGATGTAATAACAACAAATAAATATATATCAATGAAGGGAATTAATAAAAGATATCCAGTTATTTATGATGAACCACCTGACTAGATAAGCAGTTGGCATAATAAATTCTCTATATATATTGGTTCTTTACATTTGTTAGTTTGTGATAACATATAGTCTGTATTAGTACCAATTTCTATAATTTTCATTTTTAATTTATCTTTATATATTTTATAATTTTTTTTTGCTATTTTTGGATATTTAATATTAAAATAATGGTCTCCATCATCATCTACTAATTTAATAAAATCGTGTATTATTTTTGATATGGTAATATTATATTGACAACATTTATAAGATAAAATTCTTATTTCTTCTAAATTCTTTGAATTAAATGTTTTAACAAAATTTACAAATGGAGGATAATTATAATTTATAAATGATTTTGTTATTAATTCTTTGCTATTTGAACGTGTTTCATTATCTGTTATAAATATACATTTAATAATATCTCTTGTTTTTGTAATAGCTAAATATTCATTAATAGACATATCTAAATCGTTTTTATAAATATCTTTTATTTCTTCAAATGAAAATAAAGGTATTCTAAAATTGCGAAACCTACTTAATATTGGCATTTCTATTTTTGATACATGATGCGTTGTTGCAATAAAAGTGATATTGTTTTGAAATCTTTCTAATAATATACGAAACTCGTAATAATGTCTATATAATAAATTAATATGTTTTAATATTATTAAATGTTTATTAAAATCTATACTTTTTGCTTTTACAATATGAAGTAATAAATTAGTTATTTTTTCTATATTTTTAATATTTTCAGGATTCATTAAGTCTATTTCAATAAAGTATTGATTTTCATTGTAATGAATACTTTTATTCCAAATATGAGGAGTTCTATAAAAATATTTTTTATTAAATTTTTGCATTAATACAACTTCTATCATTAAATCAATTGGAAAACCATATGCACAATATACTAATATATTATTAGGGGACAATATAATATTCCTAACAATATCATAATATTTTTTATTATTGCATATTATATCTGGAAATTTTACTTGTAATTTTTCCCACGCACTTTCTATCATATAAATATTTAATCATTATATGATTATATTATTATTATTTTATATGAGCATATACGGTAATTGGTTTAATGAAAATATTAGTGTAAATACATATCCATATAATCATGTTGTAATAAATGACTTTTTAAATTATAATTATTATAATAGTTTGATTTATAGCTTACCTAATAAAGTAAATGATGATTTTTGGTATTATTGTAATCCAGTTGAAGTTAAATATGTATTAGATAAAAAAGATAAAATTAGCAAAGAAGTTAATATTTTGATAGATAATTTATCAAGTGATACTTTTATTAATAAATTAAAAAGTATATTTGATATCAATGATATTTCAGCTGATAATACTTTACATGGTTCCGGTATTCACTATCATCCTAGGAATGGAAGATTAAATATGCATTTAGATTATGAAAAGCATCCCATATTGAAAAATAAACAAAGAAGATTAAATATTATATTTTATTTAAATGATGAATGGTGCGATGAATGGAATGGTGCTACAGAATTATGGGATGCCGATATGACTAAATGTATTTATAAATGTTATCCCGAGAAAAATAAAGCAATTATATTTGAAACTTCTGAAATGAGCTGGCATGGCGTACCTGAAATTATAAAATGTCCCGAAGGTATGTATAGAAAAACACTAGCTTTATATTATATATCTCCGTTGAAATCTAATCCTGCAAAAAATAAATTAGGCGCTGATGAAGATGGTTTTAGAAAAAAAGCTGTATTTGTCAAGAGACCATTTGATAAATATGAAGAAAGAATGGAAATGCTTTATAAGATAAGACCATTTAGAATAATAACAAACGATGACATGAACGAAATATGGCCTGAATGGAGTATTAACACATAATATAAAGAATAAAATATCATTATAATTAAAATAATGTATATAGAAATATTTGAATTAGATAAAAATAATTTATCTGAATATACCCGGGATGATATTAAAACTAAATACAAAAAAATTGCGTTAGAATGTCATCCTGATAAACTTTGTAACATTAAAGATGAAAATCTTAAAAATGTTAAAACTGAAAAATTTAAAAATGCTTGCATTGCATATAAAAAAGCAATTGATGATTTTGATAATTATGGTTGTTTAACAAATGGGTTTAGTAGTTATGAATATAATTTTGATGATCTAGGTAAAGATTTTGATATGTATAATGATATGGATTGTAAATTTTGGAATGATATATATGATGATTTTTTTTCAAATAAAGAGGAAATTGAAAAGACCTTTATTGATGTTGCTAAAATGTTTTTAAGTAAGGGTATTAGAAATAAAAAATACTATAATCCATCTACATCTGTAATTAAACATAGTATTGTATTACCATTGTTATATTATGATTTAATAAATACTAAAAAAAAAAAATTACAAATAACGTTAAAAGGTGTTGAAGAACTATTTAATATTAGTATATTATGTAAAAAAGAATATCCTTGTTTAACGCGTCAATATATAGATGATAATGGTGTAGAACATGAAATAGAAATAAAAATGATATTAGGAAGAGATGATGAAGATAAATCAATATATAAACATATATTTAATGATAATGGTACTATTGATTTAATAACAAAAATAAATATAAATTTATATGAATATTTATCCGGAACAACAAAAATTATTAATTATATTGATGGTAATTGTATAAATCTAGAAATTAAACCACTTAATCTAAATAAAATAATATTAGAAGGCAAAGGTTTGCTTGGAGGTAAATTAATAGTTAATATTAATTATATAAATATTAATATTGATGAGTGGAATAAATTATCAGATGAAAATAAAGAACATATATTATTATTATTAAAAAGTATATATAAATAAATAATATATTTTTAAATTAATGAAAAAGATATTAATATTATTATATATATATTATTGTGAAGGGTTTATAATACCATTAACTAAATTTCCTCATAGTAAACTAAAACTCAATAATAATAAAATTCAAAAAATCCCATTAACAATATGCAATTTAAAAAAAATTAATCCAGTTATAACAAATTATAAATTAAAAATATATGGTATTGAATTAACAAATGATATATTAGCAATAGCATTAGTTTATTTTGTTCAAGGTATTATAGGATTATCAAGTTTAGCAATAACATTTTATTATAAAGATACATTACATTTAGAACCATCGGAATTATCATTTTTGGGATCAATTACTACAATTCCATGGATAATTAAACCATTATACGGTTTTATATCAGACACATATCCTTTATTTGGATACAAGCGTAAGGGATATTTGATATTATCTGGTTTGTTAAGTTCTTCATCATGGTTAACAATGTCTTATTTAGTAAATAATAATTACGATGTAAAATATATATCTATATTTCTTTTAACATTATCTTCACTTGGTATAGCATTTTCTGATGTATTAGTTGACGCGATTGTTGTTACAAAATCAAAAAATAAGGAATTATCTGGTTCATTACAAAGTATATGTTGGACATCTTCATCAATTGGTTCTATTATTTCATCGTATTCGTCGGGATTTTTATTAGATAAATATGGTATATCTTGGATATTTAGTTTAACAGCATTATTTCCTTTAATAACTGCTTTTGTTGGATTATATATTAAAGATGATAAGGTTATTAACAATAACACAAATATATATATTAATAAATATAAGGAGCAATTTAATCTAATAATAGAATCTTTTAAAAATAAAGAAATTTTATATCCATTATTATTTATGTTTTTATGGCAAGCTATGCCATCATCGGGAAACTCATTATTTTATTTTGAAACAAATGTATTAAATTTCAATACTGAATTTTTTGGAAGACTATCTCTTGTATCATCAATATCATCAGTACTTGGTATATATATATATAATAATCATTTAAAAAACATATCATATAAAAAATATTTTAAATATATAACTATTAGTGGATTTTTATTTAGTTTGACACCTTTAATACTAGTATCGCGAACAAATGAATTATTGGGATTACCAGATAAAATGTTTGCGATTGGTGATGATATCATATTAACAATATTAGGTCAAATTGGATTTATGCCAATATTAGTACTTGCCGCAAAAATATCTCCTCAAAATATTGAGGCTTCATTTTATGCAACTATAATGTCTTTAAATAACTTATCAAGTATGATGAGCTCTATAACAGGTGGTATAGTAACAGAATTATTCAATGTAAATTCTAATAATTTTGACAATTTATTTTACTTATTATTATTTACAAATGTAGTAGGATTATTACCATTGTTATATTTAAATTATTTGCCAGATGATGAAAATAAAAAATGATATAAGAATATATTACATTTATTATATGTAAAATAGTTTGCTGTTATGTAATACTTTATTAAAGTATTTTAATAAAGTTTCTTTTATTATTATGAAATTTATATTCTGTATAGGATATACCCAGCAATTTTCAAATGATATATTAAATAATACTTTATTAGTAAGGTATTAGTATTCTGTATAGGATATACCCAGCAATTTTCAAATGATATATTAAATAATACTTTATTAGTAAGGTATTAGTATTCTGTATAGGATATACACCGCAATATATAAAAAAGGCTTAAATAACCTTCTTATGGGAAGAGTTATATAATATATATTTTGTGTTATTTAATTTTTTTAATTGTATATAAATATATATATTATTATATAATAATAATAATCTATCTATGATAAAAATATGGCATTCAATAAAAAAAAATTTAATTAAAAGAAAACCTAAATTGGATTCAGATAATATAAATGAGAACCTATTTAATAGGTCTTTAACAAATTTTAGTGCTTCAGATATTTTTTTAAAGAAAAAAATGATTAAAAAGCAAATAATTTAATATGAAAAAAAGAAGATTTTTATAGTGACTATAACCAATTATTTAAAATTATTTTTTTCGCGGTTTTTTAAATATTCAATTCTAGCTTTTTTTTGATTGATTATATTTTTATAATCTTTATTTAATGTTGGACTATAAAGCATTTTATATTGTGGTACATTATTATAAATAGGTGAATGTGGTTTTTTGTTATCACTTTGCGTTTCTAATGTAATATTTGGACAACTTACACACCTTATTAAATTCATTTTATGTTTTTGATAACAATTAGATACATTTAGTAATATAAAAACAATAGTAAATTTGATTAGTTGCTTCAACATTATTTATGTTTAATAATATTATTAGAAAAACAAAGTATCAATTTTTACACTCCACTTGACAAAACTTTAATTTTTTGTATTCCTCCAAATTCATCGTACCCATTTTTAAATTACAATTTTTACATATTGGCATCATATTATTGTAAGAAGTTTCTCCACCAAGTGCATGTGCTATTATATGACCACATTGCATATTATTAAAGTATAACTCTTCTTCGCATGTATAACATATACCTTTATCACATTGATTTTGATTTATTTTTTTCCAGATTTGTATTTTCAATTCATTTGATATTTTAGGTCTTTTTTTGTTTTTATCTATGTCACGAAGAAAATCATTACATATTTCGCTTATTTTTTTATTATTTATTAATGCATATAGTGCTAAATCCAACCATTCAAAATTGCTAAATATTGATAGATAACAAACATCACATTTTTCATTAATAGATTTCTTTTTGCAACTTTTGAATTTATTATTATCAACAGGATTTATCTGATTATCAGCAATGCTATCTAAATAATTATTAATTTCAATAATCACATTATAAACATCCTTAATTCCTTTATTGTGTTGCTCTAACTTTCCTTTAAAATCTCTTACTTTAATATTGTGAAGCATACATTTATAAGATATATTAGGACAACGTGTATTTTCTCTATCTTGGTGAATATATGCTCGTGTAAATTTACTAAATAATGACTGAGCCAAATCTCTATCAAAATTAACTATATTTCCAATTGGTTTAATTGGAGAGTTTTTATTAATTTTATTAAAATATTCTTCAACTTCACTATAATTATTTACATAATATATCACCAGTGGTACTATAACATTTGTAATACTATATCCTCTGTCATTTAATTCAGCAAAGGCTATTAATCTATGCTGACCATCTAATAAATATCCAATTTTATCCTCTTCAATGTATGCAATTGTAAATGTTTGCAACATTGAAAAATATCCATTTGTATTATATTCATTAATTTGGTCTGTAATCATATCTTCAATATGTTTATTATCAAGTAATCTTTGTAATTCTGGTGTTTTATATTTATTTATTATATTTGTTATTTTTTCTAATTTAATTTCTGGATGTTTTACCATTCTCATAAAAATGTTATAATATAATATTGATTAATTTTTATATATTGAATGATTATAGAATTGTCTAGTTCAAAATCAAGTAATAGTGATATAATATTAAGTAAACCAAATAAACATCCTATAAATAAAACTAATATATTATTATGGCTTGATAAATGTGATAAATCCGTCAAATCAAATAGCTAATGAATTTATGTTAAAAACGACACATATATCATTTAGTTTATTTATTAAATATTACAAAAAAGCTATAAGTGACAACCATACAAACCTAAATTTTCAAAAATAAGTAGTTCTTCAAGTAAATCAAAAACAAGCAAAAAAGAGCAAAGGTCTATATAAATTATATATGATAATTATAGAATATGAGTAAAATACCAAAAGAAGCTATATGTATTAGAAATACAAGTACGTGGGCTCATGTAAAACCAAATCATAAGTTTGATTCAGCTAAATTCAATAGAGAAGATGTTTTACAAGATTTACCATTAATGTCACCTAAAATTCACGCAATGTTAAATAAAATAAAAGAGCTAGATGCAGAAGATATGAGTAATGATGGTAAATATTATAAACACATTATATATAGTGATGTTACAGGTGTAAATGGTGCTAAAATGGTAGCATCATCATTAATAGCAAATGAATACCAGCTGGTATATAATAAAGGTAAATTTGTAAATAATTTACCTCCATCTAACTATACGTTTGGTTTATTAACAACATCAAATGTTTATCAAAAACCATTAACCGTTGGTTTAAAAAAAAATATGATGGCTAAAATGAATGAACGCCCTGTAAATGTAAATGGTTCTAATATGCGTTTTATAATTTTAGATTCTGGATTTAAAGAAGGCATTGATGTATTTGATGTAAAATATATGCATATTTTAGAACCATTAACAACAAAAGCAGAAAATACACAAGTTATTGGTAGAGGAACACGTTATTGTGGTCAGTCTGGCCTACCATTTAAACCAAATGTAGGTTGGTCATTAAAAGTATACAGATATAATATTAATTATAACGAAGATATGACATTACATGATTTATATATAAAACATAGTAATCAAAATATAAATGCTCTCAATTTTACAGCTGATATTGAAGACATCATGATAGCGGCCGCAGTTGATTTACCATTAACAGAAAATATTCATATGTTAAGCACTAAAAATAATAGATTTTATGATGATATTATGAAATTAATACAAGATAAAGAAAATAAAAAATCAAAACCTGTTAAAAAAGATTTAATTAAAATTGTTAGTAATATACATGGAAAAATATATACTAATGAAAAAAAATTAGATTGTAAATTAAAATGCAAAGGCCCTTTTGAAGAATTAGAAGAAGCAAATTCTATATTATTAACAGCAGTAATATATGATATTGATAAATTGGAAGATGGATATAAAAAGGAAAAAGGAAAAATAATATTAGGTAAAAAAATATTTGATAATAGAATTACAAATGGTAAATTATTAAATGCTTTATTAGAAAAATATCCAAAACCAATATTATGTAATTATTTAGATAAACGCATGAGCTATTGTGATGCTGTTAATAAAATATGGTTACGTCCATTATTTATGTTTAAAATCTTTGGTGATAAAATAATAGAAAATCTCAAATATTATAAACGTAAAGGTTTAATAAATGAGAAAAATTATAAAGAAACCTTAATGTTCGCTGAAAAATATAAAGCCATGTCAAATATTAAAAAGCCACTAATATTACCAATTCCACCAATGGAAAAAATGAAATATCTTGATTTACATAATTATATAAGTTTACATTTTAAAGATTTTAAATCTTCATCACTTGAAATTAAAAATAAGTGTGTTTCAGAACCTGAAACAGATAGCAAGAAAAAAGAATATGAAATTGTAAAATTTTCAAATACACAATCTTTTGTACAAAACTTTTTAACACCCGAATCTCCTTACAAAGGTTTATTCTTATATCACAGTGTTGGTTCTGGCAAAACATGTACTGCGATAGCATCTGCTACCAAAAGTTTTGACGAAAATGATTACACTATAATATGGGTTACTCGCCATACATTAAAAGAAGATATTTGGAAAAATATGTTTGAAAAAATTTGTAATATAAAAATACGCGAAATGTTGCAAAATGGTAAGATATTACCAAAAACAAAAGCAGAACGAATGGCTTTATTAGGCAAAAATTGGTTACAACCTATTTCTTATAAACAATTTACTAATTTAATTAAAGGTAAAAATAAATTTTATCAACAAATGGTTGCTCGTAATGGTAAAGAAGACCCATTTAAAAAAACATTAATAATTATTGATGAAATACACAAAGTATATAGTGATACATTATCCAGATTAGAAAAGCCCAATCCAGAAGTATTACAAGATATGGTGCAAAAATCTTATAGTGTGTCTAAAAAAGATTCTCTTAAATTATTACTTATGTCTGCAACACCAATAACAGAAGACCCAATGAGTGCTGTAAAGATATTAAATTTGTTATTAGAAGGTGATGACAGATTTCCAGAAGATTTTGAAGAGTTTAAATCATTATATTGCAATGATAACGGTTTATTTAGTAATTTAGGATCTTTTAGTTTTATAGATAAGGTATCTGGGTTGATTAGCTATATTGATAGAAGCAATGATCGTAGTCAATTTGCTTATCCTGTAATTAACGATATAATATTAAATATAAATACAGAAGTAGCAACTAATCAAAGAATAGTTGAAATAGAACAACGACAAAACGTATTGGAAGAAAATAAATTAAATACAGATAAACAATTTAATAAACAACAAATCAAAGAGTTTACAAAAGAAATCCGCGAGCTAAATAAAGAGATAAAACAATTATATAAGCAAGAAACAGAACCAAAATCCGTTTTAGATTTTGTTAATAAGTGTTTCAGTAAAACAAAAACCAAGGACTTAAAGAAAGTCTAAGATATACTTACTGCGTAATTATTTATATAACAATTTTACAAAATCTTAATAGGGTAATATGATATTGTTATATTCTTTAATAGTTTCTCTAATATTATTTGCATTATATTATTATATTAATAAAAATAATGAAGACAAAAATGAAGATTATAATGAAAAAAAAGAGTTTTTTACTTTTAACAACTTTGTTATATTTTGCATAATATATGTATTTATATTTTCTTTATTATATCTCGCATTTGACGATGGTTCGTCATTAGTTTCTCTCGGTATATTAACAGACGACGATTACAGTAAGCCTAATAAAATAACTAATTCTAATATTGTTGACCCTTCTTTTTTAAAAAATAATTATGAACCAATGAAAACAGGGCATGAACCATATAATAGCAATAGCTCGGATGGTTCTGATATGTCCGAATCTTCATCTTCGGAAGATAGCTCGGGTTCTAATTCTGATTGAAAACAAGTAATGGGGTTAAAAACGAGTAAATAGAGTACATAATTTTATTTTTTATGAATTTTATAAACTTTATAGAAATTTAAGATATTTAGAGAATTATGTACTCATTTTAAATATTTAAGTATATAAGGAAAATATAATGAATCAATATGCTTGGATAGTTTATATGGGTGGAATATTTTCATTTATAGCATCAATGGGTATTGGTGCAAATGACGTTGCTAACTCATTTGCCACATCTGTTGGTGCTAAATCTTTAACTATTAAACAAGCTGTTATTATAGCTTGCATTTTTGAAACTGGTGGTGCTATTTTAATGGGTTCTCATGTTTCCGAAACTATCAGAAAGGGTATTGCTGATTATGAATGTTTCCAAAATGATCCCTATACATTAATGTATGGATGTATGTGGGTTTGTTTCTCCGTAGCCTCGTGGCTATTTACAGCTTCTTATTTAGAAATGCCTGTTTCTACTACACATTCATGTATCGGTGGAATGATTGGTATGACTATTGCAATAAAAGGTAGCAATTGTGTAATATGGTATACTCCTAAAAATACATTTCCTTATGTTGGTGGTGTTCTAGGTATGGTATTATCATGGTTTATTTCACCATTATTATCCGGACTTATATCTTCAAGTTTATATGGAATTATTAGAATAACTATATTACGAAAAAAATACGAGAATAAATATATATTTTATGCATTTCCTTTGCTGGTTGGTATAACTATGCTCTTAAACTCATTTTTTATATTTTATAAGGGAGCAAAAGGAATTGGTTTAGATGATACTCCATTAGGAGCAATTGTTGGTATTTCATTTGGTATTGGTATATTATCTGGTTTATTAACAATACCAGTATTACCAAAAATATATAATAGTATTAATAATAAACATAAAAATGCAAAAATACAAGTAACAGATTTGGAAACAAATAGTACAGAAATAGTTGAATTGAAAAATGATAATCTAACAACATTATATGATAAAATTATTAATATAGATATTAATACTTTTGATAAAGTTGAAGATAAAGACTTAGATATAATAAATGCTTTAAGTAAAAACGCTGAAGAATTTGATCAGCGCACAGAAGATTTTTTCAAATATCTGCAAATATTTTCTGCTTCTTGTGCTGCGTTTAGTCATGGAGCCAATGATGTTGCTAATGCCGTTGGACCATTTGCTGCAATATTAACTATATATTGGGAAGGTGATGTTAGAAAAAACTCTATTATGGATAATAACGCGTATTGGATATTGAGCTTGGGTGGTGTCGGTATATCTCTGGGTTTATTATTATATGGTTATAGAATAATACGTGCTATCGGTTTTAAATTATGTAAAATAACACCATCACGAGGTACTATTATAGAATTGAGTGCGGCTCTTGTAACAATATTGGGTAGTAGACTTAAAATACCCCTTTCAACTACCCATTGTCAATTGGGAGCTACTTGTGGTATTGGATTACTTGAAAGCTCTTGGAAAGATAATGTTTCGGGTGTAAACAAAAAAATAATATATAAAACTATATTTGGATGGATAGTTACTTGTGTTTTTGTTGGAATCTTTACAGGAATATTAACAGCGCAAGGTATATATGCTCCAATTTTAAATAATTAGTTATTGGAATTAGGAGCAGTATTACCAAGATATTTACTAAAATCATCTGTCATTTTACTTGGAGTAATAGGAAAACTAGCATTTCTAAGATTAATATTTGTCTCAGTCATTTTATAATGATTTTTTCTTGTTCTACGATTTTTAATTAATGTTGAATGTGATACATAATTTTTATTATACTTACTATAACAAGTATTTTTATTGAATATATTTTTAATAATAGGAAACATATTGCAATCAAAAGAGTTTACATTATTAATTAAGAAAGCTACGGCAATAATAATTTTAATAGTGTTCATCTTATATAGACTTTATATATAAAATATCTTATCAATTTTTAATATTTGTAAAAAAAATAATATAATTATTTTTGTAATTTACGCAGAACGTTTGGCAGAAGTTTTACGAGGGCGCCTTCTTTTTTGGGCTTTTTGGAACTTTGTATTTAACACATCTGCATGTAGCAGGATTTCTATGTTGATTCGCTATGCAAGATTTGGGAGATTTTTGTTGTAGCAGTTTTTTAGGAGTTTTTAATTTACAAGCTGCTATCATTGCTTTAACAAAATTTTTGACTTGAACATATCTTCCTTTATTTTTCATATATTCTTTAGAAGAAGTTTTATTAACTAACTTTTTTATATATAACTCTATTTTTACCACAAACAGATGATTTACCTACTTCTTCATAAAACTTTTTTACTGAACCACCTGGTAATTTCAGATTAATCATAATTATATTATAGTTTTCAATAATATTATACTTTTATTTCATATATAATTTACTATTAAACATTTAAAACGCCTACCTAATCCATATATTTTTAGGTTTCCTTTTTATCGTTGAATGTTGTTTTACATATTTTGAATTTTTATCATATGCTCCTTTTATTAGATTTTTATAAATATGTATTGGTATTTCATCTAATACATCTTTTATATTATTATCCTTGTAAAGGACATCCTTTACAAGTTGATTTCTATGACTACTCGCATTATCTAAAATGATTAATTTATTTTTATATTTTACATTTATAAACTTGTTAATAAAATCAACAATTCTATTACTATCAATACCTCCTTTTTTTATATACCTCATATCCAATAACACCTTTTGAAGAAATAGCAAATATCCCAGTATATTTTTTGAAAACTTATTGACTTTCCGTTTTCACTATACATCTTATACCTAATTCTTCATAACATTTCCTTCTAATCATAAATGAGTTTAATGATGTTTCGTATATACCTAAATGAACTCTTGATAGTGTTATGTTTGAGTATTTAGTTTTTAATTTGGTTAATAATTCATCCATAGTTATCGTTTTATTTTGTTTAAGTTGTTACTTTATAAATGATATATGACTATTAGTAATTTTATATGATGTATAATCTCTTTTCTTTTGTGTAATATTATTAGAATGAGATAAATAGTATTTAAAAAATAAATAAATATATATATATAATAATGGAAAATATATTTACATATATGTATGAATATTGTATATGGGGAAATAATAAAAATAATAAATATTCAGGTAGCAGTGGTCCTGGAAGTAGTGTAGAATATAATGAAAAATATATAGAAATAGTAAAAAAGGTTATTAAGGATTATAATATTAATAATATTGTAGATTTAGGTTGTGGAGATTTTATAATTGGAAGGTTATTATATGATGATATAAATGTTTCATATACTGGTTATGATGTATATAAAAAAATTATTGATTATCATATAACTCAATATCCAGAACCAAAATATACTTTCAAACATCTTGATTTTTATACAAATAAGGAAAGTATTATAGAAGGAGATATGTGTATCTTAAAAGATGTTATCCAACACTGGCCAACAGAAGAAATATATGTATTTATGGATTATTTAATAGAAAGTAAAAAATTCAAATATATCTTATTGGTTAATTGTTGTAATCAACAAATTAATGATCAATCTTGTAATACAGGGGGGTGGCGCCATTTAACCTGTAATTTATTACCATTAAAAAAATATAATGCTGTCAAAATAGATAATTATAATTCTAAAGAGATTTCTATTATTAAAATATAGTCGGTGTTTTAAATATTTAAAGGTGTAAAATAAATACGTGATATTTTTATATGTATTTGCTGGGATAAATATGTGATATTTTTATTAAAAAATGATGTGTTTGAATGTATAAGTAATATATTATCACGACTGATATGCTAAACATAGCTATTGTAGGAAACAAGAAAAGAATTGAGTCTTGTAAAAAAGTAGGAGCCTATAAAAAGATTATAGGTCATAAGCGTGAAAAGGACTTCCTCGCAAAATACAATATAACAGAATTAAATGAACCGACCGAATATGGCGCGACGTCAGATACGAGTATTTGTCAATCACATAGCATTTGCGACAAATTAAAAGAAACTATCAAAAACACCAATTTGAATGTAAGCAATAAGAGTGGTAAAAATATTCAGTTAGTCCTAGGTAATATTCCAGAACTCAAGGATATTGATATTGTTACACTAGAAGACAAGGGATATGTTCGCAAAATATTTGAGAAATATCTAAAAAAAAGCGAAAGCAAAAAACCTGCTGGAATACTAGCATACAAAGATACTTCCAGAAAAAAATGGACTTTCTTCAATACAGATGATATAGTAGATTATATAGTAGATAAATGCATATGGCGCAAAATTGAATCAGGACGTATTAAAGGTGATTTCACTGATGACTCGAAAAAAGGTACGCGCAATTATATTACATATGAATATCGCAATAAACGTAAAAGCTATTTTCTGGGATTTAATGGGAATGCTGGTAAGCCATTTATTGAATTATTGAAATCACCTAATCATGGGATCAACTATTACGAGGACGACTACTAATTATCTTGGATTGCATATTATAAATATTTCGTGCGAATCTTTAATATTATTTGTTTCATCTAACTTTCTATTTTTTCCTATTCTGGTTTCGCCTTGACCATAAGTATATTGCCACTCAGGAAATTCAAATTTAAAATCTTTGTACCAATCGCGAATAGTATCGCAGTTATTATATGTAATTAGAAATCCTCCTTTGTGATTCATGAGTAAATCGCACATTTTTTTGTGATTAAAATTGTTATGATGAATGGCAAAATTGCAATTAGGATATAATCCTTTAAACATCTTACTATCACCTTCTAAATAATAAGGAGGATCTAGGAATAGAAAATCATCTCTGTGACGCTGAATAACATTCTCAAAGTCATCACAAACAACGGATATATTATTAAATTGCATATTTTCTAGATTTTTAATTCTACGTTTAAATTTATCTAGTTTGATTTCATTAGAACTTGGCCAACCAAGAAACATTGGTCCATATGATAAAGTCATATTGTAATAATAATAAACAGCTTGCTTAATAATATTATCATCTAACAATACTTTATCTTCATCAGATAATTCTACTACTTTCTTTGTATTATATATAAGATCTGATGGCTTAATTTTATCCCAGTAATTGAGAAGTACGTGTCTATTATATGTAAATTCTTCGCTTGTAATATTAAATTTTTTTAGTTCTTCAATAAACTCTTCCTTATGATTAATAAGGACATTCCAGAAATTAGTGAGCATTCCAAATATATCGTAACCTATTACTTGAATTCCTAAATTTTGTGATGCACATAGTTCAAATGATCCGCCTCCAAAAAATGGCGAAACTATTTTTTTTTCACGTAATTTAGGAAGACTATTAAGTATTAGTCCAATTGCTTTTGATTTACCACCAGCATATCTAAGAGGGGATATAAGTACGCGTTTAAAAGTACCATCGGATTTACGAATAGTATCAAGATATTTTCTTAGATATTCTTCTTCGCGCTCATAACAAGTATCATTAGCTACTTGCATAATAGTAGTAATTATATTAATTAGTTTTGCTTTATATCAATTTTTATAATTAGGATTTAATAATAGTTTTAGGATCAATTTTAATGGTTCTTAATATCTTTTTAAGAAAACCTACATTAAAGTTTTTTACCTGACAATTTTCATATTCTTTAATTACATTATCCTTTACAGATAAGCGTTGAGCCAAGTCTTTTTGAGTAAATCCCATTGCTATACGACCATCTACAATCGCCTGAGCATATTTTATTGACATTTTATTTAGATTAGGAATATCATCTTCCAATAATCTAATCATTTCTTTGTTGCCCGGAGGCTTTTGAATACTTTCTTTTTTTTTTAATTCTTGTGGCTTTTTAGTAAATACAATAGGTTTCCAGTCTTGAAAATTAATAGAATTGTTATTCATTATATTATTAATATATAATATAAAAACTTCTATAAATAATATTAGTTTTTTAAATAAAAATTGATTTAAATTTCTTTATATTTAATTATTAATAAAATGTATTCTTATGATGTTTTTCCACTTGGTGATCTAAGTCTCTGTCAAATTAAAAAAGGTCAACAAGTTCTCAATGATATTTCAAAAATTGTTGATAATAAAAATAATGAACTTCTCAAATACATGTGTAAAGTATCTAATCAAATCTAACTAAGATACTTAGATATAAGAGCCAAAGCACTAACTTCAGCATTTTTTGGCATTTTTTTCATTTTTATTAATTTTTTATTTTTGATACTCAAAGTATCATAATTAATATTAATAGTAATGTTAGCGATACTTTTTTCCATATTAATATAATAAAATATATATATAAATCAATTTTTATTCATATTTGATTAATTTATCTAAGAAATTTTGAGAGGCTTCCTCCGTTAATTTATAGTTTTTAAGTATATATAAAATTGTACGGCATTCTACTTGTGTTATTTTGCGACCATCAAATATTTTCATTAATAATTTATTAGAATCATCAATCGAAATACGACCATCACCTTGACCTTTTACTAATTCATCAGCTGTTACTAATAAACTTGCATCAAATTTTAAGCCATCAATAATCTTATAGTAATTAACTTTATTATCCATCTTTATAATAATCAAAGAAAACTTTTAAATAAAAAAGGAGTTTCTTTAATTACGGGAATATTATTTACAAATTCACTAATTGCATAATAAGTGATTGCAAGCATCGCAATACGCCCATTATTAAGTTCTTTGAGTTCTATGTCGCGTTTAGTTCTAGGGTCCTTATTGACATATAGTTTAAGAGGGTCAAAACTAAGATCACCAGGAATAGTATTATTAGTATATTCCTTATTTAGTGCAACAGATTCAAAAGTTGCCATGAATACAATAATAGCCATAAAGAATACAGGATTAATATTATCTAGACCACCATTTAAAAGTGACGGAGCCTTACCATTAAATGAAAGAAAATTCATTTTATTAGCAAGTTTAGATAAATATGGATGATAAATCTCAGACAAAGGCCATCCGACACTTGCGAGCATTGCGAGACGACCATGTTTAATTTCAGCTTCACGATAGTTGTTTAGTGTTCCAATATCAGTAGCGCAATTAAGTGGATCAAATCCTTTGTTTCATACTAGAATTGATGCCTCGCCGTCAGCCAATATAGAATCCTTTTTGAGAAGACCCCAATTAATCGCATTTCTTACAAAAAGATTTCCACCATTTTTTTTTCCAAACTTATTAATATTACCTAGTCTTTCAAACTCAGGATAATCAATCTTTTTATCATTGTTAATATCTGCTAATTCCATATAATTATTTTTTCCGTAATAATTATTCAACTCTACAACATCAATTGTACCTGATTTATCAACATCAATATCTTTAAATGTATTAGTATCAAAATCATTTAGTTTCATTTTACAAACATTTTTTACGACATTTGCGCGTCGCATTCTCATAACAGGGATATTGTTAATATGAGTAAAGCAAATAGCTTGACAAACCAATACACAAATTAAAGAAAGACGAAACATTAATTACATATATATGTGTTTATTTTTCTTTAATACTTTATTATTATATATGATGTAATAATATATAAAAATACACACATATAATTATAAATAATGAGAATTTGCTATTTATTACTATTTATAAGCTATGTACACACATTTATAAATATTAACACATATAATGGAAATATTAATTTAATATCTAATATAAAAAAAACTAATAATATTAATTTTGTAATCTGGAAGGGATATGCTATTCCAAGTAAAAATTATATCAAATTTGGAGAAAATATAATAAATAGAGGATTAAGAAAAAATATAAATATTAATGTAACTATATGTGATAATTATAATTTACCAAATCTTAATAATACAATACTATTTGGACATTCAGCAGGAGGATATCATTGTATAAATAATAATAATAATATTAAAGCAAGAATTACATATGGAGCATCTCCAAAATCAATATATGATAATACATTATTTAACATTAAAAATAAACAAGATACAAATATCTTGAATATAATTGGAGAATGCGATGGTTTTATATCATATATTAATTTATTAGATCAAAAAAACTACAATATTAAAAATGATATCCATAACAATATCTTAATATGTACTAAATCTAACCACTTTTGCATTACAGAAAATAAAAAAACTTTAATATCTACTTTACTTTGTAAATATGATCAAATGCTAGATACAAATTATACAAATATGATGAATGATGTATCAAAAACAATAATTTCATATATTTTATATTTAAATAATAATACTACTATTTATAATTATAAATATACACAAGATATTTTTAAGAAAAACATAGTATTTGAAATAACAAGTTATAGGCAATTTCTTAGAACAAAACCAGATATATGTAAAACTTATATTTATATAGATGAAATAAATAATCATACATTTATTAAAACATCTGGACTTCTTGGAGATATTTTATTAGATATACTTATATATAAACAAAAAATTGTTGAAGTTAATAACACTTTAAAATGGTTATTAAGTAAAAACAAAGATATATTGTATTTCAGTTATAAAAAAAGAAATTATAAATATTTTAGATTACCTTATGTTATCAAATAATTTTAACTAGATATATGATTTATATTATAATTATGTATCAATGATAAATATGATGTGGGTTTAAATTTGCGTCTAAAAAACATCTACTAATATTATATTTATTAAAATTTTTTAAATGTTATTATAAATATATAAATGAAACTTTATATATCTTACAAAAATAATTTGTGCTCTCGGGGAGACTCGAACTCCCAATCTTTGGCTCATAAGACCAACGCTTTGACCGATTAAGCTACGAGAGCTTGTAATAGGAGCCCGCTCCCATTACATATATATATATGTTTTAATCCTTATATATTTTTATAACTTGCATCCACTTTTAATGGGATTAATTCTTTGGGTTTTCATTAAATCATTATCATTAACCGGTTCTAGAAGATCACTATCTAATCTATTAGAAAACGCATTAGATTTTTGAGGTATTTTAGTAATGCTACACTCATCAATTGTTGGAGACGATTGATATATCATACCTACATTACCATTTTCACGTGCTGCAGCAGAGTTTTCAAATGGTTTGCGAGTAGTCATTTCAACATCCGCCGAGTCACGATTAATATTCATATTTCCAGGATTTGGTGTATGACCAGCAGAAATCATTATTCTTTCACGTGTATCATCAATTTCAGCATTTTCTTCGGCAGTTCTATCGCGTTGTCTATGTTCATTGATTGCACCAGCAATACCATATTCATTGGTATCAGATAAGAATTGTTTGTGTGTATTTTTAAGATCAATTTCTTTGCTAATATATCCTCCAAATAATCCTTCAAGCATACCACCTAAGAAACCATATGGTGATTTAGCAACTAATGTTGTCTCTTTAACAGTAGTTCTAGCTACAATTTCTGGATCATATACAGATACACTATAAGTTACACCTCCAATATTTCTAACAGTATCAACAGCCTTAACAGTTTCACGAATAGTAGTTTTTGCTTTATCATATGCTTTTGTATATCCACCATCACTACCTTTGACATTTGTATATACACTATCGTGAATTAAAGTTTCTTTTACAGTAGTTTTTGCTTGATCAGTTATAGTAGAATATATTTCTTTATTTCCTGTTAAATTAATCATTTCACTATCATGAATTGTGGTTTCTTTAACAGTAGTTTTCATTATGTGATTATCTGGATCATAAGTTGTAGCTTTCTCAGGTATTTGTATACTTGGATTACCTACACCGCGTTCAGATTCTACGGTATACTCCTTCATTGTATATTTCAATGCATCAATAACAGGTGAAACAATAGCTTTTACAATACTTGTGACATTAGATACAACTGGTTTATTTTCAGTAGTAGCTCTTTCATTATTATAAACAATAACCTTACTTTTTCCATAATCATCACAAAAACCCGCATTTGCATCACTTAGAGATACACTACCTTGATAATCTACATGTGATTCTTGGCGTGTTGTTGGTCTTATATTTTGAGCAGGACGCAATGATTCTTTGCTATTGGCACCTGTTGTTTTAATCCACATATCTTCACTTTGCTCATACACAGTATCTGGGCGATTTTTAACAAGAGGCATTTGAACTCCTCGTTGATCTGTACCCTTAATGTGACTTTTAACAGGAATATTGAAATACGTTTGTTTTTGATTAATTTTACTGCGTAACTCATCTAAATTCTTAGGTCTTGCAAGCGTATTTGTATCTGTTTGATGAAAACCTCCAATACCTTTTGATTCGTAACCTTGATTTAATCCAGGGCCAACTTTAACTTGTTCTATTGGGAAAAAATTATTTGCTTTTTCCTTAAAATCTAAACGAGATTTATAAAAGTCATCGTTATTTTTCATACCACAAATATTTCCACCAGCATTAGCTTGTGGTTTAAACATAGATTGTACCTCTTTTTTTGTTTGCCAAAATTGATTGCCACCAGTTCTATTATCAAGAAAAGGTGACATTGTTTCAAGATTAGTATTCTGTGTTACATTTTTACGTAAAAATGGTGTCATATTATTGTGTGTAAATGACACACTGCTAATTTTATTTCCAGTTAAAGATTGTACATATTTGGAACTATTACTATTATCAGGAATAGTGTAATTCATTTTTTTAAACATATCAGATGTAGCAGGCATAGAAACAATACCAGTATTTCCCGCATTTGCCATGTTATACATTTTACTACTTCTATATTGTTCATCTTGTTTAACTTGATTCCAATATGTAGAATCATATATATTTTTCATTGATGGTATATCGTTGGATAATTCCATTATTGGCCTCTAATCAATAAAGGATAAAAAATACATTAATATATACAATAGATATTCATTAATTACTTTAAATTAAGTTTTACAAGAAACACCCGTATACATTGAACCATAAGGATATCCTGGTGTATAAATTTTATTATCTTTATTGCACATTTTCCAATCTTCTAATTTATTCATATCTCCGCTTCCATTTTTTGGTAAAAAAATAGATTGGTCTGCCGGTTCTTCAATACATGGCGTATGATTATCTTTTGCAACCATTCTATAATTAACTGGTATTCTGTCAAATCCTTCAATAGCTCTTTCTTGTGGGTCAAAGCATAACCATTCCCATCTATTTATACCTGTTTCTTTTAATGTACATGGTGGATTAGATAAACGCGTATCTTCACGAGGTGCAGTGCAAGCACGTGGATCAGTATTACCTAATATAAAGCAACCAGATTTCTCGTATTTACCAGGAATATATTCTTTGGCATTACATTTAGTGTTTTTATAGTTAAGCCCTAATAATTCACTTGAATCATCTATGGCTTTCTTCATAGAGCAAGTATTTTGACCATAATTTTGATATCTTAATGATGGGTCAGAAGGTATATCTTGTGAACAATCAGCACAATCATTATATGGTGATTCTAATTGATATAAACCAGGTCCAACCGTTCTGCGTAATTTTTCTTTATAACTGCAACTATCGTAGTTTAATCTTGTATCTATATATTTATTCATATCTAATAAAATAATATATTATTTTATGTATTAAATAAATAGATATGTTATTGTTAATTGAAAATTTCAATAATCAAGAAGAAGAAACAAAATATAGCCCAATTGAAGTTATTTATTTATATATGAGCGGATATAACCCCAACTATTTATATAGATGGACTATATTAGATAATATATATATTGCCATTATCTATATAATAACTTTTATAATTTCAGTAGGAGCAGCATATTTATCTTTTTCCTGTAAATGGGGTGGTATGGTTAATAATATATTCATTAGAATAGTTTTTGCTTTTGCAGCATTTATGTTAGGACCTATATATTTAATATACTATTTCATATTTAACTATTTAGGAAAATTATGTTAAAAAAATAATTTAGCATTTATCATAATTTATTTTTGGTGGCGCAGGTACTTCACGATACATTATTGATTGGCACGCAGGCAAATGTAACATTGTAGTATCTATCGGCTTAGTTTTATCATTTTTAATAATACCATCATTAGTTGGTACATATTGATTTGTATTGCATTTTGACACAATACGAGTTTGACCACGTAATTCACTATCAAGGTCAACTATATTACCTTGAATATGAGATACTGCGGTACCTCCAATAAATCCTAGTTGATGTCTGCATTTATTAGCGTGTTCGTATCTATAGGGGGATAGTAAATATTGCAAAGTACTGACATTACCTTGTAATTCTTGCTTGTATGAACAATTATCATATGTCGTTCTATTAAAACTCATATCTTCTATAATATAAGATTTTTTTAATTATACAGAAAAGTTTTTATTTCTACCTCGCCAATTACAATTTTTATTAAATTCAGCTCTATTTATATAAGAGCGTGTATCTTCGCCTCCATTAACCCAGATTGGTACAATATTTTCGGGATTTTGAACATCTTTAACACAATCTAATAAAGGCATCATATTATTCATTTCTTCTTCCATAATTTGTTTTCTACATTTTAAAGGATTCGTATCTTCACCTTCAATTAATTCAAGTTCTTTACCTATATGAGTTTTACCGCATCTTAAATTGGGACCAGAAGTAAATATACGATTAAATAATTGTATTTTACATTTATCATGAGTTAACATGGATGGATCATTTCTTAAAGAAGAATAATTATCTATTAAGCAATCATCTGCTAAACCATATCCTGGGCGACCCCGTAAGTTAGGATGATTTAGATACATATCCGACATTCTCACATATGGACTATTACAATCAACGAGATTATTGGGATATATATTATACCCTTCTATTTTTTTATTATGTAATTCCTTGGCGACTTTCCAACAATTGTCATTGCATATATTAGTTAATCCATCAAAAGTATTATTACTCATTATCTATCTATTCTTAAATAATATATAAAAAATTTTATTTGTCTTTTAAATATTTAGTATCATATTTTTCTAATAAATCATAATTTATATCCAATTTAATATTATCATATTCTGTTTTATATTTTTTCTTTAAATTATAATTATTATACTCTATAACATTCCAATTCTTCTTATTACAACTATTACCAATTACCTCATTTATATCAGTATTATTTTTATACAATTCATTGAATGATTCGTTATTTGTAATATTATTACCTGATAAGTCATTCTTAACAATTTTCTTATATGTTAACATTTTTTCTATATTATCAGGTGTCTTTGTATATTTATTATATTCTACTTTACTTTCCTTAGTATCATCATTATTTACCTGATGAGAATAAGATATTGTAGTTTTTTCTTTCATTTTAAATATTTAAAATATTATTTATTTATATAAAAAATTATTATTTTTTGCATAATATTTTGTTAAGCCTTTTTGGTTGCAGGTTTATTTATTTATCTTCTTCACCAATATTTCCACCTTAAATAAAACATTTTTGTTTGGATTTAGACATTTATATAAACAATTATTTATAATATATTATTATAATGCATAATTTAGTAAAACAAAAGCCACAAGAATTAAGCCAAGAACAAAAAGATTTACTAGAAAAGATTAACAAATGTTGTATTGAAATTGCTAAAAAAAATAATTATAATATTAAATTTGATAAAATAGAATTCTTAGAAAAAAAAGGATTTTACAAGGATTATTCTACCAATTTATTTAAATCTCTTAAATCTGAACACCATTCTTAATATTATTATATAAATTATTATAACATTTTATACCATTACCTTCTTTACACGAAGGACCCCTGACATATAACCATTCTCCTAATTTTTCCCTGTCATTTGGAATAGTTGTCGAAGGTACAGTATAAAATTGTCTATCTAATGTTGATTTATCATATATATCATCGGCATTTCTAAATATTTTTTGATAAAAAAACTTATTTATATTTTTATTAACATTTTTATTATTTATTGAGCAAGCTTCGTAGTCTTCATTACCTTTTTTTGTAGTTAATATATTTGGGTTCATAAAAGGATTATTTTCTGTTGGTTTAATACATTTTTTATTATTGACTATATCTAAATCATTTAAATTTAAATATTTCTCTATTTTTTTATTTTTTTCATATTGATAATTTATTATAAGTATTGATATTATCATCAATATAATAACAAATAATACATATCGTGTATCATTAAAAACAAGTGTACATATTAATCCTACAAATATTATTGCCCTTATAATTGCATTAATTTTATCTTCAATAGTCATGTTAATATCTGGGGTAAGTACTGGATTCATTAGTTCAAATATGTTGTCTAACCAAAACATTTTTTGTTTCTCTAAATATTTACATTATTTTTATTCATCTGAAACTTCTTGATTTTCTTCTCTACGTTTAGCTATTTTAGCTTTTAGTTTATTTGCAGCCATGGATTTTCTATAAGCATTTTTATTGAATGCCGCTTTGCTACCAGCTTTTTTACCCTTATCAGCACCACCCATCATATTTTTAAAAGCATCCATACCTTCTTTATTGTTCATCATATTATTCATCATATTCATCATATTAGCCATATCTTTTTGTTGTTTATTACCTCCTCCACCTGGATTAGCTCCACCAAATAATCCTGGCATTGTTGATGCGAATTTCATAGCATCTTGTAGTAGATTTTCTTGTTTTAATTCACCATTTGATATTTTTGTAGCCATTTTTCTACTTACATTAGAAATAAGGTCTCCAAATCCACTATCAGGATCACCAATAGCTTTCAATAAATCACCTTTGTCACCAATAGATTTTTGCAGTTTATCTACATCTACATCATCTAATATTTCTTTTGCCAATTTACCCAACATTGTATCTTCCATTCCAGCCATATTTACACCGCTTTTATCTTTAATTGTTTTCTTTTTGATTTCATTTAATCTTAATAATAGTTTTTTATGTTCTTCATTTTCAATATCTTCGTACAATTCTTCTTTAAAGGATTCTTGTAGTATAGATACGTATTTCTTTACAACATCTTCACTTAATTCATTTTTAAATAAATAAAAAACACTAATAAAATGATGACATAAATAATCATCATTCATTACTTCGCGAATGTTTGAAATTGTGATATTTTGATATAGTTCAACATTTTTTATATTTTCCATATCAAACCACTCATTCATTTTATCATCTTCTATATCTAAATAAGTTTTCCATACATTTTCGTCTAGCTTATTTACAAATAAAACATATTCATCCGAAGACTTATCCAATGTTACATAATTAGTCTTAATTGATTTCATTATATCTTTTGCCAATTCATACTTTTCGTTATCATTTCCATCTTCCTTAATTACTTTGGAAGTTTTTTTAAGTCGTTTAATAAAATCAATGTAATATTGGTTAAAGACATACTGATTTGACATTATTTTATATTATTTTATATTATATAAAAAATATTGCTGATATTCCTTATATGTTTTAATTAGTCAAATTTAATATCATCTCTTAATTTTTTTAATTCATCTAGTGAAGGCATTTTTTTTCCTTCGCTTTCAGTAACAGAAATACCATTTATTCCATCACTTATATTAGCATCATTAGTAATATAATCCCAATTATACCCTTTATCTTTACATTCTACTTTATTTTCATCATCAATAGATGAAAAACTATCTGAAAAATTAAAACCATTTAAAACAAAAGCTGATGGTTCATCTGGATTATCTTTGATTTCTAATGGTTTTATTGTATTATTATCATCAATATCCTGATTATTATTTTCAGGTCTCTCTAATCTCGTGCTTTGTCCACCACATAATACACCCCTTCCTGGTAATAATAAATGATCAAATACAGCTTTACCAAATAATAATTCTTTTGAGGGCAATACCATAAATGCTGGAACTGAATGAATTTTTTTTTCAATTTCAATATTTTCTGAAATTAATTCTTCAATACAAACTAATTTTATTTTTTTATCTTTGTCATATCTTTTGATATTATCAAGTAACATACTACAATGATTGCATGAAGGGCTGTAAAATAATATCATCTTAATTATAATTAAAAAAATAAATAAACTCTTATATACGAAACTTTATTAAACCTTTTTGAATATACACCATCTATTAAAGAAACTAAACTTTTTCTGCACAAGGTCTTTATCTAACTCCATAACAATTTTATGTATATTTTCTTTTTCTGCATCATCATCTGGAATTGCAGATTTAATTTTATTGAAATATTCTGAAAATAATTCACTTTCAACTAATTCTAAATTAAAAGTTTTGCATTTTTCAACTAATTCTTCATATGATACTAAATATTCAGGAATAAATTTACTTGTGGATTCAATAAATACATCTATTTTTTTATTATACTTATCTTTGGTATCTTTATTAAATCTACGAATAATAGCCCATATTGGTACTCTATTCTTGATATCAATTTCAGTATTTTTCACACCTTCAATCATATCTCCACCATTACTATTAATTTCATCTTCAATTCTTTTTCCGTCCATAAAAGTACAGAAGAATGTTCCATTGGTTCTTAAAAGAGAGCTTACATTCATTAAATAAGTATCCAATGTTTCCTCGCTTTTAAAGAAGTAGTGAATACTAAACATACACGAACAAACATTAAAACCATTGGCACCTTGTCCGATTATATTAGAATAATGTTTTTGCATATCATTACGTTTTTTATTTAAAACATTTTGCAATACATTGAAGCTTTCTTGATCATCAATTGATAAAGAACATTCGCCGTCCATTATACTTTTACCACAATCTCCAGCAACAAATACCATATTAGGAAAAGCTATTTTATCTTTAACATTGAGATTTCTGAAATATCTCTTTCTATTTTCTAACATTCTACTATAAGCTCCTGTACGTGGTCCATAAATATTATTTTTAACTAAATCAATACCAAGAATAAATTTATAACCATTATCAATCCATCTAGGCATATCACCACCTTCACCACATGCTAATTCAACAAGATTTCCTTTATTAGTTGGTTTGCTATAAAGCATACGTTTTATACCTAAATTGTGAAATTGCAACATATTATACGAAAACATTGCATCTCTTGGTATATTTCTAGAATAATATATATCATCCGATTCTAGTAATCTTTCACTTTCACTATCATTAATATCCATATTTATAATAGGTTTATTACCTCTAATAATGCTCTCTGTAACGGGATTATGGATTGAACGCCATATATTAATTGCTACACTCATATCATTGGCAGTTTTTGATAATTCACCCATCTTATAAATTCTAATTTTATCTTCACGCAATCGCATAGGTCTCCATCTCATATTTGCTGGTATTTTACTATCCATATTATAAATACACTCAATTATTACATCACCATCTATAATATCGCCATTATCGCATCTTACTTTTCCATTTGTATCTACTTTAACTAGTAATTTTTCAATACCTTTTTCATAGTATATATTAGGTTGAAACAATTTAGGAATATAAGTTTTTTTTTTATCTTGTACCATTAATCTGTATTCTTTATTATAAGCTATCTTCAATGCTTCATCAATAGTATATTGCTCCCATTGCGATGCATTATAACCAACATATAACAAGAACTCCTTATATTTTATACCATCAATTGTAGTTGTTCTAGCTTGTTTTGCTAAGAAATCAATAGTATTTTGTTCAGGAGGCTTCCATTTGAATACTCTATCCCATTTAACATTATCTGTTATTGGCATTGCCTTATTTGTATAATAAGAATACAATGCTAATTTAGCTGGTGTAAATATAAGTCCATCAATATCATATGGGTATGTTTTATTTCCAGATAATATTTCATCACAATCTTTTAATATGTCAGTATTATATAAATGCTCTTTAACAACATAATCCATTGAATGTTCTGTTTTTTTCATACCATTTGCTGTTTTCAATAAATAATTATATCGCGTTTTTACTTTTTGGTCATTATGAATTAATGGTAAACTAGTTACTTTTTCACCACCATAATAATATATATCAAATGCTGCATATAATCCTTTTGTAGAATTATCCTTTCTATTATTACACGAAATATATTCTCCATCAATTAAAGTATTTTGCATTTCTTTTATAGATGTAATACCTGTATCAATAACACGATATGTATTATTAATTAAATAAACTTTCGCATTATCATCAATAAACATTAGTAATCTTTCACCATCAGCTTTTTCGGTAACAGTATATTCTGATAATATACTAACAATTCCATATTCGTCAGGGCTCATTATATTTACTTTTTCAAGAGTTACAGGTTTTGGTGTAATAAGTGGTGGTTTATTTGGATTTTTATTATTGAATGATTTAATAGTAATGTCATCCTTTACAAGATCATAGTACTTTTTAATAATATCTTGTTGCTGTGTTTTAGATATTATAAATGTTGATAAATACAAGGCTTGTTCCATTTTAATTAATGCAGGTAGTATATTATTTTTATTTGTATTTGTTATATCAATATAAAACTCATATTTTTGAGTTGATGATAATATTCCTGAATTATTTAAATTATAATACATATCTTTATCATTTGCTTCATCAAATTCTAATCCATTACCTTTTGTAATACTTATAATATATTTAATACCTGTATCGGGATCAGTATATTTTATTTTTTTAGTTATTTTATAAAATTTGCGAATATCATACCAATTAACTGGTAAAATTGCTTCAGATAATAAATTACTTTTAATTGAATAAAAATTTAATTGCGAATCTAACATATCATCAACAACATCTTTTGATATTATTTTATTTTTAAACCATTCAAAACTTTTATGTTTATACTTACTATTTTGACAATATTTTATGATATTTGTATTACCTGTTATTTTTAAAAGTGTTTCATCAGAATATATTTCTAATATTTGTTTTTCAATATCTTCTTTATATTTATATGATTTCATTACATTTATAAAATTTTCATATTCACTATCATTCCAATTTATAGAGTTTGTAAACTTTACATAAGATTCACAATCCTCTTCAATTAACGAATAATGTTTATCAATTATAGAAAATATAGAATGATCTTTGGAAATTTCCATATTGTATCTCTAATAAATAAAGATATTATAGATTTATATATCAATTTTTAATATATAAATAAAAAAAATGATATATTCTTATAGATTAAACTGCAATAATAATGTCAAAAATGTTTATGCCAATCAAGTTCAATACTACTGTTATTTTAACACCAAAAGAACTTAACAAAAACTTTGAAAACACGATATTATTTAAGATAAAATCTACATTAGAAAATAATTGCAGTAAACACGGATTTATTAAAAAGGATAGTATTAAAATTATTAAAAGAACTGCGGGATATTTTAAGGAATCTCATTTAAACGGTAATATCGCATATGATTTAAGTTGTATTGCTGAAATCTGTAATCCAACGCAAGATTCTGTTATAAAATGCGTTATCAAAGCTAAAAATAATCTAGGACTAAGGGCAATTGGAACATTTGAAGATATGTCTATACTTGAAGTTATTATACCAAGAATAACATCAGGTATACAATCAGAAGTAAATATTGATGATGTTAATATTGGCGATAAAGTAAATGTTCGTGTATGTGGAAAGAAGTTTACATTATATGATAAAATGATTTCAATTGTAGGAAAAATAATTAAAGATAAGGAAGAAATTGTTGAAGTAGAAGAAAATATAGTAGATGATAATTCTGATATAGAAGAACAAGAAGAAGATTTTCAAGATGATTTCATTGATATTATAAAAGACGATGAAGAAGAATATGATGATGAAGAAGAAGATGATATAAAGAAAATTAAGATAGATGCTCAATCTTTCAAAGATGATGAAGATGAAGATGAAGATGAAGATGAAGATGAAGATGAAGATGATGATGATTTGGATGATTTAGATGATTTAGATGATTTAGATGATTTAGATGAAATAAATGAAGATATTGATGATGATATAGAAGATTTTGGTGAAATTTAATATATAAATATATAATTTATTATATAAATAAATATGAATAAACACGATCTATGTAAAACAATACAAAATAATGCAATAAAATTAACATCAAATGAATTATCAGAATTATTTAAGCTTATAAAAAAATGTAATATAAATTATACGCAAAATAATAATGGTGTTTTTTTAAATTTAAACTGGCTATCAAAAGATAATCTTATTAAAATAAATAACTATATATCTTTTTGTATTATATCACAAAATGAAATCACAAAATATGAAATGATGAAAAAATTATTAAATAATACTATTGAAACAACGCAAAAAGAGGAAATTAAGATAGAACCAAATAAAGTTTCACCATCTGATAATAATAATGCTGTAAAACTAAAATTTTCATCAAGTATGAAGTTTTATTTATTAAAAAAGAAATTCAGCAAACAAAATACACTTATTTATAATATCTATGATAATGAATTAAAATATGAAGATTACTTAATAACATAAAAAATGATATAGAACTTATTATTATTATATATAATAATTATGATTAAGATATTATATAATAAAATTGGTAATGCTGATAATGATGATTTACTATGGAAATCCAATATTATTGAGGCATATAATAAATTTTCACAACATATAGAATATAAAGAACCAATAGAATATCCTAAAATTGAACCTAAAAAAGTACCTATTGTTAAAGAAAAAAAATCACAAAAAAAAACATTATTGAAACCTCTTGAAATAATCTTAAACGAATCAAATACTTTTGGTGATTTTAAAGATAATATTAAAGATAAATTAATTAAATTTATAACACAAAAAGAATTCAATAAAGTGTTTGGTATAACAAAAAGTTCAGAAATAATGTCAGGTATTGTCAATAATAGATGGAATAAATCCACAGCATTATTTATATCATTTCTATTTAATAAATCTGTTGAATATAATGAAGCAATTTTATCTTATAAAAAAGACGAATATAAAGATGTTATTTATTTATTTACTTAGGTTTATATAATGGTAATAATAATAATTTATTTTTAGATAATAATTGGTTCGCAATACTACTACATAAAACCTTTTTATTTTTAAACTTATATTTATTATCATTTGTTTTATTTATTTGATTTAAGATTTTGTTATGGTCTGTATCATAATATGTTTCACATACACGCCCTGTTTTCTTGCCTTTACCAACAACAGGATCTGTGGAAAATATTTTAAGCTTATTTATAAAGTTATCTTTATTCTTTGATGGTTCTATAAATCCCCATGGCATTTCTTCTAATGTCATATTCTTTGGTATCACCAAAGCTGGTTTTCGCATTTTAGCTAATTCATCTCTTTCACGCTTAGATATATCAGCATTAAATATATTTGTATCTTTTATATGAAGATTAATATCTAATTTATCGATAATATTATCTTTATTATTTGTATCAAATATATTTATATAACCTATATATTTGTTATCATTCTTCGTATAAGATGGTATTTCAGTATTTTTAATAAGTACACCTTGTTTATATAAACATTTTTCTAAGAATATTATTTTATCATCTTTACTTTTATTTGTTAATATTAATTTAATTAAATTTAAAAATTGTTCACTATTTAAACTTAAATATAATGATAAAGTCGTACTATCTTCATTTTGTAAATCAATTTCAATATTCTTTATTATTTTTTCTACATTTGCAGATTTTTTATCACTAACTTTATCTTCAATTTTTTCTTGATTTGTAAAAATTATATTTAATTTATTTATTTTTTTACTTTTATAACTTATGATTTTAATACCATTTTTATGCATAATAATATAATAATTATTAATAATACTAAACGGATATAGTGACTTTCTTATTGTATAGATCAATAATTCATCGTCAATATCTAATTTTTCTTTTATTTCATTATATAATATATAATAAATTTCTTTTTTAATATATTCTGTTATTAATCCTTTCAAAGAATTTTGTGTTCTTTTCAACAGATGTTTATAAGCATCGCTATTATAACCATCTTTATCTAAACCTTCATTTTTATTATAACATGCTGGTTCAAACTTGTTTTTATCACCAAATTCATATTCATATGTTTTATTTTGTGATGTATTTAATTTTATTTTTCCAATATTAAAAATAGATTTAGGGAAATAATTAATATTTTTCATTAATAAACAATCAAGTGAATTGTCTCTAATAATTTTATCTACTTTCATACTATCAATATATTTGCGCGTTGAAATTCTAAGAGCGTGAATATCAATTGTTTCTTTATTTTCATTATCATTTATACTAGCATGTAAAAAAACTGTTGTGTTTCTATCTTCAAGAGGCAAATTTTGATGTCTGCAATTTCTAATACCTCTACCTATAATTTGCTCTGGTCTATTAAAATGATACCATGGTTCAATTAAATGTATTTCACGTGCATTATAAAAACTTAAACCCTCACTTGCAACAGGAGTTATTAAAATTACTTTTACTTGCTCACCATTTATATTTTCTGGTTTATTTATTTTTTTAATTAAGGCATCTATATTAGTAGAACCCATAATTTCTTTATTATCACTAGTTAATATACAGTATTTTGGTGTTTTAACATTATTATACACTGGTTTATCTTTTATTATACTTGCATTATTCAATATATTATTTGTTCCTTCTCTTGAAAATCCCATATGTTCTAAACAAACAGCAAATGGTAATATACCTGAATATAAGAAACGTGAATAAATAACAACAATACCTTTTGATTTTTTTATAATATTACATATATTTAAAAATTTGCCAGAATATTTACCCAAATTATCATCATCAGGCATAAGAGCATTCTCGTATTTTTTATTATATTTTACTAACAATGGATAACTTTCTCGTGTTTTAGTAAAAAATGTAAAAAAACCCTTATTTCCAATTTCATTATCATATACAATATTCATTGGTTGTAATAATAGCATGTTTTGATTTTTATTATTAGTTTCATTATCTTCTGATATATCATCACTATCTGTTTCTTCAATATCCTTATATCCTAATTTTTCTATCATCGTTTTTTGTGATAAACTAAGTTGTGATGTTACAATACCATTATCAATATTATCTAACCATTTAGCTTCTTTTTCTGGTATAGGTTTATTTGAAGGATCTTTGCTAGGTATTTTTTTTAATACACTAATTCCACTATTTTCAGGATTTAATTTTAATGCAAACGTAAAAGGATTTTTACCTCTTAAATATGAAATATAATTAGAAGATAACTTTCTAATTATATTTTTTATATTATCGTCAATGATAAGTTTTTGATTATTAAATGTATTTTCATATTTAGCTAATAATTTATTACGTTTATCATTAAGTAACATTAATTTAAATAAATCAAAAATGTCTCTTGGTTCATTGTACATAGGTGTTGCTGATAATAAAACCAATTTATTGTTAATACCTGTTGTTAATATATTTGTTAACGCAATAAAAGAATCCTTATCTTTTTTGTTCGTACTTCTTATATTATGCGCTTCATCAATTATAATTACTTTATTTTCCACAACATTATCCTTATAATTTTCTTGAATATATTTGGCAAAACTATCATAAGTAAATAATCTATATCTCCCTTTTAATAATTTTTTTAGCTCTGTATTTAGAACCTTTTTGTTACTAAAATATGATTTACTAATATTTAACAATTTTACATAAGTGTCACCTGTACATTGATTTATAATATTTTCAAATGTATGTGTATCTATGTCAAATATTTGAGATTTAAAACTCTGCTTTAAAGATTGTGGCATTATAACCCATATCATAGGCTCTTTGTTATCATGTGCTGTTAATAAAGATTCCGACATTGTAATTGCTGAACACGTTTTACCTACACCAACACCATGATATAATAAAACGCTTTTGTAAGGTGTTTTATAGGATATATATTGACTTACAAAATGTTGATACAATGAAGTTTCAAAAGTTCCACATAATTTATCAGCCACATTATTAAAATCTTCTATATTTTCAATTATAGGAAACTTGGGTATCTTGTGAATAGCAAAATTCATATTTCTTGCTATTTTATTTGAAAAATCATCTTCATTTAAATCTGGATAATATAAAGAAAATGATGTGGGACTAGATGCTGAACTAGACACATTAGATATACTAATAGATGGTTGTTTAACATCCTTAACGCACTTTCCTGTTTTTTGGTCTCTTACTTTACCCTTTTCACATTTCTTGACACATCTTCCTGTAACAGGATTAATTTCTTTTTCATCAGGACACTCTTTTTCGTTTTTTGCTTTGATATCTGTAACGCACTTTCCTGTTTTTTGGTCTCTTACTTTACCCTTTTCACATTTCTTGACACATCTTCCTGTAACAGGATTAATTTCTTTTCCATCAGGACACTCTTTTTGCTGGGCAGTTTTTAATTTTAACATTATCCTATTAAAAATAAAGATATATTATAATAACGCACTTATTACACTATGTGCTTTTTTGAAAATTTTAATTCTCTCGACATTATAATTTTTTATTCTCATTAAAACTTCATTATATGTAAACCATTTCAATGCTCTAACTTCTCTAACTTGTTCCATACATGTACTATCAATATGTATTTTAGCATCATTCTTAATTATTTTTGCAATATAGTATACATGTTTATACAATACATTATTTGTGCCAAAAAATATTTCTTGAAAAGGTATAACATTTTTATCAATTGAAATATCATCTTTATATAATTGTGTTTCTTCACAAAATTCTCTTACAGCACAATCTATATCGGCTTCTTTAATTTTCTTTCTTCCTTTTGGAAATCCCCATTCTTGTTCCGTATTATTACTTTTTGCATTTTTGCAATTTAATAATGATTTTAAGTAATTATTACTAATATTATATTCATATTTAACTTTCGAGTCAAGATATTCTTTTGTTTGTTTAAAATTAGTATGAGGTGACTGGCACCAAGTATAATTCCAAATTTGATCAAAATTATTATTCATAATCATTTGTTTTTCATTATCAGTCATATATTCAATTAGCTGTTTTAAATAATTTTGATCATCAGCATTATATTTCCCCCTTACAAATTCCATAAAAGATAAACTATCTTTTCTTTGTATCATTACATATTTTACTTCATTGTTTATAATTTTATAGCATATTATACCAAAACTCATAATTGGATGTGGACAATCTTTGTATAAATGCCCATTTAACCCACAATTTCTACAAGTTTGAGGTCTAAAATAATTATTTTTTTTACTTGTATCATCTTCTTTTTTTTTCATTATACAACATTATAGTAATATATTAATTGATTTCTTAAATATATTTAATAAAAATAATATTAATTAAATTATTATGAATTAACATGAGCAAATACATCACTTCTATCAAGACCAGTTAGATAATCTTCTTGTTTATTATATTGATTTGACATTAAAAAATTTTTGTTTTGATTATTGTTATCTGAATTATTAGCTAATGGTTTCTCATTATTAAATTCTTCATTTGGAGATGCTATATCTTGCTCAATAGTTTGATGCGTTTGAGATAAATATTGAGAATCTTCACCATCTTCATTATAAAGGTCTTCTTTTACTATATTTTTTGTTTCATCTTCATATTGTTTAATTACATTTTTTGCATATTCATCAGCTGTTTTAGTATCTATTTTATTATTTTCTTCATTATTTTCAACTCTTTGATTAGCAATATCAAAGTTTGCCATTGACATAATTAATGATATAACAACCATTAAGCAATATAATATTATGACAACCGCAATTACCCATGCTAATAGCCAGCACCACCATCTATATTTTATATTACCACCGGTAACTATACAAGTTAATTCAAATAAAGACATTAATATAGATGGTATAGCTACAAGCATTATAAATATAACAAATGCTAATCTTTGATCAATTGGTATTTTGCTATTAGAAAATAATATTGCTAAACATAATATAAATATTGTTCCAAATAATGCTACACCAGCATATTTGGATTGTTCAGAACCAAAAAATAAGGCATTTAAACTTATTTGTGGGCTACGATTTTTATACATTATATTCTCTAATTAGATATCAAGAAAAATAAAAAATGATTATTATATAAATATTTATTATCTTTAATATTAAAATGGGAATTCCTTATTATTTTTACAAATTATCACAAAAATATAATAATATTGTTAGCAATAAAAAACCAGAAAACACTGATATATATTGTATAGACTTTAATGGTATTATTCATAATGTTGCACAAGAACTTATATATCAAATGGATATTGTTAATATTGAAGATAAAATTATAGAAGGTGTGTGGAATAAGATATTATATTATATTGACACATATAAAGCAAAAAAATATATAATTTGTGCCGATGGAGTTGCACCAGCAGCTAAAATGATTCAACAAAGAAAAAGACGTTACTTGTCAATTCATAGGAATAAAATAGATGATAAATATGTAACAAATAAACCTCAATGGGATACAAATGCTATTACACCTGGAACTCATTTTATGAATAAATTGAATGTATTTATTGCTAAACAAATAAGATATTCTACACATTCAATTGAATTGATATATAGTGGCAGTGACGAAACAGGTGAAGGAGAACATAAAATATTTAGAAAGCTTAAAGTTGAAAAAGAATATAGTAATATTATTATTAATGGTTTAGATGCTGATTTAATTATATTATCTTTAATTTCACACAAGGATAATATATATCTTATGCGAGAAACAAAAGATAAAGATACTTGTAAAACTATATTTAATTATTTAAATATTGATAACCTAAAAAAAGCTATTTTATGTGAAGTTAAAGAAAATTGGAATTTGGAAATATCATATGATAGCTACGATGATATTGATATTATTGAAACATATTGTACTATGACTTCAATTTTGGGAAATGATTTTATTCCACATTTATTAACTATTGAACTTAAAACCGATGGTATTGATAAATTAGTATCAGCAACAAAAAAATCAATTGAACAAAATGGCTTGCTAGTTAATAAAGGTAAAATAAATTATGATACATTAAAATATATATTTAAATTCTTATCAGTATCCGAAGATAAAGACATGCATTATATTTGCGAAAAATATATAAATAAAAAAATTATTGGGGAAGCTAAATTACCAAGTGATTGTTATGCATTAAAACACAAAGATTGCTTAACATATTATATTTATGATAATCCGAGAAATTGGCATAAAGAATATTACAAACAAATATTTGATAATAATATTACATTAGATTCAACAGTAGTATTTAATGCTTGTGATAACTATATCAAGGGTATTTATTGGGTATATTCATATTATAGAGGATATAATATAGATTGTGAATGGTATTATCCTTATAATTTCCCCCCAATATTAAAAGATTTAACAAATCATTCAATAGCATGTGAAGAACCAATCATTGAAAAAAATAATAATTTTGTATCACCCAATATACAATTACTTATAGTATTGCCAAAAGAAAGTTCACATCTTTTAAAACCTAATTATAAAAAATATATGGAAGATATATATCAAGGTTTATTTCATATGTATCCAGTTAAATATAAAATACAAACATTTCTAAAAACACACTTATGGGAATGTTGTCCGATATTACCATTAATAAATATTAATTATATTAAACGGGTTATTGAGAGTAATTAGATATTATTACCTAATTTAATAATATTATCTTTATTTTTATTATTTGATAAATAATACCATGATTTTAAATTAGGATCCCAGCGACATCCTAATTTTTTTGCTTGATCTTTATTTTTATAAGGGATTTTGATATATTTTTTTTCCGATTCTTCTATAATTGGTGGCAATTCTTTATTTTCTGCACAAGATAATTCTATTAAATTAATAGCTTGCTTGTTTTCATCACTAATATCATCTTCGTAATACCATTTTTTTTCATCTTTATCCCATTTTGCTCCTAATTTTTTAACTTCATCTTTATAACTATATGATACTGATATATAGTTTTTATTTTTTTGTAATTTATTTTCAACATTAGTAACGTTAACTCCTATTGCTAAATTAGCTAATCTATCTGCATGATAATTGCCAATTGAATGTTCGTCTTGTAAATTAGTATGTGCTTTAATATGATGCAATTTAATTTTTTCTTTATTATTTATAAGTTCATGCAATTTTTTCAATAATTTTAAATTAGGCGGTACTTTATCATTTTGCGTTTTCCAATTATTTTTTGCTAATCTTGCTGTGTAATATCCTGCACATTTCATAACATACTCGGAATCCGTATAAATATTTATTTTAATATCAACATCACTCAATATTTCTAATGCTCTAATAATACCAGTTAATTCACCTGTATTATTAGTTTGTTTTCCTTCTACTCTTCCATATTCATTTTTTTCATCATTTTCCTTAAAATATACACCATAACCTGCATACGCATTTTCTTTACCATTATTTATACAAGAGCCATCGATGTAGACATTAATAAATTCCATAGTTAATATTATAAAAATAAATTAATAAATCAATTTTTACACATTTTTACTTAATTTCATATATAATTATTTAAACATTTTATATTCAGCTTCGTTATCATATTCTAGAATGAATCCTTGCTTTTCATAAAAAGTTAACAATAAATCTGTATTTTCTTTATTTTTATCAACAAAAAGATAAATAGTGCCTTTTAATATATCTGTTGCCATTTTTATTAATTTCGTTGCATAACCGCGATTTCTATAATTATTATCGATACACAATTGATTTAAATAATTATCATGGCTTATGCCCAAAAATCCTACAATAATATTATCACTATAATATAATATCGCCTTTTCATATGTATCAATACGACTAGATATAAAGTTATTTTTTATCAAATTATTGCATTCAATTAATTCATATTCATCTATATCCACTATATTCTTAATTATTATCATATTTATCTTTTATTAATTTTTTTATGTTTATTATAAAACTATCTTTTGTTATATGTTTTGGTTTCCAACCCAATTCGCATATTTTATCACTATTTATATTATATCTATTATCATTAAATGGCCTATCTTTGATATATTCTATTTTTGAATCACTACCACATTCTTTCAAAATTATTTTAGCTAGTTCTAAGATTGATATAGGATTTTCATAACCAATATTATATATTTCTTGATTAACACCACAATTCATTAATATTAAAATAGCATCTATGATATCATCAACATAAACAAAATCACGTATTTTATTACCATTACAATGAAGGTTGAGAGATTTATTATTAAATGCATTATCAATAAAACAGGGAATTACTTTTTCATTATGTTGATTAAGTCCATATACATTATTACATCTAACTATAATTATATTAATATTATATGATTTAATATAAGAATTAATTAATAATTCAGCAGCTGCTTTTGTAGCAGCATAAGGATTAGTAGGATTATAATGGTCAGTTTCTAAAAACTTATTATTATTTGATTCACCATATATTTCATCAGTTGAAAAAAATATAATTGGTATTTTATTAATCTTCAATGATTCTAATAATATGTGTGTTGCTGTAATATTATTATCAATAAAATTTTTCAAACAACTATATGACTTATCAACATGAGTTTCTCCAGCTAAATGAACAATATAATTTATATTACAATCACAATATGTTTTTTGAAAATTATGATATATTATATCTTCTTCAATTAAAATTACATTACTTTTATTTAAAATATGTTTAATATTGTCTTTATTACCCGCATAAGTTATTTTATCAATTATAACTAATTTATTAACTTTATCACAAATAAAATTACAAAAATTTGAACCAATAAACCCACAACCTCCCGTAACCAATAAATTAATATTTTTTAAATTCATTTTAATGATATTTAATACATATCACTTTATATAAAAAAATATAACACAAAACAAACAATAAGTTTTAAGAGATATAGTATTTGCGGCAGATATATATTTCCTTATGAAGACAATAACAAGTACATTTTATAATTCCATTTTTATCTTTATTTTGTAATTTATGGTGCTGTATGAACAATTTGAAGCTCTATCCACTTACTAAGTATATTAGGTTTGTTATTTTTGTGAACTGAGCAACATTTACATGTTGCCTAGCCTTGCAATTTCATCTTCGGAAGTAGTATTAATTGGCAAGATATCACATACTTTATCTATTATTGTTTAAATAATTATAAAAATAATAACAATTAATTTTTTATTATAATATAACATATTTTTATGTTAAAATTATAGAGATATTTTCATTATATTTTGTAATATATTCGTTTGGAATTTTTTCAAAGGATACAAGAGACATATTGAAATTATATTTATCAATTATACTATTTTCTGTTAAATATTTATCTCTTTCTTCATCAGTCATTTTTGCTAACATAAGTGCTTTATCTTTTGTTAAATTACTTGAAATTTTTGGAATATTATCACTACGATCACCATATATAGCTTTAAATTGTAAATCAATTTTAGGGTCATTATATCCTCGCTTTTTTAACTCTTTAAATTGCATATTATAAATAAGGACGTTTTTATCAACTAATTGTAAGAAATCGTTATCATTTGTAATAATAACAATATTTTTAATTGTACATTTTTTAAGATTTTTTTGCGTAATATAAACAATATCATCTCCTTCAAGACGTTCAGTTGATAGATTTTTAATTTCCAATTGCTTAATATATTCACCAAATATATGAAATATTTTTTTGTTAAAATTATTTTTCTGAGTTCGTGTAGATTTATACTTATCATATAAATCATTTCTCCATATATCGCTTCTTACACAATCATTACATAGTACTATATTATCTTTTGTTGTTTTCCAAAATTTACATATTTTTTTAATATCATTATTAATATGTTTATAGAAGGCATTTATGAATACATCATTTTCAACAATATCATTAATATCAACATCTATTTTTTGAAAAGAGAACCATCTATATGTTGCGAAATATCTATGAAAAATATAGTAGCTACAATCAATCAGAATAATATTATTATTCTTGTTTAAAGATACGATATTCATTAGTATAAATGTTATAATATGTCTTATATTTAAATATTATTTGCTATCAATTTTTACTTGTTTTTGTCTAGATTTTTTTGGAAAAATATCCTTTGTTTCTTCAAACCATTTTTTTGCATCATTCATAATTTCTTTTAATTTCTTATTATCTTTTTTGAGTTCTTGCCATTCTTGTCTAACTAAATCAAAATTGCTCTTATTTGTATTTTTATTAGGTTCATTTTTAAGAACAAATAATCTATATTTAATATAAATATTGTAATCTGTTGGACTATTTTGATTTTTATCTTTTATTTCAACATTTTTATTTGGTTCTTCTTTGTCTTTAATCAAAGGTTCTTCTTTTGTAATTTTCTCTATACTATCTTTTCGTATCCATACTTTTTTTCCATTTTTAACATCAACAATCCATAGTTGTTTATCAAACCCTTCCATAGCAGCATTTAACTCGTAACCTTCTGCTGACAATCCAAAATGTAAAGGTGATTTTTCCTTGCCAGTGTAAAACATTTTAGGATAGTTGATGCACGCTTTTTTCAAAGACATAATATTCAATTAACCTTTATTATATGGTAAATAATCAATTTTTATATAATTTGTTCTTATTAAATAAAAAATTGAAGATTGGTATATACTAAATCATTATCTTTGATATTAGATAATATGTCTTTTATTGATATTATTAATAATAAATTTGAGGATATTATCAATGATAATTTTAATAGTAATCAAGATGCTATTAAAAAGCTTACATATATTGAGTCTGATATAGTATCCTTGATAAAAAAAAATAAATATAATAATATGTTCAATGACAATATAGACAATATATTCCAAGATTTCAAGAGCATTTTTATTTATTATAAATGCGCTATTGATAGATTAATAGTAGAAATTAAACAAGAATATAATGTTTATTTAAACAATCTTGAAAAACAACATATAGAATTAATAAAAACACGGACATATATAATTGATACACAATAATTATGCTTTAATTAATTAAAGAAGCATTATAAAAAATGGCTGCTAAACTAAATTTTGTAAATATCATGGTATATTTATGGATTTTTTGCCTATATATTTTAATATCAAAAATTATTTTTGGTATTATTTGGGCAATTATAGAAGTAACTTATGTTTTTAAAGATATTAAAAACTATTCAATTAGTTATAACTCTCCTGTTATGGGACCATTGGCATATGGTTATGATATTATTACAGCAGGTCCAATGATGATTATATGGGCAGGATTGTTTTTTATAATTACTGTTATAATTTTATTTTTGATGATTATATGGCTAATATTAGGAGGGTTCCCTTTGTTTTTAAAATATAAATCTCCTTTTAAGGAATTAACTCCTATATTTAAAGTCATTTTAAATAAGGTTCCTTTTAAGCCTGTCTTTAATAGATATAGTAGCGAACTAACTTTAATATTACAAGATACTATGACAAAATATAGAAAGGAAGCTTTTGAAAATTTTACTGACAAAAACGTTGTAGAGAATTTTTTTTCAAAAAAGGAATATTTAGATGATGATTTTTATAATGACATAAAGAATTATTATAAGATGAAAGATAACTATTATATTGGTGCATATAAAAGTTATAAACATAGCGATGAAGCATCATTATATAAAACTTATAAAATAATAACACCTGATATGGATGATAATGAGATATGGGGTGTTATTAGTGAAAATAATATAGTTGCCGGTAAAATATTATCACAATCTATGGTATCTAAAAAATTTAAAATATAAAGTCTTTTATATCTTATTAAAAGTAGAGTATGGAAACATTTAAGTATCTAATATTTGCGGTAGCAATATTAATAGTATTAGCATATATTTATATTTATATCAAAGAACAAAATATTGTACAATTCTATTATTATACGATACAATGTCAATTATATGATGTTTACAAATCAAAAATAGGATATTATGATATATTATTTAATTTTACATTTGTATTTATTATTATGATAATGTCAATTGTATTATATTGGGATTCTGTTTATAAAAATGCCAAAAAAATATCAAATTGTAATAATATCATAAAAATAATTGAAGAAAATAAGGTTAGTAAAACACCATATATATATAATATTATAATAATTAATCATGATAAAATATCTTTATCATCTCATAATTATTTAATTAAAATAATTTATAATTTTAAATCTAAAAAAACTAAAATAGAATATGGTACTGATACAGGTACAGATAATAATGTATTTAATTCCATGGGTCCTGAATATGATAAAATATTAAATACTGTTAAAATGTTAGAAGATTATAGTAGTAATAATGAAAATATTAAAAATAAATATTTAAATAATTATAATAAATTATATGATTTAATAACTAAAAGTGATGAAATAGATGAAAAAAATCTTAATATAAAATTAATTGATATATTTGATGATAATAATAATAGTATTAAAAATGAAATTATTGAATTTATTAAAATATATGATGTAGAAAAAGCAGAAAATGCAATAAAAATATTTAGTAAATACAATAATAAAATATATGAAGATACAAGTGATATAAACAAAATTAAAAATTATATTAAAAGATTATATAATGAATTAATAGAATTATTAGAAATATCATCATATAGATCAATGAAAATGGCTAAAATAAATCTAATTAAAAATTCAGAATTATATAAAAGAGCTTTAAAATATAAGCAAAATAAAAGTAATTATAATAATTTTAACTATTTTGATTTAAATACTATGAATGGTATGTCAATTGATAATATTAATATTGTATCATTAAATAGTACTAAGTATAAATTTGTATGTGTAGATAAAGATGGTAACGTTATTAAAACATATACAGCAAATAAATTAATAGAATTTACAAAAGAGTTTTCTAAAAATAAATCGTATAATACTTCAATTATCTATAATATTCTATTTGCTAATAAAAATAAAGATAAAATATCATTATAAAAGTAGATTATAATGAGTAATAGTAATTTAGTCAATTTAATATTTGACGCATATCATAAAATTTTACTAAATATTGAAGCGAATGCTCAGTATGTATTTTATACTCTATCATTAATTAAAAATAATACATATAAGATACCATATTATCAACATTTTATAAATTTGTTATTTATATTTATTGTTATTGTTATATTATATATATTGTATAGAGATTTAGTTTACAGGGATGCTAGCAAAATCAAAAGATGTAGAGATATAGAAGATACAATAGAAATCAATAAAACATACGAAAAACCATATGTTTATAGAGTTTATATAATACAAAAGAACTTGGCAAAAGATATTCTTAATAATTATAGTATATGTTTAGAGTATGATTTTACAAGAGAAATGACCAATATATATTTTGGTAAGCCTGAAAATGTAAATGGTCTTACTTTTTCCGATTATGTTTCTGAAACAGACAGTCCTAATTTAAATAAATCGCGTTTTTCCAATGCATTCTCATATTTTAGTTTAGACAAATTAGATACTAATTTCTTACAATATGATAATGGAGAAAAATTATTTTATATAAATAAAAAAATAATAACAGATAGTAATTATTTATTTATTGTAGCTACACCAGATAATAAAAAAATATTAGATGATTTTTATGCTAAAAAGTTAGCTAAGTTTGTTAAAAGATTTGGTTTTGATAATACAACTGAATTATCACCAATATATAATATTTTATATGCTATTGAGCATAATAAAAATAGTGCAACTATTTAAATACATCATTTAATGATTCGCGTAATTTATCTATTTTTTCTTTGTTTTTGATTTTCGGATAATCAATGATAAATTCAATGTACATATTGCCCTTACTTTTACCATTTAACGTTGGTAATCCCTTGTCTTCAACTAAATATTTCTTAGAATTATATACTACACCAAAATTTGTGGTATCAACTTCAAATGTTTCATTGAAATATGGTATTTTAAATTTTTCTCCAACAATAGAATTAATAAATGATATTTGTTTATTATAATACAAATCGTCACCTTTTTTTTCAAAATCCTTATTTTTTTCAATTTTAATACTAATAATTAAATCACCTGGCTTAACATCATTTTTTTTTGGCTGTTCTCCTAATTCTGGAAATACAGTTTTATAATTTTCATTTACACCTTTGGGTATAATTAAAGTAGCTCTTTTTTCTTTATTATAAAATCCTTTACCATTGCATATCTTACATCCTGTTTTACCTTTAATTATATTACCTTCACCCTCGCATAGTTTACATGTCGTTTGAAAAACAGTTTGCATTATACCCATATTATGTATTCTATGAACACTACCTTTACCATCACAATCAGGACATGTAATATTACATTCTATACAATATTTATGTATTGTTATATTAAGCTCTTTCTTTACACCATTATAAATATCATCTAGTGTTAAATTAAATGTTTTTTCTATTGAACTAGCTTTTGTTGGTTTTTGTTGTTGTCTACCTCTACCAAATCCTCCAAAGTTACCAAAGAAATCATCTTCAAAACTACTTCTTCCATGGTTTCTAAATATGGCTTCAAAGATATCATGGGGATTTCTCATAGGTCCGTCATTTCCACTATTATTATAATTTTCATCACCACACATATTATATTTTTGTCTTTCTTGATTGTTACTTAATACATTATATGCATTTGATATTTCTTTGAATTTTTGCTCTGCTTCTGGATTATCTTTATTTTTATCTGGATGATATTTCATAGCAAGTTTATGATAAGCCTTTTTGATATCGCTTTCTGAAGAATTCTTTTCTACGCCAAGAGTATCGTAAAGTTTAAAATTTCCCATTTATAATTAAAAATAATATATCTTTTATATAATATATTTTGAGTACATAATTTTATTTTTCTATAATTTTTATAAACTTTTAGATTTTTAAGATATTTTATAAATTATGTACTCTTTTAATTAAGAATTAAATATACATATAATTATAGTATTTCGTATGATTTCTAGTGATATTAAAAAAAGAATTGATGAAACTAATAGAATTAGAGCAAAATATCCTGAAAGAGTTCCTATAATTGTCAAAAAAACTGCGGGTTCTGATTTAAAGAATATAGATAAAAGCAAATATTTAGCTCCTGTTGATATGACACTTAGTCAGTTTATAGTTATCATTAGAAAACGTATTAAGATTGAATCTGATAAAGCTATATTTGTTTTTATTGAAAATATTTTACCTCCATTAACATCTACTATGGCATATTTATATGAGCATATGAAAAACGAAGATGGATTTTTATATATATATTATAATGGCGAATCAACATTTGGGAATAAAAATGAACGGACAAAATTAAAAATTGATAATTTGTTTAAATAAAATATTATCAAACAACAAGCGACTAACGATCTTTACAATACAACTTCCCTTAAACAGACACAAACTAATCCTGTAAAGCAATGTTTTCTGTCACCAGGAGCAATAATGAGAAGTACGACATATTTAAGGTTAAAAAAGTCAAAAAAATCAACCGCAGGACATTCGGTAATATTTCACTCTTTATAGAAGATGACAACACTTCTGAAAAAGAAGAAGTCTATGATAACATCTACAACCCTTCTGACTACGACACGCTATCTGATCTCGACTAAGATATTAGTTCTTTATATCCTCCTATAAACTTAGCATCTTTAAATATCATAGGAAAATGTATGTATCTAATCTTTGTGTGTTTTTGCATTTTTTTGTAAAATGCATCTCTTTCTCGTAAAGTTAATATATAATCATCGCAATTAATTATTTTTTTATCAGATTTTATTTTATCACATGACATCTTACAGTATTTGCAATTTGATATAGAATATAAAGTGAAGCCTTTTTTATGAGGAGGAATAAATCTTTTACTCATTATCTATCAATAATACAAGTTAATAAAAATAATTTATTTTTTACCCTTCCAATTACTTGCAGCTTTTTTGAAAGCTTGTTGGTGTGTTAATTTAGGATTTTCCTTTTTAACCTTTTGTATTTCAGTTTTCATAAATTTATTGTAATCAGATAATCCACGCTTTTTAGAAGCAACTTTCTTTCTTTTACCACCATCTTGCGAGCATCCACACTCGCTACCACCGGTAGGCATTATTACTATGTTTTATACTTATAATCAACATTTTTTTTTACATATAAGGCAACACCCCATCCATTAATTGTATATTCTGTAATTACTCTATAAAAATTATATTTTAATAGAAAAATATCAATATCATACGCAGTATAAAAATTATTATATAGTTCTTTATTATAAACTTTTGTAAATATTACATTTATATTATTAATATTATTAATACCACCTTGTAAAGCTTTTAATTCTGCGCCTTGCACACAAATATTCCACATATTATATATTTTTTTATCAATATTATTAAGAGTATAAATGGTATCAATAGTATTAGATTTTATTTTAATACTATTATCATAAGTAATATATGGATATTCTATTAAATGTAATTTCATATCATATATAGATGATGATTCAGTATTATTAGATATATTAAATGTGTATTCTTCACCATCACTATCACTTACAAGATAATTATGGATATTATCGTGTTTTGCATTAGCATCAATCCAAAAAATATCATTAATACCAATGGAATTGTAAAAAGCCTTTTCTTCGCAATTATGCGCACCAATATGTATAACACCTTTTATATTTAATTGTAATAATGTTTCTTTAAAATTATGAATTAGCATCCACTACTGATTTTAATAAATTTTTATGTTTTTTACTGTTTATATGTCTATAAATATGATAATCTCTAAAACATACATATGTTATTCCACATTCACATTGAACAGAATTTTGTTTTTTCTTTAAATTGTAATTTTCCCTAGCTTTTTCCTTATATTTTAATTGTATTGCCTGTGTTTTTTTTCTACATAAATCACAATATAAATAATAGATTTTTTCGATTTCATTTTTATATGAAAAATCTTCAAAATTCTTAACATTATGGCATTTCGTGCATTGCATATATTAATCTAGAATGTCAAATTATTTAAACAGCAAATATCAATTTTTTATTTTACACCTTTTACCATTTAAAATGTCCGATTTTTATATCTTATATTCTTTGTATTTTCTTATTTTATTACATCTTTAATATTATTATTTAAGTATTTATATAATAGTCCTTGTTTCTTTTGTAATATTGATTTTTTCAGTATTCAAAATATAAAAAATAGATTTCTTGAATACATTGAAATATTATTTAAGTGGTAATACGATTGGTAGTAATATTCAGTCAGTAGGTCAAATATGTTGTGATGATTTAATATATATATAAATATTAAATGCTATTATTATCATAATGAAGGTATTATTTTATGGTAGTCGTGGGTGGATTGGTAAGCAATTTGTTGAATATTTAAATAAAAATAATGTTGAATATGTTGAATCTGTTGCTAGAGCAGATAATGAAAAAGCAGTAGAAAAAGAAATAATGGATAATAATCCAACACATATTATATCATTTATAGGTAGAACATATGGTGGTAATTTTAATACAATCGATTATTTAGAACAACCAGGAAAATTAGTTGATAATATCAGAGATAATCTTTATGCTCCAATGGTACTTTGTATTATAGCAAAAAAATACAATATTCATTTTACTTATTTGGGAACAGGTTGTATATTTAATACAATTGAACCTAATAAATCATATGTTGATGAAGATGCGAAACCAGATTTTTTCGGGTCTTCTTATTCAATCGTTAAAGGATATACAGATAGATTTCAGCATATGTTTGATGATAATACACTAAATCTAAGAATTAGAATGCCTATTGTAAATTATAGCCATGATAGAAATTTTATAACAAAAATATTAAAATATGATAAAATATGCTCTGAGCCAAATTCAATGACTGTACTAAATGATATGTATCCAGTAATTTTGGATATGATGAATAAAAAAACAACTGGAACATTTAATATGGTTAATAAAGGCGTAATTTCTCATAATGAAATCTTAGAAATGTATAAAAAACATATAGATAATGACTTTACATGGAAGAATTTTACAATTGAAGAACAAAATCTAATATTGCTATCTATGAGATCAAATATTCAATTATCAAATGATAAACTTTATAATTTATATCCTAATATTCCCGATATTAAAACATCAGTAGAAAAATGTATTAAAACATATTATAATAAATTATAAATTTTCAAATTTATTAATATAATCTTCTTGTGTACCATCATTTATAATTTTTTTATTATACGGAATATATAAATTTTCTATTTCTGATAAATGTTGAACGTTATTTTGCTCACCTTCTTTACTAGTTGTTAAAGATGGTCTAATAACTTTAATAATATCAATATCAAGATGTTTTATTTTTTCATATTCATGGATAAATCTAAGATCACTTATTACATATGTTTTATCGTTTTCAATTTTTGATAAAAGAATATTGGCAAAATAATCTCTACCAATATTTGGAATTAATTCCTGAATTTTATGCTGTAATACTTCTGTGCCAATAAATTGTAATGCTTTTCTGGGACTAATACCCCATCGTTCGTCTATCGTATCTTTTTCTTCATTATCACCATCTATTAAACCTACTTGTTCATCACTAAAATTAAATATTAGTTTTACTAATTCTTTTAAGGGTTCTGCAAATGATAATCTTGTATATCCATATTTATTAACAATATGATTAGCTAAAATATCCTTGCCACTACGTTTTGCTCCACATATAGCTATAATTTTTTTCATTTTATTTATTAATAAATATAAAAATAATATCAATTTTTAAATATAAAAAATATATAACACACAATCACAATATATATTACACCAACCAAAGAGAAAAATGGGACAAGATTATTTATTTTTATATATCTTAAAACTATGTTTTAGGTAATTTGTTAAATGTTCTTGCTTTATTTTGGTAGTTATTATATCTTTTATTACTCTTTCTATATCTTCATATGTATTTGGACTTTCTTTTTTTATATAATGTTTTAATTGACTAAAAAATTCTTCTATTGCATTTGTTTCTGGATGATATGGTACGCTATATAATAAATTATTATTACTTTTTTCTATTAGTTCTCTTATTTGTTTAGAACGATGTATAACAGCGTTATCCATAATAATTAAATAATTTTTATATTTATCTTTAATACTATTGTTATAAAAATCTATAATATTGGTTGTTTTTAATCCACCTTTTAGGTCTTTATATAATACATAATCTATTATTTTATTAGCACTAATAGCAAATAATAGATTATATCTTTTATAAGGATATTTATATGTTTTATCTATAACTCTTGTACCACTTTTACTTCTTCCATAAGATGGTTTCATGTTGAGATAAATAGAAGTTTCATCTAAACAAATTGTTTTATCATAACTAAATTTTTTTAACTTATTATAAAATACTTCTAAATCTTCTTTTTCTTGTCCTTCTTTCTTTTCAGGATAATATTTACTTCTTAATTTTTTTCTTGTGATTTTATTTGATTGTAATATATTATATATACTCATATCAGATAATTTAATGTTATATTTTTTATAAACTAATTTTGAAAGTTCCCATAATGTAATTGTAGGATATAATTTTACATATTTTTTAATAAAATCAACAATATCTGGTGTAATTTTTAAATTTTTATTATTTCTTATTTTTCTTTTTAAATTACCGTCTTTATTGTATTTTATTTTCCATCTTGACAGAGATTGTATTTTACAATTAAATATTTTATTACATACATCTCTCATCGTTTTATTATGTGTTAAATAATATTTTACAGCGGTTAATTTATAATCTTTACTATGTTGTTCTACCATTATCTTACTATATAAATGTACTTAAAAATAAATAACATAATAATATATAACATTATGGATATTACTAAACTGGTAGAAGAAAATGAAAAACTTAAAAATGAAATTATTGAATTAAAGGAACAATTAAAAAAATATACTTATGGTAATACTCATAAACGATATTATGAAAAAAATAAAGAACGAGTAAAAGAAGGTGGTGCAAATTATCTAAAAAAGTTAAAAGAAGAGAACCCAGAAAAATTAAAAGAATATAGAAGAACCGCTTATCTAAATAAGAAGAATAAATTAAAAGAAGTGATATAAAAAATGATTAATCATTATAATAATTTAGTATATCAAAAATGTCAAATAATAAAGGTATTCCTACAATTGGAGTAAGAGGTATTCAATTTAGAAGCAGAATTGAAGCACAATGGGCTTATATCTTTGAAAAATTAGAATGGAATTGGGAATATGAAGCAATAGATTTAGAAGGTTATATTCCAGACTTTATTATAAAGTTTGATGATGATGAAATATTGATAGAAATAAAAGGAGATACTAATATATGGAATGAAGAAATATATAAACCTCATAAAGATAAAATAATTAAATCAGGATGGAAAGGAATATTTGGAATATTGGGTAGTTTGTATAAAACTTCTGAAAATTGGGGAGATAATAATTGTCCCAATATTGGAAAAGTGTTTCATTATTATAATCATAATAATAATAATGTTGAATGTATATGCGAAGATAATTTAATAATTAGAAAAGAAAAAAATAGTTTTAATAAAATATCTTGGAACTTTGGTGGTGATTTAGGTGTTTATGATTTATGTAGTGGATATTGGAAAGACACAATAGAAACAAAAAAAGATTTTCAAAAAATATGGGTAGAAGCAAAAAATAGCGTTCAATGGAAAGGATTACAAAATAAAAATGCTTTTACACCAAATAAGAATACTATAATAAAAATATTAGAAAATACAAACATAAATGAAAAATGTGAAAGTTATATAAAATATGATGGTTCAAAATATGAAGGACTTTCATATGAAGAAAGTCAATATTTCATACAAAATGGAGGAATAAATAAATGGATTAATAAAATATTAGATACTGACTTTATAAATTTCAAAACAATAAAAGATGTACTAATGCATGAACTTATAAATCAAGATGATAAAAAGAGAATTATGAGATGTTATGAAAAAATAAAAATGCATTATGAATCGTATAATGAATTACCATTATGGGGAAATATTGACTTGTTTATTGATGATAAATCTTACATATATAAGGTTAATTTTGATAAATCACTACAATATTTACAAACTAATGATATGAATAAGTATAAAAAAATAACATTTGGTGCTCTTCAAGAACCAGTGAAAATGAATAAAAATAATTTTATGGATATGTAAAAAATATATTTATGAAAAATAAAAAAATGATACTTATTTCATACAATTTAATATCATAAAAATGAAAACAGATTTATTTATAGATGTAAAATTAAAAATTAAAACAACTAAAAATAAATTTAAAGAATTTATTAACTATAAAAATAAACATAATATAAAATTGAATGATGTAATAACAGAACATTTGAAAAAATTAATTGAACTATGGAATAATAAAGATGCTAATATTGAATATTATTTTAACATGAAACAACATCATACATATATAAATTGTCAAATTGAGAATATAGAACTTAATCAATTATGGGAAGATTATATTAAATTGGGATTAGAATTGAGAACAAGTTTAATATTTTTAAATGAATGTCTTAGAAATAAAATGACATAATTTATATATATTCAATATTATCAGTTCTTGATTTAATTAAATCAATAATATCTTTATATAAAAATTCAGGAATACGAATATTTTTATTTATTTCAATATCTTTAACATATGGAAAAGATGGTGCTAATAGTATATTATTTTGTTGAATAGCAATATTTTCTTTAATATCTTGCAATTCTTCTATATTACAACCGTGTGATATAAATGTTTTTAATGCTGATATTTTTTGTTGCGATGTTAATGATTGTATTTCATTAACGATATGTTCAAAATTTATATTTTGTGGTAATTTTGTAAGTTCAACTGCTACATCAATTGTTATTTTTTCATCACCAGATTTATCTAATAAATTTAAAACATTTTCTGGTAAATTTTTTATTTTAAGATATTTTTGTAATGTTGCGCGTGAAATATGAATACAATTTATGACTTTATCAATATCATTATTATAAACATTATATAATTTTGAATATGATTTAACTTTATCTATTGTAGTCATTTGATTTCTTTGAACGTTTTCAACTAAACTAATTTCTTCCGCTTTTTGATTTGAGACATTTATAATATGACAAGATACAAATTTTTTTTGTAAAAGTTTAATTGCTAAAAATCTTCTTTGACCTGCTATAATTTCATATTTATTATTATTGTCTAATCTTACAGTTATTGGATTTATCAATCCATTTTGTTTTATATCATTAGCCAAATCACTAATACCAGTTTCATCTTCTTCTGATTCTAATGTTTTTCTGACATTGATATCGGAAACATATAGCTCATCTATGTCAATATCTAAATAATTCATTGATATATCAATACGCGATAATTTTATATCAAAATTATTTAAAAACTATATAAGGATAATTAAATATATACTATATAGAATTATACATAATGAAAAAACCACCTGACAAATATAAGTGTATTAAATTACCTATTACTTCTATTCTATATAAAAATGAAGAAAGTCAAAAAATATTTAATACCATTCAAGATGCAGTTTATAGAACAAATTATATTACAACAAAAACAAGTTTGTTATTGAGATTATGGTGTTTAGATAAATATCATAATGGTATTGATATTCCTTTAATTGATGAAAATACTATTAAAATGTCTATGAAATCAATTCTATTACCATCTCGTGGTCCTAAACCTAAAAATAATAATCTTCTATTATTAAATGAATTTAAAAACTTACACAATTTTACATTAGAAGATGGTAATAATTTATCTTCTATTTTAGATTATTATGATATTACTATTCTTACTTCTATTGAAACTAATATTAAAATGCATTTTTTTGATTATGTAAATCGTTTTATAAATTCATATTTTAAGGTTTTTTATAAAAATGAAATTGCTAATAAAGAATTTAAAAAACAATTATTTAAAGATTTATATGTTGTTAAAAATGATATTATAAATGGTACATTAAAAGCAAGTGAAAAGTTCCATAATTGGATTAAAGAATTTCGTTATAAAATTGTTCCTGAAGATTTTGAAGTTAGTTATTATTATGATGTTAAATGTACGCCTCAAAAGTATCTTAAATATATGATATTTATGAATATTGAATTAGAAAAAATAGAAGGTAAAATGTATCAATTTTTTCCTATACAATCTTCCATAATTCCTAATCATATACAAATTGATACTAAAGCAATAATAGAACTTTTAGTAGATAAAGAAAAAAAGCAATATTTAGATAATGTAGAACTAAACAAAGAGTTTTTATGGGACAAATTCTTTAATATAACTCAAAAAATAAAAGATTATAAGTTTGACAATACTATTATTACTGATGGTTATGCTACTTCTTTAAGATTTATTCATAATGATTATATTGAAGGTGAAAAGATTAAAAAAGAAAAAATGAAAAAAGGGAGAAAAGATGCAAGAGAATTAACAACAGAAGATAAAGAAAAAAAGAAACTCGCTAAAAAGAAATTACAAGATGAAAAGAACGAAATGAATAAATTAAAACAGAAAGAAAAACCTAAAAAGGTTGAAAAAACTTACGAATTTCCTTATATTGATGATGTAGATAAAGAAGAATTAAAAGGTAATCATATTTTTATTGATCCAGGTAAAAGAAGTTTATTTACTATGATGAATGATGATGGTAAGTTTTATTCATATACAAATAAACAACGAGTTAATGAAACAAAAAGACTAAAATATCATAATATTCTTAAGAAATATAAAGATGAATTAGAAATTACATCAAAAGAAAATGAATTATCATCGTACAATTCTAAAAGTTGTAATATTATCAATTTTAATAATTTTATAACTAAAAAAATAAGTACTAATGAAGTATTATATAAACTTTATCAAAATAATAAGTTTAGACAATATAAATGGTACGCTTTTATAAATAAAAAACGAACAGAAGATAATATGCTTAATAAAATTGAAAATACATATACAAAAGATAGTATTATTATAATTGGTGATTGGAGTATTGGAAAGCAAATGAAAAACTTTATTTCTACACCTAATCTATCATTAAAAAGAAAATTACAAGAGCGTTTTAAGGTTTATGATATAGATGAATATAGAACTTCTTGTCTTAATTACAAGACAGAAGAATTATGTAATAATTTATATTTACCTGATAAGAAAAATAAAGAACAAAAGATGCATTCTATCCTAACATATAAAATGGAAAATAAACGGAATGGTTGTATCAATCGTGATAAAAATGGTTGTAAAAATATTCAAAAAGTGTTTAATTATTATATGGAATATAATGAACGACCAGAAAGATATAAAAGAGGAGTTGATTTACAAAAACTACAAACCGTTTTAACAGAACCGTCAAATTGTAGTTAGTCGCTTTAATGCGATCATTTACACCAATAGAAGAAATGAATAACAAATTATTATATTTTTATAATAATCTTGTCCCATTTTTCTGTTTGGTTGGTGTAATTAGTTACATGGATGGTATCTACTCGCTGGCTTCCTCCTGAGACTCATCAGGACTAGTCTTCTTAGCTTTTTTAACAATTGCCTTCCTACCAGGCTTCTTTTTGGGAGCTTCTACAACCTCCACAATTTCTTCTTCCTCATCTTTCTTTTTCTCAGGAGACTTCTTATCAGAAACCTTCTTTTCTTCATTAAAAGGGGCTTTCGCTTTTTCAGCCTTCTGACCCTGCCAGAGCTTAGCAATTTCTGCAAAGATCTCAGTTTTGTCCATATCAGGATTAGCCTCCTTGATCTCTGCATACTTCTCCTTTACGAAGATGTTGTATGCAGAGGGAGCGCGCTTCTCCTTGGGATTTCCATCCTTATCAACACCCTTCTTGCGCTTGGGCTTTTCAGCCTTTGCAGCCTTCTCTTCCTTTGCCTTTTCCTTGTAGTCCTTCCAGAACTGCTTACAATACTCATCAATATCCTTCTTGGTGTTGAGAGCATCGGGCATGTTCTCGATGTGAACCTTGAAAGCGGCGTTGGCAGCGTTGGCAGTGGTCATTGTTGGGATAGGTAGGATTGAAGTTCTACTGACTTTGTTGCTTTGTTGGATTAATTTGCCTTACACAGATAACTAGTATCTGCTAAGACTCACAGGTTATGTGGTAATATTTTCTGTTATATATCATATATCAATTTTTATATTTTTCTGGACAAATTTATTCCATGTTGAGTAATAATTATTATAAGCATTGAAAATAAAAAATTGATATTTAAGAATTAAGTTTATTGTTTATAATAACAATTCAATGTTTGAGTCTAACAACTGCTGGGATATTCTTGATACTTATTTTCAAAAAGGAGGTTCTCCTGAATCATCTAACCCATTAGTAAAACATCAAATTGATAGCTATAACAAGTTTATAGATAATACTTTGGGACAAATTATTGCCGGATTTAATCCAATCAAAATCAAGGTAGCAAATCCTAAAAATGATTTGGGTTCAGATAATACTTATTGCATTTCTATAAATATTTTGCAACCAAGTGTTACAAAACCAAGCTATCAGTTACCAGATGGAACTCAAAATATTATGACACCTTATATCGCACGAATGAATAATATGTCATATTCAAGTAGTGTTTATGTAAATGTGCATGTTGTTACAGAAGTTACAAATAAAAATGGTATGACTGAAAAATTTGATAAAACTTTAAATAATATTTATATTGGAAAAATTCCAATTATGGTTAAATCAAAGCTTTGTGTTTCAAATCAGATACCAGGAATTTGCGAAGAAAATAATAATGAATGTATCTATGATTTCGGCGGCTATTTTATTATTAACGGAAATGAAAAAGTTCTTATTTCTCAAGATAGAATTAATGAAAATAAGACACTTGTATTTCAACCCAATAATAATTGTGAAGGATTATATGCCGAAATTAGATCAATATGCAATTCATCTTATTTGCCCCCCAAGACAACTTGTCTTAATATGAGTGGCAAGCTAAACCATATGGGTCGTATTATTAGAATTAATACATCATTCTTACGTTCAGAAGTTCCTGTATTTGTAATGTTTCGTGCTCTTGGTATTATAAGTGATAAAGAAATTATCAACCATATTGTTTATGATATGGATAAAGAAAAGAATGAACGTATTATTTCAGAACTTATGGCTTGTTGTGAAGATTCTTGTGATATTACTACACAAGAACAAGCAGAAAATGTTCTTATCAAGATTATGATTGGTGCAAATAAAAATAACGAAAATGAAGAAAATAGAAGGTTATTGCGCAATAATCTTATAAATGACTTTCTACCTCATGTAGGTAAAAATTATAGACGCAAAGCACTTTATATTGGTTATATTATTCGCAAAATGATTCGTATTTATCTTGGTTATGATAAATATGACAATCGTGATTCTTATATCAATAAGCGCGTTGATACACCGGGTATCCTAATGTCAAATTTGTTCAGACAATGCTATGGAAAAATGACAAAGGAACTTAAATCTGCTATTGAAAAAGAATTGGGTCTTTGGCGAGGAAATAGTAATACACCAATATCCAATATTATTTCTGATATTAGTATTACTAGATTCTTTAAACAATCTCTTCTTGAATCATGGATTAAATATTCATTATCTACTGGAAATTGGGGTATCAAAAGCATGGGAACATTTCAAAATATTAAACAAGGCGTATCACAAGTTTTAAATAGAATGTCTTATGCGAGTACATTATCTCATTTACGTAGAATTAATACAGCTATGGAAAAGAACGGCAAATTAGTTCAACCGCGTAAATTGGATAATTCTCAAATTGGAATGATTTGTCCCGCAGAGACACCAGAAGGTAGTTCTGTTGGTCTAGTTAAAAATATGGCTCTTAGCACAAACATTTCAATTTCAATGAATAGTACTCATATTAGAAAAGTTCTAATTGAGCTTGGTATTAATACATATGATGACAAATTTAGTTATTATTCTAATAATTCATCAAAAGAATTTCTAAAAGAAATGGGTAATGAAAATAATGTTTATGTTATGATAAATGGTGATATTATTGGATATCATTGCAATCCTAATGAATTATATAGAAAATTAAAGCATTATAAGAGAAGTGGTATAATTCATCCAATGACATCTATTGTTTGGAATATTCAGTGTTCTAATATTATAATTAATACCGAAGCTGGACGTATGTATAGACCACTATATATAGTAGATTATGATAAAGATACAAAAAAGCGTGTTCTTAGAATTGAAAGTATCTTAAAAAGAAAAAATATTAGTTTTAAAGAATATATTAAAGACAAACATTTTGATTATTTTATAGTACCAAATGAAATTATTAAAAATCATGATGATCCAGATAGCTATTTAGATGAAGAAGGTTTCATTGAATACATGGATTGTGATGAAATCAATAATGCTATGATTGCTACCTTTCCAAATGAACTTAAAGAAGGTATGAAAGGTACTGCGATGCCTCCTTGTTATACACATTGTGAAATTCACCCAAGTTTAATTAATGGTATTTTAGGTGTAAATATTCCATTTAGCGATCATAACCAGTCTCCGAGAAATTGTTATCAATGTGCTATGGGTAAGCAAGCATTGGGTATTTATACAAGTAATTTCAATAAAAGAATTGATACAATGGGAAACATTTTGAATTATCCTCAAAAATCTCTTGTTTGTACAAAGCTATCAAAATATACAATGGCACATAAATTACCATCGGGAGTTAATGCTATTGTTGCAATTATGACACATACTGGATTTAATCAAGAAGATAGTATTATGATTAATCAATCAGCTTTGGATAGAGGACTATTTACAAGCACATATTATAAAGCACTAAGAGATGTTTGTAATAAAAATCATAGTACAGGAGAAGAAGAAATCTTTACAAATCCTGAAAATAAATCTGTACAAAAACCATATTCATATAACAAATTAAATAATGATGGATTTGTACCAAAGAATACTTATGTCAATGGCAATGATGTAATTGTTGGCAAAGTTATGCCCAAAAAAGTTAATGGTGAAATAAATTATAATGATAATAGTCTTGTGATGAAAGCTAATGACGATGGTTATGTTGATATTAATTATAATGGTATTAATAGTGAAGGGTATAAGTTTTGTAAAGTTAAAATTCGCAAAAACAGAAAGCCTGAAATTGGAGATAAATGCGCCAGTTGTAGTGCGCAAAAAGGTACAATTGGTATGACATATAAACATCAAGATATGCCATTTACAAAAGACGGCATTGTACCTGATATCATTATGAATCCCCATGCTATTCCTTCGCGTATGACTATTGCTCAATTGATGGAATGTATTATGGGTAAAGCTGGATGTCATATTGGTGCTTTTGGAGATTCAACACCATATAATGATTGTTCTGTTGAAGATATTGCAAAAGTACTTCAAGAATCTGGTATGGAAAGATATGGTAATGAAATTCTATATAATGGACGTACAGGAGAACAAATTAAAACAGAAATATTTATTGGGCCCACATACTACCAAAGATTGAAACATATGGTTTCAGATAAGGTTCATTCGCGTGGTTCAAATGGACCAATTGTTATGCTTACCAGACAACCGAGTGAAGGTCGTGCGCGTTCTGGTGGTTTGCGTTTGGGTGAAATGGAACGCGATTGCTTTATCGCACATGGTACAGCTAATTTCCTGGCAGAAAGAATGCTTCATGTCTCTGATAATTATAGAATATTCGTTTGTAAATACTGTGGTATGCACGCTAATGTTAACACAGATAAAAATATTTATAGCTGTAAAAATTGTAAGAATAATACAGATATTGCACAAGTGCGTATGCCGTATGCGTTTAAGCTACTTAATCAAGAGCTTTATACTATGAATATTATGATGAGATATATTTGCAATTAATTAATTAGTTTATTTATATTTTCATTAGATATGTTATTTAAGTTTTTTGTATGGAATAAACATTCATTTATATAATATATTAAAGTATTTAAACGTAATTAACATATATAATGTGGAGATATGGTAGACAATTAGCAATATTATACAAAGATGGAAATAATATAAATAAAGGTTTAGTAAAAGAATATTACTCTAAACATTATGAAGGTGGAAAAAAGAAAAATGGTAGTATTTAAAGATATATATTTATAATATATATTATAATGAAAAAAATAATTAATATTTTTAAGAACTTTGTTAATAAAATTAGATATAATAATAATCCACCAATGCTAGGAAGATGGAATATTAAAAAATGTAATAATAATATGACAAATATTAATTCAGTTTATCAAAATAGAGATCATTGTGGCGATATTATTTGCAAAACTCCAATTAAAGCTTGTGAATATAATAATTGATACTAAAATAATTATATTAATTTAGTGTATATAAATAAATATATTAATACATTGCCAGATGATATAATTGAAAAAATTTATTCAAAAATATATTATCCGCAAAATTATATTTTATTATCTGAAATAAAATTAGTTTATTATATTACAACACAATTAGTAAATAATTACGGATTATATAATGTTTGTTGTTGTGCTATAACACATGATGAATATTATATGAATATTGAAGCTATATCTTTACAATATATTGAAGATTCACATGATAAAATAAATAATTTAACATATTTGAAAACTAAAAACTTACTAAATCGCATAATTGGTAAAATGTCTCTTGAAAAAAATACTCATTTATATTTTATATGATAGATAGAACAATAAGGCAAGCACTTTGTGATACAAATAATTATATTAAGTATATTATAAATAATATTATTAATAATAATTTAAACAGGTAATTTATTAATTTTGTGTAAATCAAAATGTTCTTGTATCATATGTATTATATAAAACATTATATGAAAGCAAATTAAAAAAGGCCAATTATTGTAAAATAGCAAATTATTATTCATAGAATATAAAGCGATACATTGAGTTAGTATCATTGGATGAGGAATATATCCATAAGGAAATTTAGAAACATAATTTTTATTTTTATTAACGTATCCTAATTCAATACCAAAATAACATCCATCTGTACCAAGCAAATATGCTGAATATCCTGATAAAATATTACTTAATATAATTATAATGATACTTAATAAATTATTATACACACATGAAAGCGAAGTAATTGTTGATATATATAATGAATACAATTGTGTTAACGATAAAAATTTATAAAATATAACATCTCTTTTAAATTTATTATAATTAATATTGGTACGATAATAATAAACATATATATATTGAATGTAATGTATATAAGATGTGCCTATTAAAAATATTTTGTAGTCAGTAAAATAGCTTATAGTTAATAAGCTTGTAATATAATAAATATTAATGTATTCTTTTTTTATTATTTTGTATTCTTGGAAATCCCATGGATATACAATATATCCTTTTGATATTAAATAATCCGTTGTATAAACGAATATCATTGGTAAGATACCCCATAGTTTATATAAAATAGTATTATTATAAATCATTTTAGATTTTATTGAACTTGTTATTATCAATGGTAATAAATAATAAGTATGTTCTGTTAAGTGTTTTATAAAATTTTGTGAATTTTGTGAAATATAACTACTTTGGTATGTTGATTCATTTGTCAAATAATGTGAAAAGTCTTGTGCTAAATATCCTAAAATAAATAATAATATATTATACAATAGCTTCATTTTGATTTTATTAGATATAACAACAATAATTGAAATAGCATAAGAAGTAAGATAAAGTACATTAAATGGTATATCATTATATGCAAGAGAAATGCAATAAATTAAACTTAGACTTTTAATAAGTAACTCATTATTTGATATTTTATTTATAATTGATATTAATTCTAATATTGATAATGGTGTAGTAATTAGATGTATAAATATATTTATATTATTATTATGATATAAATTAAAGTTGTTTGATAAATTGTTATAATATTTAATATTTATGATTGTCATTTTGTTTAATTATATAAAAAATAATTGTTTATATAATTAAATAATGTATACTAACTTACATTATATGTTTGGTGGCAACAATAGCTATGTTGATTATTACTTTGGTAATAATTATGTTTTACAACAGGAGAATAATTTATTAAAAAAAGAATTAAAAAAAGAGAAAGAAAAAAATGAAGATTTAAAGGCTACAAATAAGATAATTAAGGATTATATTATAAATCTAGAAAATAAAAATGAATCTTTACATAATAATCTAGATGAATTGAAATTCAAATATAATATGTTAAAAGAAAATAACGATATTATTGACGATTTTGAAAAGATATAAGAATTTGAATTATTATATATAATAAATTAAATGTATAAAGACCTTATGAATTTTTATAACTATCGTATGTCATCTCTTTTGTATATTCTAGATAATACAAAGCATCTTGAAAAATATAAGTGTAAAAATGAAGCTTTACTAAAATACAGAGGCACTCATTATTGCTTTGATAATAGTGTAAATACTATTGATACATGGGCAGTACCACATAACGAGGAAGGCATTTCGCCGAATATTCCTATTTATTCAGGAGATACACAATTTGGTGTAAATAAAAAACGTTATGAAGTTAGAGGGTATTAAATATATTATTTAAGAATATAACTATATTTACAATTATATGACTGATTTTATTAAAGAATACCATTCTTTAAAGGAAAAAAAGGATAATATTTTTTTTATGAATAAAGCAATTGAAAATGCAAATAATAGCGATGGTGGTCCATTTGGAGCTGTAATAATTAAAGATAATAATATTGTTTCTAATGGTAATAATAAGGTAACATTGGATAATGATCCATCAGCGCATGCTGAAATTGTTGCTATTAGAAATGCATGTAAAGAATTAAATACTTTTAATTTAGAAGGCTGTTCTATTTATACAAGTTGTGAACCATGTCCTATGTGTTTGGCTGCATGTTATTGGGCTCGGTTAGATAAGATATATTATAGTAATACAAGAGTTGATGCGGCAAATATTGGTTTTAGTGATGATTTTATTTATAAAGAATTGGAAAAGTCTAATGATACCAAATGTCTGCCAATAATAAAAGTAGATAATAAAGAGGCTATTAAGACATTTGAGAGATGGGCTGCAAATACAAATAAGGTTGAATATTGAATGTTTCCGGGATTAATATGTCCTGAAATAACTAAAAAATGATAGCTTCTGGTTTGGTAGGGTTAATTATACAGCAACCATGACTGGTAATGCAAACGATTGGATAATTCGTATTCAGGATGGTAAACACTTCTTCCAACAAGGCCATAATGGCATATGGGCCATAAGAAATATACCGAGGTACCAAAATATCTTGAGAAAATTCAAGAAAGGTGACAATATCTGGTTTATGCAAAACAAACAGTCTACGGGTGAAGATGGCAAATTAACTGCATATGGAAAGTACGACATTCACTTTATAAGAGAGGTAGGTACCATTGACAGAGAAAACAAGAAAAGAGGGTGGGATAAACATACCCCAATATTTGGAGGAACATGGGGTATTGAGATACGATTTACAGGGTTTAAGGATCTAAGGAAACGCACAGGCTTTGTAACAGGTATATCTTCACCTAGTCCAGATGCAGTTATGCCAAGATGTATATATGAAACACATATTGACTTTGACACACTCAACACCATTCTAAATAATATGTAAAGAATTAATAAAAAATGATTTTATATTATTTATTTTTTTACATTATAATATGGCAACTACAAGCTATATGGAGTATTTCAACGCTATGCCAGATGATATCAAAGATATGGTATATAGTAATATTACATATCCTCAATCAGATGAACTATTACGAGAAATCAGAGATCGCAAAATATATACTTTTGTATTAAAAAAATTAGGGTATGAAAAATTAAAACCTACATTAGATAATGTCACAAATGTACTTTCAAATACACCACCGATATACTCTATATATATTATGAATATCATTGGACTAATGCGCATGCAAAAAGTAGATATAGAATAAATATAAAAATATATACACATACACATACACACAACACATACTATCTATTTTTTACTCATTCCAAGCCTCTGTGGTCTCAGGCTTTTTGGAATTGCGCCCACGCTTCTTCTTTGGAGCTTCTTCGTCAGATGGCTCTTCTTGAATCTCATCAATTTCAGGAGTAGGGTCAGTTTTTTTGTCGTTTTTGGCTTTGTCTGCCTTTAATTCCTGCCAAATCCTAGCAATTTCTGCGAAGATCTGAGTTTTATCCATTTCATGATTGGCTTCCTTGATCTCAGCATACTTCTCTTTCACGAAGATGTTGTATGCAGAGGGAGCACGCTTCTCCTTGGGATTGCCATCCTTATCAAAGCCCTTCTTGCGCTTGGGCTTATCAGCCTTGGCTGCCTTATTAGTAGCTTTGGCTTCTTTTGCCTTCTCCTTGTATTCCTTCCAGAACTGCTTGCAATACTCGTCAATATCCTTCTTGGTGTTGAGAGCCTCGGGCATGTTCTCAATGTGGAGCTTGAAGAGAGCGGCAGTAGCGGCAGTAGCGACATTGGTCATTGTTAAGATAAGTTGGGTTGGTTTCTTGACTTCTTTGCGTATCTGGGTTGTTGGATAAATAAAAACTAAAACAAGCATTGTCAATTTTTGTATTTTTCGGGACAAATTTATTCCAGGGGATACACGGCTGTGGCATCATGCAAGAACATTTTTTTCTATTTATAATAAAAAATGATTTTTATGTTATCTTACAAGAATAACCATGTCGTTTTTATACGAGTTTGAGAAATATCTCTGTGATACCGAGAACATCAAGGAAACAATTGAAAAATATGGTGTAGCTATTGCTCCTCTATTAGATAGTGGCGAGTGCGATGAAATGATAAATAATAAATGGGAATTGCTAGAACATTTAACAAAAAAAATTGCTACACCCTATTGACAGAAATAATAAAAGCACATATAATAAAATTTATGAATTATTTCCAAATCATAAGATGTTACTACAACATTGGAAAGTAGGGCATTCTAAACTAACTTGGAATGTGCGACAAAATCCAAAAGTTATAGAAGCATTTAAAAAAATATGGAAAACTGATGATTTGATTACGAGTTTTGATGGTGTTAGTATTTATATATTAGATAAACCCACGCGCGAATCTAAATCATGGTTTCATGTTGATCAAAGCTATACTCGCAATGGTTTTGAATGTATTCAAGGTTGGGTAAATTCTTATGATACAAATGAAGGCGATGCTACGCTAGTTATATTGGAAAATAGCAATAAATATCATGGTGATTTTCAAAAAGAATTTAACATTACAGATAAAAAGGATTGGTTTAAATTGCAGAGTAAAGAACATTATGATTTTTATATTAACAAGGGCTTTCGTGAAGTAGCTATAAAATGCCCTCGTGGTTATGGAGTATTCTGGGATAGTAGAACTCTACATTATGGAAATCCTGTGCAAAAAACAGCAAGTGACAATTATAATTATCGATGTGTAGTATATATTTGTATGACACCTAGATCTCTTGCTACTGGTAAAGATTTAAAAAAAAAGAAAAAAAGCATTTGACGATATTAGAATGACATCACATTGGCCTCATAAACCAAAATTATTTCCAAAAATGCCACAAACATACGGAAAGAAAATATTAGAAATAGCAGATATTGATATGGAAACTCTTAAAGAATATATCACAGAAAATGGTTATAAGCTTATTTAAATATTATTATTATTTAGTATAAACTATGAGTAAAAATAAAGAGTGTGATAAAAACAATATTTTATATTATATACCTATAATTTCTTATAAAATATTATTTGCAATTATAATTATAATTACGTTATTTAATTTTATATATGTGTACTATACTAAATTTAAAAAAGTAATAACGGTTGATGAAAAACATACATATGGTTCCAGTAATGCAAAAGGTAGTCAAAGTATAAGTGATACCGATAATAATGTATATATTCTTAAAGATTCATTATATGTTTGGCATTGGACAAGTGTAGAGGTATTTAATAAATTAGACACAGGTAATAAATATAATATAGAGGGACATGGTATTAGAGTGCCATTTTTAAGATGGTTTCCAAATATAACAAAAGCCACTCTTATAAAATAAAATTTTATTTTGTCCAAGGATTATTATTTTTCCAAGGTTTATTATTAATCCATGGCTTTTCATTATGCCACCAATCATTAATTTTATTTTTCCAAGGATTTTTATTTTTCCAAGGCATCCATATATGTGGGTCATAATATAATTTTTTTATACGTTTAGTGTAAAAACTTAGTGTTAAAATAGATGTTAATATTATCCCGTTTGTAAATATTATAACAGGGTAATTATAATTTTTTTTCATCATTTAATATATATATATTGTATGATAAATAACTTGCATAACTTAACCATATTATATAAGGAACTAATGCAATTATTGCTAATATATGAACATTACTATAATAATTAGATTGTATAATAAATTGTACTAATGTTAATATAGCAAATATTAAACTCAATACTACCATTATAAATCCATTAAATAATCCATTTTCACCGAAAAAAACTGGTATATATAAAAAATTAAATATAAGAGCAATAATAGGTATTATCCAATATTTAACATTTTTAAAATATATTCTTTTACCACACTTAGATATTCCATAAGGGCGACAATCTACATCATATAATGCGTAACTATATATTAAGCCAATTAGTAAATATAATATAGGCCACACTATTCCAAATAAATAACTAGGTGGATAATAATCGGGTTTTTTTAAATTCTTATATTTATCTTCTTGCCATTTTTTTCCATAAATAGCTCCGATAGACGTGCCTATTATTAATGGTAAAAATACAATAATATAATATATAATATTAACTATTATTTCAGTATATTTGTTACTTTTAGATTTATAACAATATATATCACTAATACAATCCATTCAATGATATCTAATATAATATTAGAATTATAATTAAATAAAAGTGAAAAAATATATTGTAGCCGCTACTAAGGTAATACATGCTATCAGCGATTCCACCTTTCGGTTTCTTGGCATATTGCCTTCTGTATGAACATGCACTATTGCTCCTTTTTGCTCTAATATAGAAAGTGTTTGATACTTTAATCTTCCACAGGTTAGCTCTGCTATTTCTTGTAATTTAAATCTTCAAATCCGGTATCAATGTCTTTCTATATACAGATATCTACAACATACCTTTCTATTATAATATAATTTGTCAAAGATTTAATATCATTTTTTAATATTATCTTAATATATTTATACTTAGCTATATTTTGAGTACATAATTTATAAAATCTCTTAAATTCTATAAAGTTTATAAAATCCTTTAAAAAATAAAATTATGTACTCAAATTATTCTCATTACTAAGCTATCTCTTCTTCCATTTCTTCCATTTTTATTCTGCTATTGTTTATTAAATCTCTGATATTCTCTATTTGTTCTTTATAATGTTCTTGGGGTTCCGTAAGTAATACCAGAGATATTAGTTGTTGAATTATTTGCTCATATATTTTTAAATCCATATCAATACATATTTCATCTTTGTTTTGTTTTGCAAAGTTTTGCATTATACGTCCTTTATTTTTGATTAGTTCCTTAATTAACACATTAAGATTCTTATAAATAAACTCATCATCCTCTTTGACTAAACAATTTTTGGCATCATGAAATTTAATATTATTATTTTCTGGAAACTCTTCATTAAAGTGAATTTCTTTTGTGAGTAATGTTGGAATATTATAAACCTTTTTGAAGATTGCTAGCATTTTATCATAATCTAAATAATCTGTTCTTTCTTTTCCATAATTGTTAACATAAATATTAATATGCTGATTTTGTATATTAGTTTGATTATCTATATTTTGTGTATCTATATCTATATTATTTATTTGTGTATCTATATTATTTGCTGGTTCTATATTCTGAGGATTTGGAACTCTTGCATGTATTATACTTCTTGGTTTACAAGTATTTCTTTTTATATGATTTGATTTTGCTTGCCTCGAACTAAAACTTATCATACATCTAGGACATGTTAACTCGTCAACACCTTTACATTTTTCTTCATGTTCTATTAAATATTTTTTGATTTTATAAACCTTATTACATTTTTTACACATATTTTCAGGATGTACATTTGGTTTTTTTGAATGTACATTTGGTTTTTTTGAATGTACATTTGGTTTTTTTGGATGTACATTTGGTTCGGGCATTAAAAAATCTGATTTCGCGGGCACGCGTAAGTTATGTATAGCATTTTGATGTCTTTTTAAGTCATATTTACGATTTGTTGAGTAATTACATAGGTCACATTTGTGCTTTTTTCGCGCGTCGTTTTCCATCCTTATTATATATAATCAAGAAATTATCTTTAAATATTTTGAAATCACACCACGTTTTTTGAAAACGACGCGCGACGCATCGGCGTCTTTTTTTTTGTCAAATACTTTTAGAATTTTTTTGAATTTTTATTTTTAGCCATTTTATAAGTATATTATAATATCATAATGGTATTAATGGTTACATCTTAAATATCAAAAAAATAATGAAAAAGGGCCTTTCTTAACTTTTTAAAAATTGATATATATAAATATTAAGTATAGTTATAATTATAATGTCTTTGGAATATTCATTAATATCGCGAAGTATAACAAAAAATCTTGAAAAAACAACTAAAAAAAATAACGGTATTTATTTTACACCACCTAAAACTATATTGAAGAATATAGACTTTTTAAATCCATATTTACAAAATATTAAAAGCGTACTTGAACCATCTTGTGGTTCATGTGAATATATTACAAAATTAGATAATTTATTTAATCTTGATTTTACATGTATTGAAAAAAATGAAGAAATATATAACCAAATAAAAACATATGAAAAAGATAATATTAAAATCTTAAATAGTGATTTTATTAATTATGATATTGAAAATAAATTTGATTTGATAATTGGAAATCCACCATATTTTGTTATACAAAAAAAAATTGTATCCGATGAATATTATAAATACTTTGAAGGAAGACCTAATATATTTATAATATTTATTATTAAATCATTGAAAATGTTAAAAGAAAATGGTATATTGTCATTTGTATTACCAAATAGTTTTATAAATTCTTCTTATTATAATAAAGCGAGAAAATACATATATACCAATTATAAAATTTTAAATATAATCGATTGTAAAGATGATAGCTATATTGAAACAAAACAAGAAACTATTATATTTATTATTCAAAATAAATTACAAGAAAGTAAAGAAAATGATAAATTTAGTTTAAACATGAATGATAATATAATATTTGGATGTGAAGATAATATCAAGAAAATACGCGAGTTATATGCTAACTCAACAACCCTTGAAAATTTAGGTTTTAATATTAAAGTGGGTAATGTTGTTTGGAATCAAGTTAAAGATATTTTAACAGATGATAATTCAAAGACGCGACTAATATATAGTTCTGATATTGAAAATAATAAATTAGTTATTAAAAAATACAAAAATAATGAAAAAAAAAATTATATAAATAAGAAGGGGTTTAATGAACCATTATTTGTAATTAATAGAGGTTATGGTACAGGTAAGTATAATTTTAGCTATACTATTATTGATTGTGATAATTTAGAGTATTTGATTGAAAATCATTTACTTATGGTATATTATAATGAAAAAGTTTCAAAAGAAATTTTACTTGATAAATATAATAAAATAAAAACATCTTTTGAAAATATAAAAACTAAACAATTTATAAAAATGTATTTTGGTAATAATTCTATAAATACTACTGAGATATTGAATATACTACCTATCTATGATATTTGAAAAGCCGGAAAGGCTACGCCATTTCCATTTTTCCATCTAATAAGTATTTTAAGAGTATTTCCAGATTCGGTTTTTGCTTTATATCTAGATAAAGATGGTTCTTTTTCATATGATTTAATTACATAATCATTTTTATCATGTTCTTCAAAATATAATGATTTTTCTTTATATAACATATATTTTTTATTCTTTTGCGAATTCTTTAAATATTCATTTAGCTTATCAATATTAATATCATTTTTAGATACAAAATCTGATATACTATCTTTTGATATTTTTTTCATATAATTATAAAATTCAATATCATCTTTGTTATTTGTAAATTTACTACTTCGTTTACATCCTTTGTAATACCTATCTTGAATATGTTCAAGGCATTTAGGATTCGGCGAATGTACTTTGCTTAAATACTCTTCTTTTTCAGGAATATTTATTCCATATTTTTCTTTTAATTTAACAAGATATAAATCGTAATAAAATTCTTCAAAATTATTTGATAAATATTGAGACAATTTCATTGGAGATACAAATTGTGGTGCTTCTTTAATTTTTTTAGCATTAAATTTAAATTCTATGTTAAAATGATATATATCATTGATTACAATATCAAAATCATAGTTGTTTTTTCTACCCGCTTTGATATTGCAACTTATATTATCAATTTGATAAATATTATTGTCGGTTGCTAACTTTGAAATATATAAATCTATCGCTTTTTTTAAGTTAAACCATCTTAGCGATTTAATGAAGAATATTTTTGGAGTTTCTGAGTTTATTATACTACTAATAATATGCTCTCTTTTTTTATTATTTTTGTCGTTTTTTTGTTTTTTTGAAGTATTTGTATTGAAATAATTGATGTCCTTTAAATGAATTTCTTCATCATTAGATCTGTATTGAGCTGTTCGTATAAATACAAGATATTCCTTGGAAATATTTAAAAGCAATTTATTGGCTTTATCACTCATAGTGGTCATGATAGGTAATAAGGAGTTTATGTTATATCATTTTATACGGATATTAGTACATATTTATTCCCTTAGATAAATATATTCTAAAAAATATAAAAATTGATTAATTAGGTTATGTATAAATAATTATCACACAGCAATCTTGTGTATCTTAAATGAATTTATCAAACAACATGCAGCAACAACATTGGATATTAAAAGTTGCAGATGGGGAAAACTTTAAAAATAGCAAATTTCCTTTCTGGGGATTAAAAGCGGGAAAAAAAGATATAGTTAAGAATACAGCTTTAAAAATACAAAAAGGCGATATCTTATGGTTTTTATGTAATAATAAAAATAATAATAAGATAATTGGAATGGCAACATTTACTAAATTATTAGATAAAAGAGATGAATTATTGATACAAATTGAAACAACAAGTTGTATTGAACAAGGATGGGATGGTGGTGACTGGGAAATTGAATTGCATTATACTAATCTTTATAATACTGAAAAACATAATATAAAAATAGATGAAAAATTAGGACAGTTTCCTATTGCAAATTATAATAATAATAAAGATAAGATAAATGAAGATTTAGAAAATCGTTATAATGGTATCGTTATAATGGGTTATAATGGTATCGTTATAATGGTGGTATCGTTATGTGGTATCGTTATAATGGTGGTATCGTTATAATGGTTTTAAGTATTATGGTACATGCGTATCGTTTTAAATAATACTGATAAATTGTCCTCTCAAAATGAGATTATTGTGGTTTGTGTGTTATATATTTTTATTTTTTATAATATACAAACCACCATTCCAAAGAATTAATATCATTTATATCTCTATAACATGGGTAACATCTATATAAATTATCAATTTTACCTTTTCTGAATCCCCACTTATTTAGTTTTTCAATTTCATTAAAATGTTCTGTATCTCTGACTTTTTGTTCTTTATCTGTTTGTGTAATACACATATAGAATCCATTTGAATCTGGTTTTTTAATACGTGGACCTTCCTTAATACATTTACGATTTTCATCAAACCATGGTTTATTTTCATCATACTCGTTAAACCATGGTTTAATATCTGTAAATTTATTAAATATTTTAATTAATGGTGTTTCTTTAACATGGTTTATAATTTCTAAATTTTGAATATTTTTTGGGTTTACAAATAATTTTTTTGAACCTGTTGTGCTATATTTTATTTCGCCAAAAGGATTTTTATAGAATTCTTCATATTCATTTATAGCATCTATTGATGTTCTATGGGGTCCAGTTTTATGTCCGTTTAATATTACATCTTTCCAATAACCACTCATTCTACCAGGCAATCCTTGAACTTGAACGTTTGTATCGTATTTTTTAACATATCTTTCATGTGTAGCACCTATTTTCATTTTCCATTTATTCGGTATTAAATCAGCACGACGCAATAATCCTTTAACAGCTATAACTAAATGGTTTGTAATATTGTTAAATATATCTGATAGTTCTTTATGACTTATTCTATCATCTGATGTATGATTTTTAAACTCTATGTTATTTCTTATACAAGCATTAAATATAAAATCTTTATTTTTTTCATCGGTTCTAACAATATGAACCCTATAATCTAAACCATAATTTTGTAAAATATCTTCATGAACCCATTTTTCAGCGGTTTCATCATCATTAATTGGATAATATTCTTGAATAATACCAAGTTCTAAAAACTCCTTATGTCCTATATAGTTATCTGGTATAGTCATATAGTGTGTATAATGTTTATTCCCCCATTTGTATAAATATCGTAACTCATTTATTATCGTAGCAGAAACAAATACAAACCTAATATTATTTTCTTCCATATATTTCATATCTAATATACCACTTTCCTTCAATATTAGATGTAATTTTTGGTCTTCTTTATCACCACTATCAATTTCATCATTTATAATTATAGCATCTTTTATATTTCTTAATTTTGTTTTTAATCTTTGTAGTTTACCATGATGATATACATTATCTTTGAAACATGCTGGTATTTTATCTTTCATATCATCCTCCCAAGATTTATTACTCATCGCAGTAATAAAGAATATATTATTTCTATCTAAAACAAAATTATTATCAGAATGTGTAGTCATATTTTTTGCTATTTCAATCATAAGTCCATCCATGCCTACTTTTGTTCTCTTTACAATACTAATAACTCTTACATGCGTTTCGTAAAATTTATTACATATTATGGTAGCATCTTCTTTTTGATTAGGAAATATATATTCACTACTTGCCTTTACATCACCTGTAATATATGATTCCTTGTTTTTTTTGTAGCGCTTTGATAATCATTTAATACAATTTCTCTATTCAAATTAATTAACAACTCCATTACGATATTTATAATGTAAATAAATTTTATATCATTTTGTTTCAATTTTTATTATTAGTTAAATATATCTTTTAAAAATTGATAAACTAATAATTAATATATAAAGTACATATTACATGACTAATAAGATTCCACCACCTCCTCCTCCAATGACACACAAAATTCTCAAAAATAATACTATTGAAAACATCATGACATTTATGAAAAACACTAATGATAATGATAAAAAGATATTTTACTCTAAATTTGCTAAGAAATACAAAAGCACAGATAAATTACTAGAAATTATTGAGAAAGCACAGAATTTAGAAGAATTAAAAGTAATTAATCTTGATATCAAGAGTATCATTAAAGATTTTAACGAAAATAAACATTTACATGAAAAACCGAAGAAAAAGAAGGCTATACCTGCTGCTATTAAAAAACTTGTTTGGAATACTCATATTGGTGAAGACGTTGGTAAGGCAAAATGCCTTTGTTGTAAAACCACAGATATTACACAAATGTCTTTTAATTGCGGACATATTATCGCAGAGGCTAATGGTGGTGAAGTAATAGTATCAAATTTAAAACCCATTTGCCAAAATTGCAATTCAAGTATGGGAACAAAAAATATGGATGATTTTATGAAAGGTTTTAAATAGATAATAATAATAAAAAATGATTAAGAAATCTTATTAATAATATAACAATTTATATTGTAATATAAGAATGGAAATTCTTGCTTGTTTTGGGATTTGTTATGGAACAAATTACATTTATCATCATAAAATTAGTTCAAGTAATTATTCTAAAAAAATTAGAATTAATTCTGAATTATTGCCATTGTATCGAGAATCTACTTATTTAAATCTAGATAAATATAGAAAAATAGATAAGGATAAAAAAATGAAAATGTTAGAATTTGAAATAATTAAAAAAGATTTAATTATAAAATATCCTGATATATCTATTATAGAATTGGAAAAATTAGCAAATAATATAGTTTCAATTAAATATGAAGATAGTCTATATGAATTTGATATGAAATTTAAAAATATAAATGATAAAATTAAACTTTTAAGGGACAAACTTGATAAAATTGAAAAAATTGAAATGTTAGAAGAAATTAATAACAATAATTGATTTAAATAGATTTATTTCGTTTTTTTAATTTATTTGATTTATTTAATGGTAATGATATGGATTTATTACCACTTTTATGTAAAAAATACTTATAAAAATCTTTTTTAAATAATGCTATTATTTTGTAATTAATAGATTGTTCTGTTACAGCACAATCTTCCATTACATTTTTGAATTTTTCTGATAAAAATACATATTTTAATTTATTAAGAATATTTATATCATCTTCTAATATTGCATATGCAAATTGTGTTAATCCATATTCACCCTTTGCATCAATATAACAACCAACAGATTTTATTCGTCCATTACTCCATATTAATTTATAATTACCAAAATGCTCAATATTTTTAACTAAACATTTATTTTCCATTAGTTTTATATCTTTAATATATTTTATTCTAGAATATTTAAAAGTTGGCATATTATTACTATTAATAGTGTATATACATTTATGTTTATAAACTTTATCTTCATTATCTTTAATCCAATCTTTTTGTGTATGATATGAACAAGAATCGTATAATAAATTGACCTTTTCTTCTTTTTTATTAGCTAATAATTTTTTAATAAAATTAATATTTCCATTTGGTATAAAAGATAATTTTTTAATATTTATTACTTCAGGTTTCTCAATATTTTGATAATATATTTCAGTAGTTGTTTCTTCAACATTTTTATTTTCAACTAAAATTATATCAAATCTTGTTTCACAATTAAATGTTTTTAGTCCATCTTTTTCATTGTGTATTTTTAAAAGTAATAAATTGCGTTGATATATGTTATATTTTACAGAATGGAATTCTCCACTAATATCTCTCCATCCCGAAGGTGTTACAAATAATAAATATCCATTTTTATTTAATTTTTTAAATGAATCATTTAAAAAAATATTCCATATAGGCGTTTTATTTTTATTATAAGGTGGGTTTCCCATAATTATATCAAAATTTATATTAGTTTTATAAATTTTTTCATATTTCCCATCAATAAAACTACCTTCAAATATATTAAGTTCATAACCTTTTTTACTCGATTTACTACTTTTACTTAATTTACCACAAAATATCTTTTTCATCATAAATACATTTGTTTTATCTAATTCAACCATATAAAGCATATTTTCTAATATATGTTTTCTACGCTTTTCTTCATCTTTTATAACATCTTTAAGACCTTCCATTAATCTCATATATACAGCAACAGGGAAATTACCCATACCTGCTGCTGGATCTAACCATTTCAAATTAGGATTTTTCCATACTTCATTTGGTAATGTATCCAACATTTCTTCTACAAGTGTCATTGGTGTAAATACTTCACCGCGCTCTTTTTTTTCAATAATTTTAGGTTTTAAATTATCGTTTATAAATTTTAATAATTCATCTGGTTCTTTAATAGAATATATTTTAGATTTTTGCAATTGTATTTGCTTGTTTAATTCCAATAAATTACCACCTCTTTGTTTTTCTTCCATATTATTTATTTTTTCTTTTATCATTTTATATAATTCTTCTTCTTCATTATTATTATATTTTAAATTCATTCTTTTTAGTAAAGTATGTAAAAAAATTTCTTTTATATTATGATCATTATCAATAACATTTTCTATAATTTGTTTTAATTCATAAACAAAATTTTCTTTATTTTCTAATTTAAATATACATTCATTACCATCCTTGTCAGTATATGATGTAATTAAAGATAATATTGATATTATTTCTGCAAATAAATATGCATTTATTTGTTTTGCTTTTTCTTTTTCTTTTTCTTTTTCTTTTTCTTCTTCTTTTTCTTCTTCTTTTTCTTCTTCTTTTTCTTTTTCTTTTTCTTTTCCTTTTTTTTTACCACGCGGAACTTCATTTTCAGGTTTGACAACAACTTTTTTTCGTACTTTATTATCTATTCTTATTTCTTGATTATTATTTCCAATTTTTAATAAATGTATAATTTGAAAGTCCAGAAAATCAATATCATCATCATCAAAAATATTACTGGCTAATAACAATCGTTGTATATTTTCAGTTTTAGCATCCCACGCTTTATATAATTTGTCAAAAAATTCTTTATATTTTTTATAACCTTCTTTGTCTTCTCTATTATATCTATCTATGAATTTATGTTTATCTATATTGATTAAATCCGCTATTAATTCCATTTTTTTCTCTCTATTTTGACCATTAAATCTATCATTATCTAAATACATATCAGTTAAATAATCGATAGTAAATAATGTTCTTTGTGGATTTAAATCAACCATAAATCCATATTTTTTTCTACCACAATAACTTTTACCATCACATTCTATATCATCTTCAATTTCTGTCATACTTCTAAATATCATTTGATATATCGCATCAGAAGCAGTAATATGTGTAAATAAAGCAACAATATCTACATTTTTTAATGATATACCTAATTGTAATCTATTTCCAGCTAATATTATCAAACCCTCATATTTACTATATGAAGAATTTGTATATAATTTTTTTTCTAATCTCTCTATTTCTTTTTTAATATCTGTGGGTTTTTGTAAGTATTCAACATTATCATATGTTTTTTGTCCTTTAACACCTTCAACAGCAACATAAAACATATAATTATTAAATATGTAATTAAATTTATTTTTTAGTAATTCTATCAACGAATTTGTTATTTTAATTATTTCAAATGGTGGTAAAAACCATAATTGAGTTGTTTTATGTTCTGGTTGTAGTGTTCTACAATTATTTAAACATATATTTTGTATATTTGGTAATATACCTCTTTTTTCATACTCGTTTTTATTTTCATAAAAGTTGTTTTTTTTTCTTTCACTATCTTCGTCTATAATATAGTAACCAAAATAGTATTCTAAAAATTGTATTAATTGCTCTTCATTTTTAAATTTATTACTTGATTGTGGCATAAATAATTTATGCATATCAAAACCAAATGTTACATTATTACCTATTCTTTTTATTTCGTTATCTACATAATCCTTATCCCATACCGATGTTAAATAAATAGGTTCTGGAAAATGTTTATATTGTTGTATTATATTTTTAATATTTTTAATATTACTTTTAATATTAAACCCATTATTTTTTAATACTTTAATAAATATTTCTCTTCCAAATTTTTTTTCAAGATTACCATAAGCTTTATAAAATGTATTTTTATCTTTAATATTTTTAAGTAGTCTAATATCTTCCAAATCCCATTTAATAATATTTTTATCATCTACATTATATATCTGTTTGGGTTTATTGTAAGTTGCTGTTACATATATTTTATATGATTCGTTTTTTTCATCAAGTTTACTAAATATATCTTGTGCTATTCGTGTAGACATACCAAAATGTGCTTCATCAAAAAATATAAATTTAAATTTATTATCTCCAAAATATTTTTTAATATTTTTCTGTATTTTTTCTATATCATCTTTATTATATATTTCAATATTTTCTTTATCATTATCTTGCTTATCTCTAAATCCAAGTCTTTGTTTTGAAATTAAAAAAACATTATGTTTATTAGATTCTGGTTTTTCTTCATATTCTATTTTTTCAGCTTCCTTACCTATTTCAACATCTTTGACATTAATTGGAACAATATTATTATTTTTAAAATCATAATAATTGTCAAATGCTTCGTAATATTGTATTAATGTTTCGTTTGGTGCTGGCGTTATTATAAGATAATTATTAAATTTAGTTTTACTTTTTTTATCTGCATCCTTAGCATTCTCTACATCCTTTAAAATTGTTCCAGCCATAATATAAGTTTTACCTGAACGAGGTATAGCACCAACTAATATTTTTTTTTGTTCTTTTTTAATTAAACTTGTTATTTTTTCAATAAATAGTTCTTGATGAAATCTTGGAATAAATTTTTCTTTATATACTTGTAAATAATTTTCTTTAAAATCATCAACATCTTTTAAAAAATTAAAATCATTTAATATTTTCCATAATTTACTATAATGCTTTTCTAAATCTTGTAAATCATATAAATTTTCATAATTACCATGAGGGGATATATATTTTATTAATATATTACTTGATTGATTAGCTGATTTACATATTTTTTTAAAATGTTCTTTATTTTTTACAAAAAGCAATGTATTTATAGAGTTATAATTATCATTTTTTCTATCATCTATTAAAGTACATAATTTTTGTATATCGTATTTTGTTATATCTTTTTTATTATCATTTTGATAATATTTAACAGAAACTAAATTTAAATCATATTTCGTATCTTTTTCTTCTTGTTTTGTTCTAAATGTTATATCTGAATATCCTCCTGAATTTCCACTTATATATCCTTGGTTTGAATATTCATCAAAATGTTTTTGTATTTTTTCAAAATTAGAGAAAATATTAAAATTACCTATACCATGTTCAGTATGTTTATTTGTAAAATTAGTTATATTAAATTTAATACATATGTCCCATAATAATTCATATATAAATCCTTGTCTTGATTTTGTATTTTCTTTATCCTTTTCGTTTAATTCTTTTATTATAGAGACAGCGTTGTCATCATCTTTAAATATATTTTCAATAGCTTCTTTTGCCGTTTTATATTTTTTTAATTCTTTTATAAAATTGCGTATTGTTTTATCTGTTTTAATTTCTTTTTGTTTTTGCACAGGCGAAGGTGTTTTCTGTTGTGCTTCTGGGACGGGTTTTAAACTTTTACTAGTAGATTTTTGTTCGTAATCCATTATTTTTCTACGGTTAATCTCAGTATTATTAAAACAATAGATATTTGGGTCATTACTTTTACTATTTGGATTACATAATTTGCTTGGAATTTTTTTTTCACATTCTTTTTTCTTATCTTCTGTACACCCGACGTTTACACGTGAAGTAGCAGGTTTACTAGACATATTACTCTATTATTACACTATATATTTAATTAATTACCCATCATAATCTCGTAATATATCACATGGCACATGTAATATTATATAATATTAAATATAAAAAATACACACACACGTACAAATCACAATATTCGCTTTACATAGCTTTCCATTCGGCCATAGCCTGCTTGATAGAAGCCGCCTAGGTGATACCAGGGTTCTCTTTTTGGATATGCGTTGATACCATCCTTATTATATATAATCAAGAAATTATCTTTAAATATTTTGAAATCACACCACGTTTTTTGAAAATGACGCGCGACGCATTTGCGTCTTTTTTTTGTCAAATACTTTTAGAATTTTTTGTGAATTTTTATTTTTAGCGATTTTATAAGTATATTATTATATCATAATGGTAATAGTGATAATATATAAAATATCAAAAAAATAATAAAAAAAGGCCTTTCTTAACTTTTTAAAAATTGATATATAAATATAAATATACAAGTTAAAATAATATGACAGATAATAAACCTACTACAAAACAAGTTCGTGATGCTGGATTAGATAAGTTCTATACAATACCAGAAATATCTAATAAATGTATTAATATTATAGGTACCAAATATAATTGGGATACTTGGGATCTGGTGGTAGAGCCAAGTGCAGGCAATGGTAGTTTCTTAACAAAAATTCCTACTTCTAAAAAAATAGGTATTGATATTAATCCAGAACATACTGATGTTATAAAGAAGGACTTCTTCGATTATAAGCCACCTATAGGTTTTAATAATATTCTTGTAGTTGGAAATCCACCATTCGGAAGAGTAAGTTCATTAGCAATAAAGTTCTTTAATCATGCCGCCGAATGGTGTAATGTAATAGCATTTATTATACCAAAAACATTTAGACGTGTTAGTCTTCAAAACAGACTTCATAAAAAGTTTCATTTGATATATGACGAAGAAATACCATCTGAACCATGTTCGTTTAGTCCTCCAATGCAAGTTAAGTGTTGTTTTCAAATATGGGAAAAAAAGGATGAAAATAGAGATATTGTTAAACTTACAACTAAACATGATGATTGGGATTTTCTTTCTAATGGTCCTCCCGATAACAGCGGTCAACCAACACCACCAAAAGGTGCTGACTTTGCTTTATTAGCATATGGTGGAAAGTGCGGTAGTATAGTAACAAAAGAACTTGATAAATTAAGACCGAAAAGTTGGCACTGGGTCAAAGCAAAAATAAGCACGCCTTTATTAATAGAAAGATTTAGGTCATTAGATTATTCTATAAGTAAAGATACCGCAAGGCAAAACTCAATTGGGAGAGGAGAACTTGTTAAGTTGTATTCAGAGTCTTTTGATTAAAGGGTTTCATAATTTACTTTATATTTTATTATATCCATCCAACATTTATCACCATACAAAGGTCGCAAAGCATACTCTTTTTTATTTTTTTCGTCTTTTAAATTATCAAGAGTTATTATTCCGTGCTCCTTATTAGTGCCATGAGCATATCCACCATATTTTGCAATAAGATTTAGCATATCTTCTTTGGGTACATTAAACACATATAAATCTCCGCCTATATCAACATTTTTGCTACTAAGGTAATATGCTGTAAGAATATAATAATCAATATCATGAGATACGCGCAACTGAACCCAGTTGAATTTATTGTGTTTAGATCCGCCAAGCGATGCTTTTATTTCAATGTTTTTGTTGTCTTTTGAACAATCACCGTTACAATTTGAAGCAGTATTTTTAACGAAATTATTCTTAATGCGAATATACTTTTCAATAAGTGGTCCATATTTCTGCGCTGATACATTATTTACGACACAATAAATGTGTGCGTTTTTAAGAGTTATTTCCTTCATAATTTCTTTTTCATGGTTGATAGTTGAAAGAGCAAGATGTTCCTTCAGTTTTTGGATAGTCTCTGTTTTGATACTTTCTGAACTTTCTGAATAAGCCATTTTATTGATAGGTCGGATTGGTTTGATTGCTTGAATTGGTTGCTTTATTGTCTTCTTTGCGTATCCTTTGGGTTGTTGGATAAACAGAAAAAATAAAACAGACATAATCAATTTTTATATTTTTTAGAACATTTTAGTACAAATTTATTACTGCATATTATTGAAATCCTTCCAATCCTTATTAACTTTACGACGATTTTTATGAGAATAGCGACTATCTCTCATCTTTGTGCGAATATTCTTATTAGCCTTAATAGTATCTCCATAAAACTTATTCTTATAACTTCTAGGAATTTTAACAACATCTCCAATGTCATCATGTTTCTCTACATAGCTGTTGAACTTGTGAGAGCAGATTTTATAGGTAGACATTTGAGATTATTTTAATAATAAAAATATTAAATAACATAATCAATTTTTATTTGTCTTTAATTACATTTTCATAAATTTTAATTTTGTCTCTTATATCTGTATTACAAACAGGGCAACAATTTCGTTTACTATACTTTATTTCTTCAATACAATTGTTACAACAAACTCTATGACCACATGGTATAAATACCATAATTTCATCTTTTTTATATATATTATAGCATATACAACATTCAATATTTGAAATACTTACAATATTATCTATTGGATAATCTATAATTTTTTTATTGCCGAAAAGCCACTTAAAACAATTCTTCATGTTTTATAATAAAAAATATAATATATATATAGTCATTTTTTTATATTTAACAACCCATATATTGGGTGTTTTTGTAGTATTTTTCGTATTTTTGTGTTATATTTCCTATATTATTGAAATTAATATCCATTAATAGCTTCTTAATAATTTCAATAAATATGTTGTTTTGTTCGTTTTTGTCATAAGACATTACTAAATCACAAACTCCTTCGTGCTCGGCATCTAATTCATTAATATAATTACTAGCTTTTTCTTGATACCATATTTTTAGCAGTTTGTAATGAAAATCTGATAAGTCATTATATTTGAATTGCTTTGCCCAAAAAAGAGTTTTCCTAATTTTTCCATAATGTTCTATTTCTTTTAACAAGGAAACAGGTGGGATACAAATATATTTAGCACATTCCCTAAGAATATCATCAGGAAGAGCGTCAATCATTTGAGAACGAGACATCATAATAGCTGTCATTATATTACTTTGTTACAAGTGATATTTATCAATTTTTAATTAAAATAGAACAAAATAATGAATAATTGCAGGTGAAAATAAATTTAATAAGTCATCCGGAACATCATCTAGTAGTAGTTCAGGTGAGACAGAAAGATGTCGCGTGTGTTTCAAAAAACTTGGAGAAAATTTGCAAGCCATACCTTATAAATGCAAATATCCTAGTTGTAAAAATTCATCATTAAAAGCATATGTAAAATGTAATAGTGATCCACGTTATATACAATGTATAAACTTGTTGAACAAAATTTACATCTCATGCAAGAGCAAGAAATTCATCAACATTCAATGGTATAACACGTACAATAAGAATGTCTCCTAATACAGAACGTAGAATAAATATAGAAAATGCAAGAGAAAGTTATTCAAATATCAGTAGAGTGCTATCAAGACGAATACCTAGAACAACTAATAATATATTAAATAGTCAACGATTAAGAAGATAATTTATTTTGTATTAATTTTTTTATTTTATTTTTTATATCTTTTAAATTTATATTATTGGATACTCCAACAAGTATTATACGTCCTTGTCCGAAATATAATTCTTTCATATATTAAATAAAAATAAAATTAATATCCACCTCTTAAACGTAAAACTAGATGGAGGGTTGATTCTTTTTGAATATTGTAATCGGCAAGTGTTCTACCATCTTCAAGTTGTTTTCCTGCAAAAATTAATCGTTGTTGATCTGGTGGAATACCTTCTTTATCTTGAATTTTACTTTTAATCATATCAATTGTATCAGATGATTCTACATCAAGTGTAATAGTTTTACCCGTTAAAGTTTTAACAAAAATCTGCATATCTTATTATTATTATATATATAAATATTTTTTATATATATTAATGTAAATGAATAATATCAATAATCTATTAGATAATATGTTAATTACAAAACCATGTAACATATGTAAAAAACCAAATAATAATAATTATAAAAATATTTGTACGGATTGTGTTAAAAAATTAACACCGCATTATGAAAATTGCACATGTATTTATTGTAAATAATTAAATTACATTAACATTTTTTTCTTGGATATTTCATTAGGATTCCATGATATATATATAATATTTAAATTAGGTTCTGGTAATATTTGAACATATAATCCATTTTTTCTCAATGAATCAACGACATAATCTATACAATCTTTAATTTTATAAAGAGGCTTTCCATAAACATAATATGGTATTTCATAAAATATATTCATACCACCAATTGTAGCTGTATTTTTAATTTTAACATGACATGTTTCAATAATTTTATCAAAAGTTGTATATTTAGCACTATTTTTTTTTTCTTTTAAATTATACAATTCGGATAAGGAAATTCTTGGAGGCATTATTAATTAATATATACAAAATATTTAAAGCTGTTTAATTGAACTATCTTCAAGCTCGTAAAATGAAACCATTTTATTATAATCAACTGATACTTTTTCTTTTTTAACTGCTTTACTTTTTTTAAGACCTTTGTTATAAATATTGTTAATCATATCTTCACTTATAGCATAATTGAAATATTTGATATCACCCATTTTAAGAACATTATCTTCACTTAATTTGGTTGTATCAAAGAATTGATCTAAATTAACACCATTATTTGCATCACGAGATATTATATCAGTTAAAGCAGGATTTATATAAAGTGGAGATTTATTATCTTTATGTGTTGCTGAGTGTACGTTATTTAATTCAACACCATATTTAGTTTCAACCTTGTCATCAAAAACCAACATACCATTCATATATATTTTACACATAGCACGATTTACTGCTAATATATTAGCACTATCTGCTACTTCTTTCATAACAATTGTAATCATAAACCATTTATCATCAAAAGGTATATCCCAAATACCTAATAAATTTTTATTTTTAGTTTCCCAATTGGCACTAGCTTGTGTTTGAGTACATTCCTCATATGATGAATTATATTGATATGAATCAGGTGATAATATATTATTATAATCAACCGCTAATTTTGAACCATTATGATTAATACGAATTAATGGATTTTTTGTTAATAAAGTTGGTATTATTGTTTCATCAGTTGAACGTGCAGAACAATTATAATTATTTACATTATAATAATATATTTTTTCTCCTTTCAACAACAAAGCGATATCTTTATGTTCATGATTATATTTTTCTAATTTTTCTTTGTTAACATATAACCAGAAATTATATGAATATTCAGCACCACCTTGCTGATTAATTGATGATTTAATTGGTAAATAATTATTATGCATTTTATTGTTAGTATTATATTTCCATTCTTTATTTGAATTAAAATCAAAAATACCTTCTACTATGTCTACTTCTCTTCTTATATTATTTTCACCATTAAACATGTTTTGTAATTCAATTAAATATATATTATAAGCTACATAGCCCATTAATAATAATACAATCAACGAAATTATAATTTGTTGTACAGGACTACTTTCCATTATTTGTTACTTATTCTATTTAAAATATGGAAATAAAAATAATAATAATTTAATTTATTCTCTCATTTCTACATCAGCTGCTTTTAATTTATATATTGGATTTCTTAAACCATATGCACCTATTCCTAAAGAAGCTAACATACCGTTTATTGGTCCAGCTCGGTATTCCTTGTACATATCGTTTTTATTTAAATCATAATTAAACATAGTAAATTTACTCAATAAACCAGAAAATCCATATGGGCTACCTGATCCTTGACCACCAACTAATAAGGTCCCTTTACTATCTAAATTTAATTTATCTAATCTTAATGTTCCTAACATTCCTTTTTTTCTATCAAGAGTTTCATAATAATTACCATCAATGTATGTTGTTATTGAACCACCACCAATATCATTTATTACGAAACCTACATGTACCCATCTTTGTATTGGTACGTAATTAATAGAGAAACCTGTTGCAATACCTTCATTTGATAAATAATCATTAATACTTGATTCAGAATAGTCTTCTGTTCTTGTCCAATATGGTTCAGAATTATTATTTAATGCGAATCTTATATGTAATGTATTTTTATCCTTATCTAATATAATATGTGGGCTTGCGTTTGTGATGTGTTTATTATTTTCGTTATTACTTATATGAGCAACATGTCTATATCTACCTGAACCAGAGTTTATATTGAATATATAAATCCAAAAGCAATAAGAGCGTTTTTTACCATTTCCACTTTCTAATTTTTGTTTAAATGGCAATTCAGTTAATTGGTTGCAAAATAATGGAACATCAGAACCTGGTATTAATATTTTTTGTTGATATAAAACAGTGTCGGTTATTATATAATATATAATATATCCCACAACAGAAGCTATTACTAATAATACTATTAGTAAGAATAATACACTTGTATTATCACTCAATGTTTCAACAATAGCATCCTTAGTTTCTTGAATGGATATATTGCTAACAGCATTAGTTACAGAAGAAGCAGCAGAACTTACAGCAGCACTTGTATTTTGAACTATTTTGTTATTAGTAGCAACTTCACTTGCATTAGAAAAAGCGCTAGAAACACTATCTCCAACATTATTTAAAACATCCTTATTTGTATTCTGTTGTACAACATCCACCATTTTTTATTTTAATTATCCTAATTAAAGGAAATAATTTTTCTATTAAATAAATTTGTATGATAATTTGATATTTGATAATATGGAAAATTACTAAAATTATATGTTGATTTAATATTTTTTTTCTGTAATGACAAGTAACTTAATATCTTAGTGAAACTTCCTATATTTGATACAGCTTTTTTTTTATATTTAAATAATGACAAGTAATATACATATGATGTAAATATATTTACACATGAATCTACATTGTTTTTAAAAATATAATAATCATAATAACACATTATATCCATAAAATTTTTATAAAACTCAATTTTTTTCTTATATGTCCCTTTGCGATTATCTAAATCTTTAATTAAATTTTCATGAAATTTTAAGGGTATCATCCATGAATCTTTACTTATTATTTTTTCAATTTTTTCTCTTTCAAAATTATCTCCATATAAAAAGCTAATATCAGTATAATCTTCAACAATAAGTTGTTCTAATTCTTTATTAGGATTTTTTATATCATTAAATAATTTTTCTAAGTTACCATTTGATGCTTTAAATAACTCATCTATATTATTAATTTTTCTTCTACTTAATAAAGATTTGATATCTTTATAATTTGGTATTTGCAAATTGTATATTTTACATACTTTTTTAATTTCACCGATTTTCTTGATTATATCATTATTTGTTATACAAATAATAGGTATATTTTTAAGCTTTTTTTCATTTAATAATTTTAATAAACATACATTAATTGTTTTATCAGCGATAAATATACAATCAAAATTATCTATGATAATAACTTTATTTCTAATATTATTAGTAAGTATTTGCATTAATGATGAGCTAGTAGTTTTTTGTATTACATCTTTCATATGCGCAGATGTATAGCAATTATTATTATCGATTGTTATTATATCATAATTTAAATAATTACATATAGCGTTAATTGTATAAGTTTTTCCTATACATGAAGCCCCAGCTACTATTATACAACTTTCTGACGATATTTTAGTATTATAATTAAAATTTTCCACCCATGTTAATATTTCTTTATAAATATTATGATTACCGCAAAATCCATTAATTAATTCATTCATTATTTATATATATATTAATTCTATCATTAAAACTGTTAAATATAAAATAAGAGCAAGTAATGGTAGCACTAAAATAACAGGTATCATTGTTGTTTCGTCATCTATTTTATAACCGAATTTTTTCATATTACTATCATCGTCAAACATAATATAAGGTTGTGTCATAAATATTATGGCAACAATTATTAAATAAATTACAAGTGTTATAATTCTTCTTGAAAACATTCTTTATCTATTATTTTAATAAGGAAAGAAAAAAATGAATTATAATATATTACTATTAATACTAGTTATAATTTTAATAATTTTATTATTAAATTTTTATTGTAAAGAAACTTTTGTAAGTGGTACAACATTAATTACAGATAATCAAAAAAATGTAGCAGGATCACTATTTGTTTCAAGTGATAGCATGGCTGATTTAATAGATAATATTAAAAAAACAAATAAAATTGACGGAAGTATTGTGGGTATAAATAAATCGTTAACAGTTATATTAGATCCATATATCAATTATTATGTTCTCAATAATAATGCAATGACGAAAAAATATGTTCCAGGAATATTTGTATGTATTAGTACAATTAAATTAGGAATAAATAAATGTATATGGAATTTAAATAAAAAGGTCATAGCATATGTTTCAATGACTGATTATTTATTTATTCAAGCATTTATTAAGGCATATAGACAAGATATATCAAATATAAATGTTATTAAAATAACTGCTGAAGATTTAAAAAGTAAGGATAAAAAGTTTGATTATTTATTTACTTATGTTGTTCTTGATAGTAATTATATGTATTATTTAAAAGAACAAAATTATTTTATTAATGGTTTTAATGATGTTGATATTTATAGAATAAAAGCATTTTATCCTTTTATTGAAGAAAATTATAGTAATATTAGACAATATTTTAATAAAAATTTAAATGATAATACATATGATGTTTATTTAAGTAATAAAACAAGTTTAATACCTACGATGTCTCTGGATGTTGTAAGTTCAGTTGAAAATTTTATTACAAGACTTAAAATGCCAGAAGATTACTTAGAGGCAGTTGATAGAAAAAATGAAAAAGGTAATAATGCAGGAAACTATGGTTGTTATGGAAATGATAAGATAACAAATAAATTTGAGTGTGATTCTTTATATAACTATGATGGTACAGCAAAAAAGTATTATAGTAAATGGGATAAAAAATGTACAAAAAATGAAGAGTGTCCTTATTACAAATCAAATAAGAATTATCCAAATAACAGGGGAGGATGCAAAGATGGTTATTGTGAGTTTCCTGTTGGTGTAAAACGTATAGGTTTCAAAAAATATAAAGATACAGATGTAAATCGTCCATTATGTTATAATTGTAGTGATACAACTAATTATGATTGCTGTGCTAATATTGAAGATGATAATGGTAATAACGATTATGTATTTGAAAATGATTTTAATGATAGAATAGATAATAATTTAAGAACAATAATTTCCTCATTAAATTATAGAGTATCATAATAATTATGAATAATAATTACATAGTATGTTCTTTTAATTTAGTATCAATAATTATTATAGTTATATTGTATTTTATTGTAATAAGAAAGTATATACATAGCGAAGAAAATGTTGAAACTTTTAATATGAATGAATCAAATATTAGATATAATAATCTTTTTGATTACAAGCCTTCTAATGCTAGAATAATGTATAATAATACAGGTGATTTACCATGGAACCGACATATAATAAATTCTAGCATACCTTATGATATTGATATAAAACACGAAGCGCAAAATGTATATTATTATGAGTATAACAATGATACTTATACTGATAAATTAAAGACACTTTTCAAGAGTAATTGTGAAGAAACAATAATTGCTGTTGAAGGTAACAAATGGAGTAAATGGATTAATCCAAAAACGTTAAAAGATGAAATGCTCAAAAGTAAATTAGTATCATATTATAATAATATATTAGAATTTATAACTAAAAAATTAAATGAAGATGGTATTATGGATTTACCAGGGTCTGATGAAAAACGTGATATTCAAGTAGTACATGATATAATGTTGAGATACAGAACAAGTATAGAAAATGATAGCTATATTATGTTTGACGTTGATATGATATTATATCGCGCAGGTAAGTTTCAAGGTAAACATGTTAAAATGGTAGTAGTATCAAATGGATATACTATTAATATAATAATGGTAAAAGTAATTGGTGTTGTTTCAGAAGATAAAATTGTTCTTCATCCATATCGTGCATATGATATTATGAATAAAAATAAGTTTAATCAATATGTTCCAATGAAATATGGTACTATCGATAGTGATGTTAAAAATAGTCAAAATAATACATTTGAAGTTAGCGACGATTACATGAATAAAGAAATAGAAAATATATTATATAAAAAATTATTAGAGGAAAATATACCAGAAGATATTGATGTAAGTAACAATAATTATATACCACAAAAAGGAGAGATAATTAAAAGAGACAGATGCAATTTTTAGTTATATCATATAAATATTCAGATACAAATTGGCTATTTGTATATACAGGTATATATTGATATGGTAATAAAGTATAATATTTAAGAGTATCCATTATTTTATATATAGATATTTAAAATGAGTACATAATTTTATTTTTCTTAGAGATTTTATAAACCTTATAATTTTTAATAGATTTTTAAATTATGTACTCATTTTTATAAAGCTAATAAATAAAATGTATAGTAGCTCATCTTCAAGTAAAAATAGAAGAATTAAAGTTATACAAGCTAATATAAGAAGAAAATTATTATCCAGTAAAACTTCTTTACTTAAAAGAGGGGTTTTTTTAACGGATGTTTTAAAATCAGATAAATACAATAATGCTAGTAAAGTGCAAAACTTTCTTAAAAGTACATTTTTTGTAAATCGTTTTACAATTGATACTAGAATATATTATTATGCTTATATTAACAAAAAAATTAGTTCAATTAATAGCAACGAATGTTTAAGAGAAAAAGATTTTTCAGGTACTCCTGGATTTACTATTAAAGACGTAATTGATTTAGAAAAAAAAATAGGTACAGATAGTTTTAATGGAAGTATTTATAAGACTTCTATTAAGAATGTTTTAGGTGCTTTTCCACTTGCAACAAAACTAATGGAACATAATGAAGAAAATAATACAGAAGTATCGGTTATGGATTACATAACACAAAATATTATAATGCATAAAAAATCCAAACATTTTATAATTAATTATAAAACATGTGTATGTAGCGAAGAAGATTATCCTAAAGAAAGAAAGCTTATAAGCATAAACGAAATTGCTAATGGTGACTTAAATAATATCTTAGATAATTCAAAAAATTCTAATAACAAAGAATTATTTTTAAATTTAATGTTTCAATGTTTTATATCAGTAGGTACTTTTCATAATAGTATTAATAGTGTTCATCAAGATATACATGCTGGTAATTTTCTATGGCATTTAAATAATGAAAAAGGGTATTATCATTACATATTTAATAGTAATAGTTTTTATTTAAAATCATGTAAATATAATGTAATGTTGTATGATTTTAGTTATACGGGAAAAATTAGATCTAAAAAAAGTATATTAAAGATATTATCAGATTATACAGAAATAGTAACTACATTTTTAAAAAATGAGTTTGAAGACGATATCGCACCACCAAGTGATGAAATTATTGCTAATCTATATGAATTAATTGAGATTTTAATGGTTGAATACAAAATTATTTCTAAAAAATATTCTGCAACATCATCATCACCTCAATCTAAATCTAAATCATATCAACAAATATACTTTGATTATATATTAAATAATATTTTAATACCATTTTCTTTTAATAACTTGCTTACAACAATTAAACCTAGTAACGTTATAAACAAAGAGCCATTTTATATTGACATATAAAAATGAGTACATAATTTAAAAATCTATTAAAAATTATAAGGTTTATAAAATCTCTAAGAAAAATAAAATTATGTACTCATTTTTTTGATATATAAAGGAGTCTATTATTTTTATATTATATAATGAAAATAATAGACTCCTTTATATTTTATAATGAATACAATTTATTACTTATGAGATTTACAGAATTATATGATATAGTTGACCAATTTGTTATAGTTGAAGCCACATCAACGCATTCTGGAAAAGAAAAAGAGCTAAATTTTAAGAATAATCTCAAATTATATGAGAAATTTTTAAATAAGGTTACTTATATAGTTGTGAATGATATGCCTAATACAGAAAATGCATGGGATAATGAGAATTACCAAAGGGCATGTATTGACAAAGGTATTAAAAAACTAAATTTAGATAATGATGATATTATTATGATAACAGATTGTGATGAAATACCAAATAAGAATACATTAAAATTAATAAAAGAAAATAAAATACAAATTAGTAAAGATTATATTTATGGATTAGATATGGATTTCTATTATTATAACTTTACATGTAAACAAGATATACAATGGACAAAAGGTAAATTATTGACATTAGAAAAATATAATAATTCGCTCATGAATAATAAATTGCGTCTTTTGGAAAATATAAGATCGACCCATAATAAATTAATACAAAATGGTGGATGGCATCTTTCATTTTTTGGCAATACAGATTTTATAATAAATAAAATTAAGAACTTTGCACATCAAGAACATAATACGGATGTATGTATTAATGATATAGAAAACAATGTAATTAATAATAAATGTATTTTTGATAAAAGAAAGCTTAAAAATATTAATGTTAAAGATAATAATAATTTACCAGAAAATTATAAAATTATGATTTAAGAAAATTTTAAATTAAATATATTAATGTATTTATGTCAATTGTTAAAAGATATATAAATTTATGCGATAAAGATATTAAAATAACTACATTAGGAATAATATGTGGGTGCACTGGTTCATATTTTAGCGTACATGCTAGTGAACATACAAGTAGAATGATGCAAGGTGATTTTTCAAATGATAGATTAATAAAATTATTATATGTTAATATTTTTGCTATGATAACCATATCATTGCGTGGAATATGTTTTGCTTATTCGCAGAAATGTATAAATGTAAGATTAAAAAAAATAATATACAATAAACTAATAAATCAAGATAGTAAATATTACCAAACAACTCCTGTTAGTTCATTATTAGATTATATTAATAATGATGTAAGAATTGTATCTGATTTAATTTCATTAAATATCAATGTAATGTCGCGTTCATTAATACATGTAATTGCTACTTTATGGTTATTAAATAAAATATCATGGAAATTAACTGGTATAGCATGTATTTTAATACCAATGAATTTATTAATTTCAAACATATATGAGAAACTATATAGATATTATATGGAAGGCTCTGATGATTTAAATAAAGAAGTTAATGCATATTCACATGAAACACTTTCACATATATCATTGATAAAAACATATGCTAATGAAGATAATTGTAATAATAAATTTCACATATTTCAAGATAAAATAAATAAATTTGATAAAAGAAATGCTTTGCTTTATGGTATAAATTTATTATTTGTTAGTAATATACCTACATTTACAACGATTGCTATTATATTAATTGCACGTTATTTAAATACCATGGATGGTTTAATAACTTTTATATTACATAATCAGAGTTTATATGAAAATGTTAAAGCAATAATACACTTTAAAAATGAATTTATAAAATGCAGAGATCCTTATAAACGCATTATTAATATTTTAGATACTGATAATATTGACAAAGGATATTATGTGCCTGAAAATGATATAACAGGTATCATTGAATTCAAGGATATTAAATTTAAATATGAAAAAACCGATAAATATATATTAGATAATTTTAATTTTAAAATAAATAGTGGAGATAGAATTGCAATAATTGGAGAATCTGGTTCTGGTAAAAGTACATTAGTTAAAACAATAATTGGATTATTATCACCTGAATCTGGTAATCTATTAATAGATGATGTAGATATTAATATTTATGATAATAAATGGATAAAAAGTAAAATAGGATATGTAGCACAGGATAGTGTATTATTTAGTGATACAATTGCTAATAATATTGCATATGGATATGATGAAGCTACACGTTATGATATTGAATATGCAGCAAAACAAGCAAATGCACATAATTTTATTATGAAATTACCAAATAAATATGAAACCAAAATAAATGGAACTGAATTAACATCTCTTTCAGGTGGGCAAAAGCAACGTATATCAATAGCAAGAGCATTGATACGTAAACCAAAGATTGTAATATTTGACGAAGCAACATCGGCATTAGATCCAAAATGCGAAGAAATAGTGCAAAATACAATAAGAAATTGTTTTAAAGATAAAAACATAACAATTATAATAATTGCACATAGAAAGTCTGCTCTTGAATTAGCTGACAAAATATATAAATTTGAAAATTCTAAATTATTACTAACATAAAAACAATATATCTGTGTTTAAATATAGAATGAATATTAATTTTATTAATAAATTACCAAAAAAAAATAATATAATTAATATTTCATCTAATGGAAAAAATAATAGTATCAAGATTACATCAGATTTAGATATTATAAAATTATCAAAAAGTATTGGAATAATTATAGCTTATAATGCTACAATGAAAAATGAAATAATATTTAATTTAGCAAAATTAAATAAATATAAAATAGAAGCATTTGTGTATAAAATTATTCAAGGTTTGTATTCATTTAATAAATATAAAAAAGAAACTAAGAAAAGTAATGTATTATTTTATGCACCACAATATAAGCTCGATAAAGCAAAACTGGTGAGCTTAGTTAAATCTGCTAATATTACAAGGGATTTAATTAACGAGCCATCTAATAAAATTACACCATTAAACTTCGCAAAATATGTTAAAATATATTTTAAAAATATAAAACAAGTAAGTATTAAAGTAATAGATGAAAAAGCTATCAAAAAATTAGGATTAAATTTAATACATGCTGTTGGTGGATATTCGGCAAATAAACCCAAAATGGTAATACTAGATTATAAACCAAGAAATTATAAGAAAACTATATGTTTAGCGGGTAAAGGTGTTACAATTGATACTGGTGGATATTCTGTAAAAAATGTGAAAAGCATGAATAATATGCATATGGACAAAGAAGGTGCCTGTATTAGTATGGGTATTTTTGATAACTTAGTTAAACAAAATAGTAAAAATAGAATTGTATGTTTATGCCCACTTGTTGAAAACATAGTATCAAATGCATCTTCAAAACCAAAAGATGTTGTAAAAGCATATAATGGGCAAAATGTTGAAATCGTAAATGTAGATGCAGAAGGTAGATTAATATTAGCTGATACATTGGCATATATATCTAAAAATTATAAACCCGATTATATATTTGATATAGCAACATTAACATCTTCCAGTGATACATATTGTCATACAAGTTTTTCTTATTTTACATTGAATGAAAAATTATCTAGCATCGCTGTTAGTAAATGCAAAGATGTTGGAGAAAAAATAATAAGAATACCACCATGGGTGGAATACATGGAATATATCAAATCTAATATAGCAGATGTTAAAAATAGCGGATATAAATGTAAAAAAAGCGATGATTTTATGGCAAGTTTATTTCTTATGAATTTCATAGATAAAAAATATAGAAATAAATGGATGCATTTTGATATAAGAATGATGAGTGATAATAATGAACTTAATATAGCAGAAGGATTTGGAACAATATTAAAGATAATTAATGATATTTAATTTTTTGTTTTTATATTCTTAACAAATTGTAGATATGGATTAAGAGGTTTTTAACTTTATTTTTTCATTTATTTTGCAATTTCTTTTAGTAGATTTTTATAATAATTTTTAATATCTTTTTACTTATTTATATAAAGGTCTTTGACAATATAATATATAAAATGAAGAAGGTAGGCATTCACTTGCACTCTGGATTAGGTAATCAGATGTTTATGTTATTTAACATGTTATCATATTATATAGATAATTGTGACGATTATATAATATATTATAATACAACTGAATTTAAAACAGAGAGATATTACTGGGATACAATGTTTAGTAATTTAAAAGATAAAATTAGTGATACATGTGATATTTTAAATAAATATGATGAAAAAGAATTTCATTATAATAAAATATCAGAATACGACAATGATGTTGTATTAAAAGGGTTTTATCAAAGTGATAAATATTTCAAACATAATATAAATAAAATTAAAAATATACTAGATATTGATAGTAAAATTGGAAATATTAAACAAGAATTTCCAGAATACTTTAATAGAAAAACAATAGCTATTCATTTTCGTATTGGTAATTATTATAGTTTGCAAAATCTACACCCAATTAAACCAGTACAATATTATTTAAATGCATTAAAAGAGCTAGTAAATAGAGATATAATTCTACAAGATTATAATATACTAGTATTTTGTCAAGAGATTGATAATAATATTGTTAATGAATATATTAAAATCATCAATAATCATTATCCAAATATGAATTATAAAAAAGTTGCAGACAATATCCCTGATTGGAAACAAATGTTACTAATGTCATCATGTGATAATTTTATAATTGCGAATAGTACATTTTCGTGGATGGGTGCATATCTGGCAAATAAAAATTATGTTGTAGCACCAGAAGTATGGTTTGGACCATATTATAAAAATAATAAATTACATGATTTGCGGCCAGAAAATTGGATATTAGCTAAGGATACTATTTAATATTATAAATATGTGCTATTTCTTTATCATAATCTTTTGATGGTGTTTCAAGGATAATAACGGTTTTATTCTTTTTAATATTTTTGATAAAATCATTCATTTTGTCATTGGGAATCATACCATCTAAAATAGTAGCATGTCTATCTTTTCTAGCGCCTTTTTCAACAAGACTATTGTTAAGATGTATTAATGTAATATTTTTAGCATTACTTTTGCTAAATAATATATTATATGCTTCATTAAGATCATATCCAAGAGCCCATGTATGAGCAGTATCAAGACAAATACCTAAATATTTTTGTTCATCTTTTGTGAAACTATTATAAAATTCAACAAAATCTTTTAAGTCTGTAAGTAATTCTGTTCCTTGACCAGCAGGAGTTTCTATAATTAATTTTGTATTTAACTTTTTATTTGAAATATCATTTAAAACATACTTGATAAATGTTCTCATATTTTCAAGACCATCTTTATAAGATAGCTTAACATGTTTACCAACATGAAGAACAACACCAATTGATCCTATTAAATCTGATATTTCCAATTGATTTATTATTGTTTTTATCCAATAACATTCATCAATAGTTAATGTACGTTTACCATTTTTAAATTCTGATGCTACATTAATAACATAAGGAGAATGTATAACTAATTTAAAATTATTTTGTGTGAGATATTCTTTAATTTCGCGAGAAACACTATCATATTTTGCGATATCTGTTAAAGCTGTACTACGTGGACTTGATATAAATATTTGTAATGCATTTCCTCCTGCACTCTTAATATTTTCCATTGTCTTTACAATAGTTTTATCACGATTAATATGTGCGCCTACGTATTGCATTGTCTGATTTAACTATTATAAATATATAAAATCAATTTTTAAAAAATGATACGCTATCAAATATTATATATATTATCATGTACCTTATGAATAGTATGGATTTTAATGCAATAAATAAAACTGAATTATTTGCTAATGAAATAATGGATAATTATGATGAATCTCATAAATTTAGTCATGCACTTAGAGTGAAAAACTTAGCAACTAAAATTGCTATATCTGAAAAATTAAATGATAATGAAATATTTGAAGTTATGCTTGCAGCATTAGTGCATGATATATGTGACCACAAATATAGTAATGGAGAATGTCAAGAAGACAAATTAAGAAGCTTTTTTGAAAATATTGTTGATATATATACTACAGATAAAGTAGTTTATTTAGCATGTAATATAAGTTTATCAAAAGAAATTGAAATGAAAAATAAAAATACTAAATGTATTGATTATAATTTGAGTAAACAGCTAGATTGTATTAGAGACGCAGATAGAATTGAATCATTGGGTTCAATGGGAATATCACGATATTTCACATATGGTATTGTAAAAAGAAATAGTAATATAGATACCGTAATAAAAAATATAGAGCATCGCACTACAATTTTAATGCAACATATTAAAACAGATTTGGGAAGAAAAATAAGTCAGGATAAATATAAAATTGTTAAAATGTTTATTGATGATTATTATAATACTATATACAATTATCATAACTATTAGTAAATGTTTGCGTAAATGTTGCAAATGGACCTTTTTTACATTCACCTAGATATGAAAAATCTTCGTTATTACAATTATATTGGTCATTATAATTAGATTTTACGTTTGTTTTTGCTTTTGATTGATGATTAAATAAATTACCCGAATTCATACCATTTTTATATGTATTAGATATATCATATTGATTTACCCATTTGCCTTCATCAAATATAGGTCGTTTATAAATGCAACTTTTTTTATTTACATTTAAACCTTTATTAAGTTCACTTTCATTAGTTTTAATATTATAAATATCATTATGATAATTATTATTGAATATACATCTTTCCATTTGTATTTTATCAACAAAGTTTCTGTTTTGATATTCTGTATAACCCTTTGATAATAATGACATATTGTCGCATGATATTTTAGAACTAATATCTTTCATATTATAATCTTCTTCGCATTCAAGCATATAATAGTTATGCATAATTTCTACTATTAACTAAATAAAAATAATATTAAATAATTAGATACAATGATATTGGAACTCAGCAAAGATAGTAAAAAAGATGTTCATGAAATATTAAAACAACATAATAATGTAACTATATTGTATCATTCAGATATGTGTGGTCATTGTTTAAAGCTAATGCCTCTATGGAAACGTTTATCTAAAAAATATAATAAAAGCGAAGAAATAGCTATAATAAATGTAGAAGCTAATAATATAAATCACTTGCAAGTAAAATACAAGAAAAACATTGAAGGTTTCCCAACTATATTAAAGTATAAAAAAAGTAAATTGATTGAAGAATATGGTGGAGATAGAAAATCTATATCATTAAACAAGTTTATTATAAAATAATTTAAGGATTAAATATAGTATATAAATTATTAAAAATGGCAGAATCTTCATCAGTTGTAGATGATGTAATTAATGAAGAACGTGTAGAACCATCCACAGAAGAGTTGGAATCTTTTAAAAATCTTGTGAATGATTGGTTTAAATATGACGACCAAATTCGTAAATTACAAACAGCAATAAAAGAAAGAAAAAATTATCAAAGGGTATTAAATGGAAAAATAGAAAAGTTTATGTTTGATTATAAATATAATGATTTGAATACACAACATGGACGTATTAAAACAAATGTAAAAGAATGTAAGGTACCAATTAAAATGGGTGATATAAAAAGTAAAATAATGCAATATAATGATTTATCTGGTGAAGAATTACTTAAACGTATTTTTGAAGAAGATAGAACAACATTTGTTAAAAAGAATATAAAACGTGTAATACCAAAAGTTTCTCTAACATTATAATTAGATAAATACACATTCACACTCATTCTTTTTATGAATTGTACTTCTAATACAATCGTATTCGTATGATGTAGAATAGTATGCATTTTTGATGTTATTTTTTATAATAGTATCTTGACAATTAGGACAAGGTCTTGAATATTTCAATGGATTATTGAAACTTTTTGGGCCAATTCTAACAACATATATATCGCAATCGCAGAGTATATGTTTTTGCTTTTTTTTGATTTTGGATATAGCAGCAACTTCTGCATGAATACTGAAATCTCCCATATAATAATTATATCCTGATGCTATAATTTTATCCTTATATACAATAATTGATCCATGTTTATGTGGATACATAGGTGATTTTTCAGCAATTTTTGCTGCAATACTAAGATATTCTTTTTGTTTTTCGCTTGAAAAACGTGCAACCATATTATCATTACATTCAAAATATTTTGAAGTAAAACATCCTAATTCTTTTTCATTAAAACTTTCAGTACCATCTTTATATTTTTTTCGTTTGGTACTGAGAGTTCCAGAAGTCCTCAACATAGAGGACTGCCTCGTCTGTGCATTGAGAACATCTACCATTATGTAATATAAACCTTTTTATAATTTGTATAAATTAATAAATATAAAAATAATCAATTTTTAATTTAATTTACTTTTTCCACCCTTTAAAAAATCACTATTACTATGTAGAGCTGGACCTGGCGCAACCTTGGTTTTTTTAGAACTTGATTTAGTTATTTTAGATACTAATGTTACATTTCTTGGCGTTGATTCTTTTAATTTTAAAGAAAATGATGTTGATATAGGATTACTTTCTTTTGTATAATAAAATTTAATTGAACTAAAATTTTTAATTGTGCGCGGAGATGGTGATTTACCATCTCTTATTTTAAATTCTGCATAATGTTTATTATAAACATATAATACACTTGTTACTTTATTTTTTGATAAAGTGTAATCTTTAATTGTAACATCATTATATACACGTTTTGTACCCGATGGATATGTTACATCAATAACATATCTATTATCTTTGTTAATATCATTTATACTAACACTTTGGCCTTTTTATATTTTTGATATACTTAGTTGTCGCAGTAGCCTATTTTTAGGTTTACGTCTAAAAATATTTACCAATTTTTTAGGAAGAAATCCTCCTCCATTATCCATGAATATTATTCTAATATATATATATATTAAATAAATATTCACGATAATGATGGTAGTGAAGGTAGTGAAGGTAGCGAAGGTAGCTCATGATCGTAGCATAGATTGTGGACATTTAATGAATCATGTCTACCAACACGTTGTGCTCTACCAATTGCCTGTTGTTTATCAATATCCATTGAATGTAATATAATAACATCACTCGCACAACTAATATCTATACCAGAACCTGCATATTGTGTTGTGAGCAAGATTACTTTTACTTTACCTGATTTAAAATTATTTAATACATTCATCATGTGAGACGTATGACCTTTGAGAGATGCATATGTTATATTATTATTATTAAGTTCTTCTATTATTTTTGCAAATGAATCTATTCTACTAAATACTATAAACTTACCTTTCTCATTATTTTTTATAATCTCTAATAAAGTATCTTCTTTATTCAATAACCCCTTACCAATCATATTATATTTATTTAGTTCTACAACCTCATTTTCTTCTTTTTCAGATATAATAGCAGTTAAATTTTCGGTACTTTTTATTTCACATCTACATTCAGGACATCTTTTATATATAATATTAGAATTATTTAAATATTGCATTAAACAAGAACCACAAAATATATGAGTACAATCTAATAATACAGGGTCTTTAATATTATCTAGACATATTGAACAAGTTTTACTTTTAATTTCTGTTATTCTATCTGTTAAATCTTTTAATTTATCTTCTAATATTCTTAATTCCACATCAATATTTTTAATTTTATTAGCTTTTTGTTCTTCTGATATATCTAATTCTAATACATATTCTCTTTCTTTTTGTTTATTATATATTGATTTATTCATATCAGCGCATATTAGTTTAGCAATACCTTCTTCAGTATCATTTTTACCTCCTAATTCTTTAACAGCACCAGATATATCATTAGCATTAATTTTTTCTAAAACACTTTGATTAATATAATTTTTAATAGCTTTTAAATATTTAGACATTTTACATAAATAATATTTTTCGGTCATTGCAGGGATTTTAAAGCTTTCTTTAACAAAATTTTTATTGCATTTTACTAACAAATATTCAATATAGTCTTCTTTTAATATATCCTTAATATTATAGTATTGCGAATAAGAACTTGAAGAGTATCTATCACATACATTCATATATGTACCACTTATCAACCAAATAAATAAATAATTAAATATTTCTATTTTATTAATTATATCATGACATTCGTCAATTATAATACGTTTCCATCTATTGATAAACTTGTCTTTATAACTATTATTATAATAATCTAATAATCTTGATAGTGTAGTATTCTTAATCAATACTACATCATATTGATTAAAATAATCTATGATATCTTTTTCATTGTTTAATATATATTCGGGTAAAAACTTTTTAATATAAGTTAAACTATCAATTGCGATATATTTTAATGATGTATTATTTTTTAGTGTTTTTTCCCATTGTACGTATACTGGTCCCCTTGGAACAATAATCAATGTAGATGAAATCATTTCTTGAATATTTGGAGTTTTTTTATTACTAGATACAGCTGTAAAATAATTATAAGCCTTATTACTATGATAACTATTTACCATAATATCATTAATATGTATATTATTTAATGGATTATGAGCTATAATTGATAAAGCTGTTAATGTTTTGCCATATCCAACAATATCACCAAGTACACCAATATTTGTTGATATTTTAATATTATCATATGTATCATTATATTTTTTTATTTTGTAATTTATGGTTCCAATATTTTCCATATGAATTGCTTTATACAAACATGCCAACTGATGTGGTTTTAGATTCTGTTTTATTTTATTGGGTTGACAGCAACGCGGAGATAAAGAATCTATTTCTAAATTATATACAATGTCACTATTAGACATTTAAACTTATCTATTATTACACGAGTATATTTTATATAGCTTTTATACAAATTAATTTTACTAAAATGATATAAGAAATTGTTTAATTTAATAATTTAAAATGGAAGAAGAAAAAAATACTGCTGAAAATGAAGTACCAAAACTTAAAAAAATCATATTTGCTCTACCCGGTGATAATTTTAGTTCTAAATTTTTAATTGCTTGGACAGCAACTATTAGTAAGCTATGGGATATGCGTAAATATGATATAATGATATCACCTTCAACTGGTTCTTTTGTTTCATTTGTTAGAATGCATACTCTTGGATTAGATACTTTAAGAGGTGAAGATCAAAAACCTTTTAATAATCAAGATTTTGATGTATGGATTACAATTGATAGTGATATTGTATTTACACCAGAACAAGTTGTTGAATTAATTGAATCAACAGAACAACATCCAGTTGTTGCAGGAATGTATAGAATGTCTGATTTAACAAATTATGCATTTGTAAAGGATTGGGATATAGAACATTTTAAGAAAAATGGTACCTTCAAATTTAGCACACCTGATGAAATTGAAACATGGAAAAAAGAAACTGAATTTAAGTACTACCCTGTTGTATATTCTGGTATGGGATTTATGGCTGTTAAAAAGGAAGTTCTTGATAAACTAAAATATCCATATTTTAATTCTGAACTAGAAGTAATTGAATGCGAAGACGGAAAAAAAATCAAAGATATTTGCAGTGAGGATGTAGCATTTTCTAAAAATATTAACAAAGCAGGGTATCAAATAATGATTAATACAAATATTCGCGTTGGTCATATTAAACCACTTATTATTTAATTTATTTTGTTTTATATAATTAAATGGAAAAATTATCATTATATTTTGAAAAAATAAGTAATTATTCGCCACTTATTGTACTTATAATATATTTAATATATTACATTTTTACTAATTCTGTAATTACAATAATAATATTGGTAATAGGAATATATGTTGGATTTTATTTAAATAATTTTATTAAAGAATATTTAGATCATTATAGAGATATTATTTAGTTTTTAACATATTTTCTTTTAGCAACTTGCTTAACCGGTTTTTTTGTTTTACCGCCTTTTTTTTGTTCTTCTTTATCATCATCTAAACTTTGCTTAATTAATTTTTCTTGTTCTTCTTTATCATTTTGTATTCTTTGTTCTTCTTGTTCTTCTTTATCATCTTGTAATCTTTGTTCTTCTTGTTCTTCTTTATCATCATCTAAACTTTGCTTAATTAATTTTTCTTGTTCTTCTTTATCATCATCTAAACTTTGCTTAATTAATTTTTCTTGCATTCTTTGTTCTTCTTGCATTCTTTTATCTTCTTGTATTCTTTGTTCTTCTTGTTCTTCTTTATCTTCTTGCATTCTTTGTTCTTCTTGCATTCTTTGTTCTTCTTGCATTCTTTGTTCTTCTTGCATTTTTTGTTCTTCAATACGTTTTAGAATAGCTTCTTGCTCTATCTTTTTTATTTCTTGTTTTTGTTTTTCTAATTCATTTGATTTATTTGTATTAGAAACAGATGAACTCGTAAAAGGTAAATATGAATAGTTTTGCGCTGGTTCAATTTCTACATTTTGGGAAGGTGGTGTTGTAGTAATAGGTTGTATATTACTTTTTGGTTGCATTATGGTTTCTTCTGGTTGTGAGGAAAAATACCAATAAAATATGCTACCTACAATTATTAAAAATACAAATATACTAATACTTATTAAAACCCATTTAAATTTACTCATAATATCTTCATCTTCCTTTGTTTCTTCTGCTGATTCCTCGGTAGTTTCTTCTGCTGATTCCTCGGTAGTTTCTTCTGCTGATTCCTCGGTAGTTTCTTCTGCAGGTTCAACTCCTAATATTACTTCATCTTCATTTGCTCTTTCTTGTTGTCTTTCTTCAACAGCAGCTTTTATTTCATCAATAGTAAAATCATCTGAAAAAGATTCCTTATTATTATTTAATGAATTCATAAGCTTTTTTAATATTTGACTATCTTCTGATTTTATAACATCTTTAGCGCTATTGAGTGCTAATATTAATTTTTCAGTTAACATATCAGATGAAGCCATTTTATTTTAAATAATTACTACTCTATAATAATATATTATTTAATTAGATAACACATATTATAAATGGATTTATTAAAACCAATATATGTTAAACGATGGTTATCTGAAACTAATCATATAACGTATGTTTTTGATGCTAATAAAGCTAACACATATAAATCAAGTTATAAAGTAATAAATGAGTATATATTCCAAGATAATAATTATGAAGATGCATTCAATAAAATAGTTTATTATATATTGCAAAAAGACAAAGATATAGAATTACCTTTTTATTTTTGGGATAAAGATAATTTATTATATGATATTGATGAAATTAAATGGTCTGGTTATGATGTTAATCCATTTAAATCAAAAGATAGAAGTTCGGAATCATTAAAAGAACCTATTAATTTATCAAATAAATATGGTTTATTAAAAAAAACTGAATTTAATTTAGTATTTTATAGTGATTTTAAATATGATATTAAATATTACTTTGATAAAGCAATAAAAAAACCTGATTTTAATAAATATGTTAAAGAACTAATTAAAAATGAAGATATTTTAGTTAGTTTATATAACAAAGAAGTTAAATATGCAAATTTATCATTAGAAGAGTATAACGATGTTACTTTTAAAACTAGTTTAAATGATGTAGATGAACTTATTTTGTTATTTGATAAACTTGAAACTAATGAAAAAATGCAAATAATACAATTAGTTAATAATAACAATGCTATATATAAGTTGTTTAAAGAACATACTTATACTAATGAAAAGGAACTATCTTTTATTTTTAATATAACAAATCAAAAAGAAGAATTACTCAATATATTTTATAAAGGCAAAACTTCTAAAATTTCAATTAGTGAAAATGATGCTATTATAAACTTTAAATACCCTATTGATAATGGTAATAAGATTGAACAAATTATTAAAGATAAGAAGGAATTAACGGATTATATTGGAAAATATATTACTACTAAAACAGATTTTATTGAAAATGATATCAATCTTAGAGTTAAATTTATGGTTGATAATATTGAATTTCCAACTTTAATAAAAAAAATAGGCACATTTTCAAATATATTTGAGGCTATTATATTCAAAAATGAAAAAAAGAAAAATAGTGGATATTATGCCTACAAAAGAGTAAATGATATATTAAATAATAAGTTTGATGTCACTTCTTACATAAAATCTAGAATTATAGTAGGAGTTTCAGAAGATGATATTGTAAAAGAACTTATGGCATTTGGATATACTAAAACAGAATGTGTTGCATTAGTTAAACAAGAATTGAAGATAATTGGTGATATAGGATTTAATAATTTAGATAAAAACCCTAATATCATTGATGGGACTTATATTGTTGTCAAAAAAAGTGGTAGTGGATTTGAAATAGATATTAAAAATTGTAAATCATATTATGAACTTGATAATATTAAATTTTGGCTAACTAAAATCATTGAGCAAACAAGAATTATTCAAAAGAAACCAGTTGTCGTTGTTCCTAAAAAAGAAAAGACACCTGAACCACAACCAAAGAAATCTTCATCAAAATCATCTGATGAAAATTTAGTAGAAGATGATATGGATTTTGATGATTTTTCAAAGTTTCAAGGTGGTGTTAAAAAAGTTGAATTTAAAAATTATTTAATTAATCGTTTGAGAAATGCTGATAAAGAATTATATAAAGATAATAATAAATCACGCAAATGTCAAAAAGAACATCAACCTGTTGTTTTATCAAAAGAAGAACTAGATGAAATTAAAGCAAAAGGATATAATAAATATTTTGATAATATTATTGAATATGGTAGTAATCCAGATATTAAAAACTATTATACATGTCCAAGATTATGGTGTCCTGTTAGTAAAATACCATTAGATGAAAGTCAAGAAAATCCAAAATGCCCGGGTGATAACGAGGAGCCAATGAAATTAAATGAAGATATGAAAAATTCCAATAAACCCAGATATGCTTATTTAATTAAAAATATAAATTTGCCATGTTGTGGTAAGAAAAAACCAAAAGAAAATGATAAGCCTAAAACTCCTATAAAACCTTCCAAAAAATCAGATAAGCTTAATAAATTTGATAAGCTCGATAAAGCAAAATCAGATGAAAAATCTATAAAATTATTTAAATCCGACGATGATGACAAAAATTATATTATGAATAAAATACCTTTACCATACAATAATCGTTATGGTGATATTGCAAAAGAATTATATAAAATATTAAAACCATATAATAGTGAAGAATATAATAAAAAATGTCTTTCGCCAAATAATATTAACAAAAAGGAATGTATATTAAGAAAAAGTTTAATTAATCAAAATGATATACCAGCTAAATATGATAATATAATAAATGTTATTGCATTCTCTCTTGGTAAAACAAAAGAAGAATTTATTAAAGAAATTACAGAAAAATTGGATTTAATTACATTTTTATCACTTGATAACGGAAATGTATGTAAAGATTTTGTTGATTTAGAACCAATAATAGCAGAAGATAATGTTGAATTATATAATGATTTTCTTAAATTCAACAAAAAGTTTAAAAGGTCTTTATTAGATGTTCCAGATGTGAGTGATAATACAAATGAGAGTAATTACAAAAAATCAAGATATTTATTTATATATAAATCTTATTTAAAGTTTATCAAATATTTATCAGCTGATAATTATCCATTTGATAAAACCATTAAATATCTAAATTCATTAGTTGCTATAATTTATAAAAAATTAATTGTATTATGGGATATTGAAAAAATAGATCAAAATATTCAAGTTAATATGATATGTCCATACTATACAAGATTTATAGATTTATATTCATATTTAGATAAAAGCCCTAAGTTTATAATGATTATTAAAGAAAATAATTACTATGAACCTTTGGTATCAAAATCAATTACTATGAAAGTAGATAAAAAGTTATTTAATTTAGAAGAATATAAAATAGTAAAGGATATATTAATAAATTGTACAAAAAAGAATAATTTTGAAGATTATAATATTGAACTATTTACAAACAAAGATAATATAGCTGCTCTTAATAAACTATTAAAAGAAGAAAGTGAATTATTTACATTTGAATCTGTAATAATAAACACTGATTATACTATTAATAAAATAATTTTGAAAAATAATACATTATTGAAATTTAACCCACAATCTATTATAATATTACCACTATTGATAAGTGAATATAAAATTAAAAACGTCATATTTTATGATGATATAGTTGATAAAGAATTTAATATTAAAATTGTTAAAGATACATATGATAAATTTAACAAGGGATTTGAAAGTATTAAAGAATTAGGATTTTCAATTGATATTGGGGAAACAGTTTTAGATACCAAAGAATTAATAAGAACTAAGTTGAAAATAGCAGATGAAAAATATGAAACCACTACAAATAATATTATATTACCATTTAATGATAAAAATACATATAATAGTTATATTAAAATAAATGACAAAAAAATAAAAAAAATAGAGAAACTAAGATTACAAGTTAAAAATAAATTATTAGGTAGCAAGTTTACAGATGAATATTATAATTCTTTATGTAAAAAATCTAGAAGAAAAGTAATAAAAAAAGTATTAAGTGAATTTAAATCATCTTCATTTGATAAACAATATATTAGAGATATACAAATTATAATAGAAGAAATACCATTATCATCTAGAAAGCATATTAAAAACTGGTATAAAAAATCCTTGTTGTATTCAAAGTATAATTATATAAATGAATTATCTAATAAAGTTAAAGATATAGGTAAAGAATTATTGTTTACACAATATACAGTAAGTGACAAGATACCACATGCTATATTAAAATATCATGAAGCATTACCTAATAATATTAGTAATATTGAAGAAAATATTGATTATTATAAATTACTAAAAGATATCAATGAAGTAGATAATAAATTACCAGAAATATTCAATGGTGATGAAAATGTATTAAGCAGCAAATGGACAAAATATAAAAAGAAAGTATGGTACAAATTACGATACATTAAAAATACTTATAAAGAAACTTATATTAAAGGACTTTTTGATTATCTTACAATTAAAATAAATACTAATTTACTATCATATAATGATATTATAAAAAAATCAAATGAATATTATCTAGATGTATTTAATAAAGATAATTATGACAAAAATAAAAAATCACGTATTAGAAAATTATTTAAGGATCCCCATTTTTATCAAAATTATGTAAAAGAAATGAATAGTATTAATAAAACTAAGAAATCTTTTAAAACATTAAGTATATTCTATGAAACATATTTTAATAAAAGTTCTTACGAAGAAAGAGAGAAAATTATAAATAATATAATAAAAAATAGTTTAATAAAATATCCAGGTGATATAGATATATATAATATTGCAAAATTACTAAATATATCTATACTTGTCATACATAATCGCACAGAATATGGTAAAGGTGTAAAAGTAGAAAAACGCGCAGGAGATAAGGATTTAAATATAACTATTTCAGTATACAAAGCTGATGATAATATAGACCAACGACCATTAATAATATTATATAGAAAGGTAGAAAAAACAAATATAAGTTATTTCATAATAAAGAATACTGAAATAACAGAAACATTTTATATGGAATTACAAGATGCTCCCGAAGATATTAAAAACAAAATATTAGATTCTTCTAAATCAAGTGATATGTCATCTTCTACATCTACAACATCTATATGATTTTAACTTTTTGTTCAGGTAGGTTATAACACTTATTGTCTTTTTGTTTTAGATTGAATTGTATATCCAAATCATTTTCAATGCAATTATTATAAGTTTCTTCTTCTTCCTCCTGAATATCCTCTAATTCTTCTTTTTCATCTGCAAGATCTTTGAGTAATTCCATCATGTGTTCTTCATCTATTAAAATACGACTATCACCAGTTCCACAAGGTGGTTGTTGTCCTAACATTACATTTGCTGATACACCATTTACTTTATCATATTCAGCAAATATACTAGCATTAATTAACATGTCTGTTGTTTCTTCAAAAGAGGATTTAGCAAGTGGTCCAATATCACCTCGATTTATACCATGACGATCAATAGACATAAGTTGTCCCTTATAGGTCATTGTATCAATTAGTAGAGACATATGTCTGAAATTCATAGAACCTTCACTGGTTACAGCAACCAATTCTTTATAAAGAGCATTGCGTGCTGCTTCAATACCAAGAGTATCATAAATTTCGCGAATATCATTAGAAATTGTTCGTGAAGAGTCTATATTAGGATTTGCAAGAATATCTATTAAATTTGTTCCATCAGTATCAAGAACCCATTCTACAATATTATCAAACTTATTGTTTTCATCATTATATTTTGTATATTTCTTTTTATTTAATGATACCTTTTTAATACCTTTATAACCCTTCAAAATAATTTGATAAACGATATTATGTTCAATTGCTTTAATTGTTGCAATTTCATCTTTGTCATCAATATCTTTTAGTGCTATTTCAGTTAATTTTATTCTGAATACACATTCTTCTGCGTTGTCATCACTATATACACAATCAATATATTTATCATATGCTAAATTCAATTTAGTATAAATATCAATCATTTTAAGTCCAAATAAATTCATATTAGATTTATTGAAAACCAATCTAAGAACCCAAGGAGAACTACTACGTGCCTTGCAACTATTACTTTCAATTTCTTCAAACTCTTTGTATACTTTCATAATACCTTGATCCTTTTCGATATTAGTATCATAATATTCACCATTATCCCAATAAATTTCACTATATTCTAATATATCAGATAATTTAGTAATTTCAATAGAGTTTTTAATATTCATAGCATGATTCTTTGTGATATCAATACGTGAATCAGTAATTTCCCCATCATCATTCATATCTGGATTTACAATACTTGCAACATCCTGTTTCATATAAATAATTAATGTTGGTGTTTTAGTTTTCTTTGTAGCTGATAGAATTTCTTTAAGACGAGGTACTCCTGACGTTGCTTTAACAGCAGCAGCTGTACCAGAAACGTGGAAAGAATCTAGTGTCATTTGTGTACCTAATTCACCAATTGTTTGCGCAGCTACAATACCAACCATTTCACCAGGTTGAGCAATTGCTTGTTTAAAGTATTCATTAATTTGTTCAATAATCCAATCAAATATTTCTTTTGTAAAATGATAATGAAATATTAATTTCTTGGGATTTAAATGAATTCTTAATAAAATATGAAAGAATTTAGTACCTTGGGTATTACTCTTAATACACAAATCCTTTTTAATTTTTTCAATAGCATTTAATACATAATCTGGTGTTAAATTTGTTTTAAATGCTTTTATACCTATTGATTGAAGACGTTTGTGTGCATTATTGATAATACGTTCAAATGGAATTGGATAATTGATAATCTTCTTTTTTTCACCACCAAATACATATTTGATAAGAAATTCTTTGTCATTAAGCATTTCTTCAAAATGTTTAGTGCATTTTTTATAAGTATCTGCTTTAATTGTTTCAAATGCTTCTGTTGTCATATGAAGAGCAGGATTATCAGTTGATTTCAAATGATATTCTTGATTTATTTCTAAGGTATCCTTTTCAATAGTATTGATAACTTGTACCTCTATTTTACAACCATTCATACCATCTTCACCATAAATATATTGTATAATTGAACCAATAGCAGTTCTTACAGTATTATCATAGTGAATTTTAGAATCTTCCATTGCCTTTACTAATCTGCGTTGAATATATCCTGTCTCTGATGTTTTTACAGCTGTATCAATAAGACCTTCACGCCCACCCATCGCATGAAAGAATACTTCTTGTGGAGATAGTCCTGAGATGAAACTATTTTTGACAAATCCTCTTGCTTCTGGACCATCATCATACTTTGTAAAGTGAGGCAAAGTTCTATCTGTAAAACCATATGTAATACGTTTACCATCTACATTTTGCTGACCAACACAAGCAATCATTTGTGCAACATTTGTTTCCTTACCTTTTGATCCAGATTTAACCATATTAATCATTCTGTTTTTATTTTCATCAATTTGTGATAAACCAATTTTTCCAACTTCACTTGTTGTTTCATTAAGAATACCGATGATTTCACGTTCAATATATTCTTCATTATTAAAGATACTATTGTTATCAATTGTACCTCTGCGAATTTCATCAAGTTTATCATAAGCCTTAGTTTTCATTTCTTTAATTTTATTTTTAAGATTTTTGTCTGTTTCTTTATCAGTAACTAAGTCACTAATACCAACACTAAATCCGGCTGTAAGTAACCATCTACACACTAAGCGCTGTGTATTATCTAAAAATTTTCGCGTTTCAAATGGTCCATAATCGTGATATATTACAGGAATCAATCCTGTCGTAATACCGTGAAATACATTTTTATCTAGATTACCTTTTTCTAATTCACTATTATTTATAACTACTCTTTCGTCTTTTTTATTTTTTCTATTTATGTAGAGACCAGGTGGCAATATTTGCGAATAAGCTTCCTTTCCTGTATATGTATATTTTTTATCAGGTTTCTTTAAACTACCACCGAAATAACTATTAACCATTTGAATATTTGCCAGTGTTTTATCTTGTATATTTGTAATATCCTTCGTTAATCTATATGAACCCAATAATGTATCTTGAACAACTTCAATAATCGGCTTACCATCTCTCGGTGCCAATATCATATATGGAACAGCCGCTATATCCATTAGTTCATTCATTGTTTGAACACTTTGAGGACAATGCAAATTCATTTCGTCTCCATCAAAATCTGCATTATATGGAGGAGTATCTAGAACATTCAAGCGAAATGTTTGATATGGCATAATAACTACTTTATGACACATCATAGACATTTTATGTAAAGAAGGTTGTCTGTTAAATAGAACAAAATCACCATCTTTAAGATGTCTATGAACTACATCTCCATATTTTAAATCGTTAGAATTTTGTTTCAAATCCTTTGAATATTTTAGATTAATAGTTGTATTATTTTTTTTTATGTATTTTGCACCTGGCCAATTATTAGAACCATTCATTACAAGTTCTCTCATTTTTTCAATATTATATTGATTTACGGTTTCCGGAAAAGTAATATTGATAGCTACTTTAATAGGAACTCCCAATTCATCAATACTAATATAAGGGTCTGGTGTAATAACAGAACGTGCTGATTGATCTACGCGTTTACCATTAAGATTGCCTCTGATACGACCTTCCTTCTTTTTCATGCGGTCTGATACAGATTTAAGTTTACGACCGTTTCTTTGTTGCGAAGGAGCTAATCCAGGTATTTGATTATTAATAAATGTAAATACATGATATTGTAGAAGCATAGTAATATACTTAATAGTATCTTCCGATGCTCCTTTATTGATTTTATCAATAATACTGTTATTAGTCTTAATAATATCACTAAGTTTATGTGTTAAATCATCTTCCCTTCTTTGACCATTCTCTTCAATAATACTAGGGCGAACAGCTGGTGGTGGAACAGGCAATACTGTGCAAATCATCCATTCTGGTCTATTCCATTTTGGATTAAATCCCATCATTTCCATTTCACGTTCAGTAATTCTTTTGAATATTTTGAGGATATCTTCAGCTGTAAATTCTTGTGATATTTTTTCATCTTTTTTTTTATCCTTCCATTCTGCAATAATTTTCATTGCATTTTCTTTATAAATTTTAGTAGGACGTAAAGCACCACATCCAACACCACCATCATCACCACAAGATCTTAACTTAGTTGTTGTATTACATAGTTTATAATAAGCCTCCCATCTTTTTTGGTTATTTTTAATTGAAATAATTTTTGCCATATCGTTTTTAAAATCTTTATGTTCTGTATCTGGTGAAATTAAACATTTAGAACATTTATAGCAAACACAATTAAGTAGTTTTTTAACAATATCGAAAAACATTGCATGAAATACTGGTTTCGCTAATGCAATATGTCCAAAATGTCCGGGGCAGAAAATATTCTTTTGCTCGCAAGTACAACAAATACGATTATGTTCTAAAACTCCCATGCGCGAATCAAATAAACCACCAATAATTGGTTCGCTACCTGCATACGTATCTGTTTTATTGATTTCTACAACAGAGCGTTTGATAATTTCATCCGGTCCCAGTACACTAAATTGAATACCTTTAACCTCTTGGATTTCAACTTTCTGGTCATTGTAAGATAGTTCTGGATAAATTGACATATCTCTTAATAATAGTAGTTAAAATAACTCGTCTTATGTTTAAATTATTTTTTAAAAAAATATCAATTTTTATTTTTTATTGCTTTCTAAATAAATTTGCAAAGTCTTCATAAAATAAATATATTAATGTAATAAATATTGCTATTATAATTGAAAGTACTATAAAATATCCATTTTTCCTACCTTTAAAAGGTACTCCTTTAAACGGCATTGATAATAAAGATATTATAAATGATGTAGGTAAGAAAATAGCAGCAACAATTGTCAATATACGAGATGTTCCAGAATCTAAATATGCTATTCTTTGCATAGTTCCATGTCTTGTTTGTTCTAAACTATCTTTTAGATTAACAACATTATTTTGAAAAACTTTAATGCGATTTTTAAATAATTCGTAATCATTATTATCTTTATCATAGTTTATAACTATAATAATACGCGATACAATCAGAATCATATCATTAACAATATTATTGTACGATAAAATATAATATAACAATTTATCTAAATATTCAATCATTTTATAACTATTGAAAAAATCTAGCCATGTTACATGTTTTTTAATGACATATAGTATTTCATTAATTCTACGGTAATCTCTTTCGCATTTATCAATTATATTAATAAATAATTTTAATATTTTTGCATTTTTATCTATAAAGCTGAGCTTATCTATGTCATCTGTAATAATATATTTTTCTTTTTCTAAATAAAAAATTGTTTTATATATATATAGTCCTTGTATTATTTCCGTTAATAAACTCGAATAATCTAAGCCAGTTTCATATTGTGTATTTGCTCCTTTTAATTGCTTTGAATTATTATAATCAAGTATTGGTATACTAAGTGAAAAATAAAATTTTTTATCATTAACAATTAGTTTTTCTTTTTTCGTTAATATTTTATTAATTTTAATTTGGTCTAAATTATATTTATCTATATTATTATATGTAATAATGTTCATTATATAAATCTATTAGATATAGAATATTTTTTAAAATATTATAAATCTTAATTTTTCTTCTTGGTTTTTCCACATCAGTTATAGTAAACTTTATTCTTGGTTTTTCCACATCAGTTATAGTAAACTTGTTTATAGGTTTTTTCACATCAGTTATAGTAAACTTTATTCTTGGTTTTTCCACATCAGTTATAGTAAACTTTATTCTTGGTTTTTTCACATCAGTTATAGTAAACTTTATTCTTGGTTTTTCCACATCAGTTATAGTAAACTTGTTTATAGGTTTTTTCACATCAGTTATAGTAAACTTGCTTCTAGGTTTTTCCACATCAGTTATAGTAAACTTTATTCTTGGTTTTTTCACATCAGTTATAGTAAACTTTATTCTTGGTTTTTTCACATCAGTTATAGTAAACTTGTTTATAGGTTTTTCCACATCAGTTATAGTAAACTTGTTTATTGGTTTTTCCACATCAGTTATAGTAAACTTTATTCTTGGTTTTTCCACATCAGTTATAGTAAACTTGTTTATAGGTTTTTCCACATCAGTTATAGTAAACTTGTTTATTGGTTTTTCCACATCAGTTATAGTAAACTTGTTTATAGGTTTTTCAACATCAGTTATAGTAAACTTGTTTATTGGTTTTTTCACATCAGTTATAGTAAACTTGTTTATAGGTTTTTCCACATCAGTTATAGTAAACTTGCTTCTTGGTTTTTCATAAATTGTATATAGATTACCAATGTAATTTTCATACTTCATTATTATAATTACATAAATTAATATTAAATCATTTTTTAATATTAAATGGAAAAATAATAACGCTGCTAGCAGGGCTCGAACCTGCGACAACTCGGTTAACAGCCGAGTGCTCTAACCGACTGAGCTATAGCAGCTTATTTATATATATAAATATATTCCTTATATAATTTTATATAAATTAAGTATAAAATGAATATTGAAGAATGTTTTATATGTAATGATAATAAAACATTTGAAAAATTATAATGTTATAAGTGTAATAAAACTATTTGTATTTAATGTTGTAATAAGTTAAAAGATAATACAAATTTAAATAATTAATTAATATAAAAAGCTTATTTGAGATGCTCTATATTTTTTTTGTAAATTTCTTTTAATGGTTTTTTATCACTTTTTTTTAATATTTTTTCTTTAATAAGCCATTTTTTGGATAATACATTATATTTGTGGTTTTCATTAAATAAAACATTAATAGATATATATATAAGTGATACAATAATTACGCTCTTAGCAAAGCTTTTTGTTGCCATATAAACTATTGAAAACAATATTATTGTTTGAAATATAGAATTATTTATTATTTTTTGTTGAGCAGGTGTAAACTCTACTTTAAGATATCTTCCTCCAAATTGTACTAATATTAAAAAAAATATTGATAATGGTTCTATACCTTCAATATTTGATATCATATTCTATTTATTATAATTAATTTTATTAATTTAAAACATCATCTAAGTTATCTTTTATAGATTTTAAAACCTTACTAACAATTTTTTCTATCATTTTATCTTCGTCACTATTTGATTTTTCTTTTTTTTTCTTTGTGGATTCTTTTGGCTTTTTCTTACTATCCTTACTTTCTACTTCATCATCAGAAGAATCTGATTCGTCAGAAGAATCTGATGAATCTGTATCTTTTTTTTCTTCTTTAAAGTTTTCTATATTGATATTATTATTAAATACTTCTCCTTCCGTAAATATAATTACATCTAATAATAAAGCTATTATAGATAATAATAATAATAAACCGATAGTTATATCCCATTGTATAGCATAGAAATTTACTAAAATCAATACAATAAATACCCATGGATTATCTATTATTTCTAAAATATTATCAGGATATTCAGCCGATGGTCTTAAACCAAGCATTATCAAATATGCTATAAAAAAACCCGAAATAATTCCTTTAAAAAATGTATTAAGAACGTCATTGAATTCTAAATTATTCATATTTCTTCTTTACAATTATATTATATAAATATTTTTTTTGTGTTTTTCTTTCCTTTTTGTATAATAGAGAATATCTTAAAAAATAAGAATGTACTATTCAACTATTGAGGAAGCTTATAATTTGGATAGTTTTGAAAAAAAAAAAAAAAAAAAACGCGATAAACTTAGAGATATTCCAGAAAGTAATTTAAGTAAAGGACCATCTAATATAGAAACAAGTAAATTAACTGCTTCTAGTGAAAAAATACAAGATTACGAAGAATATATTAAAAGTGCAAGTAAATCATGTGATCCAATTCAAGCCCCACCATATACAATTCCTATTTCGGGAAATTGTAAAAAAGAATTTAAAGACGCTATGAAAGTTTATACGGAGGAAAATTTTAATTCACCAAAAGATATCAATATGTCAAATATGGATTCTAAAAATGATATCATGCCATATTATGATGAAGATTTAGAACAATATTTTGATATTAATAATTTAAATGACGAAGTTAAATACAATCCTAATAATAAATTATCTAATTATATGCCTAATAGTAACATCTCTTCATATACAAATAACAATACAAATGAATACACAAGTACTATTTTTAATAATGGTAATAATTTATTAAATACATCAGACTTTAATTTAAGTCTCGATGAAAGAAAAAAAGCAACCGATGCTCTTCAATATTTAAAAGCATTAGAAACGAAAATTGATGGTGACGAAAAAAAGGCATTCTTTGATCAAATGAGATTGTCTAATACAATGGGGAAACGTGGTTATCTTGAACCACAACAACATGATGCTAAAACTATTAAATTAGAAAAAGAAATAGAAGAACTCAAAAAAAGAGAAGTAATATTATCAAAAAGCATAGAAGAAAATAAAAAAGCGCAAAATAATATTAATTTAATTATAAATGTATTTATAATACTATTTGTAGGTTGTATAATTATATTATTATGTGATTATCTCGTTGAATTATCAATTCAAATAGGTATGAAAAAGACAACACATATTCTAGAACAATATATGAATAGCAAGATTAATGAAATAAATATACCTCAATATTCATATCAGCCACCCCAACCATCGCAAAATATAATGCCTTATAATTATAACCAGATGCCACTAATGCAGAAATTACAACCTATACAAGGTGGTTTATCTCAACAAAACGTTTAATTTTATTTTTATTTAATTGATGATATATAAGATTTATATTATAATTATCATTTAATAATGACCATTAATTTATCAGATCTTATTAATAATACTATAATTGTAGGTGAAGAAACCAATAAAAAATCTATTAATTGGTGGGTACCACCTGAAAAAAATAAAACACGTATTATGTTGTGTGGTACATACCCTATTGGTACTAGTAATGGATATTCAAAAGTTGTCTATTATATATCTAAATATTTGGGAGAATATAAAGATATTGATTTGACTGTCTATGGATTTCAAAATGTTGCCAATACAAATGGTAAAAGTTTACGTGATAATATTCCTAAAAATGTCAAAATACATGATGCTATGGCTACCGAAAATCCTAAACGAAGTGGTTTTGGTGAAAAAGAAATAGGAGATTATATCAAGAAAAATCCACAAGATATTATAATAATTTTCAATGATAATATGATTACAACATCTTTAACAAACACAATTATAAATGAATGTATTACTGAAAGAAAAAACTTTAAATTAGTATCATATATGGATCAAGTTTATCCTTATCAAAAGAAAGCTTATATTGAATTATTAAACAAACATTACGATGCTATTATTACATTTACACCATATTGGAAAGATATAGCTAGAAAATTAGGAATTAATAAAGATATACCAATTTATACTTTTCCTCATGGCTTTGATACAAATATTTATTATCCTATACCAAAAAATGTTGCAAGAACCTATTTTAAATATAATGATGACGATTTTATGGTATTAAATTTAAATAGAAATCAACCGAGAAAATGCTGGGATCATACTATAATTGCGTGGGTTGAATTTGTTGAAATGCATTATAAAGCTAATGTTAAAGAATGTAAGGATTATATGGTTAATGAATATACAAAGCGTCAAATAAAATTAATTGTTGGGACGTCTATTGATGCATATTGGAACCTATGGGATGTATTAGAAAATGAGGTGAAATTTAGAGATGTTCCTTTGGATTATGTTAAATCAACAATTGTAGAAGTACAGATGCCACAACAATTATCGGATAGAGAAATTAATATATTATATAATTCGTGTGATGTTGGTTGTAATAATTGTAATGGCGGTGGTTATGAATTAACAGTTTTTGAATGTTTGGGATTAGGAAAACCACAAGTATCATCATATGTTGGAGGTATTCGCGAGTATTTATCAAAAGATAATTCTATACCTGTTGAATCAAAAATATACTATTATTTAGATAATAAATCAAATGGTATTGGTGGTAAGGCTGAATTAACAGATCCTCACGATTTTGCGTTAGGATTTTGGAAATATTTAAGTGAACCTGAGTTGGCAAAAACTCATGGAATAAATGGTAGAGAAAATATTCTAAAAAATTATAGATGGGAAACTCTCGTAGACTATTTTTATAAAAAAGTTTTGGCAGAGATAATTAAAAATTGATATAATACTTTGTTATTATAATTATACAATAATGGCTTTATTTATTGACACTGAAACAATTGGTCTACCTGATACAAAAAACTTAAATCTAAAATGGGGTGATTACCCATATTATAAACTATTAAATAGATATGATACAGCACGCATTGTACAACTATCGTATATGATTACTGATGATAATTTCAATAAAAAAGAGATGTATGATTATATCATTAAAAAAGAAAACTTCAATATTGAAAACTCAAAGTTTCATGGAATTACAAATGAAATATCTATTGAAAAAGGTGTTGATTTTAATGAAGCTCTTGAAATATTTTATGAAAGCTTGAAAGAAGTAACACATATTATTGCACACAATATTGCTTTTGATATTAATGTTATTAAATCTGAATTGTATAGAAGAGACAAGCATTACATTATTAAAGAAATTAATAAAAAGACTATATTATGTACAATGAAACATTGTAAAGATATTGTTAAAATTATAAATCAATATAATAGATATAAAAATCCTTCTTTAAAAGAAATTTATAAGTTCGCATTTAATAAAGAATTAGAAAATGCTCATAATTCTAAATATGATGTTATTAATATGCATGCTGTTATAAAAAAAATGTATGATGATAATATCCTTAATTATTCTCTTAAAATCACTTGAAATACGTTATAAATTAATATTAAGATTATCTTTCAATGGTTTTTTTATATTGTCATCAGTAAATTTATTTACTGGTTTAGATATATTATTATCAACAAACTCATGTATATCATCTAAAATTTTACCTAATTCTTTTAACAAATTAAGTTCTTCTGAATTACCAGACATTTCTATATAGTTATTATATATAAAATAATTTTATACAATTTCACTATTTCGTTTTTCGTTAAATTCTTTTATTTCTTTAAGTTCATTTAGTTCTTTTATATTTTTAAATAATTCATAATCAATAATTTCCTTATATTTAGAATTCTTTTTATTTTTAATATTAGCTATTTTAGTAATCTTTTCTAATATTTCTTGCTTTTTAATTACTTCTTCGTCAGTGTCTATTCCATCATTATCATTTTCTCTTACATATGATGTTAATGATTTAATATAATTATTATACATAATGTTTTTAATATAGGTGTCAACATATTCGCGATAATATCTTATTTCATTTTTATCAGTGATATATTTTAATAATTCGTTATTTTGTATATCCTCTTCCAATTTGTTAAGAGAACTGCTGAAATCTTTTAAAATTTCTTTTGTTAATGTGTTATGTTTTCTACAATGCACTAAATCTTTATTGCCTTTATTATTTGGTAATGAATATGTAGATAATTGAAACTTAATTACTTCAAATTTTTTTTGATATTGTAATAATAAAGATAAACGACTACTAATAATTTCTAATTTATTTTGATAATCATTAAATTTTATATATCCCGTTATTATTGTTATTAATATGCCAATAAATATTGATGATATACTAATAACATAAGTTAATACTTTACTTTTTTTATTTTCTGTATTTTCAATAATAAGTCTTACTGCTTCAATAAATGTTATTATAGATGAAAAAACTAGTATAGAAATAGATGACAACCAATATTTATTATTAATACTATGATATGAACGTCTTGCGATTATAATATTCTTTGTTTGTTCATCTAGACATATTGCCAATCTATTTTCTAAAATTTTTTTGGAATTTTTGAGAGACTCTAATTCGTCGCGTTTAATTACATCAACTTCTTCACGTAATTTAATTAAGGAATCTTCCTCCTTCTTTTTATTAGCAATAATTTCTTGTAGCTTTACCATTGCAGATTTTACTTTGTCTTCAAGTATTTTAACACTATTTTTAGGTTGTTGTGAATTTTGTGGCTGCTGTTGTGTTAGTAATTTATTATCTTCTTTTTGTAATTGCTGAACTTGTTGAATTTTACTATCATTACAATAATTACAATAGTTACTATCGTTTCTATCGTTTCTATCGTTTCTATCGTTTCTATCGTTACTATCGTTACTATCGTTAGATATTTCATTATCATCTTCTTCACTAATATATATATCCATAGTATCAGAATGAATTTCAATTAAGTTATTCATTATATATATAAAAATAATATATTAATAATTAATATTATTACAATATAAAGTTATTATTGTAAATATATTTTCACTTTCATTTAAATTATAATTTATTATAATATTTACATTATTTTTTTTTAATAATATTTTTTTAGAAGTTCCATTATTAAAGTATTCATCAATAGCAATATCAAATTTATTATTTAAAATTATTATTTTTATGGTATTATATATACCTTCAAAAGCAGCAACTAATGAACGATTTGTTGATGATTCAAATGACAACATTTTAATTAAATCATCATTTTTATTTAAAATAATGTCATATAATTCATCATACAATAAATTTAACTTCATATATTATTATATATTATTATATATTATTATATATTATTCTTTTTGTTTGATGCATCTTCCAGATAAAAAGTTACATATTTTACCTTCACCACAATTTTTTTTACATGGTTTAAAATTTTCTGCTGTTGGTTTTGGTTTAGCTTTTGGAGGATTTACACATCGTCTTGTTGATACTTTGCATATTTTATTTAAAGCACTACAATCTTGCTTACATGGTCTTTCCGCAAAAACTTCAAGTTTAGCTTTTTTGACTATTACAGATTTTTCTTTTTTTGGTTTAATACAACGTCCCGATTTAGTATTACAAATTCTACCATCTTTTTCACAATTAACTTTACATTGTTTTTTAATAGAGCTTGCAGATCTATTGGATATTCTTGCTTCTGATAAAGTAAATCTTTTAGGTGTTCGAGCAGGGCCAGGAGATAATTTAAATGAAGAACTATTGGTAATATTTAGAACATTTTCTTCTCTTGCTTTACGTGCTGCACTGGCTTTACGTCTTGCTGAACTAGCTCTACGTGCTGCACTGGCTTTACGTCTTGCCGAACTAGCTTTACGTCTTGCTGAACTAGTATCCACAACTGCTTTTACAGACGAACTTTTTTTCAATATTTTATTTAATATTTGTAATCTTCTGTCAAGCAAAGGATTTAAACATTCTCTCTTAGCTTTCTTTTTTTCAATATATTTTTTAACTTCAATATATACTTCGCCATTTTTTTCTTTTTGCTTTATATATTTTTTATCTTCCAATTCATATATTGTTTTTTCTTTACCACAAACATTTTCCTTTCCTGTTTTTGTATATACTTTTGACATTTGTTCTATAATATAAATAGATTATTTCAAAAATGTTATTATATTATTGAATATATTCATTATTTTTTCAGGTGAATATTCTTTACATACATTATAGTCCATATCATTATTTATTTTAAAATTTGTAATAATATTTTTTAATTCGTATATATTATTATACCATATACCTTTATCTTTTAATAATTCAACATGAGCCAGATCTCCTGTTTTACACGCGATAACAGGTTTATTACATATAGAGAATTCTGCAATTGATAATCCAAATGTTTCTCCATCACTTCTTGCCCAAAGCATTGCATCACATGTATTTATAAATCTTCTTTTATCATTTAAGTCCACAATGACATTTAAATGGATAATATTTGGCAATTTTGGACAAAATTTCTGTGTATTAACAAATAAAAAATATATATTATTATTATGTTTAGCAATATCGTAAACCAATCCCATGACATTTTTTATATTACACCCTTGAAACTTTAAAATGGGACAAAATATATAATTTAATAGTATATAATAATGTCTAAACATAAAAGTGGAGATTATAAAATTAGTGCTGTGAATTATTATTTAGATAATGATGTAAGTATGGATTATGTATGTAATATTTTTAATTGTAAAAAACAATCTTTATCAAGATGGGTTCAAAGATATAATAATGATAAATCTAGTAAACGATATAATAGAAAACCAATATCTTATAAAATAACAAAACAACAAGTAGAATACGCTCTAAAATTATTAAAATATAATGAACAAATTACTATGTTAGAATTATCAAAACAAATTAAGAAGAAATATAAAGATTTTAATGTTACTCCACAATGGTTAGGTAAGGTGTTAAGAGATAATAATAAAACAAGAAAAAGAACAAGGCATGAACATTTTCCAACTACAAAATATAATAAACCAGTCAATAAAAAAATAGAATTAACTCAATTCTATAAAGAGATTAAAAAATACCCATTAAATAAAATTATTAGTATAGATGAAACATCTATTAGTCCAGCAATGATAATGGAATATTCAAGATGCGATAGTGGTAAAAGATGTGTCATAAAAACAAATGATAATTTCGTATTCAAGAAATTTACATTATTATCTGCTATATCTAATAAAAAATGTTTAGGGTGGATTTTATATGAAAAAGGTGGTTCAACAAAAGAAAGATTTGTAGATTTTCTACAAAACTATATTTTTCAAAAGTATAAAAATTATTTACTTGTTTTAGATAATGCAAGAGCACACAATAATAATTTAGTCAAACAAGAAATTATAGATAGTGATAATAAATATTTATTTACAGTTCCATATACACCAAAAACAAATGCAATTGAAATGTGGTTTAATCAAATAAAACATTCATTAAAGTTAAATAAGAAAGTATTAAAATTTAATGAATTAAAATTAGAAGTTAAAAAATCAATTAGAAAAGTAAAAAAAATAATTATGAAAATTATTTTGAGTATGCTTATAATAAAAAAAATAAAACTATAAGATTGAGAAATACAAGAAAAATTAAAAACTATAAATGATTTCCAACAACTACTTCAAAATCATCTTGTCTAACAGAAATAAAGGTTGAATAACTTTGATTAAATTTTAATATATGTTCCCTACCACCAAAATCACATTTTACTAAATATTTATCAATAAATCTATATTTACCTGTCCCAAACGCATTCATTTTACCATTTTCTAAAAATTCTATATTGGAGTTCTCCCATACATATTTTTTGTTTAATAATTGGTTTATTCTGCATATTCTATGTTGATAAACTAATGTTTTGTACATAAATATTTCACTAACAAGTCCTTTCTTTATATATCCATTTAGTAAATCATTTAATGTTTTAATTTGAGTATCATCCCATATAATAATATCTGATGCCAATGTTAAAGAATTATAAAAATCTTTATTTGGTATACTTCCAAAATGAGCACCGTCAATATGTATCAAATCAAACTTTGTATTTGGATTATTAATACTAAATTCAGGAACTGTTTTTGTAGAATCACCTGGAAAAATTTCTAATCTATTAGGAAATACTGATTGTAAATATTTAAAGCAAGGGAGCGTATATTTATGTTCACATATATCAAATATAGTTAATTTAGAATTTGGATTTGCTAATAAATATAATAAACTACTATGACCAGCATTAAAACCAATCTCCATTATATTAGTAGCATTCAATCCTAAACTGAAATGGTTTAATTGTTTATAAATTAATTCATTTATTGTATTATCAATATTTAGATGTTGAGTAAAACAATTCCCTTCAACTTTTTCTCCTATTTCTTTACATATTGTATATAATTTATCGAAATGATTTTTATTATTATCCAAAATATTTTTATAATCATCAATTTGTATTTTAAAATAATTATTTTTATTTAATTTAAACATAATATCCCTCATATAATTAGTCATTTTTACAAGTTTACTTTCATAATGACCTGGTCCTCCTGGGAAATGACTAATAGTTTCGTTATTGAAATTATTTGGATTGTTAATAACCATATTTATTAATTTTTGGTTATTATATAAATTATTTTTAACTGCGTGATAAACAATAAATGGTTGATCTAAACAAAAAGGTATAGGTAAGTCACTAGTAATATGGTTATGAATATGTAACAATATTTGTGAAAATAAATCTTTTATTACTTTATGATTGTTGAATAGTAATATACCAGAAGAAAAGGCAGAATTTTTATCTAACAATTCGTATTCTTCATCAGTAAATAGTTGACAATGGAAATTCCTATCAACGTATTCTTTTAAAGCATATAATTTATTTTCCAATTGAAAATCTAATATATTATTTATTGAATTAGTTACTAAAATATCACAATCTAAATATAATATTTTATTGTATAAATTAATATCAGGATAATCAAATATTTTAAGCCTTGAATATCCAGCTTCAAATTTAGTTTTTAGGTCTATACACCATATCTTTCCACTTATATTTAAATTATCAAATATTGCTTGGATTTTTTTTTGAAAATTAGGATTACATATTATTAAATAATCAACATCATCCGAAGAGTTACCAAAAAGTTTATAACTTTTTAGCAACAAATTTATTAAATTTATATATTTTTCATTAAAAAATACACAAGAATAAATTATAGTTTTAATCATTTATATATTAAATATATTAGATAATCATTTATATATTAATATATTAGATAATAATTTTAATATTTTTAATTTTCAAGACAATATTTTGTCCCATTTTAAAGTTTCAAGGGTGTAAATGTGTTACAACCACCATGTCTACCAAATACAATAGCTTTATTTGGTATATTTAATTTTTCACGCATGTCTTCCTTATGTTCGGGCAAACTAACAATATGGGGTAATGTCAATATATTATTTATATCAGCATTATATCTTTTATTATTTTTAACCCAATCTGAAACTGTGCAATATACATCTCCATGTGGTTCATTGCAAGTAAAAACACATTGAATAATATTTTTTGCTACTTTACTAAGTCTACCATCATTATGACCTGATTTTATTATATAAATGATATCAATATTATATTTTTTTAAATATTCATCTACATCACTAAAATCATTTACTCCTGTTACTTTAAATTGTTTAGTAAATTTATTTATAACATCTAAATTATTATTCCCATTATTTATTTCATAAAATATAAATGATTTATTATTTAATAGTGTTTGATTATAATAAGCATAATCATACATTGCTATTTCAGTCCCCCTTTCCCCCAATTGATTAGACCAAAAAGCTATATTTTTCATATTAGTATATTTAATATTGATATGTTTTATATATAAAAATATGTTATAATATATATAAAATGCTTAAACAAATTTTAATATTATCCCTTGCAATTTATGCAAATGCCTTTGTACCTTTGAATAATTTAAACCATAATAAAATATTTAGAAATAAACCTGCGATAACTAAATTAAATGCTAGATTTCAAAATGATATTAGTCGCCGCAATTTCATTGAATTGGCACCATTAGCATCATATTCTATACTCACTATTATGAGTAATCCTCAAAAAGCTGATGCATCAATTGCAAAAAAAGCTGTTGTATTTGGTGCTTCTGGATATACGGGTGGAGATACTGTAAGAGCCTTATTAGAAAAAGGTTTTAATGTTGTAGCTGTGACACGTCGCAAAGTAAATATTGTTGATAGAGAACATGCAGATATTAATACACTAGTAATTGACAATATTAAAGATAAAAATAAAGTGACATCTGTGATAGCAGATGTAATTAATTCTGATAGTCTCAAAAATATTATGAAAAATGCAGAATCCGTTATTTATTGTGCTGCATCGCGACCAAAAGTAAAACTAACGGGAACACCTGGAACTAAGAGTTATGATGAAATGAAGAAAAATGAAGAAGAAGGCATTATTGCTGAACCAAGTTATGATGTAGAAGATATTGGACTTGTAAATGTAGCAAAAGAAGCGATTAATTGTGGTGTTAAACGTCTTGTTGTAGTATCTTCAATTTGTGCGAAATGCCAAAAAGGAAAAGAGCAAATGGGAGAAGCTATTGATAGAGGAGTTGCAAGTTGTGAAAATTGTTATAAAAAACAAGTTGGAGAAGAACGTATTAAATTATTATATGAAAATACACAAAGCGACATGACTTATACAATTGTTAGACCAGGTATGCTATCGCCAGGAGAGCGCAGAGGTGTTAAAGAAGTAGAGTTCAATCAGGGTATTTCTAAAAGTGGCATTATTTCTAGAATAGATTTAGCAGATGTACTTGTTGCTGCTGCGGATACAACTAATGGTGCTGGGAAAACATTTGAAGTTTACTATAAAGATACTGCGCAACCAGTTGATATGTATCAATCCCTTAAAACTTGTAAAGAATTAGGTAAAAGTGTAAAAGAATGTTTTTTTGGTGAAGACTATAAGGATGATAAAGAACCATTGTCAATTGATAAAATGCTAAAAAATCCTGTTAAAGGCGTGATCTTTCCATCTGGAAATGAAGTTAGTGGAGATGATTACAAAATTATGTTAAAAAAATTAAAAGTAGATGTTAAAGAAGAATATGATATTAATCAATTGCGTTCTTATGATATCATGTAAATACATATAAAACTTATTTATGTTAAATATAAAATGTTGAAAAGTATTGTACTTGGTTTTATTTTTATTAATTACGCAAGTGGTTTTAGTTATAATATGCAATTGCTAAATAATAAAAATGATAAGCCAGTGATATCTCTAAAAAGAAGAGATTGTATTAAAGTAATGCCTTTTATAGTAGCCCCATTTTTATCAGCAAAACTTGTAAGTGCTGAAGAGAAAAGCATTGAACAATTAAGAGAAGAAGCTAATAGAATCATTGAAATTATTGATGCACAAAAAGAAGCTTTTAATTTACCAACTCTAAAAAAATCAAATAATTTGATTAATACAAATAGTACTTCTAATATGTCAAATAATGAAGTAGAAAAAGTTAACAAAGATGATAAAGTTGAACATTTTAATGCAGTATTAGATAATGTTATGCTATCATTTAAAAATAATGACGCATATGTTTCCATTGAAAATTTAAAACTACATTGTGCTTCATCAAATCCATTGAAATCACAAAATACAAATTATTTAATTGAAACTTTTAATAATAGTAAGTATGCTATTCTTCTAGGAAAATTTTATAATTATTCTTATGTTAATTACAAATATGAATATGATAAAGAATTTAATATGTCATATTATATTGTTGATGTTAAAGTTGAAGCAGATTATAATACTATGATTTACAATGGTATTCAATTTAATGATATGTATTATCCTGAAAGTAATCCCAATAATAACAATATGTGTTATGTAATATATAGATGGGCATTAAAATATGTAGATAATGATTATATGATTGATAGTTGTTACTTAATTTCTAAATAAAAATTGACATTTTTTTTATATTAATTATATTATTAATGATAATTAATAATATAATATCTATAAAAGATTTTGATATATTAGCATTACAACATATTAGTATCTATTTAAATAATTTAGAAAATATTATTAATCTTGCACTTACATGTAAAGATTATTATAATGAATTAGAAAACTTACTACTTAATTCAAATGCTACATTAATTAAATCTTTTAATAAATTTAATAAAATTTCTTTTAAATATGCTATCAAAAATAGTTATTATAATTATAGTAATTTAAAATATTATTTTAATACTTATAAAATACCAATACCTATATCATCAGATGATATTACATATACAAAAGTTAAAAATACTGAAATAATATATAATCATTTCTTTTATAGACACAATAATAATTCAGATGAATTATTATATAAATATTATTACGAATTGTTTAAAATAAAATATGGGTATAAAATTATTAGTAAAATACCAAATGATAAATATTTTGAATTAAAAAAATATATTGATGTGTATTTTGATTATTATAAATACATATTATATAATTCAAATATTACTAATTATAAAGAAGTAAATACTCCATTATTTAATGATGATGGTAAGTATTCTAGTAATGTTATTAATTATAGATATAACTATATAATATCACATTTAGAATTATATTCTTTAAATATATTTCTTAACGAAAAAAAATATGATTGTGTAATTCAAATATTGGAAAATTTAGAATTTAAATATACAAATAGAATTGGTATTAATGAATTGTTTAAAAAAATAAAAAATATAATTGATATTGAATGTTATTCTAATACAACTATTTATACTAAATTAACAATGATGTTTATACTTATTCATTATATGAATGAAATTTACAAAAAGTTAAATAATTTTTGTAAACCAAAAAAAGAGCATTATTATAATTGCATTATTGATATAATTGAATTAATAAAAAAATACTATTATCATGATTCGAATTTTAAAGACGGGTATGATAGATGTAAACCAAAATATTTCTTTGATTATATGAGAATTGGAATTTTAGATTATTGTATTAATTTAATTTAGGTTCTATTTTAGGTTCAAGATTTTTTAGAGGAATATTTACTTCATTGCCTTCTTTTTTAGCAAAATCATTACCACGTTCGTTTTCTAATTGTGTAAATGTAGTTCCTTTGTAACTTCCTAATTTTAGTGTTGTTTCTTTTTCTTCTTTATTCCTTAGATACTTGATTTTTACAATATCATCTGGTTTAAATTCTTTTAGAATGTTATTGAGGTCATTAGGATTATTTACTGATTTATCTGCGATAGCAATAATAATATCTCCGACTTGTTCTATGCGTTTAGTTGTTTCATTTCTTGTTACTCCTTTAATTCCCGCGGCTGCCGCAGGTGAATCTGGTGGAACATCTAGAACTAAAATACCTTTTTCAATAATAGGAATTCCGCTTTTTTCCGATTCAACAATACTTGGATTACGTTCCATATAAGAAATACCCATGATAGCACGTTTTACAAAACCGGTTTCAATAATGTCAGTAATTGATTTAACCGCTTTTTGAATAGGTATAGCAAATCCAATACCCGCTGATACTCCCATTCCCATTGATGCTGTATTGATTCCAATAATTTCTCCATCTGTATTTAGTAGAGGACCTCCGCTATTTCCAGGATTGATAGCAGCATCTGTTTGAATAATTCCACTAATTTTCCTACCAGTTGGTGCTGTAATTTCCCGATTTACACCTGATACAATACCTGTTGTAAGAGTATGGTCTTGTCCAAAAGGATTACCAATTGCAAATGCAAACTGACCAATTGCTGGGTTAGCAGCTTTATTATATTTAATTGTTTTAAGACTATCACCATCATTCATATCAATTTTAAGAACAGCCAAATCGTTATCAGGATCTACACCAGTTAATTTAGCTTTATACTCTTTTTTATTATTATTTTTATCAGTAATTGTAACAATTGCACTATCTACCTTATTAATAACATGAAAGTTTGTTACAATATGACCATTATTGTCCCATACAAATCCCGAACCAACTCCTTTTGGTAAATCATCTTTGTTTATATTATATTTATCTGCCATACTACCATATTCTGTGCTGATATAGCAAATTGATGGTGTGGCTTCTCTAAATAACTTATTTTGTACATTTTCAAGAATTTTTAGATTATATTGTGGATATTTTACACTTTTAACTAAATTAATAATACATAATGATGCTGTCGCACCATATAATAGCATATATCTACGTGGTGTTTTAATTGTATCTAGTGTTTTTGCTGCGTCCTTTTCGCTACTATCAATGTTATTACTCATCTTAAAACTTCTTAATTTATTATGAGTATCAATAGCTCTGCGATTTTTTAACCCATTTAATGTACTTAGATTATTAACTGATATTGTAGATGTAAATCCATGAACCATATTTGCTAAGAATAGTAACGAATATATAATTTGTGACCTCATTTTTATATATTATATTATATTCTTTTTATATAATTATGAATAAATATATGATAGCTGTTAGTTTTCTTGCTTTATTTAGCTTTCTTACCGCTATATATTTAGGCAAATATTATGCAAGTATACCTGCAATATCCGTTTTTATAACTTCTATATTATTATGGTGTAAACTAGAAGAAAAATTACGCATGTATATTGACATAGTTGTTGTACAATTGGCATTATATTATTCTATCTTTTATGCATATTACAATATGGATTTACAAAAATTCCGTCGATACTTTACATTATTAGCTGTATCTTTAATATACTTTGCATTTGCTATATTATCGTGGAATCTTAATCCATATATAAATCATACAAATATTAGTTTCTTTAAGACTATTACAATAATGCTACATAGCATGGCTACTTTTATTACCAACTGCTCTAATATTATTATGTATACTTCTATTTAAAAAGAGTACATAATTCTCTAAATCTTTTGACTTTCTTAAACTTCTTGAAAATTATAAAAAAATAAGATTATGTACTCTCGTTACTCTTTTTCTTCTTCTTTGGTTTAGATTCTTTTTTTAGCTTTTTGTTTCATTTATGCTTTATAATCTCTAATAGTAATTAGCTTACCTTTATAAAGAAAATATCAACTTTATACTACACAGAACATAATTGTTCTATTTTTTTAAAAAATTGATAGCTATACTCAGTTTTTATAGGCATCACACTTTCAAGTATGACTGAACATAACAAGTTTAAGCTTTGCATCCTTCCCACCCAGATGGGCAAGACCTTCGTTACCATCAACAAGATCCTAGATGAAATTAAGCACGATCCCTCGAAAGGCAGGAGTGTTCACTTTGTTCTCACCATGAATACTCTCCTCAACAATAAACAGTTCGCGAACAGACTTAGTGATATTAAGAAAAAACATGGCGAAAATGCTGTTGCTATTTTTGCTTCTACTTATAAGGGAGATTTAATGCACTTCGACAGTCTCTGCAAGCTTATTAGTTTTTCCAAGGATCCTGTCAAAATGCCCAAAATCATTGTTGCTTGCAGCAATTATAGGCGTTTTGATGACTGCTTCAAATACATGGAGTTTCTCAACAACAACGAAACAGCTATATCACGTAGCTTCGTATATTTTGATGAGCTTCACAAGTACATCAAGTCAAAGAAGGCCAATATCCGCGGAAATATTGAGAAGATGGATGATTACGACATTGTCCATGGTATCATGGCAATGACGGCTACTCCTGATATTATTTGGGACAAATTCAATGAGGATCCTGATGACTACTGGAAGAAAATTACCATCGTCAACATAGCTGAGTATAACGAATGCAACTACTTTGGCTGGGAAGACATGGAGTTCAAGCATTGCAAGTTTGTTTTAGAGGACGACTCAAACAATTATGACCTCTACTACAACGAGATATACAATATCAAGTATGCGGAATCTATCATAAAAAAAAATCCCGATATATTGTCAGAAGGTTCTCGTATCTTTATCCCTGCTACACGCAAGCGTGTGACACACAACATCATTCGCAACATGGTGATGAAAATTAATCCTCGATGTGTTGTCGTGACACTTAACGGGGTTGAGAAAAATATTCGTTTCACAGATGAAGAAGGAAAAAAAGTAGTAATTGATCTTGTTCTTAAATCAGGAGAACTAGGAGATTTGATTGCCTACCATCTTCGTGAAAATATGGTATTTGGTCGTCCCCTTGTAATCACTGGATATTTATGTGTTGGTATGGGACAAACTCTTGTATCCAAAGAACTTGGCATGTTCACAACTGCTATCTTTGGATACCGCAAAATCACTAACGACAATCTGTATCAGCTCTTTGGGCGTATCACTGGTCGTGTCAAAGCATGGGCTTCTGAATCCGTGAAAACACGAGTATTCTGCTCTAAAATAAATAGCACTATTTGCAGGAAGATGGAGGAGTGTGCTAAGAATATTGTAGCCAAGTACAATGGTGTACATTTGTGCAACGATAAATATCGCGAACCCATCAACGATGACAAGGACATCATCAAAAACTTTGCAGGAATAAATATACTAGCTGACTAAACGGCTTGTCTAGCTAATATCTAATAACAAACAAAGGAGCAGTTGATTTATGTGCTGGTAATTTATATTCTATATTTTTACTTATTTCTTCAAATAGCAAAGTACCACAATAGTCATTTACATCATTATCATCTTGTTTTATGTATTCATTTGCTATTTTTTTATATTCTTCAATGAAAGAACATAATTCAGGATTGTACAAGTTTAATGTACTACCATTTTTAATTTTATAATTTTTTAGTTTTTTAGCTATATCTAAAACAATAGCAAGCCTTTCTGCTTTGTTATTATATTCATTTTTGTTTTTCATATTTATAATTATTTTATATACAAACTTTTAAATAATAAACCAATTCTATATTGTTTTTTCATCAATAGAACTTTTCAATTTAATATTTTTTTTAATAGAATGTATATCAAATAATGTTCCACTACTTATATTTTTTTGGCCAATGATGGTAATTTTATAATATTATCTATTAAACATTTACTAGATGATAATTTATTACTTACATTGCTACTTGTTCTACTTAGTATAGTTTTAGAATCATTACAAATGTTAATTCGACCAACTATTATGAAATTGTTGCTGTTCATTGTCGTGCTGGGCTTGGTAGAACAGGTGTGCTAATATGTATATGGCTAATATTAAAATTAAATTTTACACCAAACGAAGCTATCGCATACATTAGAATAATGCGACCTGTGTCAATTATAGGTAGTCAAGGATTTTTCTTAGAAACAATAGAACATTTTAAAAAATTTATTTAGTTTTTTTTAAATATCTCTGATAAGGTAATACTACTTCATATTCGTCATTATTATTTCTAATAATATCTAAACTTTTATCTCTTTTATAATATTTGGGTTTATCACTTCCATTAGATTTATTACTATTATTACTTTTTGTTGAATTTGCTTTACGTACTCTATCATCAGTATATTTAAATTCTTTTTCAACATCTGTTTTATCTGAATCATTATCAGAGCTTTGTTCTAAAATATCCTTAACTTTATATGGTGTTTGTATTTTTTTAATATTTCTTGATTTTATACTTTTGCTTTTTAAGAAATTCCATAATTTAATCATTGAAAAATTATTTGAAACTTTGTTATCATTTGTTTTTGTAGATATATCATTTTTTGTTTGTTTATTCATATTATAATTTATTAATTATATATATTTAAATATAATTAAAGTAATATTAACATATTAAGAAATATTGTAATTAAACCAAAAACATTTATAAATCTTATTGCATTATAGTTGCTTAAATATATAAATAGTATATTTCCCAATATTCCACCAATAGTTCCAAATGAAGCTATATAGCCTAAAATTACTCCAATGTTACTTGAATCTATATGTGGAATTATTCCTATTATAGTTCCTTGTATCAAATTATTAGTAAAACTCCATAATATGATTAAAATAAATGTAATCTTATAATAATTTTCATTATTATGATAATACTCGTGCATATGACTATTAATAATAACACCAATAGCAATATTTATTAAAGTAAATATTAATAATTGTTTTATTTTACCTATAATTTTAAATATTGCATAATTTTTATCACAAATATAACCACCCAATGGTCTACCAATTAAATTTATCGATGAAAATATAATAACTAAATATATTCTTTTATTTAGTTTTATTGTGTCTTCTATTTTTAATAAAATTGGCAAATTTGAATATAGTGTTAATTCTAAACCAAAGCTATACAAATAAGTTAAACATAAAGATATTATTTTAGCATTTTTAAAAGTTTTTAAAAAATTATTTGTGGTAAATGAAATATCAGCTACTATATTTTCAATATTAATATTATTATCTAACGAATAATTTGTATCATTATTACTATAAATAGTATTATCTATATTTTGTTCTATATCGTCGTGTCTTTCTTTATATAATCTCTTCAATTCAATATAGTTACCATAAGGACAATCATCAGATAAATAATATATTGGAAATATAAATAATGCTAACAATATGTAGGGCCAGTATATATAATAATCTAGATATATTTTATCTAGATTTTTTATAGCAAAGTAATTTAATGAATAAATAATACCTACACCAGAATTTCCTATACCACCTAATATACCGGTTGTAATACCTAATATATTTGTATCAAACATTGTAATTACCCATATTTCTGAAAGTACAAATCCTGCTGATATAAACCCATTTAGCATTTTCAATATATTATTTTCATAAATTATATTAATAATACCACTAATTATCGATATAATTATAATAAAACAATATGATAATCTTACACCAATTCTATCTGATATATAACCAAATATTGCCCTTGATATTGTAGCACCAATATATAAATATATTGTAGAATATCTTAAATTTTTTTTTATTATTTCATTTGATTTTTCTTTATGATATGAAATTTTAATAAAATCAAATGATATTAAATGAAATTGTGTAATAAATATTACTATAATTAAGATAGTTGATAAATGAAATGCACGTGAATGTGGTCTTTTTAATGATAATATTGGTATTATATTATTTGTAGTTTCTTCATATATTATATTCTTAGAATTATTCCATTTTAATAATGCCTTACATCTACCATTATTAACATTATAACATGGAAATTGCCAATCTTCTAATTTCCATATCATTATATTTATTAATATATTTAAATAATTAAATCATTTTTTTACTTAATAAGAAGGCTTTCAGGATAGATATGTGCAGGTATATAAAAAAATTGATAGCTACTGGTGCAAAAGAGGATACCAAACACATGTCTGCTACAACTACAGCTGTTACTTCCGTTACTTCAACCGCTTCTGCCTGTAATATGGTAGAGTGCATGGTTTGTGTATTCGAAGTACCTAAGACGCACATCAAAAAATGTCCCCATTGTGAGTTTGAGTGTTGTACTACCTGTATCAAGTACCACATCAATTCATCGCAGAAGACAGAGAAGAACTGTATGAACTGCAAGAAGAAGCTTCCCAGGTCTATCCTTGTTAGTTTCCTCGGCAAGTCGTACATTGACAAGCTCTATCGTACAGACATAAAGGAACTTATTTTCAAGGAAGAGATGATTCTTGTGCCTCGCTCTCTACCCGAGGTCGAGAAACGCAAGAATATCAGGACTATCCAGGAAAAAATTACAACCCTGGAAAATATCTTCCAAAAGGACGTCCATGAAAACAAGCTAGTTCCTGGAACTCTTGAACATTTTGAACAAAGGGGACTAATGACAGGTCGTGTTACCTTCTACAATAGCCAAATCGCAGCTTTGAAAGGTATGAAAGTCCAACAGAGCGTTATCAAGCAATACAAGTTTCCTTGTGAAAACAATGAATGTAATGGCTTCGTTGATGCGAACTGGATATGTTCTATATGTGACAAGGAGACCTGTAAGCATTGTCATACTATCAAAGAAGATGAACACGAATGCAAGCAGGAGGACATTGATACTGTTGAGCTGATAAAGAAGGAGAGCAAACCATGCCCCAAGTGCAACATCTCTATCATGAAAGTGAACGGATGTGATCAGATGTGGTGCGTATCGTGCCATACCACATTTGATTGGAAGACGTTGCATATCAAAACGTCCGGTATCCTTCACAATCCTGAGTATTTCAGGTATATGCGAGAGAATGGCATTGTAATCCCACGCAATCCTAATGACAACCCTTGTATGGATGAGTACGAACAGGCATACAGAACTCTAACATTAATTAACAGCAACTTTATTAAGGAAGAAAAAACAGATAATAATATGAAGAAGCGTGTTGAGAAGGGCGAAGATACTCTTATCAAGGAGTATATAACCAACAACTTACAAACTCGCAACTTAAAACTATCTGATGAACTTTACAAAGTAGCAAAACGCAATGCTGATGTAAGGTTGAAAGAAGCTGTTGAGTACGAGGAAAAGCACACTATACTAAAAGCTTTGGATAACAATTACCTCAAAAGTCTCTTCACATTCTATCGGGACATCAACCACCTTGAATCAATTGAGATAGGGCATATGAGGAACAATATTCGAAGAGCAGAAGAATGGAATGATAAACTGAGGGTCAACTTTCTAGATAATATGGTTTTGAAAGCCAAGTATAAGTCTGCCTTGGTGAAGCAACATAAGGAGCTTGAATTTATTGAAGAGTCAATGGGTTACTATGCGACTATTGTTGAAGTATCTAAGGCGTATTTCATCAGTAAAATCAATGGTCTTCAACAAGAGATTGATGTAGCAATCAAAGAAAATAACAAGATCACTCTTAATGATTGCAAGCAACTCGTGCGTTTCAGGAAGTTTATCAAGGAAGTATCTAAGAACTGCGACAAAATGAAGCTTGTGTATGGATACTCTCGTTGTGATTATATACCACGCCTGGTGAACCCTTTACTCCAATAAAAGACCAAGAAATAAACAAAACAATACACAGACGCACGCACAGACACACGCACAGACGCACGCACAGACGCACGCACAGACACACGAATCACATTATATGTTTTTATCTATTTAAAATAAAAATTGAATATATATTTTTTATATTAATATATCAAAGGTAATGCAAAAAGTCTGCAAGGAAGGTAAAGAAATTAATCCTAAGACAGGTAGATATATTAATAAAGAAAATCTAAAAAAACCAAAAATTGAACCTAAAAAAGAAATCATTAAAAATCTTAAACTACTCGAAGAATATGAGACACTAAATAAACAGCCATTCAAAGCACGTGCATATAATAAGGTAATAAATTCTATTGAAATGTCAACAGATATGTTAAATAATTTAGATGATTTTGCTAATATTAAAGGAATTGGTGATAAAATAAAAGATAAAATAAAAGAATACTTTGAAACAGGAAAAATAAACGCAGTTGAAAAAGCATTGGCATATCACAAGTTTTCACTAAAACGTAAATTAGCTAATTTATATGGTGTAGGACCTGTAAAAATTAAAGACTTAATGGAAAAAGTAAATTCATTTGAAGAACTTAAAGAAAAGCCTGAACTATTAAATGACAAACAAAAAATAGGTTTAAAATACTATGATGATATGATACAGCGTATTCCAATGTATGAAGGAAAAAAACATTATGATATTATTAATAAGACATTTAATAAGACTTATAAGGATATTGAATTTGAATTAGTTGGTAGTTACAGACGTCAAAACATTAATATGGGAGATATTGATATATTAATAAAGAATAGACCAGACTTAGAACTTAAAAATCTTATCACAGAGTTAAAGTCATCCGGATATATTATAGAAACGCTTGCAAATGGTAAAAATAAATTTATGGGATTGTGTAAATTATCTCCTGAATTGCCTGCGAGACGTATTGATATATTAATAGCTGACCCTTCGTATTATTATTATGCATTGCTTTACTTTACAGGTTCATATCAATTTAATATTTACATGCGTCGTATTGCACAGAAAAAAAATTTATCATTATCCGAGTATGGATTAAAAGATAAAAATGGGGAAATAATAGATACAACTGATAAAATAAAATCTGAAAAGGATATATTTGACTATTTGGAAATACCATATGTATTACCTGAGAATAGAGATAAAATTGAATAAAAAATCTTACTTAATTTTCATAATATATTTATACACATTAAGTCTTTGAATATATAATAATCTTCTTTTTAAAAAATCCACACTTCATAATTTTTTTTCATGCTTTTTCATATATAATAAATAAATATATAATATTATATAGAATTATGCTTATTTATTTTCCATGGATAAATCAAAAAAATAAAGTATATTCAACAAAATTACCTCAAAAAGATGATATAAACAAATTAAGAGAATGGGTAATATCTCAAAATCCATCAAACAATAAATCAACACATATATGGTATAATAAATTACCAACTGATATATCAATGTTATTTTTAAAATTGGCTACAAATGATAATATTATAAATATGTTTAAAAATAATTTATCAAAAAATCATAATATTGATATATTAAATGATATGAATGAAATTTATGTTACAGCACCTCAATGTACAAAAGATGAAAATACATCAGATACCATTTTTTATACTAAACATATTGATGGTCCATATTATTTATTTCCTTTTGCTTCCTGTTACAGACTAATCATTGGTTTGGATGATAATAGCAATGTTGTAACATGTTTTAATATGATACCTGAAAATAAAATTGTGAAGAAAGGTGATGTGGTAGCATTTGATTTTCATCGCGAATGTCACTATATATATAATCAAAATAACGAAAATAAGGATTTAAGAGTTATCATGAAGGTTCATTATTGTGTTTATCCATATTGGGCTTATTATTTTGGCAAAGTTCTAGGTTTACTATCTATATATTATAATAAAGCATTTAGAAATCTATTTCTATTTACTTTGACAACAAATAATTTCTATAAGAAAACGCTACTAGCTATACTAATGGTTAAAGTAACACAAGCTGTGCATGATATTGAATATTATATTGGATATAATAATATATCATATTTATTTATTTTATATATTATATCCTGTATTACAAATATATATATCTTTTTATTTGGGACGAGTTTTGTACATTATTTTCGTAAAATAGATAGTATAAAAAATGGCTGTGATAATCTAGTATTAAAACGCGATATTAGATTTTTTTATACATTATATTCCTTACAACTTTATTATATTTATTATAAAAATATTACAAAAAATGCATTAATATTAACACATTTAATGAATTTGTTATTATATGTATTAAAAATAGAATCTCCTTGGGATATAATAAAATGTTATGAAATATTTACATTATTGACAATATATGACTTTAGCTATTTTGGTAGTATTAATAACTTATTCGTTCATTCTCATTTAATTATGAATTTTTTAGAATATCAAATGTAAGAAAATATATAATGAATGAGCTAAAAAATATCAAGAAATAGATTATATTTATTAACTTATTTTTATAATTTTATTGAGTGCTAATGGAAGATACTAGATATAAAAATTGATTATTTAATATAAAGTAATATTACTATGAACTATTTAGATTTACTAACTGACGATTTAGTAGAAAAAATATTAGATAATATAACAGATGATATTAATAAAAAAATTAGTATATTAAATAAAAAAATAAATAAACTCAATAAAAATTTGAAACATTTAAATATTTATAAATATGAAGAGTATATTTTTATAGATTATTGTTATGTAAGTTATTGTATTGATAATTATTTATTTAGTAAATTTAAAAGTGATAAATATGTTGTTTTTATAGATGTTTATAATAATTATTTTGGTGAAGAAGATGGTAGTACTTTTCAAAGCGTTAGATTTAAAAGACCAAGTTATTTTGATATATTAGTGCAAGCAAATAAAGCAATTACAACGACAAAAGATTATCATCATAGATTTTTTGAAGGGTTAAATCATATTCCAAATAATAAATTATTTGGATATTCAGGAATAAAACCTAATAGAAATATAAAATATTATGAATTTATGTTAGGTAGTTAAGTGGTTATTATAACACATCAGTATTCATATCATATTATTTATTTTAAAAATTTGTTTCATATTGTTTTAATTGATTTTTAATAAACATAAAATATGATTTCATTTCTAATAAATCCATTATCAATTATGTTGTTTTATTTTATAGATTTTAGAATAATTTTTATTAGTATTTTTTAAAATATTAATATTAGTACATTAAGAACATTTATAAGTTAAATTATATACAACATTCATTTAAAATTGACATTAACTTAATATCATAATATATTTTTATTAAGTTTAATAATTCTTATATTAACATAATAAGAATATTACATAAAAAATATAAAATATTATTGATATGATACGATTTATTATTAAGTCTAAAATTGAACATTCACTTATCCATTTATCAACACTATCTGATTTCAATTCTTTCATTTGTTTAATACATTCGTCATTGATAATAACTTGTGCATTCTGTATTATTGCTTTCCATTATTATAACTATAAGTCACTTTTTAAATAAAATGAGTACATAATTTTATTTTTCTAATAATTTTATAAACTTTTAGATTTTCAAGATATTTTTTAAATTATGTACTCATTTTTATAGATAAATGGATATTAAATTCAAAAAATATGTATTGGATAATGACATTAAAGTTATTATAATACCATTGGACACGAAATTAACTCATATATCTGCTAACTACTTATTGGGATATAATCATGAAACTCCTGATATAAGTGAATTAACACATTATTATGAACATTTATTAGGTAGATTAACATCTAAAAAATATAAAAGCTCAAAATATGTTAATAATGAAATATTGAAAAGAGGTGGGTATAGTAATGCATATGTTAATGAATATTATATGAGTGTATATATTAATGGTTTATATAAAGATTTAGATTTTTATATGGATATATTGTCTAATACTATTAGAAACTTTTATGTTGATAAAAAAATAGCAAAAAAAGAAAAGTATGCTATTGTACAAGAGCTTAATAATATGACTTCTGATGTGGAATATGAGTTTGATACAAAAATATTTAAATATTTGCATCCAAAATACTTTTATATGCGTGATTACAAAAGTCATATTAAAAAGGTAAAAAAATTTACTATGAAAGATATACATAAATTTATCAAAAATAAATTATGTTCTAAAAATTTATTGATAAGTATTACATGTCCTAAAAATAAGGTTAGGGAAACACAAGTAAATGTCAAAAAATATTTTGGAAAAATTAAAAGATATAATAAATGTAGTAATATATATCCGATACTCCAATATAATAATGATAAATTTAAAATGATACATGTTGAAAATAAACATAATAATAATGTGATAGTCAGATTATATGTTTGTAAAAAAATAGAATATCTATCAAAGGAAAATATTATACTTAATATATTAAGTACAATATTATTTAATTTTCACACTGGTATATTTTATAAAATACTTAGAACTAATCTTGGTATCATATATAATGTTGGTATGTCATATAATATTGATATAATGAATGCAAGATCATCATATTATTATATTTATACACAATGTGAAGCTAAAAATTACCCGATACTCATTAATGAAATTATTAAAATATTAAAAACTTATAAAATAACAAATCAAGATGTGGAAGATGCTAAAAATACCAAACTATTTAAGTTTGAAAACAAAAAGTTTCATAATTTAACATCATTTAATAATGATTATAATACTCACTTTCTTTTTAATAAAAAAATTTTGACTAATAAAGAATACTATAAATTATTTACAGACATAACAACAAATGATGTTAAAACATATTTTGAGACATTTAAACAAGATGTATTAAATAAAGGTATTTTATTTTATTATTCAAAGAAAAACTTAAATAGCAATGTAGATAAATATCTAAAAAAAAGTATTATCAAAAATAAATATAAAATTTTATATATATAGAAAAGAAATGAATATAATATATTTTTACATGTATTTGACTGCTGTTATATTATCAACATTTACATTTACATTTTTAAGATGTATACATGGAATAAGTTATTTTGATGATTTTTTTTATCCCAATCCCAATAATAATATATTTGAAAATAAAATTTATTTAATGTCACATATTGTTATTAATTTTATGTTTGGATATCTCTTGGGTTTTGAAATATTACTTGGAATGTTAGTTAAGATTTCAATATTTGAAATATACTTATATTTTACTGAATATTGTGATGTATTCAAAACAGCGAAATTAACTTACTTAATTATAATTGTAATATTATCATTACTAAGCTATACAGCGGGATGTCTTACAAAATTAACTTTTGAATAGATTATGCGATATCGTGCTCAATTTTAGTACTGGAATATGCTTTCATTACATTTTCTGAGGTTGCTATTGGAAGGATATAATCTTTGGCACCATAAAACTCAGGACCTTTTCTAGACTCTCTATTAACAAGTGTTCTTAATACATTGATATCGTGTAATTTATAATAAACATGTGATACCACATCATCATTATTTATTAATTGTAAAAATACAGAAGATACAATTTTACTGATACCATCGGGCATATAAAAACTATTAGGATAGTAAAATTCTGTATTTATAACACCAGAATCAGTTATATCTTCGCGATTTGGTGTATTTTGAAATGCTATTTCATTATTAGGAAATGGTAGTCCAGAACCAGAATAATTTGACATTCTATCAATAGGATTTGGTGCCATAATTACTATATTCTTATATTGACCTGGATTCTTAACATTTCCTGTTAGTTTTATTTTAGAATAATCTTTGTAAAAAGTTACCTTTAAATTTATATGTTGATCATCAAAAATCATTATTATATCTCTATAATGTATATATAGAATTATTTATGATTTAATAAAAAATTAGAGATGTACTCTGGTGCTTGTTCCTAAACCATACTTGTTAACTTCAATCTTTTCACAGCTTGTAGGAGTACATTTTACTACATATCTTTCAGGATACATAGTACCAGGTTCATTAAATGGTCTATTGCAAGGTGCGCATGGTGCAAGATGTTCTAAAAATGTTAATCTATTGCGTTCCATTAATTTTTCGGCATTTTCTTGTAAAAATACTCTGCTTTCATAGCTACTTTTAATCATGTTATTATTTGATACATCTGTCATTAATTCAGAATTGACCATGCATCTTGGACGGTAATCAGTAAATGATCTCCCATCAGACATTTTTATTGGACATTGAAGCTTTAGTTCTGTTGTAGAATGAAAACTCATTATTATTATAATTATCTATTGAAATACAATATTTTTTATTTTTGTTTTTTTATATTATCAATAATACGAGCTATTAATGTTGATTTAGTTCCTTCTGTACTTAATGAATTGTTTTTACATTCTTCACGTAACTTTTCCATATTCATAGCTTTAAATTTTTTACTTAGTGTTTTATCGTCTTCACTATTAAAAGTTATTTCCGAAGTTGTTGAAGCATTATCATTAGTATCAGCAAATTCTATTGTAGCTTCATCAGCTGTTTCTAATGTACAACCTGTACCTGTTATATCTTCAATATGTGATACAAGTTCTTGTTCATTAATAATATCATTTTCAACAATTTCTTTAACTATATTTACAGACCCCTTGCTACTATTAGCATCTTCAACATCTACAATTGTTATATCAATATTATTCTCAATATCCTCCATAATATACTCTTCCGCATTAATGTCCTTAGGAATATTGCACACGATATCATCAATATTACAAGAAGTTCTTTTTATATTATTTTTAAAAACTTCTTTCATAACAGCATCAGAATTTTCTAGATTTTTAGATAATTGTTCAGTTCTATCTTCTTTTTTAATAATATTAACACGTTTTTCAAGTAAAAAATAATTACCTTCTAATATAGTTAATTTTCGCCATAAAAACATTATTAAAAACATAAGTAAAGCAATAACAAAAATGCTGATATAAGTTTGATTAAATAAGAAACTATACATTATTTATTAAAATTATAACATATTTTGTTTTTCATTTTAATCGCATTATCTATTATTTCTTTTGGGAAATCTTTAATATCTAACAATTCAATCGCAATACATAAATATGAATGACCTTTATTAATTTTATAAGGAAAGTAATATTTATTATCCTGTGGAATAGCGTCAACCGAGATATTAATAAATTTATCTGGATATAATTCTTCTAATTTTATTAGTTTATGGAAATGTGTGGTAATGATTAGGGATATACCAGACATTTTACTTAAATATTCAATAACTGCGTATGCTGTTGCCATTCCTTCTGTTGGTGGCGTAGAATGCATAGGTTCATCCATTAAAAATAACCCCCTTTTATTATATTTACTAATTTCATTAGCTTTATTTATCATATTTAAACAATATTCAGCTTCTGCTTCAAAATATGATTTATTTCCTAATTCATCTGATACTCTCATAAATGAATTTATTGTATCATATAATATCATTTTAGATTTCAAACTATATGTTATACCAAATGTCTGACTTAATATGACATTTGATAAAATTGTTTTTACATAAGTAGTTTTACCACCAGCGTTTGGCCCAGTAACAATTATATTTCTATCTAAGTTTATTGGATTACTTACTTGCTCTTCGCTTAATACTGGATTTTTTGCACTCCATAGGGTTGTTTCAGTATCATTATAATATGGTACAGACCAATCTTCTTTCAAAAGTAAATTATTGATAGAATATAATACGTCAATACCATATATTGTTTTTAATAAAGCGGATACTTTATTTTTTAGCTGTTTATCTTTCCATATTTTGTAAATATCTGTCATACTATTATTAATATCAAGATGATCAAAGTTTTTTTCTATTGTAAAAAAAGCATCTAATACATTTTTAGATACATTTTTTGTTATATTGAGGGAATGCTTAACGAATTTAACCAATCCTTCCATCTTATCATGTAATTTTTCTTTGGTATTATATAAAAATACTGCTATTTCATATGTTTGATACATATTATAAAGATAAATACCTACATATAAAAATAGTGTTACAAACTTAGTTAAATCTTGCCGGAAATTTCCCGATGTTTTTAGTAATACTGAAATTATATAATAAATAGTATTAATATAACTTGAAAAACTTATATTCATTTTCATATAATTATTTAAATAGAAATATGGTGCCAAAAAAGTAGTCACAGGATATAATATAGATGTAATTGGTATAAAATATATTTTGTACATATGATAAGTATCCAATAGATATTCAAAATAATTAATATAACTTAATATGAAAGATGATGGAAATAATATTTCTATTGAAGAATTATCACTAATCTCATCCGATATTTTATATATCCATAATATATCATCTTCATAATCCTTTAATATTTCAATATCAATATCATAATCTACAAAAGATTTTTGCCTATATATTAATAATTCTCTATCATTTATTGGATTTTTAATTAATTTTTTTATTAACAATTTACTACCTTCCAATGTAGGTATTTTTGAAGCCCATTCTTGTATTCCAGTATCCTTATAAACATCATCAGATATATCTATTTTATCACCAGTTATTATATTATCTGTTATTATTTTATTTAAAATAACATTTTTTTTGGCTTTATCAAAATTAAATAATTCGCGAAATTCTTCAACAATTTCTTCATCCATTTTTAATTATTAAATTATTAAAAAATGATATAAAATTTCGCACTTATTATGTAATAAAAATGCAAACAGATAATATTGTTATATTTAATAAAGGGTTATTATATACTATTGAACGTGAACCTTTTGAAACAAATGCTTGTTTATATAAACGAGGATGGTTTATTATTAATAATGAAAATAAAGAAACTAATTACAATAAATTAATTAGCGAGTCTATTATTAATATTAACAAAAATAAGGGTATGGAATATTAATTATTCAAAAAAATCTTGTTTACCACCACCTTTCATTTTTTTAGATTTATTTTTTTTTACTGATTTTTTTGATTTAACATTAACATTTGTTTTTTCCTTATTAGGTTTACTTTTTTTAGTAGATTTAACATTTTTGACCTTTTTGACTGGTTCTGGTTTTACATGTGGCTTTTTATAAGTTAATATATTTACCGTTTTTAATAATATTTTTTTTGGAGCTCTTGTAGATAATTTTACGCTATCCGTCATTAGTTTTCCTTTATCCATTGATAATCTAGTACTAAGTAAAATCATAGATGATATTAATGGTGATATATTTGTACCACCTGATATTTTATTTATCATTCTATTTTATAATAAATATTTAAATACAATACATATTGCTATTATTGTTGATATAAAATTTAATAATATAATAAACAGAATAAATGGTATCAAATAATAAAGTAAGTAAATTAATATAGGTTTAACAATTTCATATCTAATATTTGATTTTAATAGTTCATCTTTTACATATTCAACTAAAATATCAATTATATTATTTTCATTATCAATACTATCTTCATCATTTTTTTCAAAAGATGACATAATTATATTAATAAATAATTACCTATTAATATAATAGCAAATACAATGAAATATACCGACGCATTAAAAATATATAATCAAGGCAAAAGTAAATGGTGTTTTCCAAGAAAAGGTTCTGTTGACCACGAAAAAGTCTTGAAAATACAGGGAAAACCTGCTGTAAAAGTAAAAAATGAGGTCAAAAAGGAACCCAAAAAGAAGAATGATGTTAAAAAAGAACCCAATAAAATTAAAATTCTTAAAAGCATCTCTAAAAAACCTAAGAGTATATCAAAAAAGGTTTTTATAAATGATGTTGTTAAAGCAGAATCTAAAACTCCTGCGTTTGTAGAAGTATCCAGAAACTCAATATCAAAAAAAAATTCAAAAGCCAAACGTATACAAAGATTTCTTAAAAATAAGTTAATTACTAATAAATTTACACTTAATAATCGTGTTAAATTTTCTAAATATTTACAAACACGTTTAAATAGCATAAATAAAAATGATTGTTTAGATACAAAGATATTCAAAGATGGTAAACTCGGATATACTATTAAAAATGTTATTGATTTAGTAAAAAAAATAGGTACTGAAAGTGCTTATGGAGCAATATATTTATCAAGCATCAAGGAAAGTTTAGGGGGGTTTTCTATTGTATCAAAAGTTATGGCTCCTACAAAAGACAATTTGCAAGAAATTAAATTGATGAGAGAAATTACTGATAAATTATTACTAACTAAGAAAACTAAACATTTTGCTGCTGTTTATAAACATGCAATTTGTAAAAGAGATTCGCTAATAAATTATAAAGGTAGTAAAATTATAATGCCTAGTAAATTAAAATTAGTATCCATCAATGAATTAGCTCATGGTGACTTAAAAACATTAGTTGCCAAAAGAGATATTGCTGGTAATATGAATTTAATGTGTAATTTATTATTTCAAGTATTTATATCAATTGGAACATTTCAAAACTTAGTAGGGTATGTTCATAATGATGCTCATTATGGTAATTTTTTATATCAAATGAATAATGAAAAAGGATATTATGAATATGAATTTGATGGAAAAAAATACTATTTAAAAGCATGTGGATATAATATGATGATATATGATTTTGGGTTATCCAAAGGTATTAAAACTCCTGTTCAACTAAAAAAAAATAGTAAATTAATTATACGTGATTATGCTCGCATAATTAATGCTTTTTTAACAAAAGCGTATGGTTGGGGTAAATATTATGATGTTCCAACAAAAAAATGTGAAAAAAAAGTACTAGATATAGAACAAATATTAATGAATATTTATCGGGAAAATATTAAAGTTAATGAAACACCAAAAGATATGTTTAGATATATTTTAGAAAATGCATTAATACCATTTTCTCCCACTGATATGTTTATGACAACCAAACCCAAAGCTACTATTATTAATAGTATTCCATATAAAATTAGTTAATTATTTTTTTGTTTGTAAAATATTAATATAAAAAAGTGTTAAGATTATTTATAAAGAGAAGTAAGTGATGTTAAAAACTCCATATAAAAAGGATAATAAATTTATATCTTTATCAAAAGACTCTATAAAACTTTCAATTACTGATGTTAAAATTAAAGGTATAAAAAAATTATTAAATGGCAAAGGATATAGTTTAACATTATTTATATCAAATGAAACAAATAACGATACTATTAATGATTTAATTAAAATAGATAATGATATCGCAGATGAAATATTAAAAGAATCTAATAAATGGTTCGGTAAAAGTTTTAAAAAAAGTGATGTAGATGAGTTATATACAAAGAGTTTCTGTGATCAAACAAAAACAATAAATGTAATAATAACAAATAAAGAGTTTAATAATATTTTTTATAATAATCTTAATATAAATGATATTGATAATGTTGTAACCATGCTTAAAGAAAATAATAATTATAAAAAATGCATTATTAATTTAACAATTGAATATATAGGATTATATTTTTATAGCGAATATACTTCTAATAAATGGCTTATAAAATCTTTGGATATAACAGATATTCAAAATGATGCTAGTGAGTGGTTTTGTATAGATGATATAATCGATAAGATTGATGATAGAGTAAGATTATTAGGTAAAAATACTAAGTCTAAAATAAGCAAATATAATGCTTTAATTGAAGAATATCAAGAGGATTATAAAAATATTAAAGATAAATTTAAGGATATTAAAGAACTCGGAAATACAAAAGAAGCAAATAACCTTTTAAATAATATTAATGAGTTATTAATAATACAAGAAGAAAAAATAATTAGATTATTATAAAATATTTTAAATATAATCTATTGTAAATAATAGATAGATATATATAGTATAAATATGGGTGCTAATAAAAGTGTAGTAATATCGTTTTCAATAGCAATTTTATTGCTTTTATCTCTATTATTATTATTAACCTATAACTCCAAATGTAATAATTCTCGTTCAATGCAAATGAACAAAATGGGGGAAGGTGGAATAAGTGGAAATGTTCCTGAACCATTTTATTATGAAAGATTCGCAAATAGCCAAGGTGGTTCAGTTGCTGATGTAGACAATATGCAGCGCGAACCATCAATGGCTTCTTCAGGTATAGGTAATTATAGTGCTTCTGAACCAAGTGGCAATGAAGTATTTAAACAAAACTCAGAACCTGAAAAAGAAACCAATGTATCTATGCAATCTGTTAGTGGTGACGGACCATATGCTTCATATGATGGGCAAGAAGAATCTTCTGATAGCATGCAAGCATGCTATCCTCGTGATAGATTAACCGCCGATGATTTATTACCCAAAGACGCTGCTGACAGCAAATGGGCAAGTATTAATCCATCCGGAGGAGGTAATGTAGGTGACCAAAATTATTTAACAGCAGGATATCATGTTGGTGTTAATACCGTTGGTCAATCATTAAGAAACGCTAATTTACAATTACGTTCTGAAATACCTAATCCACAAAATGCCGTTGGTCCATGGTTAATTAGCACTATTGAGCCCGATTTACGCCAAAATACATTAGAAATTGGTAGCTCACCATCTTATTAATTATGCTTTAATTTATTTTTTATATTTATTACTTAAAGAATATGTAATAAAGATTATTTAAGATATGTGTGATTTAGGTCAAAACCTATTATTATCATCGTTAACAGATTTTTATAATAAAAATACTGAATACAAAATTACACTTAAAAATATTATTAATGGTAATCATAAATTATCATTACGTATTATTGAATGGTTGGTAACACATTATTCTAAATGTAATAATATTTATTACTGGATTGATGATAATAAAACTATTTACGATTATTATCCAGAAGATTTTTATTTAGATGATTCAAAAGAGTATAAAAAAAACATTCGTAAAATTAATTTATATCAAGATTATCGCGCACAATTAAAATCATATAGTAAATTTAATTTTGATTCTTTCAGAAGACACCATAGAATAACATTTTTTATTAATAATGAACGCACTGATTATATTGAAACGACTGTTGGACAACTTAACTTTTTTCGATGGATATTCAATAATAATATAATAACATATGCAATAAATAATTACGATAATATTTATAAAAAAATGATTGAAAATAATTTGTGTAAACAAAAAGTAAATAATGTTATCAATCATGATATTATAAAAACAAAATGTTTGCTAACTTTTGATTGATGGTATTATTAGTATCTAAGAATTCTTTTTAATGCTTTCTTTTAATAATTTATTTTCTTCTTTTAACAATTTAATTTCACTATTTAGTTTTTTAATAGATTCTATTATTACAGGAATCATTTTATCATAAGATACTGTTAGATAATTTTCTCCTGATTTAGATACTATATTATTATTTTCGTCATGCATTATATCTAATGGTGCTAAATCTACTAATTCAGGTAATACTTTATTAACTTCTTGTGCACTTAAACCTAGTTCTCTATGATTACTTTCTATTCCAAATGAATTAGCTAATTTATTTGGTTTATAATAAAAGCCGTTGAGTTGTTCAATAATATTTAGAGGGTCTGGTATCAATTCAATATCTGTTTTAAGTCTTTCATCAGAAAAATGTGAGGTAATTTTATTTGTTGCTATAATATCACCAACAACATGTAATATTGCCTCTGGAATTGTTGTTCCTATGCCTACTTTTCCAAATTTATTAATAACCATTCTTTCAAAATTACTTGTAAAGAATTCAAGTTCATCATTATTATCACCTGGATTATTTTCAGCACTAATATATGTATCACCATTAACATCTTTAACTCCACCAAGAGAACCCCATGAATAACCTGGTCCATAACCTTCAAACTGATCATTTTCAGTATTATAACGTATAACACCTTTTTTAAGTATTGCTCCAATGGGTCGTTCACTTGTTTCACCAGCGGGTATTAAAATACCATCATTACCATCAACATGTAAAGAATAATCTGGATTTGTAATGCCTATACCTACATTACCATTATTAATTATACTAAATACTACTTTGCTTGCATTACTTGCTGTAAAAATATTAGAATCACCATCTGTATTATTTAATTCTAATTTATTAGTTGTTAAATCTCCGTTTATTATAATATTGCTTGAAAATGATATATCATTACCATCTTTTAACATATATGAAGTAATAAATTCACTTTCACCATTATATAATTTTCCTGTAAAATTAATATTACCATCAACATGTAAAGAATAATCTGGATTTGTAATACCTATGCCTACATTTCCATTATTAATTATACTAAATACTTCTTTGCTTGTATTACTTGCTATAAAAATATCAGAATGACCATCTGTATTATTTAATTCTAATTTTTCAGTTGTTAAATCTCCGCTTATTTTAATATTGCTTGTAAATAATATATCATCACCATTTTTTAACATATATGAATTAATAAATTCACTACTACCATTATATAATTTTCCTGTAAAATTAATATCTCCATCAACATCTAATTTTTTCATAGGATATGTACCTATGCCTACATTTCCATTATTAATTATACTAAATACTTCTTCAGTTGTATTTAATACACTAAATACATCATTTATATCATTATATTGTTTTATAGTAAATGCTGTATTTGAAGAATGATTTATTATTTCCACATAATTAGATGAATATAAAACAGATTTTATTGTTGTATTTTTATTAGCACTATTTATAGTAAAATCACCAGAAACTGTTAAATCATCCGAATATATATTATTTATAATATATTTATTTTCTGTACCATCAGCAATATCATCTGCATTTAAATTTGTAATACGATCGCTAATATTATTTGACGTTAAAATTATTGAATTAGAAGTTTCTTCAAATTTATCAATACCATTTACTTTGAATATTCCAGATATTGTTTCTATATCATTTAATATCTTAATATTTGATGAATCAAAATGTAATATATTATAATTCATGTTTTATATATATATATATATTACTCTATTTAATATCTTATATTAATTATATACAAATAAATTAGATATTTTACAATAATTTTATCTTATTTATTTGTATATTGTATTATATTTTTGTTTATTTAATAAATATATTTATTATTTATTTTTAATTTATATGATTTATGTACAACAAAAATGATATATTATTTATTACATTAATTGGAATCTTTATCTCCCCCTAAACAGCTCCACGATATATAAAACGAATACGTTATAATAATATGTTAAATAAAAAACAATAAATATATTATGGTAATAAAAATTTATTAATTTATATTATGAGCCTCCGCTAATAGAATTTTCTAATACTACTAACCTACCATTTAACGTATCAATTTGTTGTTGTTGATCATAAATAGCTGAAATTAAATTAGCTAATATTAAATTGCTTGTTAGTGATACATAATTGCTTGTATCATCAATAGCTAGATTTAGGTTACTTGATATTAAATTGCTTGTTTGTGATACATAATTGCTTGTATCACTAATAGCTGTATTTAGGTTATTTGATAATAAATTACTTGTTAGTGATACATAATTACTTGTATCACTAATAGCTGTATTTAGGTTATTTGATAATAAATTACTTGTTAGTGATACATAATTACTTGTATCACTAATAGCTAGATTTAGGTTATTTGATAATAAATTACTTGTTAGTGATACATAATTACTTGTATCACTAATAGCTAGATTTAGGTTATTTGATAATAAATTACTTGTTAGTGATACATAATTACTTGTATGAGCATCAAAATTGCTAGATTGCATGTATAGAATATTTGAAGTATCTATTATGTTAGTATTAACTTCACCATCTATTCTGAGAATATAATTACTTGTATCACTAATAGCTGTATTAAGATTTTGAGATATTAAGTTGCTTGTTTGTGATACATAATTACTTGTATCACTAATAGCTAGATTTAGGTTATTTGATAATAAATTACTTGTTAGTGATACATAATTACTTGTATGAGCATCAAAATTGCTAGATTGCATGTATAGAATATTTGAAGTATCTATTATGTTAGTATTAACTTCACCATCTATTCTGAGAATATAATTACTTGTATCACTAATAGCTGTATTAAGATTTTGAGATATTAAGTTGCTTGTTTGTGATACATAATTACTAGTATCTAAAACAGATTCAGGAATTTTTATACTTTCAACTAATAGATCTATAAATCTTAAAATTATTATACCATCACCTCCTGATGCACCTTTATTATGATACCCTCCTCCTCCTGAACCATTTCTACCATGATATGTTAATGAATTATTAAATGTTGTACTACCATCACCACCTCCACCTAATCCACCTTTCCCTCCATTTATATTACTTGAACCACCACCTGCTAAATATAACTGATTATTTATAGAATTGTAATATCCAATGCTATCATTAATTGGTAAATCAAAATTATCCTTAAAATTTACAATTGAATCAGCAGTATGTATTTCATAAACACCATATCCACCATTTATATTAGAACCTACTGATCCAGCACCACCACCACCACCAAAATTTGCATAACCGTCATTGCCTCTTAAATATATATCATTAGTATCAAGAAATGAATATGATATATTATTATCAGTAGACGTTCCTCCGTTTCCTGAACCTGAACCTCCTATACCACTATTATCACCATGTGAACCACCTCCCTTTGCTACAAGTGTATCAAAATATGTATCATTGCCAGAAGTATTAGTTTGTGTATCATAATTTCCAGCACCACCTCTTCCGATTTTAATTCTATAATTTCCTGAAAAAATGTTTGCATTATTAATATAAATTAATTTACCTGCTCCACCTCCACCTTCTAAACTACCACCACCACCACCACCAATCATAATAATATCAGTAAAAATTCCGTTATCTTGTTCATGATAAGTTAATACATATTCTGTGTAATTAGTTGCGTTAAATAATTCATTAATATCTGTATCATTTAATACTTTGTTATAAATCCTAAAATCTGATATAGAAAATTTAAGAGTATTATTTGTATCATTTCTTGAACGACCTATATATTTATTAATGTAAATAGTGCCTGGTTCAATATTTCTTGTAGTAGTTATATTAGTTTCTTTTACACCGTTAATGTATATAAACCAATTTCCACCACCATTTATAGCCCAACATAAATGTACCCATTTACCATCAAATAAATTTTCATATTTTGTTACCTTATATTCATTTGAACCAAAATTGAAGATATTAAATGTTAAATTATTACTATCATCAATACCAATGTTAATATAATATGATGAATTATCTGAACTTAAAAACATAAATGATTTTGAATTTTCTGGATCACTACATTTAAACCAAAATGCAAATGTAATTCCTACTTCATTGCCACCTAAGCCACCTATACTGTAAATCTCTTGAATATCACATTTATCACTTATTTTAGCATAAGTTCCATCAACACCATCTAAATCTAAGTAATTATTGTTTAAAGGTGTATATTCATATTTAAGATTTTTTGATTCATCTGGTTTTAATACAGCTGGGCCATGTAATATTAAATTATCGCTACTACTAACACTACTTGAAGCTGTTGTATTACCTTTGTTTTTGATGTATTTGATATCATCTGATATATTAACAATTTCACTAAAATTATACCATATGGGTAAAATAATACCAATACCTTCAATTGATTCATCATAATCAAAAGTAGTACCTAAATTAGGATCGTATGTAAATATATATTTTTTATAAATAGATTTAACGAGAGATTGTTCTAAATCTTGTAATTTAATACTTGGAATAACCGTTGGTGTAATATTTTTTATATTTTCTGGATTAATACTTAAAAATCCATCAGAATACATAAATAATCCTTCGCCAACTTTTACAATACCAGGATTTTCATCACTCGCAATAGGTATACCTTTTTCATTATCAATTTTAAGTGTATCTTGAATATGTGTTAATATATCTAAAATAATAACATTAGAAGAATTTTCTATTTTACTTTCTATTTTATTAAGTAATATATTTGATGTTGTTTTTACATAATTAGAACTATCTTGAACTATATTTTTACCATTAATATATAAAATGTTTGCTTGATTATCCCATCGTATTTGCTCTGATGTTTCAAACTTGTCATCATCATTATTATTAAAAACAATACCTTGATGAATATATGAATTATTATTAGTTCCACCATAAGATTTACTTAAAGCATTACCGCGATTAATACTATCAACATTTAAATTTGTTATTCTTTCACCAGAACCAATAAATTTACTTGCTGTAACATCTCCATTAATTTCCAAATCATTTGTAGAAACAGAGAATGCTGTTCTTGTTGTACCCGATGGTGTAATACTTTCAGACATTCTTTACTAATTATAAAAATACATTAAATAAATTAAAAAAAATATAATAATATAATAATTATATTAAAAAATATGATGTAATAATTAATGTTAGCGTAGATGATAATAATATGGGGAAAAAATGTAATATATCACTATTTACTATTTCTTCATCTATTTTATCAGATAAAAATGTTTCTATTTCTTCGTATTCATTATTTATATCAAAATTATCGTTATAATAATTTCTTAGATCTTCTACTGAATATTCTATAATCATTATTATTATTATTTACACTATAATATTTATATAATTATAGATAATGAAAAAAAAAAGAGGGGGTAATTCTAATGCTGCTAATTCTAGTGATTTTATATCATTAAGTCGTGCTCAACAAGACGATGCGATTGAAGGTAGTTTATCTCCCAATGTTTTAGTAAATAATTTAGTTCAAACTTTATCAAATTGTGGTCCAGCAAAGTTATCTGCAACAAATGGTTGTCAAGATTATGAATTTAATAAAAACGCAGTAAATTATTTATATTTACAAAATATTAGAGGAGGTAAGTTAAATAAAATGAAAGAAAGCGATAATAATATATTATTAATGGAAGGTGGATGCTATACGTGTCCTAAAGGCAAAAGTAAATTATTAGCATTTTCTAGAACATTTGTTGTAATAATACCATCATTATACAATAAATTCAAAAAAGAAAAAATGCTAGATTTTGATAAAACTGTTAAAAAATTAACTAAATCTGATGAAAAACCTAAAAAGAAATCTAGAACATATAAAAAAAAAAGAGGTGGTAATTCAATAGATTTCACAAATGTTGGTAATTTAGACTTTTCTTATAAAGAATATGAAGTACCCAATTTATCATGTGCAAATCAATATTCAAGCTTCACATCACCATTAGTATAAGCATTTATGGCAAATAAGCTTCTTTATTTTTTTCAAATGGCTTATATTTTTCATAATTTATATGTGCATATTTTTTTTCTACATTACCATAATTTATTATTATTGATAACATTTCATTATACTTATCTATAAAATCCTTTAATGATTTTTCTATTTCATCATGTGGTACAAATCCGTATATATGTTTAAATCTTTGTGGTATTACAAATATTAAAGAATAAAAAATTTCTAATATCGTGTCTTTTATATCATAAAATATAGGTAAATACGTATTAATTTCATAGCGTCCTGATAATATATAAATATATATTTTAATCATTTTATTCATATTAATTATAATTTTGTTATATCTTGTTTTATCAAACTTTTTAATAAACCTTATGTTATAAATAATATTAATAAATTTTTTGTTATCAACTAAAAATCTTACGTTTTTATTTTTATTATAAAATGTATATAAATTTTCTACATTAATTTGTTCTATATTTTTAATATCATTTGTTAAACTTTCTTCTATTTTATTTTTTTTATCATTTTTTTCACTTATATTATTTTTAATATTATTATCAATGCTTATATAAATAAAACTAACTATAATTACTGATAGTAATATTTGTGCATTTTGTTTTGCCATTATAAAAAATATTAATGCCAAAAATATAAAAGAGTAATTATAATTACTTATTATTTTATTAATGAAAAAATTCATATATCTAATCTATCTTATTAATAATTTTATTTATTATACAGAAGAACCATCAATAAAATAAATTATAAATGAGAGTATTACTAATATAATACCTACGTATAATTTTCTATCATCTTCTGTTAAAATGTATATGACTCTTGTTATATAATAATTAACATCTGTTATTTTACTATTATTAAGTTCTATGATATCATTTATAATATCTATTGTAGCTTGTAATGTGTTCTTATATAATTCTCTTATTGTTAAATTATATGCGTTTTTTTTTAATTCTTTGTCGGGTAATTTGTCGGGTAATGTTTCCATTAAATTATTGAGCTTATTTTCAATTTGTTTTTCAATATATTTTTCAAAATTTTTAGGTATAATTTCATCAGTTGTTTTTTCTTTATTTTCTTTTGTTATTTCCATTGTTATAATTATTAATTTACTTAATCTACTTTAATCGTATAAAAGATAATTTAAATTATTTCCATCATATCAATATTTGCAATTAAATTTCTTCTACAACAATATCTTTTTAACCCAAGATTATCTAAAATATGTGATGTATGTATTTTATCAAAGTTTTTATAGAGTTTGTCTACATTTTTATTTTCTTCAATATTAGCTTTCTCATTTTCATAATAATCTACGATATCAGCCATTACTCTACCACATGTAAAGCATCTAACAGGAATAATCATTATTTAATCTTTCTAATATAAAAGATATATAATCATTTTTTATATATTATTGTGTCAAATTAAAATAAATTATTATATTATATTAATAGTAGAGCAATTATGTCATTATCGGGAATAAATTTAAGAATAAATCAATTAGAATATCAATTATCTGCTATGAAAGGTGCTAGTGCCCCTGCGGTTGTTGATAACATTGAAGAAGTAGCTAAATTGGGAGAAAAACTAACTGCCGTAGAAGGCAAAGCTGATGCTTGTTTAAATGCTTGCAATGAAGTTATGATGGCTAATAAAAAAGATGTTGAAACTTTACAACAAAGAATTGTAAAAATAGAAAAAGTAGTTGAAAAATTAGCTAAATCTGTTGAAGGATTATCCAAAAAATCACAAGATGCTGCGCAAGTCTAATACTTAGGTGTAAACTTTTTACATTCATCTAGTAAGTTTTGATCGTATTGCCACATATTAATACAATTATTGAGAATTTCGCTATTTTTTTGCAGATAGCCTTTATTTTTCTTCATACATTCAAGTGCTGCCAACGAATGTTTTTTCGCATTGTTAAAATCTTTATTTTTTAGATATATTACAGACAATACATTTAAAAAATCAGGTGAATCAAAATTATTGTTAGCGCATATTTCTATTGCCTTATTAATATCTTCATTAGTTGTAAATTCACTATTTGATATCTTTGATAATTCAATAAAATTATTATTAAAATAAAGATAATTATTTGGATTTACTGATGTGGGATATACACCAATCTTTGTACCTTCTACAAAAGTATTTTTATTATAAAATATTACTTTATAATTATTATCATTTATAAATTTACATAAAAAGTGTTTAAATCGTAGTTTAAAAGTATTCATTGATTCATATAGTATATTACAGAGTTTTGGTCTAATAAAATAACATGATTTAGATAATAGCTTTTTATATACTGATTTATATTCAATATATTCACATGGGTCATTTATAACATTAAGAGATGTAAAAAGAATATCCCATTCAGTTTTATTGAGATTAGTAATAAGATTTTTAATATTATCAATATAAGCTTTACTAATTATAATGTCATCCTCAATTATCATGTAAATATCATTGGTATCATTGGTATTATTGGCATCAGAAATATGTTTAAAAGCTTCACGATGTTTTTCATAATTAGATATTTGATATGAATTAAGTGATGTTATGTAATTACTATATTCGTTGTCATCTGGAAATTTTGAAAAATCCACACGTTTATTATATTCATTAACATTTTTATCTATTATATCGTTATTTGGCGTGTTGACAATATTAAGTTTAAAATTAATATTATTTAGATTACATATATCTTTAATTGCTTCCAAGCAAGAATTAATATTGTTTTTGCGATTTTCAAGTGTTTCAGTGTAAATTAAATATACATTTAAATTCATTATATATTTATATTATCATTTGTATTCTTTATAATATTTTATAAATTATATAAGTTATATAATAGTTGTATATTTATCAATATGATTGGAGATGATATTATATATGAATATCCCATGTGTGATAGATTAGTTATTATTGGAGATATACATGGAGATATTAAAAGATTAAAAACCATATTAATTGATGCTAAAATAATTAATAATAATATTGAATGGATTGCTAAACCACCTAATACTGTTGTTGTACAAATGGGTGATCAAATTGATAGTTTAAATCGTGATAATTCAATTCCTGATTGGGAAGTAATTGATGATGTTGAAGTAATATATTTTACTAATTTACTAGATAAATTTGCAAAATCAAAAGGTGGTAGATTTATATCCATAATTGGCAACCACGAATTTATGAATGTTATAGGCAATTATAGCTATGTTTCTAGCAAGAGCATGTCCAATAATGAAACTAAAAGAAGAGAATTATTTAAAACTGGTGGGAAATTATCACCTATATTATGTAATAGACCTATTGTTTTAAAAATAGGTGAGCTATTATTTTGTCATGCGGGTTTAACAGATAATCATATTATGATATTAAAAAAATATAATAAAAATATATCATATATTAATCGTATATGGAGAAATTTTGTATTACACAATAATGTATTAAAAGAAGACAAGGAAATATTTGATAAAATTTTATTGGATTATGAAGGAATATTATGGACGCGTAATTTGGGAAATAAAGATGAATTAAAAAAAATGTTAGATAGTATCAATTGTACATTTATGTTTGTAGGTCATACTGTAATGGATGGTATCAAGTTTTATAATGAAAAGGTATGGTTAACTGATACCGGAATATCACGTTCTTTTGGTACTGATAGATATCAATATATGGAAATTATAGGACATCATATATATATCAAGCAAATTAAGTAAATATCAATATATATATAAACATTACAAACCAAGGGTATATTACCAATAATTCTGGATTAATTATACTCATTTTAGTAGTATATTCATAATAACAAAACAATACAGATAATAGCATAGCTACTCTTCCGAAATTAATTTCTATAATTTGCAATTTCTCTTGTTCTTTTGGTTTTTTTTCATTAAATATTTTTAACATAAAGTTATTACTTATATTTATTTTTTTGTTATTAGAAATATCTGTAATTTCAATAACATGATTTAATTCAATTAAAGCTATATATAATAATGCTAATATATAAAATATGCAATTAATATGTGATAACCCACCATTAATAAATGATGGTACTAATTCATTATTTACTAATAAATTATCCGCATATAATCGAATAGCTAATATTGGATGTATAACTTCAGCAAATATTCTTCCTAAAACAGCAAGTATAGCAATGCGTCCATGTTTTAATTCTGATTCTTTTAAAGAAAAGTTGTGATGAATAAAATATCTTACTATTTTAGGTATTTTTTTATTATTACGTATTAATTTATTATATGTTTTCTTTTTAATATTATTTAAATTAATAGACATAGTAGGTTGATTTTTTAGTATTATAGCATTATCAATTTTATAATGAGAGTAAAATGCGTAAGTAAAATTAAGTGATAATAATATAGTAGATACTATATAACGTATTCTCATATTTATATTAATATAGAAAATAATGGAGATATATAACAAACTACCAGATGATATTAAAGATATAATTTTAAATAAATATTTAATATATCCTCAAAAAAAGGAGTTATTAAATGATATAGAAAACTTTAAGAAATACAAGAATATAATTTATAAAATATATAAAATATTAGGTTATGAATATAATGATAATTATATAGATGACTTTAACATATATTCTGTAATTGATAATGATTTAATGGCATTTTGGAATAATGATACAGCATATATATATGGTATAACAGATGAAAATTATGCAAAAATGAGTAGATCATTAGCTTTTAAAATAAAAAATAATTGTGATAGTATAAAAGCACAACATAACTTCCATTTAAATATTAATATATCTCCAAAAACAAAAGTAAATAGATATTTGGCTGGATTAACATTGAAAGAAAGAGCCAAATTTATATCAATATTAAAAAATAAATAAAAGTTTATTTAAAAATTAAAATATTATGTATATTAAATAATAATGAATAAACTAATTGTAACTAATAGTGCATGGAGTAAATTGATTAGTATTATTAAAAATAGCAATAATAACTCTTTTATGTTATCTGCTTCAAGTGGTGGATGTAATGGATTTAGTTATCAATTTAAAATGATTACTGATGATAAATATAAGGAATCATTAAAAGAGAATCCTATTATTGAAAAAAATAAGGGTATCAATGTTTTAATTGAACCTAAGAATGAATATTTATTATCGGGTACAACTATTGATTATTTAAAACAGGATTTAAAAAATGGGGTATTTGAAAGTAAATTTATATTTATACCTGATAAGAAGCTTACATATAGCTGTGGTTGCGGAACATCATTTAGTTATAAATATATCAATGAGTAGTAGTAATTAAAAGAGATATCAATAATAATTATAACATATAACAAATTGATATAAATGAATAATGCGTACTGATTATTAATATATGACTTTATGTAAAACCGATGATTGTAAAGGTAAGCAAAAACGAGCATATTATAATTATACTGGATTAAAACCTAAATTTTGCTCTAATTGTAAAAAACCTGATATGATTGATGTAAAAAATCCTAAATGTATTACTTGTAACAAAAAACGACCTATTTATAATCTTCCAACAGAAAGCAAAGGGTTATATTGTAGCGATTGTAAAAAAACTAATATGATTGATGTAAAAAATCCTAAATGTATTACTTGTAACAAAAAACAACCTTATTTTAATCTCGCAACAGAAAGCAAAGGGTTATATTGTTTTAATTGTAAAAAACCTGATATGATTAATGTAAAAAATCCTAAATGTATTACTTGTAACAAAAAACGACCTTGTTTTAATCTCGCAACAGAAAGCAAAGGGTTATATTGTAGTGATTGTAAAAAACCTGATATGATAGATGTAAAAAATCCTAAATGTATTACTTGTAACAAAAAACGACCTTGTTTTAATCTCGCAACAGAAAGCAAAGGGTTATATTGCTCTAATTGTAAAAAACCTGATATGATTGATGTAAAAAATCCTAAATGTATTACTGAAAGTTGCGAACAATTTTCTATGAAAGACAATTATTGTATGCGTTGCTTTTATTTTCATAACCCAACAAAAAAACCAAAGCGATTTAAAGTTAAGGAAGAAGAAGTTATTAATTATCTAAAACAAGAATTCAAGGATATTAAAATGATTACTGATAAAGCATTAATAGGTGATGGTTTATGTTTAAGAAATAGACCTGATATTTTAATTAATTTAAATAAGCATTCTATAATTATTGAAATTGACGAAGAACAGCATAAATATTATAATTTAATATGCGATGAAGCAAGAATTAATAATATTCAAGAAGCATTAAACAGACCCATAATAATTATTAGATTTAATCCTGATGCTTATATTGAAAATGGTAAGAAGGTTAAATCCTGTTTTAATATAGATAAAAAAACTGGTATGCGAACTATCCCTAAAAATCAAGAGCAGAACTGGAATAATAGATTATCAAAATTAAAAGATACATTAGCATTTTCATTAGAAGATTATAAAGATGACCCTATTAGAATTATCAAATTATTTTATGATAATATTTAACCCATATAAATAAATATAAACAAACTTTTTTTATTACCATTCCGCGCTTGATTTATAATAAATTAAAATATGATTGATGTAATTAGTCTAAAATGTATTACTTGTAAGTTAAAACGACCTGCTTTTAATCTTCCAACAGAAAGCAAAGGGAATGTATTGTAGTAAATGTAAAAAACCTAATATGATTGATGTCAAGAGTAAAAAAACACATTTCAAAAACTATAATTATTATTGGTAATGTTTAGTAAGTTTTTAAATTTTGAGTACATAATTTTATTTTTCTATGATTTTTATAAACTTTTTGAAATTCAATAGATTTTATAAATTATGTACTCATTTTTTAGAGTAATGAAGAAATTTCAAGATTATCCAGATTTTAGACCAAATATTAGTCCCAAAGAAATGTTTGAAATTGGCATTATGGGTGGTTGTTATTTTAGAATAATTAAATCACCTAAGACAAAAAAAACATACAAAAACCATCATAAAAAGTTTAAGTTTCTTAAAGGTATTCCTACAAATAAAATAGCACAACAAGAATATGATAAAAGTATAAATTTCTATAATGTTGTTGTGGGAACATCTTATGAATTTTGGATGAGTAAAAATTGGATTAAAGAAGATATTGATCCTTATGGATGGATAGAATGGTATTGTAATTTTTATAATGGTAGACGTACAGATGATGATATACGCCAAATAAATAGATGGAAAAAGTCAGTAGGACCCAAAGGTAGATTTAGAAATCAATTACAACGCAAGATAAATCAAGAAGGTAGTAATAATGAAACTATATATCCTAGATTAAGGCAAACACTATTACATTGGGGATGGGATTCGCGTAAAATGTCTGTTAAGTAATATATAAAAAATTGATATTAGTATATAATTAAATTGCTAAGGAAAATGAACACAGAAAACTTTGATAAGCTACTTGAAAATAAAAATATTGAATTAATGGAACTTTATGAAAATAAGATGAGTAAGAATAAAAAAATGACTTCAGATCCATCACAAATAGATTTTAATAGCAAACAATTATATAATAGAATCAATGCTGAATTTAATAAAAAGTTTAAAAGTTCCAAAGCATATCAAAAAAATTGTGAAAAAGAGCTGCAAAATCCTATATAAATATATATTAATATATAATTATAATAGCGATATTTGCAATATGTCTATATTAGAAATCAATAATATTATTGATAGTGAAGTATTTAAATTGATAAAAACAAATAAATCATGTAATATCTTAGAAAAATGTAATAGTATTATTAAAAATAATAAATCTATTGATAAAAATATAATTGCAAAACGTATTGATATTTTACATAATAATAAAATAATTTTAAATGAATTGCGTAAGATTCCAATTATAGAACAAAGAACTAAGGAATGGTATGATGCACGCGATACTCGCTTGACAGCAAGTGATTTATGTGATGCTATTAAAAATAATAATAATAGTGATAGAATTGCAAAGAAAAAAGCAAAAATATTGAAAGATAATACTAATTATAATGCTGTACCAGCTTTAAAATGGGGTACAATGTTTGAGCCTATGGCTGGTCGCTGTTATTCACATGCTAATAATGATATAGGTATTTATGATTTTGGATTAATTTGCGATAAAAATAATGAACATTTTGGAGCATCCCCAGATGGTATAAATGAATTGGGAATAATGATTGAAATTAAATGCCCTATTTCTAGAAAAATAATTGATGGTGTAATACCTGAAAAATATAAAATGCAAATACAGGGACAATTGGCTGTGTGTAATTTAACAGAATGTGATTATGTTGAATGTGATTTTAATGAATTGGATTGTGAAACTTATATAGATAAATATAAAACGAAAAAGATGAATCATGGTATCATTGCTGAATACCAATGTAAAGGCCAATATATTTATTTATATAGTGATGAATATTTAAATAGCCATGAATGTCATAAAAATATTGATGAAAAAGTTAAAGAATATAATAATTCATCTGCAAAATTTAATAAACTAATTTATTGGGAGCTTAATTTAATGAATATTCAAAGAGAAACATTTAATAATGAAATATGGCAAACCATTTTGCCGAAAATAAATGAGTTTTGGCAAAAAGTAGAAAAGTTTAAGTTAATGCCTATTGAAGACAATATTAAAAAGTTTAAATTTTTGGACGATAATGATTAATAATCATATTTATTCCATGGTTTTATATTAATATCGATATTATATGGATTTAAAAAGTATATCATACTATAATTAGTAATTGGAGCAGAATTTATTGTTCCATTATTTGAATTATTATCAGGACCATAACATACAGAAGAATATTTTTCGCCTCCAAAGTCATAAGAATTTTCTAAATTTAAACATCCACAACCTAAATTATTATTTTTATGACAGAATAAGTGACATAAATTGTCATTTGTTTTATTTTTTTTAACAAAATCAACAAATCCTTTTATTTTTGACTGCTTACCACTTGTTTTAACTAATAATATATGACATTTAAAACTTTTATTACTATAATTACAATATCCGTATTTATCATTATTTTTAATATAACATGATGTTCCATGAGCTATTATATCTCCACGTGCTTGTTGACCTTCTAAAAATGGAGCTTGTGCGATGCAAGCATATATAGGACCTGTATAGTTATTATTTGAACTTAATTCTTCAACAATTATATTTTCAAGAGTTTTATTATCATTTATAATACATTTATCGTGTCCGATTATTATTAAATCATTATTAGTAAAATTACCTGTTTCTATTAATTTATTTTTAATATCGGTAGGACTATATTCTAAACAATTATAAGCTAATAATAATTTATTAGCTGATATATCAGATGTATATGAATTATTTGAACTATAAAATATATTATTAACACCATTATCACCTAATCTTGCTTTACATGTATAATCTGAATGATAGTTTAATTCTTGAACTTGATTTTTAAATGCATTATATGTTGTTAATGATGTTTTACCAGTGGGAAATTCTTGATCTTCTGTTACTAAGCAAGATTTATCCCCTACCATAATACTAGAAAAGGGCTCGGTTAAAGTATTATTACAAATATTAATGTAATAATGAAATATTAATATTAATAATGTTATTATTAGCAGTATTAATAATATCAATTCATTATAATTCATTATTTATTTACTCTATATAATTTAATTATTTTATTTTTATTATTAGAAAAATAAATTGCTAACTATATAATATTTTATTAAGGATAAACAGCAGCATCTTGTTTTGCTTCTTGTGATGCTTCATGTGATGTACCATGTGTATGTGGTATTTTTAATAAATCTGTTCCTTTATATTCAATTGTATCTTTTCCAACTACTAAGCTTTCACTCACAATACCATTACCAATTATTATATCACCATTAGCAGGTCTTTTAATTATTAAATTAGCACCATCTTTATATATATCAAAGCATGAATCAATATTTCCCGCAGCATTAGCATTGCAAACTTTTAGATTTTTTGTAGAGTCTGTTTTTAATTTAACATCACTATTTGCATTTACAACACCATTTACAATCATATCTTGCGCAATTGTAGTTTCATACATTAATTCTAATCTTTTATCTTTATCTGTTAAATCACCATCAAATATATAATTGTATATTTTTTTGTCACTACCATTCATATCTTCACCACTTGTGCCAAATGTAAAATATTTATTTAGATTATTATGAAATGTTGAAAAGTTTGTATCATGACCTTTTACTCTTTCTTCTACAACACCAATATAATTGCTGGTATATGATGCTGATTGAGTTAAATCACTGGATATATTTGTTTTAACATCAACAACATAATTACTAGTATTTAAAGCATTTAAATCTACATAATTGCTAGTATTAATTATATTTGAACTATTGCTATTAATATCATCTTCTAATGTATTATCTTTTTTTTTGTGGCTTGAAAAAGTATTATTAATAGTTTGAAAATCTCCTGTTAATTTAGTTTTAAGATTATTATAATCATATAATAACCAGCTCATTATACCAATTAATGATAAAAGTACAAATACAAGTATTATATAAACTAAAAGTTCTACAACTTCCATTATATTTTGATATAGTTCTCTTATTAATACATTATTTTTTTATTCTTGTATTTCAATAACTTTAATATTTTCACTATTACCACCTTCCTGAATTTTAACTCCGCCATCATCTAAATATTCTATATCATCATTAGTTTCACTTATATCACTTGCTATACCTCCTTCACTAATATCAGATACTTCTTTGTTCTCATTTGCTTCGATATTATCTTCTCTTGCATCTTCAATACCACTTGTATCTCCACCGCCTTCCAATTCTTCATCTTCAATGTCGTCACTGCCGTCACTGCCGTTACTGCCGTTACTGCCGTCACTCGCTTTACTACCACCATCTAATTCTTCATCGTCACTCGCGTCACTCGCTTTACTACCACAATCTAATTCTTCATCGTCACTGCCGTTACTGGCGTCACTGGCGTTACTCGCGTCACTCGCTTTACTACCATCATCTAATTCTTCATCATCACTCGCGTCACTCGCGTTACTCGCGTCACTCGCGTTACTACTACCATCTAATTCTTCATCATTACTATTATCATTATTTTCTTCATATTTTTCAATTATACTTCCTCCACTTTGTTTGAAAACTTGTTCTTTAAAATTATATTGTTCTTCCCATAATTTTTCATCTTTTATAAATGTGTCATCTTCATAATCAAACAATTCGATATCATCAAGTTCATCACCATCTTCATTATCACTATCATCATTTCTATTGAGATATACTTGTTCAATTGGCAGTTCTATATGTTCTGTATTAATTCTCATTTGTATACCCATTGCTTCTAATTCTTGTGTAAATAATTTGAATGTATAAGGAGTTTGTATTACAGATACATCGTCATTATTACAATTTTTGCAAGTATTAATATTTTCAGTTATATTAAATGCAACAAGTGTTCCACATCTTTTACATGCACACCATGTATATTTGTCAGAACGTTCCATCATACTTTCTTTTAAAAATAGTGATAATCCGTGACTTAATACAGTATCTCTTTCCATCTCACCAATACGTAAACCACCTCCTTTACGTCTTCCTTCGGTAGGTTGTCGTGTTAATCCTGCTAATTTACCTATTCCGCGAGCATTTAATTTTTCTGCAACCATATGTTTTAATCTAAAATAATATGTTGGTCCAATAAATATTTCAGTTTCTATTTGTCTACCAGTAAAACCATTATATAATATTTCATTACCATGTTTATTAAAACCTTTATCTTCAAGTCTCTTATATATCTTTTCATTATCTATTGGTATAAATACAGTAGCGTCTCCCATAATACCATCTAAACAACACATTTTAGCAAATATACATTCTACTAAATGTCCTATCGTCATTCTTGAAGGGATAGCATGAGGATTTATAATAATATCTGGTTTAACACCTTCTTTTGTAAATGGCATATTTTCTTCTGGTATAATCATACCCAATACACCTTTTTGACCATGACGCGAAGCATGTTTATCACCATATTCAGGTTTTTTAATTTTTAAAAATCTAACTTTACATATTATAGAATCTTCACCAGCCAATTTATTTGATATATAAACCTTATCAATTGTACCATAAAGTGAATTATCAGTACTTATTGATATATCTGTATATATAGTTTCTTTGACTTGTTCAATAAATACACCACGTTTTACCTCTTTATAAATCTCTTTAACACTTAACATACCTACAATAATAACTTCTTGGCCTTGTGGTATATATGTACCTTCTTTAATAAATCCCTTATCGTTGATATGAGAATAGTCTCTCTTTTTAATTCCCAAAACTTTTATTCCTTCTTCCTTCATTTTAATAGGATTTCCAAATATAGTTCTTTCATTTTGAGAAATAATTTTAGAAGTTGCTGTAATAGATTTATAATATGCAAGTGAATTAAGACCTCTATTAATTGTAGCACGATTTATCATAATACTATCTTCTTGATTAAATCCAGAATATGTCATTATTGCTACTATTGTGTTAAAACCATTCCCCATAGTATCACTTGATGTATATTGTGCTATTCTTGTATTTATTATTGCACGTTGGGGATAATGTAAGACATAACTCATAGTATCAAAGCGATTATTAAAGTTAGTTGCATACATACTTATTGCTTGTTTAGATTGAGCAGCATGAAAAACATTACGCACAGATTGATTATGGTTACACATTGGAATATTACCACTTACAACACTTAATATAGTTGAAGGATGTATTTCTAAATGTGTATGATATGGGGTAATTTCTTCTTTATTCATTGCAATTAAACACGTGTCAGTTTCATCATTATCAAGATATTCTATACATGCTGCGTTATTTTCTAATACAGCTAATATTTTCTTATATTTATCTCTATAATAGCTATTATGTTCATCATCTTCATTATCGTTGTAATCTTCTTCTTTTTTACCTCCTTCATAATTAAATAATTTTTTAGTTATTAAATTAAAAATACCTTCTTCTTCAACACCTCCTAGACTTTCATTTGCATCGTCTTGTCCTCCACCTTGATAATTTGTTTCATAATATTTACTATCATATTCAGAAGAATTATAACTAGCACCGCCAGTAGCAGAATAAGTATGTTTAGAAATACTTATATCAAGAGGGTTTGTATATATATCTCTATAATAATAATCATCTGTTTTTTCGTCATCGTTTAATTTAATAGATAACCCATTTAACATATCAAACCAATTTGTATATTTGTGTTTATATACTGCTATTTCGTTATCACCTGATTTATTGGGTTTTAATATAAGTAGAGGACGACATGGTCTACCTGCTTCTGTAAATATACGTAATTCATTTGTTGGAATATGCCAAGATATAGATATTAATATGTTGATTAATCCATTTCTTCTAAATGCTTTAAGTAATCGTGTTACAAATATGGGGTCGCCTGTAATACCAAATAGAGTTCCATTTAAAAATACATTTGTTATATTTTTATTTGTATATAAATTATAATTTTTCAATGGAATAATACCAATATCAATTAAACATTGCTCAATATTATCTATATTTAAACCTGCTGTTATTTTAGCAAGTAATGATAGATTTTTAAGATATCCAATTGAACCACCATCAGGACTTTCAAATGGACACATCATTCCCCATTGTTGTGAATGTAATCTGTGTGGCCCTGTTATTTTAATACTTCTATCTATTGGTATATTAACACGACGCAAATGTGACATATATCCTATGTAACTAATGCGTGATAAATCTTGTACTTTACCCATTTCAGGATCTTCATCTGTTGCAAGACCCCATCTACCTTTTAAAGATTTATTGAAGGTATCTGTTACTATCATTGCTGAAACTAATTTATAAATATTATGTTCATTAATGAAATTATCATAATTATCTTGTTGTTTCCATGAACCATAATAATACATACTATCCATCGTGTTACGGATACTATCTCTTAACTTTTGATATGCTTCTTGAAATAACTCTGATAGCATAAAACCACTAATGTCAACACGTTTATAAATATAACTATCTCTATCACTAATAGGCATTACATTGATAAATGTTTTAATAAATTGTAATACAAGATATCCTAGATATTTTCCTTTACTATTGAAATCTGATATATTCGGAAATACATCCATTGTTAAAGTAGATTTAACATGCTCAAAAGTTCCATATCTAACTTTATTTCTGAGATATTTTATAGCATCTTCTTGTGTATAAATTTTATATTCAAAACCATCTTCAATATATGTCGTGCTCATTATAGAAGGTCTTATTAAATCATCAAAGTAGTTTCTTTCATTATCATTTAGTTTATTTCCAAATATAGTATTATATATCTCTTTATCACTTTCAATACCAAATGCACGAAATAGTATAAATAAAGGTACTTTACCATTAAATGATGGCAGTGAAACATATATTGAACCATAAAGATAGTCCTTTAAATCCTTTAAAGTAGAATTTTTTATTTTAATATCTTCATTAGACATGGCATCAATAACTGGTGTTTCAACATAATAAAATTCTACTGTTCTTGGTGCCATTGCACCTTTATCAGCAACACATCTTATTACACCTTTATATCCAAAGCCTTCATTATTGTCATGTAATTTTGTAACAAATAGCTTATTTGTAACTATTTTTTCTTGTGCGACAATTACCTTTTCTTTACCATCAATAATGAAATACCCACCAGTATCATACGGACATTCACCTAATCTACGTAAAATATTAGAACCTTGATTTTTTAAAATACATGTATCACTATGAAGCATAATAGGTATACTACCAATAGCAACATTATTGAAAGTTTTAGTAAATTCTTTTGCTGAATCATGTGTAGTTATTTTAATAAATACTTTTGCAAATATATGTGATTCGTATGTTAAATTTCTCATGCGTGCATCATTAGGAGTAATTAGTTTAGGGGTGCCGTTTTCGTATGTTGTTGGTCTATCTACAAAAATTTCATCACCATTTTCTCCACCAACGTATAAATTAACTTTCATAGTTATATTATCATAATCATCGTATTTAATCATTGTTATAGGATTATATGATTTAATGATATAAGGTATTTGGGATTTAATAAAATCTCTGTAACTATCTAAATGATGTCCAGTAAATGGATATTTATGATCTTTAAAATATAAATCTAATATATCCCATTCGCTACTAATCATACTTTCCTAATATATTGTATTATTATCTATTAATAAAATTTTTCTATATTAATTAACTACATTAAATCCTAAATCATAAATTACTAAACTTCCATTATTTGGATCAACAATTATACTACATGGTATTCTTGCTTTTGAATCTTTAATAGTTAATTGTAATGTACCTCGATTGTCATTTTGTTCATGAACATCTTCTCCATATATATGAATATTATTGAGTTCGCATTTTAAAACTCTATTTTTAAATGGTGACATATTTATGCTTTGTGCTCCATTTAAAGAACCAATATTTCTTCCATTATCATATACAGTTAATATACTATTGCTATTAAATTTAATTTCAAATCTATTATTAAATGATTTAAATGCTAATTGATTTATACTGACATTTAGTGTTTTTTTATCAATGACTGGATCATCCATTCTTATTATTTCACCTTCATTTAATACATATTCTTGTGTTAGTAACATATCCCCCCATGGCATATAATGAAATAAACTTTTAAATTCGCTGTTATTTTGTTCTAATTTATATAAACGAAATGTCATTTCGGGTATTCCAGGATATTTGTTATTACGTCTAGCAAAATCTTTTAATATATTATTATTAAAAGCTTTTGAATATTGATGCGGTTTTTTTCCTGGTTTATCATAAACTTCACTTCGTGCTTCTGATACAGAGGTTTTAATTAAAGAATCAAATGAACCACTAAAATAATCTTCACCAGGCTCTTCATTATTTTCCATAGCTTTTTTTGCATCTTCTGCTGATTCATATTTCTCTTTCATAATATCAATGGCTTCTTCTGCATATTTTTCTTTTTTTTCAATGGCATCATCTTCTCCTTCTCCACTATCATCAAACATGTAATCTTTATAATTTTTAGTTTGAAAACATTTAGATGGATAATATGGTGATTTTTTCTTTGAATTGTTATCCATTTCTGCACCATCCATACTATATTTAGGAACTAACTCTTCAAAATCTTCACCAAGATCTGATACACACCCCATATTAAAGCATGTTTTTTCCAGTTCATAAAATAATAAATCGTTCTTCCAATTATCTCTGTTTTTTTTAATTATTTTTTTTTGTTTTTTTCTTCTATCACGTGGTGATAAATCATAATATTCATCAACTCCAATTTTATCAATTACTTCTTTTGTATAATCCGTATCTTGTTTAACTGCGCGAAAATACATAGATTTTTTACTAACAACAAAGTTCATCCATTTATTTTGCTGAGATACTGATTCAAGTGATGGAAAATAGGTATATTTATTTCTATTAGCTCCTTTTTTAATTTTCATAAAATTTGGTATATAAATTACTACTTTGTATTTACCTTGAAATGTATATTTAACCAAAGAAGTTTTTTTGAATGAATTTTGTATTTTGTTTAAACTTTTAACCATATTTACATCATCCAATTCGTCTAAAAATACTTTAATTGTATTTGCATTTTTATCATTTGGATCATACTCTATAACTTTTGCTATCATCACATAAACAGGCAATGGGACTTTTCCCTGGAAAGCATCAACTCTCGGAATATTGCGTATTCTATTTTTAATTTCATTTTTAATATTATCTATTGTAGTTTCAAATTCAATGCAACAAATATTGTCATTTATATATTCTTTTTCATCATATTCTTTAAAAGTTAAATTAATACATCTTTCAAATTTCAAGAATGTTTGAGCATTATCTGGATTTAAAGCCTTATTGCATTCTTTTAAAGAGCTTTCAACACTACATTTATCGCCTTTAACATTTTTATAAATAAGCATTATGTTATTTATTTTATATATATATTATATATTTAATGAATAAAATTATAGACGATTGTATTACAAATAATAGTGATTATGATATAGCAAATGCTATATATAAAATATTAAAAAGTGATTTTAGATATATTGAAAATAATGTATGGGAGTATTTTGAAAATGATATATGGTATACTGATAAAAAATGTGAAAAATTAAAAAATGCAATAAGAAACAATGTATGTAAGTTATTTATTGAAAGATCTATACATTGGGCAAATAAAACAAATAGTGTCAATAGCAAAACTGAAATGATGTCATCTAAGTTATTATTTATTGGAACAAAGCTAAAAGAAGATAAATATATATCTAATATTATTAAGGAGTCTAAACAATTTTTTATTTCTAATGAATATTAATTGTCCAGGAAATTTAGATATTTTATATCGTGTGTTTAAATCCGCTTATAAATTTGATATAAAAGAATGTATAATAAAAGAAATTGATTGCAGTTATTTTGGTGATGTCAAGAGACTTTTATTAAATGATAGTTTTTTTTATTGGAAATTTGTAATAGATTATTATAATTCTTGTAATAAATGTTACAGAATATCTTATAAAAATATTACATTCAATATTATTGTAAAAGGTACTATAAGTAGGAAAAAACGTGAACATTTATGTAAAAGCATTTATCGTGTATATCTTACAGCACAATTATATAATATAATAAAAGATTTCAATTATTATATTATTATGTATCCTGGTAAGCGTACTTTACCAAAAAAACATATGAGTGTAAATGCTGTAAATATAAATGGTGGATTTACTTACATAAATGGTAATAATATATATATAGTAAGATATCAAGATTATGAAAAAGTAATATTACATGAGTTATTACATCATAATATTACTATGCATTACGATGGTTGGAAACCTCATAATTTGCAAATATTAAAAAAACTCAGCAATATTAGTGAAAGACAATTACTAATACCAAATGAAGCCATCATTGAAACTTTTGCATGTATATTAAATACAATATTTTATTCACTTGAAACAGGCAAGAAATTTAAAGAGTTATTAAAAAAAGATAAAGAACATAGCTTAAAAATTGCTAAAAATGTATTAGACCATCAAGGTGATTACAAATGGTTTGAAAAAACAAATTGTTATTGTTATGTTGTATATAAAACAATATTATATGTATATATCAATGATTTTTTGAAAATATATAAATGTAGAAATGATGATGATATTACACATTTTATAATTAAATACTTTCCAAAATTAAAAACCAAATTAAAGAGAATTAAGGGGAAAGGTAAATCATTAAAACAAACAATATTTTGAGTACATAATTTTATTTTTATTTAAATTTTATAAAACTTTAAAATTTAAAGAGATTATTAAAATTATGTACTCAAAATATAAAATGCTTTATATAAAACAATACAATATTAATTAATAATAGAGGTATATATGTCTATAGAAGACGTTAATTATTTGAAAGCAAATAGTATTAAACAAACATATACTTTTTTAATTGATAGTAGTGATAGAGATAGAACTATTTACCCAGACCCAAACAACTATGTTGTTGAGTTTAGTACGCCTTTTAAAAATATTATAGGTATGGAAATTATTGATGCAAGTATACCAAGAACGATGTATAATGTGGATACAGATAATAATTCAATATATTATTATATTGGTAAAGATGATAATGATAGTCTTATAAAAGATGGCGTGACAGATGAAATAGAAGCCGACGCAGTTATAACAAATGCTTCGATAGTAGATAATAAATTTTTAAATATTAATGATAAAGGATATGTATATATTAAAAATGTAGTAAATTTATACAATATATATAATTCAGGTGGTATAGGTGGAGAAACAAAAGGAATTACAATTAGTTTAAAATTAACTGCATCTTCATTATATAATTCTATTGGTGATAATAATTCATATACTTTATTATATTTCAGCTATAATCATTTAATAAATCCAAAAACATCTGAAAATGCACCAATAATAGTAAAATTAATTAGACTAGATAAAGAAAACCAAATTTATGATTTATTGTTTGAAATTGGTAATGATACTAATAAAAAAAGAATCTATAATATTAATTTAGATAATTTTACTCATATTGTATGGACAATATCTGAAAATAACACATGGGTAATAAATATAAAAAATGATATGGGATATCATATATCAGTAATATATGACTCATCTATTGGAATAAAAAATGTATTTTATACAGATAAATATATTGGAAAACGCTTAGATTTAGATAATGGTGACTGGGATACGGAAAATTTAAATATTAAAGATTTTAAAATATATAATAGAGTACTAAATCAAAATGATATAAATTATTGTTATAATAATAATCATAAAAATACATTAAGTAACTTAATAATATGGTATAAAATGAATGAAATTAATGATAATACATTGGAAAATTTTGGTCATAAAAAAAAAATTAATTACAAAGATGTATTTAACAAAATTGACATTATGCCAGGTGATTATACACTAAAAACATTTTTTACTAATTATGATGAATTAAATAATTTTGAAATAGGTTTCAAAGAACACTCTGACCCATCAGAGTTAACAAATTTAATTGATATATATTCAAAAAAACCTTTTATTTTAGATATGAAAAGATCTACGATATCTGAAAATTTAGGATTTGATTTGTATGCTAATCAAAATACACAAGGTAGATATATATACAAAGATATTTATAGATATAATAATGATAATATGGTGAAAATATTTCATAGTGTTATTAATGATAATCCAGTTAAATACTTTAATAATGGTATAGTAGATATATATAAAATAGTATCACCGGGTATTATATATTTTATTGGTAATAAATATATTGTTATGAAATGTCCAGAGATTGAAGAGCATTTATATGGTTCATTATCATATTCTAAATATACATTAGGTTTGGCCAAATTTCGTGTTGATAGTGTAGGTATTAATAGTGAAAGATTAAGTATTACAAAATTACCAGTAAGAGAGTTTCACCCAATAGGTAAGTTAGCAAAAATGACACTTAGATTTGAAACAAACAATGGAACACTTTATGATTTTAAAGGAGTAAATCATAATATTGTGTTTGCTATATATTATTATGAACCAATACAGAAAAAATTTCCAGAAGGATCATTATTAAATCCCGAATATAAAATGAATTATCTTGATTATCAATATAATCAAGAAGAAATAGAAGGAGATAGCGATGATGATGAAGAAGATTTTTCCAGAGATAATATTATGGATTATAAGAAAAAAGAAAATATGTATAGTGAAGAAGGTATGCTATTACAACAATACAATAATTTTTTCGTTAATGAGAATGAATCTTCTTCATCAGAAGAAGATTAATTTACTTATTTAATATTTGATATTAATTCTTCAACTTCTAATTTTCTTAATTTATCATCTTCAATACTTTTTTTAATTTTATCTTTTTTATCCTTTGTTATTTTGGCACAATCTTCTAAAAGTTTTAAAACTGCTTCTTTTTTGTCACCTAGTGAAAGAAATGGGTTAGTATCATCTTCGGTATCTTGTGGACTTTGAAATGTTACATCAAAATCTGCTTTGTATCCTTCGCCACCATTATCAATAGTAACACTTGTTATTTCACCATTTTTTACAATAGCCGTTGCTTCTGCTTTAACACCACCCAATGGAGTTTCTCCAATATCTATTGTTGGTACATAAACGTAACCTTTTCCCGGATTTGTTATTTCTATTTTAGATATAGCACCAAGTTTTACTATTGTTTCTAATCCTGTTCCTGCTCCTTTAAAATTAACTTTTGGTGCTGATGTATATCCACTGCCACTCTTTGTTACTTTAATTTCTGTAACTTTTCCATCAGCTATTAATGATGTGCCTTCTGCCCTGACACCACCTTCTTCTTCGGGTTCAGAAAACTCAATAGTAGTACCTTCTTCAACACCAGAACCACCATTGGTAACCTCTACTTTTGAAACGCCACCAATTTTAGCTTTTCCAGTAGCTGTTACTTTTTCACCTTCTGTTTCAAATCTTTCAATAGTATTTTTACTATAACAAATATATAACATTACAATGAAAATACAAATTGCTAATATTAATGATATATAATTGAATATCATTTCATAATCCATATTTTTATTATTATAATCTGTTATACTAAAAGATTATTTATTTTATAAATAATAAATTTATATTTATATAAGTAGGATATTATGACTGATTTAAATTTATTATATGGTTCAGATGATAATTTGATAGGTGACCAAATAGGAGAAAGAGAAGGTGAAAGAATGTATTCTTCGCAATTATCAAGCCAACAATTACATAAAATGGCTTTACAACCTAGTACGGAACAAGAAGAAAAACAGCAACAACAGATTCAACAACAACAGATTCAACAACAACAGATGCAACAACAACAGATTCAACAACAACAGATGCAACAACAACAGATGCAACAACAACAGATGCAACAACAACAGATGCAACAACAACAGATGCAACAACAACCTCAACATGTACAACAACAAAAACCTGTGCAAAAAGAAGATAGTAATTCGAGAAGACGTGTTGAATACACTTTTATGGATAAAATGAATATGAAAAAAACAGAGATTATTAAACTTGCTTTATTCTCATTAGTAATTGTTCTAGGTATATCAATTGATAGAATGATAACACATTATATAAGCAAATATATTGGAGATAATGTATTAACTGATTTTCAAGAGTTATTATTAAGAATTAGCTATCCAATAGCAATATTTTTACTATTATGGATATTTAAAGCAATATAAATTATTTTTATTTTAATATTTTATAAATACATATATTAAGATTAACAAATGAGTTTTAGCGATTTAGTAGATACTGCTATTAGAGTTTACAATAGTGATAATACAAGAATAATAGATAATATATTTTTGTTTGTAATTATTTTAATATTTTTAACAATATTATTATTGAATTTACTAGATATCATTCAATTTTTAATAAGTAGATATAATATATTATCAGAACCAGTTAATTCATGTTCTCCATATAATGATAGTTTATATCAAAAATATTGCAATTTATATGAAACTAATTCATTGATTGTTGATCAAAAAACATTAATGTGGTTTACAATATATTTTATATTGTTTATTATATTTTGGTTTAATTATATTGTTGATGCTTTATCATATGTAAGAATTATTAAAGAAATAAAGTTAGTTGGATATAGTAAATATTTTAATTATGATTTAACAAATAAAACTGATTATAATTTCTTAAAATATTTATCAATTTATATATTGATAGTATTTTTAATATTAATATATTATATTTATAATTATTATAATAATTTAAATGTTATTGATACAGAAGTTTACGGTAATATGAAGGAGATAAATGATGAATTTGAAAAATATATAATACCTGAACTATATCAAGAATTAATTAAGAATGATGGTAATAGCTTGCCCAAAAAATTATCTAATTTTATTAAAAGTGAAAATGCAATAAAAAAATATGGAGGTGGAGATGTAAATAATGTAATGAAGTATTTTTTTAAAGAAGAAATTGATAATAGATTGAAATTAATGATAACCTATATAGTAAGTGAAGATGCTGCTTTTAAAACAATTAAAATAAAATCATTAAAACCAAATCCTGTTGAACCTAACACAAATTATATTCCACCAACTGAGAAATGTTTTTATCATATGCTTAATAATCCTAAAAAAAATGTTATATTACCCGAATATGAAGAAATAACAAATAAAAATTTATTTATATATCCTCCTGATTTTGCTAGTCCAGATTTTAATGTTGATAATACTAAACTTGAACATGGATTACCTAGTAGTGAAAAATTAAAAGTTAAGTATAATGAAATAAAAGATAGAATATCAAAATATTCTAGAAATATCAATAGTTATCATGAAGATAATACAATATATTATAAAATATGGTTATTATTTATAACAATGTCTGGATTTATAGCATCAATATTTGCATTGACATTTTTTATATTAGAAACTGGATGGATTAATATAACATATGAAGAGTGGTTAAAAGATTATCTTAAAACACTAATTGTATTATTCACATTATTTATTTTGATAATTGGAGCAATGATTATTAATTTATAGATATTAATTAAGGGATTAATAAAATCATGGATAATGAAAATACTACAATTGTAATAGGTTATATAATTTATTTAATAATAGCATTAATTTTTATTATAACAGTAATTGCAATAATAAATTATACATTGTATAGCGTGTATAGTATTAATGCAATTAGAAAAGAATATACCTATAATAACTCACCATTTTTCAAATTAAACACAATTTATAATTATATGTTGATAAATTATGTTTATTTACTAAACAAGAATAAGGATATACGATATAAAAGAACAAATACATTTAAAATATATAAAGAAGGAAAATTTGATAATCCAAATTTTACTGACGATATTAAAGGTTATGATGAAAACAATTATAATGATTTTAGATATGTAATCTATTATTATGACTATTCATATATTGAAAAACAAATAAAAAAAAATAAAGATGATACTTATGTTTATATTAAATCACCTGTTGATAAAAAAGATAATGATGGTAATATTATATATTGTAAATACGAAAAAATAAATGAAGATTTAGGATTTTTTGAAAATATATCTAGGTATTTATGGGAATTTTTCAGTAGCTTCTCTCTTTATGATGATAAAGCGACATATTTATATGTTCATCTAAATAACAGATATTATGAAATGATTATATTTGTTATATTTATAATTATATTTATATTTATGATAAAAGTTATTATAACAATTACAAGTAACTTATTATCTACCATACGTGATATAAATATATCCGAAGAAGAAAGTATTTTTAGACATATTTATAATAAAAAAATTAGTGCAATAATTATTATCATATTTGTTCTTTTATATTGCATGCTTCATAGTACTTTGTATAAAAAAATATTTATTGAAAATGTCTATGATAGAATCTATAAAATGTATAATGAAATACTTAAAATAGATTTGCATGTACAAAGTGAATTTAGTGAAATTATTTTATTTTATAATAAAAATAATAGTGATCCTGATATTCAAAAATTAAAAAAAAAAAGTATTGATAATTTAAAATATTTATCTCATAATGGATATTTGGATAAAAGAGATACTATTGTAAATTTTGAGGATCAAACAAATGATGCTGAAACTCAGATAGATTTGTTTACAAAGAAAATATTATTAGTTAATAAAAAATTTAATGTAGGAAATTATACAAAAATATATAAATTAAAAGAATATATAGACGAATGTATAAATTATCATTATAGTAAAGTTAGTGTATGTTTAGGTGAATCATCAGCTACTATTGCTGCTACGCCGGTGGATAAACTATTAGCATCACAGTTATTTATAATTATGGTTTACATGTATGTTATTAATAATAATAAAGAAGACCCATATATAATATTAAAATTGAATAAATTAATAATAGGAGATATCCTAAAAGTTGGCGATAAAAATATAGATAAGGATATTGAATATACATTAACATTACGTTCATTATTATATGAAAAGTTAGATATTACCGATACACGAAATCAGTTGAATAATATTAAATATGCTATTGAAAATCAAATATTAAAAAAGTATGTAGATAATAAAGGAAAAGATTATGATCTTGTATATAAAAATGTTATAGATTTAATTAATAAAAAAATAAAAACATTTGTTGAAAATGTAGATAATGCTAATGATAATCTAAAATTTTTTATGCCAGTATATTTTTTTAATTTATATTTAGCATTAGAAATAGGTGTAAACTTTATTGTAATTTTGATAATATTATATGCTATGTTATATTATGACGAAAGTACACCAGAATTAAAAGAAAAAATAAAAGAAACAATAGAATGGATAAAAGTAGCAAAAGATGAAATAGAAACTGCAATATATGGTGTAATTTAAAGTAATTTAAAATATTATAATAAATAAGAAGTCCCATTTATAATAAATGAGTAATTTTACAATAATTAGACAAAAATTAGTAGTTATATTTATAATAATTGTATTTATAATATCTTCACTAGTTTTTTTAAATAGTGTATATAATGCCTTATTTGTATGGTATGATAGTGATAATAGTGAAAATGTAAATGATATGAATGTTCCTGTATCAACAATGTTTGGATATAAAATATTATTAAATTCGTTTGTGGTTAAAGGAAATTGTACAAATTATAATAAGGATATTGTGTTAACAATAAATATAAATACGATATTATTCAAGATATACAATTTAATTTTTACATTTTTTGTATTAATAATACTTATTTCAATTATTGCTGAATATGTAGGAAGAAGTAAGACATCTGAAATAATTGGAGATAGTTTTTATGTTGAAAATCAAAATATAATATATGTTGGATATGCTTCTGCTTTAATATTATTTATAATAAGTAATAATTTTAATAATCCCGGAAATAATTATTATAACAAATATGAAGATGACCAAAGCACATTTGAAAACTATTTGTATGGAGAATATAATAAAATAATTGATAATAAATATAAAGATAAACTCATAAGAATTATTAAAAATACAAATAAAAATAACTTTTATAATATGGAAATAAATGACCATTTTGAAAAAAATGATGAAAAAAATGATAAAACAATTTGTTTAAATATTCTTAAATTATGTAAGAAACTTTGCAAAATAAATGAAAATACTAGTGTAGATGTTGTAAAAGTATTTAGTAAATTCATTGATAATTGTGAAAAATCAAATTTAAATGTCGGTGATAGTAATAAAAATATGTATCTTGAAAATATAGAAAATTTTAATAGTTTAACTATTAGTACTATTAGTACAAATAATACAAAAATAATTGATGTGATTAATGAAAAATTAAATGATAATATTAATAATGGAGGAACCAGTTATTTAAGTAAAAAAGAATTACTTGAAATTAGTACATTTTTTAATAATGAAAATGAAAATGAAAATGAAAATGAAAATGAATATTATATTGAATATACTAAATATAATGATGGTAGTAGTGATGGTAGTAGTGATGTTACAAAATATTTTAAAGTAACAAATAAACCAAAAGATAAAAAAAATTTTATAGATAAAATTTTTAATGAATATATTATTGCTAATTTTGAGGCTTATTTTGGAGATTTAAAATGTATATTTGGTGAATTAGATTTTTTAAATAATAATTTTAAATCAATATTATCATTATTATGGTGGGGAGATGGTGTAAGTAAAAATATTGATAATAAAAATAATGAAGAAGAATTAGAACCAATATTTTTTTCATCATTATTGACAAAAATATATTTAAAAGAAGGTTGCTATATTAAAGATAATGATAATAAATATTTTATAGAATTAGGAGATTATACAATAAAACAAGGAGTACATAATAATTCAGAGAAATCATTTATTGAAATGATGAATGAAGCAAAAAAATCAATGTATGGGGATTTATTTTTAATAAAAGGTATAGCAACTGGTGTAATAATATTTACGTTGGCAAATATAGTATTAAAAAAATATTATAATGAATATTCGCCAAAAACTTTATTAGAAATAGATAAAAAAATAATATTATCAAAAATAGATGACAATATTTATGATGCAGTAAAATATGAAAACTTTATTAAACCATTATTAAAAGAAGGTAATTATAATGTAAATATAGTTTTAAGTATTATAATTATATTACTTTTATTAAAAGTAATACCTGGTTACACATATCCCATTAAGACTATTAGATTTGATAAAATAATTTGTAAAGAAACGTAATTAATTATTATTTAAGGAATTATTATTAACTAATAATTATTGATATGGAAAATAATAACAGCGAATACATCTTAAATATAAAAACTATACAAGCATCTACTTTTAAACAGGTTATTGATGCGTTAAAAGAAATTTTAATGGATGTTAATTTGGAATTCGATGAGACTGGTATTAAAATTGTTGCAATGGATAATACACATATAGTACTTATACATTTAAAGCTAGAAGCAGATAAATTTGAAATATATGAATGTGAAAAGAAAACTTATGTTGGTATTAATATGTTGCGTTTACACGCATTAATTAAAACAATTACAAATAATGATATATTGTCTTTATATATATTAAAAGATGACCCTAACCATCTTGGTATAACAATAGATAATAATGATAAGAATTATAAAACTAATTATAAATTATCAGTATTAGATATAGATGTTTTAAATATACAAATACCACCTGTTGATTTTCATACAATTATTAATATGCCTTCTAATTATTTACAAAAAATTATAAGAGACATGCATAATCTTGCTGAATTCATTGAATTTAGAAATATAGGTGATAAATTAATATTAAGTTGTAAAGGAGATTTTTGTCATCAAGAAACTATATTGGGCTCTGAAAAAACACAATCAATTACTATAAAAAAAAATAGTACAAACGAAGAACAAGAAATTATACAAGGGATATTTAGTCTTAAATATCTATCAATATTTACAAAATGTACAAATCTTTCTAATAATGTAGAAATATATCTTAAAAATAACTATCCAATTATTTTACGATATACAATTGCTTCACTTGGAGAAATTAAGTTATGTTTATCACAACAAGATATTTCGTAATAAAATAAAATAAAAATAATCAAAGTTTTTTCAATTTAGGATATAATATATATTTATAATATATATCTTGAATTTTATATAATGTTTTATTTAATACATTTAGTATTTCATTTAAGCATGAAAAATATTTATTTGTATATAATATATCATTATCATTTATTATGTATATAATTTGTTTTTTTATTTCATTAAATATATTGAAAATTTTATTCATTATATAGTTAAATTATATTTTAATATCTTTAAGTATATCAAAAATCTGCTTCTAAATCAAATTTGCGAAGTTCCGAATGATTTTTTTTGCTTCCAACATTAGCTTTACTATATTGCGATACGCGACTTTCAAAGAAATTTGACTTGGACTCAATTGAAATACGTTCCATAAAAGGAAATGGGTTAGAAGAATTCCAAATTTTATCATAATTTAGTTGTGTTAGCAATCTGTCTGCAACAAATTCAATATATAGACACATTAAATCAGCATTCATACCAAGCATGGAACAAGGAATACTATCATTAATAAATATTTTTTCAACTTCCACAGCTTCTTTTACAATTTGATGTACTGTTGATTGAGGAAGTCTATTTTCAATTTTAGAATAAAGTAATACAGCAAACTCAACATGCATAGCTTCATCGCGACTAATTAATTCATTTGAAAACGATAGACCTTGCATTAAACCTCTTTCTTTTAGCCAAAATATACTGCAAAATGCTCCACTAAAAAATACACCTTCAACAAGTGCAAATGCTAGCAATCTTTGGGAAAATGGTGCTTTTTCATCTTCAATCCATTTAAAACACCAATCTGCTTTTCTTTTAATACAAGGCATATAATTAATGGCATTTAGTGCTTCTGACTTTTCTGCGGTGTCTTTAAAATATGTATCAATTAGAAGTGAATAAGTTTCTGAATGAATATTTTCAATTGCCATTTGGAAGGCATAGAAAAATTTAGCTTCTAATACTTGAACATCATTTAAAAATCTTTCACCTAAATTAATATTTACAATTGTATCACTGGAACTAAAAAATGCTAGAATATGTTTAATAAATGTACGCTCTTTATCATTGAGCTTATTAAAATCATCTACATCTTTGCTTAAATCTAATTCTTCTGGTGTCCAAAAAGCACTAACAGCTTTTTTATACATTTCCCACATGTCATTATGTTCAATTGGAAAAATTGTAAGACGATCACTAGTTTTTAATAGGAATTCGTTATTTAATTTAGATGTCATATATATATATATATAAATATTCTTTTATTTTTATATATTACAAAAAAAATTAATTAATCTAATAAATTATTTTCTTTCATTACTTTTATTAAGCGTGTAATACCAATACCGCCTCCGGAACGTTCAAAGAATTTATTAGATAAAAACTCATTAAGCTCCGTTTCTACACGTTCTTTTGAGAATTTGTCAAATAATATTTTAGCATATCCACCATCACTAATTTCATAGAAATATTTACGCATTTCTTCGGGGTCAGAAGAGCGTTGAGCGCTACCGATAGTTTCTATACCATTTATAATTATATCTATTTTTTTAGCATGTCCACCTTCCACATCACTTTGTTCTGCTTGCTTCATATTCCAAAATGGAGAGCTGTAATTAGGAAAATTTTTAAGAAAAAATACTTGACCATGGTCTTTTTGTAATCTTTCTTCGTGTTCATGTTCTAATTCTTTTGTACCATATTTTTTAGCAACATCAACATAATCGCCTTCGGGATAATTACCATCTGGATAAAAATTATCGAACCCAAGATGATTTAAAAGCTCAATTTCCATTTGTTTCATTGCTTCCATGTCACCTTTTAATTCAAATTCAAACATTGGAAATATTTTATCATGACGACCAGGGATAGGATTTGGTTCATTTCTATAACTTGTGCTTACACAATAACACCCGTTAATTTCAGGATTCTTTAATATTTCATATTCTAGCCACATTTGACCGGTTTGTGGTAAAGGCCATACTTGATCGCTATATTCATAAGTTGATATAGTTTTTGGATCTTCGCATGCTGCTAAAATACTTAATCTATTTTGTGTATGTACTTCAATAAAGCCTTTGCTATCAAAGAAAGCTCTTAGTTTCTTTACAATCTTGTTAAAATCAAATATATTAATACATCCTAAATTAGAAGCTACCATTTTTATCCCTATATAAAAATAAGATAATTATTTCTTTAAATAGTTTTTATTTTAAAGCATCGCCTATTGTATTTACACCAGAAGCAGATGCAATTGGTTTAAATGCTATTGATAGCATTAACCATAACCATGATAAAACTATTATTACAAATCCTACAATTATCATACCTAGCCCAAAATAATATGTGTTTTTTTCAATTATAAAATCATCTGGATTAGCAGGGTTATAGTAAACTTTAACCGGTTGATTTTCATTTACTAATTTAGATGCTTTATAAGATTTAATATATTCCTTTTTTTCTACCATGTAAACAATTACTGCATTACAAACATTAACAGATTTATTATTATTATCCTTATCTTTTATAATTTCCTGAGTACATTTTACGTTTTTATATTTACCCAAAACGTTTTCTGATTTATTTATATCAACGTCTTTAATCCAAAAACCAACATATATTAAAAATCCAAATAATATAGTAAAAACAATTGTTATAACAACATTATATACTATACTTATAGATGCTGTTTTGTTATAAATAGGATTTAAAACATTTTGATTAATTTTTATATCTGTTAATTCTGTACCAATAAATCCTTGCTTTCCTACTTGAACCTGTTGTAATTTAGTATTTCCACCTTTTATTTTCATTACTCTAATATTAAATTAGATAACTTATTATGCTGAACATAGTACGCAACTATCTCCATTTTCTTCTACACATATCAATTTCTTTTTAGCAAATTCAGGATCAATTGTAAATTGCTGTGTTTTAGCCTTAGGTCTTGTTCTCAAATAATAAGAACCAGTTTTAAGTCCTTTGGAATGTCCGTAAAAATGCATTGACGACAACTTTTGAAAATCGGGTTCTTCCATGAAAATATTAAGACTTTGTGTTTGACAAATATATCTACCTCTATCAGCAGACATATCAATTACAATACGTTGTTTAATTTCCCATGAAGTTTTATATAAATCTTTCATTTCTTGATTAATTTCCGGAATATTTTGAATACTTCCTTCATGTAGAATAATAGTATCCTTTAACTCCTTGTTCCATAGCCCTTTATTTATTAAATCCCTAATTAAATATTTATTAATAACAATAAATTCACCACTTAATGTTTTTCGTTGAAAGATATTATTTGTAAATGGTTCAAAACTCTCATTAAATCCCATTATTTGGGATGTTGATGCAGTAGGCATGGGTGAAATTAACAAGCTATTTCTTATACCATATTCTTTAATATCTTCTCTTAATTTACCCCAATCATATCTATCACTTGGTTGTTCTCCCCAAAGATCAAACTGGAATAAACCTTGAGAAATTGGGCTTCCATCAAAAGAACTGTATGCTCCTACATATTTAGTTTTAATAACATCTTTCTCAAATTCGTTAACATATTTATTAATATCTTCATTACTATTATTGTTTAAAATATCTCCAATAATTTTACTTCTTTTTTTTGATAATTCCATTGATGATTCAATAGCAGCATGATAAATAGTCTCAAAAATTTGTTTATTTAGTTCAGTGGCATCTTTACATTCAAATGGATATTTAAGCATCATAAATACATCTGCAAGGCCTTGAACTCCTATACCAATAGGTCTATGTTTTAAATTACCAACTCTTGCTTTTTCTACAGGATAATAGTTAACGTCAATCACTTTATTTAAATTCTTAGCAGCTACTTTAACAACTTCATGTAGTTTTTCAAAATTAAATTTACTATCTTCTACGTATGATGGTAGACAAATAGATGCTAAATTACAAACACCTGTTTCTTCTGGTGATGAATGAATAAGCACTTCTGCACATAAATTACTAGATTTAATTGTTCCAAGATTTTTTTGATTGCTCTTTTTATTTGCTGCATCTTTATACAAAATATAAGGGACACCTTGCTCAATCTGTGCTTCAAGGATCTTAAACCATAAATCTTGAGCATTAATTTGTTTATTATACTTACCTTCACTTTCATATTTTTCATAAAGTGCTTTAAACTCATCTCCATATACTTCACTTAAACCACGACACTGATCTGGACACATTAGAGACCATTTAGCATTTTGTTTGACACGTTCCATAAACAAATCTGATACCCACAATGCTAAGAACAAATCGCGACATCTTTCTTCTTCACTCCCATGGTTCTTTTTCAATTCTAAGAAAGCTTCAATATCATAGTGCCATGTTTCTAAATATACAGCGATACTTCCAAGACGTTTACCTGCTTGGTCAATATATCTCGCTGTATTATTAAATACACGTAACATTGGAATTATTCCATTAGATGTTCCATTAGTACCTCTGATATGGCTTCCTTTTGAACGAATTTGATGAATATGAATACCAATACCACCTGCATATTTAGAAATCAAAGCCATTTCTTTTAAAGACTCATAAATACCAGAGACACTATCATCGTTTACACTACACAAAAAGCAGCTACTTAGCTGTGGTCTTTTAGTTCCTGAATTAAATAAAGTTGGTGTTGCATGTGTAAAATATTTTTTACTCATTAAATCATAAGTTTGCAATACTTCTCTAATGTCATTGCCATGAATGCCCAATGACACGCGCATCCACAAATGTTGTGGTCTTTCAATAATCTTTTTATTAATTTTAATTAAATATGCTCTTTCTAATGTTTTAAATCCAAAGTAATCAAAAAGGAAATCTCTTTGATAATCAATATAATTATTTAGTTTCTCTTTGTTTTTACAGACGATATCATATAATTCTTCTGAAACTAATGGTGAATTTTCGCCATGAATATCTTTATTATCATAGAGTATTTGTACTGTTTCGCTAAACGAAGGGGACGTGTTTTTATGATGATTTGAAATAATAATACGTGAAGCAAGAGTACTATAATCGGGATTATCAATAGACATGCTGCTACATAGATATGCTGCTAGTTCATCTAATTCACATGTTTTTACTCCATCATAAATACGCGTACATACTTTTTGAGCAATCTCCGATACATTAATATTTAAATCAGATGATAATTTTTTTAAACGCATCAAAACCTTATCAAAGCTGACATCTTCATACTCTTCGTTTCTCTTTAATACACGCATTTATTTATCTGTTATACACATATATATATATTTTGCTTATATAAATTAATAAAAAAAATAATAAACTACTTAAAATTATAATCTAAAACCACACCATCAGATGTTGTAATATATTTTTTAATTTTCAACTCTCCTAAATGTTCCTTTTTATGACATTCTTTGCAAAGAGCAACTAAATTATGTTTACTATTCTTATGATAACTTGATAAATATCCTTCATCATTAGCTTTTTCTTGATATACAATATGATGTGTCTCTTCTGCTGTGTTATCACATATTTTACATTTATCAACAATTACATTGCTATTATATCTAGATTTTCTATTTTTAACAATATCATTATTTATACCCTCTACTTCTTTTCTAATTTTTTCTGCATTTTTCATAAAATCAAGTGGCATATCAAGAGACTTACATACTTCAATTCCATAAATCTTAGATCCTTGACCATCCTGTAATTTTCTATCATATATAATTCTATTTTTATCATCAATTGTAATACGAATATGTTTTACACTCAATGTTTTATCTTTAATATGTTTTGATATACATGTTATTTTTGTTAGTTCGTGAAGATGTGATGCAAATATAAAACAAGACCTTTTTTTAATCAATGTATCAATTCCACTTGCAACAATAGATATTCCAGAAATTGATTCGGTACCACAACATATCTCATCTCCAATAACTATACTATATTTATCACATCTTTGAAGTATATTTCGCAATTCGGTCATTTCAACAGTAAAGCTTGACATACCTTTATAAATATTATCCATTCCCGAAATTCTTGTAAAAATACTATTATATGGATAATAGCTCATTGATTCTGCTGCAACATACATACCAGCTTGTGCCATAATAATATTTAAACCAATTGCTTTCATAAATGATGATTTACCAGATGCATTTATACCATATAGTAGAATACCATCTTGATCAAGCTCCAAATCATTGCCAACATATTCAATATCATCTTGAATTCTTTCTATAATAGGATGCCTCATATTTTTCATAGAAATAAATGATGATTTGCGTTGTGTTTTTTCCATATCAATATTTGGACGAACATAACAATATTCAAAAGCATTTTTAGCACAACAAGATGCTATATCAACTCTTGTTAAATATTTAATAATATAATCTAATCTTTCATTATTATCTGCAATAAAATCATTTATAAACTTAGTATAACTTGTTAGTACCAATTGTGATATTTTATCATTATAACTAATAATATTATTTGATGCCTTTGTTATTTCATTATTTGTAATTTTATAATTTTGTGATGCCGCCATTGATTTAGTATTAAAACCACTCATTAATTTATTATTTTTCTTACAAGCTGTTTCATAACGTTTTTTTGTTATAATAATATAATATCCTTCGCGGTCATTATTATCTATTTTACAAAATGTACTATCATTCGCCCCCAATTTATTAATATTATTAACATAATTTTCAATATTTTTATAACATTCCTCTGATTTTGTTACTAGTTCATCTATTTCAGGATTAATTCCTTGTTTAAAAAAATTACCCAAATTACTTTTATCAGATAAATTATACTTAGAAGCTTTATCTAAATCAATAATATTATTGAAATATGATATAATATCAGTAATATCTTTTAAATTAATATTAGCATCATTGATATTTAGTTCATTATAAATTTTAATAGCAGAATCAAGTGATTCATTAAATACTACCCATTCTAATGGAGGCATTTTATTTAAAACCATCTTTCTTTTCATTCTTTCCAAATCAATAATATTTGATAGATATTTACGAATATTTTGGAATATCTTGTTTTTTAGCAAGATATCAATATCATCATAAGATTTTTTGATATTCTCAATATTTGTCATAGGCAATAGTAATTTATCTTTAAATGCTCTTGCTCCAAATGCGGTAATACATTTATTTAAAATATCAATTAATGGTTTGTCATTTTGGTAAAGTCTTAATATATTAAGCTGTACTGCTGAATTATATTCAATTGTCATATTTTTACTATTTTCAAAAATTTCAGGTTCTTGTAGTTCTTTAATAATATCAGAATTATGTTCATATGCAAATTGTAAAAGACAACAAAACGCTACTCGTGCAATAGTAAATCTTTCTAAATTTAGCAATTCAATAATTGATATCAACCCTTTTTTAACAAAAAAAGCTTTATCAAGAATCTCTTTTTGATTTATGATACTATTGAAGAAATTAATATATTCACAATTATCCCATTTATAATGTACCAAAATTTTGTTAATATTGAGTTTTTTAAGTATGGCTTTCTTATCTTCATCTTTTAATTGTGCACTAAGTATAACTAATTCAATTGGATTATAAGTGCTAATAAATCTAAATATTTCATCGTGAGCAAATTCAGGATCTTGTTTTGTTGACCCTACTTCATAAACAAAAGTTTTACCTGTTGACAAATCAATACCTGATATACCCGCAATTACAAAACCATTTATAATTTCATAAAATATGACCATCATATAATTGCTTTGTTTATTGGATATATTGATGTTTGCACCAGGAGATAAAATTTCCGTTACAGCTCTTTTAGGATTAGGTGGTTCAGTTACTTGTTCAACTAAAACAATAGTATAATTATTATTAAGAAGAATTTGTGTAAATTTTGAAATTGAATGCAATGGAAAGCCAGCCATTATTGGATTAGCTCGTGATACTTCACTTATTGCTTTATTTTTTCGCGAAGTTTGTATACTACACAAATCAGCAATAATAAATACTTCATTATCAGTGATATTATCGGTTATAGTATAAATTTCAAAGAACGAACCTACCTGCATTAAAACTATACATCTCTCGCCATATTTTTCTTTGTATGTCGTTGTATAGTTTAGATATTCGTCTATGATCATTATCTATTTCATATATTATATATATTATATTCTTAAATAACATTTATATAAGAAAAAGAATAATTTATATTATAAAAATGGGCGATAAACTTTCTTTTGAAGAAGTGCTAAAAAAACAAGAAAAATTAAATTTAGATGATTTTAATTTACCCGATAATGTAAAACTTGAATTCTATAAATATTATAAGCAAGCTACTATTGGTAATTGCAATAAAGAAAAACCTTGGGCTATTTACTTGAAAGATTGTTCAAAATGGGATGCATGGAATAGTATTAAAGGTATGTCTTGTGAAGATGCCAAAAATAACTATGTTGATTGTTATTATAGTTATATTGTTACAGCAAAATAATTTAATTATTTTTTCCCAATTTTTTAACTAAATCAATATGATTACTTAAAACATTATTAAAATAATCAATGCGCATCTTTTGAAAGTGTATCATCATTATACCAGACTTGTATGGAGTGAAATTAATATGTGGATCAGATAAAATACTTAGGTCTTGATATGTTATTTTATATAATGTATAAAATACATATATTAATATTGGAACTGATACGGCAGTGTATGAAAATATTATTATAATAAGTTTAATAAATAATTTTATTAATTGTACAAGTGTTATATATACAAAATCCAATAATACAAATGCGAACGGTCTCATATTTATACCAATATTTAGTGCAGATAAAGGATCTGCTAATAATATTATAAATAATAATACAATAAATATCATAATATTAGGAAGTTTTAACATTATTATATTTAATGGATGAACAATAACAAGTCCAAATATTAACATAACATAATATGCAAAATAATACATTGAATTCATAATCAAATTAAGAATATATATAATTGGATAATTTATAAAATAAGTTATAAAACGACCTAATAATTGCCATTGATCCAATACCCAATAAAATAATAATAATAATACTATTATCAATAATATAAATGGTCCCAAAATAGATAAATTTTTAAAATATTTAAATACATATTCATATTCACTAAATGCTGGAATATCTTCTTTATTAATATTAACATTTGTAGTTTCGTATTCAGTAGTTGCTGTATAATTATTATTATTATTATCTATTGGTGTAATATAATCATTAGAACCTGGAACAACAGGAGTGTCGCCGGCTTTTGCCTCTTGAGGTGCTATAGTCCCACTTTCAAGTATGCCATAGTTTTTTAATCTATCATTAAATAAATATTTATTACTAAAACACAAATTACAACAATAATTAAACATAAATTTTATATTTTCTAATTTATCTTTTTCATCGTCTGTTTTTTTATTTATTCCAGTATCTATTTTGTTTATCACATTTGCATTATTTTTTGCAAAATGAAATGCATATCTTGCACCTTGATAATTTCCAAAATTAGGTTTTTCTGTATATTTTATTTTTTTTAAATAATTCATGTAAAATTCATCTCGTGTATCAAATAAATCATAGAATTTATTAATATCGCTAATAATTTTTTCTTTTACTAATGTTTTGTAGTCTTTTGTTAGACTTTCACTATCTATGAAATTAATATATTCTATTAATTCTAAATAAGCTTTATCTACACTTGAATTGATACTTTCATATCCTTTTTTTTCTAGCACATTACTTTTATCTATATCAATATCTTCTCTTATAGTGTCGGGTAATATATCTTTATTATTTATTTTTAAATTTTCTATGTGATATTTATATGATCCGCGTAACGCTTCATTTTTACTATAATCGCTATTATATTTAGTTCCAATAATAGCAATTATGGCAAAAGGATCATATGGTATAAAATCTTTATATTTTCCACGCATAAATGTATTAATACTTTCACATTCATTTTTATTTGTTTTAACTACTGAATTGCTTTCACAAGGTTTATAACAAACAGGGACAGAATATTTCCCCTCGTTTTTTTCATCATTTGTACCCTTATCGTATTTATTATTAATATAATAATATGGAATTGTAAACCAGTCTTCCCATTTTTCAATTTCAAACAAATTGCAATGTGCTTCTTTTGGTAATATTTCAAAATAATTATTTTTAAATTTTATTTCATCATTAGAAATCTTTAAATTTTTAGATAAATGTTGTTCTCCTATTGTACATGTTTGATGTTTAGTATTAAATTCTAATAAATTTCCTTCACTTGCAATAGTTATTGATGTTTGCCCTTCAATAGGAACATTTTTACATGTTGATTTATCTACGCTCATTTTATTAGCTCTCACTTAAAAGTATATTAGATTATTTAGTTTAATCATTAATTTTAATTTGTTCGTAATCAGATTCGGGTTCCTTAATAAATCTGGTATCCAATAAATAATCTTTTCTTAATTTACAAGATTTAGTGAAATAATTACTTGTATTTGAATTATCACAATCTAACTTGTATAATTGACCTTTACCATTTGGACCATTTGGAACAGATTTCAATTCAAAATTTGTTTCATTAATTTGTCCTGTACTATTAATACCATTTTGTTTTGGAATAATTTTAGCAATTGGTTTATATGCACTTATTACATCATTTTCATTATAAAAATGAATTATATTATCACCTCCTCTTCCTTTATCTTCATCTTCATCATATTTTAGTCTAACTAAATCTTCTGGTATATTATCACCCGTTATTGCTTCTGTGAAATCATTGACTGCGCGTCTTCCATTAGTTATCATATTACCTAAATTAGTAGCAAAATTATTAAAATCAGCATAAGCACTATTGATATTTGCGGGCATCGATTTTAATAATGAAATAAAATCCTTATTTTCTTCTTTTGGTTTTTTATTTGGACCATCATTTCCACTATCATTTTCACCTTTACCTAATACAACTCCCATTATTATAACTAAAATTATAAATAAAAATATTAAAAATCCTGTTATTACATTATTCCAAGAAGAACTAAATAATACTTTAATTCCAGCTAAAAACGTATCTTGAATATATTTAGCAGTATAAACAAATAATTGTGTTGTATAAAATCCTACTTTACCAGCATTATCATTAAATCTTTCATCACTTCTATCTTGTCTTTCCACTTCTTTATTTTTATTTATATTACCATTTTCTATTGCCTTCTCTCTTATTTTTTTTAGCGTAATTGTTAAATTATTATTTAACTTTTTTATTGAATTTAGATTGGATTGTAATCCAGCTTTATAAATAGAATTATCATTATAATATTCTTCTTTATCCCAAGATTTATGATTATATCTATAATCCAATATACTATTTTTACATAAATAATATATTTCAATGCCATTATCTTCGTATTTATAATAAAACTTTTCTAATTTAAAATTATCTAAATATTTTGCATCATATACTATATCTATAACTTCTTTGACACCTGTTAAATCAATTACTTCTGTTCCACCACCTATTTGTTTACCTCCTACTTTTGCTTCTCCTTCGGCAGCCAGTGCTGCTTCTTCTGAGGCTGGTGCTTCTTGTGATTCTTTTGGTGCAGATGCTTGTGGCGATAGACTTATATAAACTTCTTTAATTTTTTCATCAATTACATTAAAACTTGAAACATCTTTATTTACTTCAAAAAAATCTTTTATATTTTCATATGAATTACTTATACCTGGATTATAGTTAACTTTTTCCCATTTTAAACCATACATTATTTTTTTTTCATAAAGTATTACATTAAAAGGATGTATATAACAGTATGCATTAGCTAATTTTGAACAAGGTGGAAGTGCAACAATTTTATTATCACTTAATATATCTACTCCCAGAGTATTAATTAGTTCATTTGCTTCATTTTTTATTGCATCTAGTTTTTTTTGTTTTTCTTCTTTTGCTAATTCTTTTTCTATTTTTTTGTCATCTTTAATTATTCTCTGTTTAACGATAGCATATCTTAGATATTTTTTTATTGGTATTGATATATAATAATTTAATATACCATTTTCTTCAATTTCAATATAATAATTATTTAAATTATATAATTCTGTTAAACCTTTTAAATAATTGTCTTTTAAGTTAGTAACATCAAAATCATCTTCATCTATATTATCATAAGGTATTACAATTTTTTTAGTGCTAAAAGTTTTTATAGCATTTCGTATTCCAGTTTTTTCTTTATATTTTTTTTCTTTGATATGTATAATTAATTTTTCATCAATATCTAAATTTAATTTATTTTTATTTCCTAGAATACTTACAAATTTTTTTTGTTCATCTTCGCTATATTTATTGGTTTCAGACACGCTATATACTTTTATCCATGCTGAACCATTATAATCATCAACCATAGGATCAGAATTGTATTCATTTATAAAATCATCTTCGTATTTTCCATGATATATCCTTTTTACACTTTTATCAATTGTTTTTTTTGTATCATTAATTGTTTTTTTTGTATTATTAATTATTTTTTTTGTTGATTGAATTGAATATTGTGTAGATTTTTTTATACCTTTTATAATATTTTTAGCACTTGGTTTTTTTGGTATTTTAGTAATATTTTTTATGATTTTTCTTTTAATTTTTCTTGTTCTACTTGTTGTCATCCTTAATTATAAAATATATTATAATATATATGTTTATTTTTCATTAAAATTATTATTATCATATATTAAATATGTATGAATATATATATATACTTGTTATTACATTAATTGTATATGCTTCATTATACTATATATTTACTGATGAATTCTCAATATATCAAACTGATGCTAATCATTTTGACTTTGACTTATTATACAAAAGGCAACCAGTTGTAATTAATGATAAAATAAAAGATATTAATGAATTGTTATATAATTGGTTTTCAAGCAATATCATTAAAAATAATTTAATTATCGCAGATTCTTGGCAACGTAATAAATACAAATATCTATTAATATATTCCAAGGAATCATGCGAAGTTACATTATGTAATCCTAAAACTAGTAATGTTAATGGAATGCCTGATGCGTCTGCTGAAATATCAACAATAAAACTTAATAATATGGCTCTTATAATACCTTTTAAATGGTATTATCATATATCATCTGATAGTGTGGAATTATATGGTATCCATGATTATATTACTTATATGATTGGTATGTTTTAAATATAGCAATGAAAACATTGATGTCATCGGCGGGGTTCGAACCCGCGCGTGCTTATGCACAACAGATCTTAAGTCTGTCCCCTTAGACCACTCGGGCACGATGACATAATGCCATAAAGGCTATATTTAATGTAAAAATAAGGCGCAAGGAATGCTTTTCTCGTTATCTATATATAACATTATATCCTTATATATTTTTTAATAAAAATTGATAATCTTGTACAATATATAAGATAGAAATGGATGAACTCATTGATGCTCTTGATTCAACAACTCTTACAAGCAACGAATCACGAGAATTAATAGATTATATTAATACAATTGATATTAATGTTGATGTTAAAAAATGCTTAGCTTATCTTATTGAAAATGATAATCATTGTGATTACCTTACTATTTATAATATATGTGTAGAAAATGATATTGAATTACCTCCTATTTAAAAAAATGAGTACATAATTTATAAAATATCTTAAAAATCTAAAAGTTTATAAAAATTATAGAAAAATAAAATTATGTACTCTTTTTTTGTAGGGTGTGATAATTTTCTATAAATTCTATAAATTCTAAATTAATTGGTAGCACTGAGATTTTTGAGAGAATCTCTTTCCACATCGTTCGTAAGAATATTTAACTATTTTCGTTATATATTGTTATTATATTTTTAAATTAACAGAACTTGTTAATTTTCTAAACATTAGAAACGTGGCTTTTTAAATGTTTAAAGATGTGAAAATTGATATTATACCTTATATATAAATATTGGTACTATGAGCGAAAACAAAGCTATCCAACTTGGTCTCTGCTGTCTTAACATTGAGCTGAGAGAATGTTGCCCTAACGTTTTCTCTTCACGTAGTGTTATCTTAAAAACGCTAATTGAAAAAGGTATAGATAATCTAAAAAATAAAATCATTGAAAATTTACAAGATACTTTAATAATGATGGATTGGAACGAAGCAAATGGTATTAAAGTATTCCGTCTTTCAAGTGAAATGTTTCCACATATTTCAAATCCAAAAGCACCAAATTATACTTTGGACTTTGCAAAAGATTTGCTAAAAAAAATAGGTGAAAAATCAAAGAAATATAATCAACGTTTAACATTTCACCCTGGACATTTTAATTGTATTGGTAGTCCAAGTGATGATGTAATTGAACATACTATTCGTGATTTAGATTATCACGCATCCGTATTAGATATCATGGAGCTAGGTAACGATTCTGTTATGGTAATACATGGTGGGGGCATATATGGTGATAAAGAAAAAACCATTGATAGATGGTGTGAAAATTATATGAAAATGCCTGATAATATTAAGAGACGTCTTGTACTTGAAAATTGTGAACGCAATTTCTCTATTGAAGATTGTTTGAAAGTATCAGAGCGCGTAAATATACCAGTTGTATTTGATACGCATCACTATGACTGCTATAATATTATGCATCCAAACGAAAAACTGGATACACCAGCTAATTATATCCCTAAAATCCTAGAAACTTGGAAGTGTAGAAATATTAAACCTAAATTTCATGTTAGTGAACAAGGAACAGGTAAATGCGGGCATCATAGTGATTATATTGAAACAATCCCAGACTATTTGCTTGAAATACCAAAAAAATATGATACAAATATTGATATTATGATTGAAGCAAAAATGAAAGAAATGGCTATATTCAAACTATATGAAAAATACCCATTTCTATCTTGTAAAAAAATATCTAATTGATTTAAATGATACATCACTAAATAACAGCATTTTATTTTGGTATATTACCTGTTTTATATAAACAATTATTGATGGCTAATATAAACTCAATTACTATACTTATTATAATAAAACTAATTATAGCTATATTTACAATATCTCTAATATTTTTGGCAATAATTATGAAATATTAAAAAATGACTTTAATATTTTGGCAAAATATTCTTATGATAAATGTTTTCATGTAGCGCTACTTTTTGTAACAGCAGCATTTATATATTTATATGGACAATATAACTACATAATTGTTTTTACATAAGCAGAAACATTTATAAGTACCATTATAATATCTTGTTACCCTATTATAACTATTCTGCTATCATATTTTTATTTTAACGAAATAATTAATATATACCAATAAATTGGTATCATTTTAATATTTACTGGATTAGCATTAATTACAACAAAAATAAAATAATATGTTATATTAAAGTAAAATGACTACAATAGAAAATAATATATTACTTGTTAAAACATCAATTTTTGAATCAGTAAATCGTACATTATTTACTGCTGCTGGTGTATCACTTGCTCTATTAGCAAGTACACAAACTAATTTATATGTAGATGAAACAGCTAAATTAATAATTAGAGGTGTTGGACTATCAATGTTAGCGTTAATTGTAGTATACGGATTTTATAATGTATCTGATTATAAAAGTTTCATAGATAATTATAAAACAAAAGATGATAATAGTGTTATAAGTATATATACAGATAATAATATAATGATATTATATTGTTTCTTAGTGTTATTGTGTGTTGTAATAGTGTCTAATGTATCAATGATGATGTAATTTTACTCTATTGCCTTTAACAAATATTACATCATATTCATTCCAAATAATATTTCTATATTGTGGAAACATTATATCACCATATAATACATTAGCAAAATCTTCTTTTTTTTTATTTTTAAAAGTAAAATCGATACCTTGATAACATTTTAATAGACATCCAATATTCCATCCATTATCAGTAATATCTTTTGACATAAATATTTCATTTTCTTGTGCTTCTCTTGCTGTTGAAGGATAATTAGTAATTGTAAACTTACCTTTTTCTATTAAATATTCAAGGGCTTCTTTATCTATACTAAATATATAGGTTTGTACATGTGAAAAATAAGCATTGTTAATAGTACATCCAAATAATTTGATATTATCAGATAACCCATTTATAAAAATGTCAGTCCATTTTATTGTATCATCTTTTAAATATGGACCAATTATAGTTGAATTTGCAAATATAAATTTATCATAATTTTTATATAAATTATTTTTTAATAATCCCTCGCTCCATCCACCAAAATCACGCCCTATATTTTCTCTATTCATAGTAATTACATAATCTGGTAAATTTAATTTACTAAAATCATAATTTTTATTATTAGCTATAACCATAAAATCTATATTATTATCTTTGAATATACAATTGTTTAAAAAAATCTTAACATTATCATCATATTCGTGAAATACGTATAAAACTAAAACTTTCATTTTATAATAGTTGTTTTAAATACTTATATATATATATAATAATTTCTAATAAATGCATTTGTAATTATAAATGCCATAAATATGAATAATAGTAATAATATATAAGTAATATTAATTATCAATGTATCTAAGATATCAATAATTAATTCTCTTGGATTTTTATAATATTCAATCATCATAGTATTGCGTACCATACTATATTATGGAAATTAATCGCAATCATTTTTTATTTAAAACTTATCAATTAAATATTAGTAATAAATGAATATTAAAGATAGTATACGTAAAATCAATTATAAAAATTATAAATTATCCAAAGGATGGAATGATATGACAATCAATCTCAAAAATTATATAGAAAATACTCATAAATGTTATATAGATGACAACTTTGGTAATGGTAAGATACTTTGTGCTATTAAAAAATAAAATTATTCAAGAGCATAATAAGGATTTTCATTAAGTAAAGATTGCATTTCTTCTGCTTCTTTAATGTCTTCTTTATATTTTTTTATATGATATTTGCAATAATCATATAATCTAAAAAATAGATTACATGCATACAAAAAACACATATTATTAATATATATATATAATATTTTTATACCCCCTATGGGACTCGAACCCACAATCTTTCGATTAGAAGTCGAACGCGTTATCCAATTACGCCAAGAGGGTACAAAAATATAAAAAAATGATTTAATTATTCACTTTTTATAAATATATTAAATATAAGGAATTCAACGCATTAATGTCTGATATTGAGTATATTTTACCCGATAAAAATAAATTAGTAGCAGGTGTAGATGAAGTTGCAAGGGGGACATTTATTGGACCGGTAATATCTGCTTGTGTTTTACTACCTGTGGAATTTCCAGATGAAAATTATAAACAAATTAAGGATTCAAAAAAACTATCTGAGAAAAAGCGCGAATTTCTAGCGAACTATATCAAAGAAAATTGCATAACTTATGGAATAGGTGAAGCCTCTTGTAAAGAGATAGATGATATTAATATTTTAAACGCAACAATGAAAGCAATGCATCGCGCAATAGATATAGCATATAAAAAGACTAAATTTGAATATTTAGTAATTGATGGTCCAAACTTTAAACCATATATTCCACCTGGATATGATAATGATATTATTGAATATGAATGTGTACCCAAAGGAGATTCAAAATATTTAAGTATAGCTGCTGCATCAATATTAGCAAAAGATTATCATACAAAATATATCAAGAATTTAGTAGCAAATAATGATAAATTATTATTGTATGATATACAAAAAAATAAAGGTTATGGAACAAAAAAACATCACGAAGCTATAAAAGCACATGGTTTAACTGAATTTCACAGAAAAACATTTGGTATATGTAGAAATTATTCTATATTGTTAGGATAACAATCTAATTTACTCCAAGATATACCACATGTTTTAGACAATTCACATTTTAAATCATCTTTACCATCTTTTTCTAATTTATCTAATAATCCAGGATATACTTCATTACATATTAATGGATATTTTTCATATTTTTTTGTTTGATCAACAAATAATGAACCACCAAATGGTGAATTTACACTAGTATCACCAGGTCTCTTCCAATCAGATTTATACGCACCTGTTAATTTAGCATATTTTAATAATTCGTCACTTGCATCATAACCATCAATATATTGTCTTTTATCTGTATTTACATTATTTTGTTTAGATTCTTTATATAAAAACATTGCTTCATTTATAAGTCGTGATTTTTGTGCTTTATTAATTATCCCATCATTTTTTGGTTCAGATGCATTTCCACCTAAATCTTGATCGATGGATTCATCTGTACTAGTTGATTTATTAAATTCAGAAGCCATGTATAATTTATTTTTACTTTTAAATAAATTATCATTCATTGAACTATATTCGGTTAAAGAACCAAATACCATAGGGTCAGGAACACATTTATGATTTAATTCAGAACCATGTTTTGTTACTATATCTATTTTTCCAGTTGAATCTTTAATAGAATATTCATTATTTGGATTAACATTTAAAGAACAACTTTCACCTTTTTCTAATGAGTAACTAGGGCATTTACCATCACCATCGTATTTTATAGTATTATTAATTATAGAATCTTTTCGTGATTTGCTAACTGTTTCTAATTTCCAATAATCAGGACAAACAGGCATTACATCAAATTCATTTTTTATTTTACGAGGTTGTAAAGCAAAAATAGATAAAATTAGATATATTATTATTATTATAGCACCAATAACATATGTTAAAACAGCGGGTAAAAATTTATCATAAACATATTTTTTACCCCAATCAGTTAAAAATACAACTCCTAATAATGCTATGGCTGATATACCATATACTAAACATATCATCCATGTTCCTTTGTACATATTAGATTTTTCCTCTTTGAATAATTTTAGCTCTTTTTCATTTGGAATAAACTTTAATTTTGTTTCAGTATCTAATCCAAGACTTTCTTCATCGTAACTCCATGCTGTATCTTTATAACTACTCATATATTATATCTATACTTCTATAATATTATATTATTTAATTAAATTTTTGTAACATCAAGATTTTTTAAACCTTTTCTTGAAGGCATTACAGATCTTTCAAGTGGTACCGGCATAGTGCTAATATCTTTAATATATTTTTGTGATTGTTTTATATTAGATATAATTTCTGGAACGCACCATTCAATTACACGCGTATTTAAATCTAAAACTTGTTCATAAACATTTGTAGATTGATTTTTAGCATATTGAAAATATATTGATCTCATAACAATTTTCAATTCGTCATCCTTTTGACGACCAATATTATATTCACCATTGGTATCATTTAATATTTTATTTCTAATACCTGTTTGTAGTAAATTGATATTTTCCATAGAAAAGAAAACTTTTGATACACCTGTACAATTTAAATTTCTAGATATTATATTTGATTGATGTTCAGTAGCTTTATCGACAGCTTTTTTTATTTTATAATTATTATTTACATTCATTGCATTTACTCTACCATTTATTAATTCAGATATTGGATTATCACCATTAAATTTTAAATATTCCATTACTTCTTATTATATATAATTATTTTCATTTTATATAGTAGTAAATATATATGTTAAATTGTCAAAAAATAAAATATTGTGCAAGCGAAATTTTAAATCACATTAAATCTAAGAAAGTTGTAAGTAAAAAAAATGAAGCTAAAATAGTATTTTTATTATCTAAATATATAGATAAATTAATATTTAATTTTGTAGCAATAGTGGCTTTAATATCATTGAAAGCAGGTGTTAGAAAAATATTAGATAAACATATGGTGTTTTTATCAAAATATATCACAACACTATGTTTTAATAAAAAAGGCTGTATGAAAGGAGGTGCATTTAACACATTAGCATTCTTCGGAGGAGATGAACCAATGTATAGACAAGATAACGAAGGAGATAATGTTATGGAAGCTAATTTAAAAAATGGAATTGTAAGACCTGAATTATTTTTATCAGGAATGCAAACACAAGAAGGTGGTGGAAAAAGCACTAAAAACATAAGAACACATGGATTATATAAACTAGTTAAATGTAAAAAGGTTAGTGCAATAATAAAAGTAAAATTAGCCAATGTATTTAAATTTTTCAAAGTAAAAATTACTAAAACATCTATAAATGTTATTTCTAAAAAAATAGAAACTTTTTTAAATACCTTTATAATAAAATTAATTAAATCAAAGGGCAAAGAGCTAACTATTTCTGGTGTAAAAAAAATAATGGTGCAAAATAAAATTATAAAAAAATGATATATAAAAAGATAACATATTCAACTAATTAAAATATGCCTATTATTACAATTGATGGTAATATTGGATGTTGTAAAACAAGTATATTAAATTATTTTCATAAAAATTATAAAACAGCTATTGATATTGAACCAATAGAAAGTTGGACAGAGTATTTGAAAAGTATGTATGATAGCGATAATAGTACTTATAATTTTCAAATAAAAGTTTGGATTGACAGGTGTTGGATACAAGAAAAATCCAACATTATTGTTTTAATGGAAAGAAGTCCTTATTTTATTAAAAATGTATTTGTTGAAAAGGCGTTTGAAGATAAAACAATTAATGAAAATGAATACAATAATATTCATAAATTGCATAAAACAACAGATGAATTATGGCAACCTAATGCATATATATATTTGCGTTCTGACCCTGAAATGTGTTACAATAGAATAAAAAAAAGAGGCAGAGAATCCGAAAAAAACATTAAATTGGAATATATTAAAAGAATTCATCAATTACATGAAGAAAAATACATAAATGCTATTAAAAATAATAAAAATATAATAGTAATTGAAGCAGAAAATAAGTCTATAACAGATATATGTAGTGAAATCATATCTAGTAATATTTATACTGAAATAGTAAATCAATTATATAATTATTAACTTCTAATAATAGGTTCACATGTTCCTACAAAACAACTATAATAAAGTCGTTCTTCATTTTTATATTCAATAGTTGGTGTTGATGTATGTACTAATTTGCGATTATTAAATATCAATAAATCATCATTATCCCATTTAATATCTACTACATTTTGTTGCGTAAATACATATTTATTCATAATTTCTCTATATAAATCAAAGCTATCATCACAAGATAATTTATCAAATTTATTAAAACGAAATGGTGATAACATTAGTGCTTTGCGTCTTTTTTCAACATTAGAATATACTACTAATGGCACACGTGTAATAATGCTAGTTCCTACTTTTTTTGTTTTTTCATTTAGCACACGATTATATCCAGTATAATCAAAGTATGAGTTCATCATATCTTTTTGAGAGTTTGAATAAATAACATTATAATTATTAATTTTTTTTTTCATAAAAAAATCCATGGAATCATAAGCATCTTCTAAACTTGCAAATAAAGTATTCCCACCAACTGATGGTGATTTAATCATATATATTGATGAAACAACAGGAGGCAAATCGGTTCCATGACCTACTATATCTTGATGCCATATAATAGTATTTTTAAAAGGATCACTATATTTTAATGTAATATCTTTAATATCATGCATATCATCAATGTGCACTTCACCTCTTAATGAAACTTGCGGTACCTCTTTTATCTGCGAATAACTAAATGGGTGTACAATTTTATTATTTGCTTTGCTATCAAAAATTTTACAAAATTCATATAATTTTTTAGGTTCCAATTTTTGTTTTTTAAATAGTAACATTGGCACTGACTTAAATAGAACTTTAAGTTCAAACATATCATTTTCATTTAATTTATTTATATCTATATCTTTAACGACTGCTAAATTTCTTTTAAAAGTTGGAAAAGTAATTTGATAGCAATTAATATTAACAATACATACAATATATAATAACATTTTTAAGTATTTCATTTTTATAATTAATAAAAATAACATTAACAATCAATTTTTATATATAGATCCCTTTGTTATCAACATTAAGACCCATACCATAATCCAATTCTGAATAATCTCCTGTATTATTATTGCAAATTGCTAATACATAATTTATAATAGAGTTTGATAATAATTCAGAAGCTTTTACAGGAACACAACTTGGTATATTAGGAACACAAGATATATATATGCCATTATAATTTATCAAAGGGTTAGTTACATTTGTAGGAATAGATTGTTCTGTTATACCACCTTGGTCAATTGCTATATCCATAATTATAGATCCTTTTTGCATTTCATTTAATAATTCAGTTGTTATTATTTTTTCTGTTGGTCCACCATTTGAAGTATTATATATACAACCTATAATAATCTTTGAATTTTTAACAAGATAGTTTAAATTTTCATCATTTATTTCGTATATATTAATATTGTTATCTCTATCTTGTTTTATTTTCTTTATTTTTTCATAATCCTTATCAAACAAACATATATTAGTAAATCCAGATTCTAAAGCAATATTTAATGCTGATAACCCTGCATTGCCAACGCCTAATATAGCAATTTGTGTATTATAATCATATATTTTATCTGTAAACATAAATTTAATAGCATCCATCATTGCTATTTCACCAGCAATTTTAGACATTTCAGATAATACTGGATAATATCCAAAACCTTCATCATTGATTTTTTTTATTGTTTCATATGCGTAACAAGTAACTTCATTATTTACCATATGATCTAGTAATTGTCTGTTATTAGCAAAATGAAAAAATGTTATAATAGTATGTTTATAATTAATATACTTGTATTCTTCTACTTGTGGTTCTTTAACCTTAACTATTAAATTAGCTTTATTATATATTTCTTCGGTCGAATTACATATTTCAGCTCCTACACTTATATAATCATTATCTGTATGTTCGGCTGCTATACCTGCGTTACTTTGCACATAAACTTTATTTCCATTATTAACTAACTTAGCAACATCTTGTGGTATTAAAGATATTCTTGTTTCATTAGCTTTAAGTTCTTTTGGGATCCCTACTATAAACATATTGCTAAATAATAAAAACAAATAATTATTTAATTAATTTCGCACTAATAATATTTGGAAACCATCCTAAAAATGGAACTCTTATTCCATATCCTTGTATTTATAAGTTTTCCAAACATCTATTTCATTAAACAAATCTACGCTTGTCCAATGAAATAATACTAATACGTCATGTTACGTCATGTAATACATAATAACATTATTAGTATAACTAATAGTCTTTCCTCTATGCTTTGATGAATATCTATGTTTTTCATAAAATATTATAGTACATTCAAACTTAGTTGAATAATATTTATAATTTGTGTTATTAAGAATAATGCTATAAATAGCTTAAAAATCAAAATACTAATAATTGTTTTATTACCTATTTTATTCTAATAATTTATTTATAGCTTCTGTTATGTTTTGCTTATTTGCTCCCGAAAAAGTAACAATTTCTTTATTTTCTTTAAAAAATTTAAAATGAGGTATTGTTTGTATTTCATATTTTTCTGATATTTCAGAACCCTCTTCAATATCTACTTTTATAAAAGTAATATCTGTATATTTTGAAGCTTTTTCTTCAATATATGGGTAAATTTCTTTACAAGGTTTACAAAATCCTGCTGAGAAAACTACAAATGTCTTGTTATTCTTAATTTTTTCATTGAATTCATTTAAATCATCAATATGTAATACAGACATGTTTTGTTATCTATATAATTAATTATCAAATAATTTTAATAAAATAATCGCATATATAGATATAAAAAATTGATATGCTTAAATATAGAATTAAGCAAAAAACACAATGTCCAAACAAGAAGTCAAAACTGTTGAAGAGAAGTATAAAAAGTATGAATTGTTAGAGCATATTCTAGCTTTACCCGATACATATATAGGTTCTATTGAACCACAAAAAATCAGTAGCTATGTTTATGATGATTCTACACAAAAAATGCGCGTTGATGAACTTACTTATATTCCTGGTCTTCTTAAAATCTTTGATGAAGTTATTGTAAATGCTATTGATCATGCAATGAGATTGAAGGCCGAAGAAACAAAAGGCAAAGAAGATATCAAACATGTTAAAAATATCAAGGTTTCAATTAATAAATCAACTGGAACTATTACTATATTTAATGATGGTAATGGAATTGATATTAAAAAACATGGTAGTTATGGTAATCTTTGGGTTCCTGAACTGATATTTGGAGAACTTCTAACATCAACCAATTACGATAAAGGTGAAGAGAAAATTTGGGGTGGTAAAAATGGCTATGGTAGCAAACTTGCTAACATATTTTCAAAAGAATTTATTGTGGAAACAGTAGATCATTACAGCAAAAAGATCTATACGCAAAAATTCACGAATAATATGACAAGCAAAGAAGCACCTAATGTCAAATCTAGTAATAAAGCGCCATATACCCAAATTACTTTTACTCCTGATTATGAAAGATTTGGTATTAAAGGTCTCACTGATGATATCTATAAATTGTTTCATCGTCGAGTAATTGATGCTTGTGCAACAACCAGTAAGGAAGTTTCTGTTAGTTTTAATGGTGAAAAGCTCACTATCAAAGACTTTGAAAAGTATTGTGAATTATTCTTGGATAAAAAAGAGCAACCAGTTGTTTATGAAGCCTGTGGACATAGATGGGAAGTAGTAGCATCAATTTCTAAAACAGGTTCATTTGAGTATTTATCATTTGTTAATGGTATTAATACTATTAAAGGTGGTAAACATATTGAATATATTACAAATATGATAACAAAAAATCTTGTTGATATGACGCTTGCAAAAAAGAAGAAAGCAGTAAAATCTCAACATATTAAGGATAATTTATTTGTATTTGTTAAAGCTCTTATTGTAAATCCAAGTTTTGATTCGCAAAGTAAAGAAACTCTTACAACACCTGTTGCTAAGTTTGGTTCTAAATGTGATTTAAGTGATAAATTTTTTGACAAACTCTATAAATCTGGGATTGTAGATAAAGCTCTAAGCATTACTGAATTCTATGATAAAAAGAAACTTGTTAAAACTGATGGTAAAAAGATATCGCGTATCATTGTTCCAAAATTAGACGATGCTAACTTTGCAGGTACAAAACAAAGCTCTGAATGCACTTTGATTCTAACTGAGGGTGATTCGGCTAAAACTATGGCAATTTCTGGGCTAAGTGTAATTGGGCGTGATAAGTTCGGTGTGTTCCCATTGCGTGGTAAAATTTTAAATGTCAAAGATGCTACTCTGCAAAAAATATCAGATAACAATGAAATTACAGCTATCAAAAAAATTATGGGATTGGAGCAAAATAAAAAATATACTGATGTAAGCCAGTTGCGATATGGTTCTATTATGATTATGACAGATCAAGATCATGACGGAAGTCATATCAAGGGGTTAATATTCAATATATTTCAAAGTATGTGGCATGAACTCTATGAGATTTCAGGATTTCTAACATCTATGCTTACACCTATCATTAAAGCTACAAATGTTAGAAAAGAAGTAATAGAGTTTTATAATATGACTGATTACGAGCGTTGGTTAGAAACAAGTGAAGCTAAAAATGGTAATTGGAAAATTAAATATTACAAGGGATTAGGTACTTCAAATGATCAGGAATCAAAAGAATATTTTAAACAAATGAAAAAGGTTACCTATATTTATGATGAAAATTCCGATGAAGTAATTGATTTGGCATTTAACAAAAAGCGAGCCGATGATAGAAAATTATGGCTTCAAGATTATGATAAAGATAGGGTATTAGATTACTCTAAAAAGAATGTTGATTATAAATCCTTTGTTGATAAAGACTTGATTCATTTCTCAAACAGAGATTTACAACGTTCTATTAATCATATATGTGATGGTCTAAAAGAAAGCACGCGTAAAATTTTATACGCTTGTTTCAAAAGAAAACTTTATACTAATGAAATTAAAGTCGCTCAGTTATCAGGATATGTAAGTGAAGTTTCAGCATATCATCATGGCGAGGCATCACTACAACAGGCCATTGTAGGAATGGCACAGATATTTGTTGGAACAAATAACATCAATTTGTTAAGTCCAAATGGTCAATTTGGTAGTCGTTGTCAAGGTGGTCAAGATGCATCATCTCCGAGATATATTTTCACATTGTTATCTAAACTTACTAGAATGATTTTCAAGGAAGAAGATAATATCATATTAAAATATCAAGATGACGATGGACAACAAATTGAACCAGAATATTACATTCCTATTATTCCTATGATTTTGGTAAATGGGGGAATTGGTATTGGAACAGGATACTCGACAAATATTCCTCAATATAATCCGAGTGAAATTATTGATACTTGTAAATTGATTTGCAATGTTATCAAGAGTTCAAAGATTAGTGTTAAAAAAGAAGAAGATTTGGATATGGTTTATGATACTCTTAGTGCTATGGAATTGGATAATATTATTCCATATTATCTAGGGTTCAAGGGAACTATTGAAAAGGCTGAAAAGAATTCTTATATTAGTAAAGGTGTATATAGATGGTTAGATGACCAAACTGTTGAGATTACAGAATTACCTATTGGAACATGGACAGAAGATTATAAGGATTTCTTAGAAACAATGATTACAAGTGGATTGAATAACTTGAAATATATTGAAAATCATTATACATCTAAGAATGTTAGATTTGTACTGCATTTTAGTACAAGTGTTAAAGCTAAGATAGAAGGGAAATTTGAAACACTATTTAAATTGGCTTCTAGTAAAAACCTAAGTATTAATAATATTCATTTGTTTAGTTGTGAAGGAGCTATCCAACGTTACGAATCTACAAGCGAAATTATCAAAGAATGGGCTGAAACTCGCATACTAAAATACTTTGAACGTAAAATGTATCAAATTAAAATCATGGAAAAAGATGCCAAGGTTCTAAGTAATAAAATGCGTTTCATCCTTGATGTAATTGCAGGAAAAATTCAAATCATGAATAAGAAGCTTGTTGATATTGTTGCTAGATTGGTTGAATTGAAATATCCTCCAATTGATACAGAAGGAGATGGTGATGACATTGGGGATGATGAAGTGTCTAGTAAAAAAGTACAACAATATAACTATCTTCTTAAATTACCGATTTCACAACTAACCTATGATAGAAAGGTAATACTTGAAAAAGAATTGGCAGCATTAGAAGATAAATTGAAAACTCTTAGAGATACTAATATTGAAGACTTGTGGTTGAATGAACTAGGTGAATTAGAAAAAGCATGGATTCAAAACAAAGAACATATCATAACAGATTATGAAAATGACTTGAAAGGCATTGTTGAATCCAAAGTAGCCAAGAGAAAGAAAAAGTAGGCTAATTAGATTTTGAGTACATAATTTTATTATTTATTATTTTTTATAAACTTTTTATAATTTCAAAGATTTTATTAATTATGTACTCATTTTTATTTAAAATAAATATGGTGTAAAATTAAAAAATTGATTATTTTTGTTATAAAGTTATATAACCAACATCATGAACATGAACATGGAACTTGTATTTGATATCGTTTTTAACAACGATAATAGCTTTAATGATATCACTGCTGAAAAAGCTAAGATGCTTGTTTGTACCTACAAGCCTGCTGTTGAACAAAGCAATATTATTAATTCTATTGAGATTGATAATGGTCGCGAACTATGTAATCTTGTATATAATAATATTCGCGAGATGATTATTACCGCTAAACATACTATATTTCAAAATCGCAAAAATAGTAAAAAAAAAATAGTTGATTATAATATTAATTTCACGGAAATCGTGGATAAATATAAAAAACTATCATACATAGCAAAAAAAGAATTTGACTATGTGATTGTGTTAGATTACTTGGAATTTCTCAAAACATGCTCTCATTACATGGCTGAAAAAGAAGATATATTGATTGCAGAAAAATACAAAAATCTTCTAGATATTCTTGGTATTGAGCTAACTAAGGATATCATTGCAAAGTATCCTTATATTACAATGGAGTTTGGGGATCTTAGTGATTACTACGTAGAGAGAATGTACGAAACCCATGTTAATTTCTAAAATGATATATGTATTATATGTATATATATTTTTATATTTAGGATATGATGTACAAATGTGTTATGAAAACAAATATTGATGAATCTGTTTATGATAATTGTGAAGAAATTTATAAACAACTTTGTAAAGATAATAATAATAATAAATATGATGAAATTATTTTATCAGATACAATTAATCAGTATGTAGATAAATATTTGGATACTTTGACAACTTATAATTTAAATGCTATACTACTTGCATATGGTATAGATAAAGCAGTAATAAATTATGCAACACATTATGATTTAAATAAAATAGATATTTTTAATTTTTCAAAAAATATCGTAAAAAACCTTATTATAAACTCTTATAAAATCATTATATAAATACATATTCTAATTCATATTTTTTATCAATAGACATTTTATCTTTAATTCTATTTATTGTTTTTGTGTCATATATATTATAAAATGTATTTTCTATTTTAATCATTTTTAATCCACATCGCGTCTTATATACTGGTAAAGATATATCTAAAATCTTAAAAAGCTCTTTTGTCAGTATCTTTCCATTTTTACCCATATATTTCTACTTATTTTAAATTTTATTTTTTTTATACAAGAAAAATAAAAATTGATAGTCTATTTTTATATAAAGAATATCTAAGATACATATATAATAATGAACGTGCTCCTTCCTAAGAACCTCGACATCAACAAAATCAAGTATTCCGAGCTCAAAGTTATGAAATCGGGTGCTAAATCAGTGTATGTTAATTATTCTGGTTCAAAAATCAATATTCAAACTCCTGTTATGAATATTCCTTATGGTGTCAATGATAATCAGAAGTTTATCAAAGATGACCCTAAGCGTAAAGATGAGCCACCTAAGTATGACCTTACTGTATCATTTAAGGGTATTGATGAAAATCCTAAAATTAAAGTCTTTCATGATAAAATGAAAGAACTTGAAGAAAAAATTATTGATGACGCATTCGCAAATCGTCTTGCATGGTTCAAGAATAATTATGGTGGAAATAAAGATACAGTATCTAATATGTTTTCCAATATTATCAAGCATGACAAGGATAAAGAAACTGGTGAAGTTGTTAATAAATATCCACCGACTTTCAAGGCAAAAATTCCGTATAATCCTCTTGAAAGCAAGTTTGAATTTGATTCTTATGACATGGATAACAAAGAAATTGATTTTACCGAATATGTAAGTAATCTTAAAGGTGGTCGTGCGCAATTTATTATTCAGCTAAATGGAATTTGGTTCTCTGCTGGTATGTTTGGATGTAGTTGGAAGATTGTATCTGGTAAATTTCAACAATCAAATGCTTCTAAACCTACATTTATCCCAGATAGTGATGATGATGTAGAAGAAGATGAAGAAGATGAAGAAGATATTGAGGTAGATACTGATGCTATCAAAGCAAAAACCGAAGAAACAAAAGAAAAAGAAGAAGAAGAAGAAGAAGAAGAAGAAGAAGAAGAAGCAGAAGCAGAAGCAGAAGCAGAAGCAGAAGAAGAAGAACCTGAGCCTCCTAAGCCAGTTAAAAAAGCTCCTGTTAAGAAAGCTGCTAAAAAATAAATTATAATTTATTAAAATTCTTCTATATAATATTAATTTTTTTATAGTATAAATATTATTATTATCACTATAATTGACATAATAAATCTACCTAATGGTAGAGGTTCATTATAATCCTCGTCAAATATATCTATATTTTTTGATATTAATTTAGCAATCATATCTAATATTTTATAAGCAATTGGTAAAGATAATATAGCAAAAAATAATCCACCATAAAAAGCTGTTTTAAATTTACATATATATTTATCCATAACACTTTCAGTTTCTTTTTTTAGTTGCAATGCGGAAGGAGGAGTATATACAAAATCAGGTGTATACTTGATATCGTTATTATTATATGTATTCATTTATTACATATATTCTACATAATAATATAGTAAAAAATTATTTGGACTATTCAATGTTTGACCTAAATTAGAAATTTCACTAAATGTAAAACTTTCTGACATGTTACTATCATTAAATGAATCATTACCCAATATAGAAAATACATTTGATAATATTGATGATGTATTTAATCCAGACATCCACGAAGGTATATTTTCATAAAAATCATTTGAACACATTGCGAGTGCCTTTACGAAATTACAACATAAAACATATAAATCATTTTTACACTCCTTTAACATTTTTATTCCATCTTTGCAAAAATTAAATACAATATCATCATCTGTAATATCTTTAAAATATTTATCACTTGCTTCAATAGATGTTGAAAAATCCCTAAAATACTTTGTAGTCTTTAAAATATCTTCTTTTGACATTTTATTTAACCAGTTTGGGCTATTATAAAATCCACGTCTTTCCAATTCTATTGATAAATCAGTAAATGCGTGCATATTATTTTGCCAATTATATTCAATCTTCCTCCGCGATATGTTGTTATATTCCATAAATTTATTAATTTTCCAAATTATATTACTACATATTTTTTTTCTTGTATATGGATTATATGGCTCTTTATCTTCATCTTTACAATTACTTACAAAATGCTCTAATTCTATAACATCAAATCCATATGTTCCATTACTATCTTTAATTATAAATAATCTATCATTTGGTATATTTACAATATCTTCACACGAAAATAAATCCTCGGTATTAATAATGTCATTTTTATCAATACCCCGTGATAATAAATGGTATTTGTATTTATCTTGAAATAATCCTAAATTTCTTGTACTATTTATTTTGTATGTATTAGCGTTTAAATCATGTAAATAATTAAATAAATCTTGTTTTTTATATTTTTTTTCTCCCAAATATTTCTTAGATATTAATAATAATATTTTATAAGGTATATTTTTAAGCAATTCAATAAATAAATAACCTGGTTTTTCTTCTTTATATTCAATTATATTTATATTATTAGTAATATATTTATAAAGATTAAAAATATCATTCATTGATATATAAGTTTTATTTCCAAATATTTTATTGAATATTTTATAAATTAATTCATTGTTATTGTTATGATATCTGCAAAATACAGAATTATACTTAGAATACATCTTACATGTTTTAAAATTTTTTTTATTCCTACAAATACATTTCATTGTATCTTCCATATAATTATTATTTAAAATAATATATTTTTTATTTATATATTAGCTGGATATAATAACCCCGCATTAACATAACTATTATAATCATATAATTTTTCATTCATCATAACGTATTTAACACCATCCTTGCTAACAACCTTTCCTTTATTCTTTTGCATTTTTTGATATTTTTGGTGTTGTTGTATTTTATTATCGACAGCAATATTATCTGTGTATGCTAGTTTGTTATCGTTTACATTTATTGGCCAATTATAGCATTTATATCCATTTTCTAATGGTTTATTTTTTTTTGAATGAGTAACACAATCAATAGATGATGATTTTAACATATTCATAAATGAGTTTATTAGTTTATCTTTTTTTTGCGCCAAATGTAATATATGTTCATCTGTTGTTAATTCATTGTCTTTCTTTCTCAAAGTTGGATTATTGGCTAATTGTTCTTTTGTTAATTTCATTATATACATAAATACTTCTACATTTTGATCTTGTTTTGGCAAAAAAACATGACTACAAGTTCTTACAGCACGACCAATAACTTGGTTTATTCTAACAGAATTCCAGAAATATTCAGTTATTAATACACGACGAACATTTTTAAGAGAAATACCTTCTGCACCTGATTGTGTAATCATCATCGTTTTTACTAATTTTCCATATCTTTGGTCAATACTATCTATATTTTCAATTTGCATTCTCATATTATCTGGTAACATCGAAAAATCTCCATTGAATAAATTCATAAGTATATTTGTTTTTGTTCTATCTGCATTGAAAACTACATAGCGCTTACCGTCATATTTTTCATCAAATACATCAATATCTTCTAATATATATCCAAAATCCTCATTTTTAGTTACATTTATTTCTACATATCCATTTCTATTCATTATTTCTTTTAAAACACCTAATCCTTCTACCATACGAAATTGTGAATAAACTAATACTGTTCCCGGTGATTCATTTATATCTTTTAACATTTCAGCAAATTTCGGACTATAAAATTTCTTTAAATTATCTACTTCAATAGCATCGCTTTTTTCTAATTTACTCATAGCATCTTCTAGTTGTTTTTCATATTGTGCAGCAACTGCTTTATTAATATCTTTTTTATCTACTTCTACATCATCATTGTCATCATCGTCATCATCGTCATTTTTAGCTAGCTCTTTTTTCATGACCATACGAATATCTTGTGGAAATGCTCTTTTAATATTATCTGGAAATACAAAATTGCAAATCATTCTACTAAATGCTCTGTATACAGAATTAACGTCAGCATTTTTCTTATTACCAAAACGTTTTTTTCTATCATCCATTTCCATTTCTTTACGTCTTACGTCAACATATTTACTTAATTGGTGACCAGTCATATTTAGATATTTGAAATTCGTTGGTAATATTCTAGGAAAGAATTCTGAACCAGTTGTTTTATAATAACTTAATATACCTAATACACGTCGCTTAAATAAATCTTCATTTTTAACTTTGATATTTTCAGGATCTGTATCATCGACAAATAATTTATTAAATTCATCAGAAATATTTGGAAGAGCATAGTAATTTTGTAGTTTACTTTTAATAGAAACTTTTATATCAGTTTTATTAATAGATTTTGTTATATTGTCAATTATACTTTTTTCTGATTTATCCCATTTATCTTTTTTGATAGTAGAATTATCACTTGTTTTACGCACAAAATCTTGTGTTAATAATATAACATTAATACTATCTTTATTTAGGTGTATTTCATCAACATATTTATAAAGATTATTATCGCTTAATGTTTTTACGATTGCAGCTTTATTAGGTGGTTTAGAAGCTTTTAACAAAGGTAATTCATAAGATGTCATGGGGCCTCGTATTAAATTAATTAGTGTCGCTATTTCATAAGGTTGATTTATAATAGGTGTACCTGATAATAAAACCATCTTAATATTTTTAGCAGTCATCATATGATTATAAATTGCACGCGCTAATCTTGAACCATTAACAATTCTACTAATAAAATTATGTATTTCATCTATTATTACAAATGTATCATCAAAAGGAGATTTACCCAATTCTTTTATCATTTTTGCTGTTAATCCATTATAATTAATGAAAGTATAGCGATTTCTTATAATATGTCCAATTGTTGCATCAACATTATCTTTATATTTGCTTGGTATTTTTGAGTATTTAGTTTTATCAATAACGATTTCTGAACCAGCTATATCATCATCATATAATGGTACCCAAACATGCCCGTCTTTTTTAACTATTTTATCGGTAATGGCATATTTTGCGAGAGCATTCATCATTTCTTTGTTAGATTTTGTTACTTTTATCATAGTCCATGATTTCTTTAAATTTAATCCTGTTGTTGATATTTTCATTAATTCGTTTTCATAATTTTGAGATAAGGATGCGGGTGTCATTATAACTACTTTTTTTTTATTAATATAGCCTTCGGCTGCAGCAATAGATGCTGCAGATTTACCAGATCCTAATTCGTGATATAATAATATGCCTCTATAAGGACTATTAAATTGCATATAATCTTTTACAATACGCTGCTGTGGAAATAAAGATATATTTTTAATATTAATATCACAATTATCACCAGAACATTCACATGATTTATCCTTTATTTTAGTATCATATTTTGATGGATGAAATGTATTATATATATATTTATTATAACCTACGCGATTAGGTAGTATCCAATCATTTGGCTTTACTTCTATATCCATGCCTTTCTAATATAATAACTTAAATTTAAATTAGCAAAAAAATAATATAATATATAATATAGTAAAATGATTAATATTGAAAAATTGTTAGATAAATGTGAATGTATGACTTTATTATGTACTCGTACAGCTACATATTGGAGTTATGTTAAAATTGGCTTTAATATACCATTAGTATTTACAAGTTCAGCAATGTGTATTATTAATAGTATTAGTACAGATGCCAATGTTGTAAAAATCCCTAACATTGTAGTGAATGCTTTAAGTGTTCTTATAATGTCTCTTTCAAATAGCATAAAATCAAGTGAAAAGTTTGAAATATTCAAAAAATTATCACAACAATTTATGTTATTATCACAAGAACTTGAAGCACTTGAACCCGATGATGAAAATATTAAAGAAAAACTTAATATAATAAACTTAAAATATGAAAATTTAATTCAAGATTGTGCTTTTGAAGACATAACACAAAAAAATAAAACAAATGTCGCTAAATTATTTGGAGATGCCAATAGATATCTACCAATACAATTAAATGGTACTTCCGGTAATAATATTGTTAAAAAACAACCAATAATGATAACACAAAAAGACGTATCGCTTGTTACTATTGATGATTCAAGTGTAAAAAATATAAAACGCACAAAAGCTAATTTAGACTTAGAAGCTAATTTAGAAGTATGATTAGCTATATAAAAATCCCATATCTTCATACATCATACTCTCATCATCTGTATCCTCATTAATTGCCGATAATTGTTTTTCATTTTTTTCCTCATTGTCATAAATATTATTAATATCATACATATTATCACCTTCCTTATTTTCTTCAAGATTCATTAAATCATTTCTAATACCAGCTTTTTTTAAATTACTAATAACTTGATTTTCCTCTACGGTTTTATCATTTAATATGCTAAGCTTTTTCTGCTTATTTTCTTCTCTTTTCTTATTTAAAAAATCTATATTATCTTCCATTGTTGGAAAGGTAGATACATCAAAAGTATTTAGCATATATTTCATAATATTTTTTGCATTCAATTCCACAAATTCTCTTGGTAAATCTATTTCTGAACGTATTTTTCCGTTTTCTACGCTTTCCGGGCTAAAAGGTAAGCATAATGCTCTGCTTAATATATACAAGTTAATTCTATTTATATCAACAACTACATCGTCATTTAATACCTTATTTAATTTATAAATGTCTTTCATAATATCTTTGATATATTTAATAGATTTATCAACAAGCAAATTGATATTATCATCATCGTATTCTTTTTTATATTGAAATAATATTTTACATATATTTAATAATATTTGTTTTATATTAATATGTTTTAACATAAAGTTATTAACTAAATCTTTATTGTTAATTCTGGCTGTTTTTGCCATTATGTTAATATTGGTCTCAATGATTTTATTTATATTTTTGGAATTATTTTTTAATTCGTCTATAATATTGTTAGGTAATAACGGATTTTTATCATACATTGTTTCAAGCCAGTCAAAAAAAATATTTTCATTGTTATTGATACCATAAATATAATCATCAATATCTATTTTATCAATATTACTATCTTTCATTATTTCATCCTTGATACCATCAAGATTAGGAACATATCTTAAATCTCTTGCTTTATTTGTAGCTCTATTGGTAGAATAAAACTTTTTAATTGCTATTAAATCTTTTCTACCAGCTTTTACTAAATCTGCATCATTATCAAAAGTTTCATCTATTTTTTTCAAGCAACAACCAACTAAATATTTATGTATTTTTTTATAATTCACACCAGGCATATATAAAAGTGCATTTACAAAGTCCTTTTCTAGTTTTTCTTTATTACCTTCTTTATAACTTTTTAAGAGTTTAGCTTGTTCTTTTAAACCACGTTCTACCTTTTTTTTTTCAGCATTTATCTCATGTTTCTTTTTTAATTCGTCAACTATATCACTATATTTATCTGTAATTAATTTTTTTACACTATCATATATACTATCTAAATCAACACCAAACTCATTATCGTCTTTAAAGTTTTCTATTACACATTCAAGTAAATATGGTAACACGCCATTCTTAGCATTATTTATAGGTGCGCCATATAAATACCATTTATCTACAAAATAATTATTTAAATAGTTATCATCAATTAATATGGTATTATTTAGGATTTTTTCTTGAATATTTACAACCCAAAATGCTATTGATAATGTTAATATATTGTTAAGAGTTTCCACATATTCATTATTTACGGCATATATTATTTTGGTAATATTTGAATCTTGGTCTTTTACTATACCTTCCATAATCATTTTAGGTTTAATTTTAATAAAATCTGTTATAGCTTTATGTTCAATGTCTAATTCAGCTTCATTAAATGCTTTTTTATATCTATCATACTTAGTTGGCACACTTTTATAGTATTTAAAAAGCTCATTGCATAGCAATTCATAATCTAATTCTAGATGTGACAATTGACTTATATTACTTAGAAAATTTAATATTATACGCAAATATTCTATAAATCCTTCTTCATTTTTATAAGTAATGTTTTTAAGATATTTATCAAAATTATTAATTTTTTTATTTTCATAAATATTTTCATTTAATTCAGTGGCAATATTATCCATTTCTTCAAGGTTTAGATTTTCATGAATAAATTCATCATCTATACCACCTTCATAATTATCTATGTCAGCACCTTCTTTTATCTCTTTGGCTTCACGATATGATAATAAATATTGTTTACCATCTGTATCATAGTCAAATATATGATCTTTTGAATATTCTAATAATACTTTCATATATTCATGTTCATCAATGATATTCTCGGTATTTTCATGTGTATCTATAATATTATTAATTGCATCAATGCTTTCGTTAATATTAATATTTTTGAGAGATGCCCTTATATTTTTAAGTATATTATCTGGATTTGCATCATTGAAATGTATTGAATTAATTATATCATATATATTAATTTTTTTTATATCAACTAATTCTTCTTCTATAATATTATTAACACGATAATCTTCAAGGGAATCTTTTAAATTAGCTAGAAAGTTTATTGTTTTATCATTTAATTTAATCAATTTAATAGATGATGATAGTTTTTCAAAAAAGGTTAGTTTTTTATTTATGATATCGCTCTTCTTTATTCTATATGCTCTATTAACATTATTGCGTTCTTTTTCATAATTAGTTAAAGATTTCATATGATCGCATAAAACTTCAAAATCTTTATCATTTATAAAATCTAATGAATGTCCGAATCTTTTAAATATATTATCAATATTACTATAATCAAGAGCAAAACAATCTTTGAGATATTCAATAATATCTTCAATTTTAGGTTTTACAGACTTAACTAATTTAGCAACATTATTATAACCATCTGTTTTTACTAAATTAATATTAATAGAATTTTTTAAATGCGAAACAATCTTTGTATAAACATAATCATTAACAGTACACGTTGGTATTTTATAATAAGCAGATAATAGTGGTAAATTAACATCATCAATTGGAAAAACAGGATAATATACAGGGTATTCTTTATTTTCTGGTTCAATCATAGCATTAATACGGGATGGTGGTTTAAATTTTAGATTTTTAGATGTTGAATCATAAGTAATAGCGAAAAAATATCTATTCTTGGCTTCATTGTGTTTTATAGTATTGAGTTTAGTTAATTTATTAAAATACGTAGCATCTTTTTGAATATCTTCCCATTCTAATTCATTGTTTTTTTTTATAGCTTCTGATGAAAAAATATAATTAGAATAATCAGAAATATCTCCATTTTCAGATTTATTGTAATTTAATATGTCATAAAATAATTGAGTAACGGATTCTGAACGTTTTCTATTTTGAAACATTTCATGTAAATTCTCATATATATCATTGCGTGATAATGCAATAAAAAAAGGGTTGTCTTTTATAATTTCATCTAAACTTAATATTTCTAAATATTCTATATCATTTAATTCTTCATCTTCAATAGTAAAAATATTATTTTCTATTTCAACAGACATTTATAAGATAAAGCTTTCTCTTTTAATACAAAGATATATTTTATAAAACATTATTTTCAATAGAGAATTTATTCCAATTAATTTTTATATTAGATAATGTATCAATAATATCTTTACAATTTGCTTCAAAGAATGATGTGATGATTTTATCGTCTGTCACATCTTCAAGTGTAATTCTAACAATCATTAATTGTTTCAATGGGTGTGGGCAGATATATCCCACATATACACAATTTGTATCATTAAACTTGCTTTTTTCGCGAATATATTTATTATGTATAAATGATTGTATTACATTTCCAATTGTATCATCTTCATTTTCTATAATGAATTCATAACATCCTTCAATATCTTGAAATTTTTGTAATTTAATTTTAGTGGATGCATCTAAATTTACTAATTCTTGTCTAATAGTATTAAGCTTTTCAATCATTATATCAAGTGATTTTGGTATCAAATATTTAGGCCCCACATTTATATTAATATATTCAATATCAAATTTGAATTTATTAGGGTCACCATATTTATTTTTATAATAACATCTTTCTTTATCCAAAACGTTATCATATTTAGATGCTTCGGTAGGTTCTTGTATATATGTAAAATTAGAAAGAGATACTGGATTAAATGAAGCATTATCCCTGGAAGTACGTTTAACAACATTGGCAGTAAAGTGTAGATGTTCACCTTGACGTAATCTTGTAATTAAAATATTATCATTGGATACTTTATTTGGTGGAAATAACTCTTTCAATTTTTTATCAGATAATTCCTCACCGTTCATAGTAGCTTTTATATCACTGGTTTTAACATTTAATGTTTTACCAGTTTCATTTTTAACATTTAGTTTTAATTTTAGACTATTATCTTCGTATAATTCAATTTCTTCTTCGGTCAAACATATAGGGATTAATCCAATGCGATGAATAATAAATTCATTGTGTAAAGCACCAGTATTAGTAATTATATTTACAGTAGGCTCGTCTTTATCTAACTTTTCACCAATTACACCAGGTATTGGTATATCTGTTAAAATAGTACGTCGTAAACCATTTACAATAGCCAAATCCATATTATTAATTTCAAAATTATGATTGTTAGTGGGATCTTTAATATCAAAGGTGTAATTTTCAAACATGCTGTCCTTACTTATATATTAATAAAAATCTATATCTTATATATCAATTTTTAAAAAAAAAATTAGCGTTGTTTAATTTTATCTATTATGCTTTTTAAATTATTTAGTGTAGCTACTTTAGCTTCTTGTTTTACAGAAAGTAATCTTTTAGTTTCTTTTTTTGCTATAATTTTATTGATATGTACTTGTAAATTTTTTATATCTTTATACATAGTATTAGCACGTTTTAATTCTTCTTTAAAATCTTTTTGATAAGATGGCAAAAATTCTAATTTATTTTGTTTTATACATTTTTGTTGTTTCTTAATATTTTTTAATAGATTTTTTTCATTTTTACATTGTTTTTTTATCATTTGTTTTAATGATTTTATATTTTCTCCAAGTGTTATTTTACCACCACCAACTTGCATATTTTTCATTATATTTTTTATTTTATTATTTAGTTCACTTTGCACTTCTCTTCTAATATTATTAATTTGTTGTTGCGCATTAAGTTTATCAAATTGCTGACTCATTATAGAATAGCCTCCTGTTTGGCAACATGTTGAGTGATTATTTATTAAATCTTGTTGTCTAAATTTAATATCATCATAAAAATCTTTAAGATAATATGTTGAACTCATCTAATCTATTATAAAAAAAGAATTTAATTAATTAGATCCAGTTAAAATACCATATATAACTAGTATTATTATTAATATCATTGGTAGTGTTGATAATATTGTTACAATCCAACTCCACATATGACATTCTCCCGATGTTAAACAGGTTATATTATAAGCTGTTATTAATATAACTAAAATATATAGTAAATATGCCAACATATATAATCCAATGCCTTCCATATAAATATTTAAAATTAAAGCAATAATTGTAAATATTATACTAATCACAATATAAACCCAACCTTGTGTTGAAAAGTAGTTCATTCTAATATAATAAGATATTTTATGAAATAAGACTATTCATAATTGCGAAACACATTGATGTCCTTGGATTCATTTCATTAATAGGATTGGATGCGAAGAATTGAATTAGTGTCTTGATGTTTTTGATATCATTGCATTGACAAAGATAATAGTATACATTTGCTGATGTAATCATCTTTTTATTGTATGTTGTAACTTGGAGATTCCTAAGTTGTGCAAGATGATATTGAATAATAGGAGGAAACTGTTTATCCAAATCTTTATTCATTTTATATCTACCATACTTTGGAAAGTATGTTGTAGTTGATACATAATAGTTATAAAGACTATCTTTAATTGTAGAAATTAGAGTATGAATTAGATATGTTGGGTCAATATATCTACCATTATTATCAATTGGTAGTACAATATTTGGCACATAATTACTAATATAATCCTTGATAGTATATTCTTGTTTATTTTTCATATATACGCTAAGAATATTCATCCAGGTATTTGGATGGCATGGATCAGTTTCTTCACGATAGTTAATAATTTCTGTTGATATTTTATAAAGTTTAACTGAATTATCTTGTTTCTTTTTAATAATTAGTCCGTAACTATATGGATTACTATTGATATACCCAATAGCATCTGTTATATTTGTAAACTCTTTTGGATAATTGATACCAACTTCCACATAATCTTGTAGTCGCGTTGTATAAATATCTTCGTCCACAAATGTATTTCTATTTTTAGTATTAACATGAACGAGTTCTTTGTAGTTTTCGCCTAAAATATTTGTGTAATCAATAATATGAATATTTTCATAGTGAACAATAATAAACTCGTAAGCCATTTCTGGGTTTAATGATGCTACAAATTTACTTCTTAGAATTTTTGATACTTCATTTGGTGTAAGTGATAGCTCATGATCGGTGAGTTGTTTTCCATAATATTTATACAGAATTTCATCAAACATATTACCATGTGTTTTTGTAGGATGTGAAAATTTAGAACTATTAGCATCCGGACAGCTTGATGTTCCAAAATGCCATTCGCCATTATGATTATACACACTAATCATAGTACCATCATAAGCTTCATAACATTTATCTTTATCATTATAAATATTTGTTATATATGTATTAATATCTACACGTACTGGAATAGAATTAGCATATGTTACCACAACATTATTATTGAATGATAGTGTAAAGTCTAGTACGATACTGCGACATTGCTCATAAAGTTCACGATATTCATATAATTCTCCCATTTTATAATTATTGTGTAGCAACACAATATCAGAACGGTTTTTGAATTTCTTTACCTTAATATTAGGCCAAAGATGATATTTTTTCAATACCATAATTAGACAATTTGCATATGTTTTATTATCATCATTGATACTATTGTAAATATCATAGGTCTCAGAAATGATTTCGTTGACATTTTTGGGGAAACTGGTTGTAGGTAGAGATGAATTCATAATAGTAATTACTAATAAGCTTATAAGTCTTATATCAATTTTTTATTTATCTACCTTATTTTTACAATATTTATCAAACCAATTTTGTCCTACGATTTTTGAAGCTTCATCGGTAGTCATTTGATTTTGTATGATACCTTCTCGCATTTTTAAAAAGTATTCTAAGCTTTGATATTCAAAGCCTTCTTCTTTTATTACCATTTGATATAACATGGGATATCTCTTTTCAAAAAACTCAACTTTATCAATGTTATCTTTTAAAGTAGTAATAATATCCTCAAACTCCATTTTATTTCTATTTTCTTCTATATAAAGCATAATATCTTGAACTACATTTCTTATTTCATTAGTTTCCATACCATCTTTAACAAAATCTTGGTCGTCATGTGTTTTTTGCTTTTTATCTTTTCTACCCATTTATATTATGTTTATATTATTATCTTCCTTATATACTTAGAAAAATAGTACATAATTCTCTAAATATCTTAAAAATCTTAAAGTTATAAAAATTTATAAAAAAATAAAATTATGTACTCAAAATACTCTTTTTTCTAATATATTAATATAAATAGAGATATCAATAATGAAAAACGAATTAGAATATACAGAGCTTGATTATTCTCCTGATGTTCCCGTACCTCCTCCTCCAAGAAATGCGGGTTTATATACCGGTGATGTGCTATTTGATAAGAAACCATGGGGTAATACCTATGTAACACCTTATATAGAACCTGATGCTGTATTATTTAGTGCTCAATTCTACGCTAGTCATCACATACCATCATATAATAGACCTGGTAATAATACATTAGATACTGAATTATATAAAAAATATAATTTAACTAATGATAATTATAATTTTAGCTGTCACATCAACGAAACCTTAGGTTGAGGCTTCTTAATATTATCCTTATTTTTTTTTAGAAAATCACAGATATACTTATATGTTTCGTTAACTTGTTCAAAAGTTATTCCTCCTGTAATTAGTATACTACCACTTTCAAATAATGCTCCTGTTACCTTTTTACATTCACCTATTTTATCGCCACTACCTTTACCATAACAATTTGTAGGGCAACAACAAATACCATTTTTATGTTCACTAAATTTATTCCAGAAATATTCTAGTTTGACACCTTGATATATACCCGGTTGGAATGAACATTTATTATTATATTCATTGTTAATAAATGTTCTATGAATTTCTTTGCGTTTTAATTCAAACCCTTTGGTCATCTCAGGATCGCAGTAAACTTTGAAATCAGTATTAATCATTCTTATTTTAAAGTTTTGATACTCTAATTTATTTACATCAGTATCAGATATTACTATTTCTTTTGATACATTTTTGTAAATATTCTTAATATTCTCAATAATGTAATTAACAATTATTTCAGTATGTTTAACATCTTTGATACCAGTTAATTGTATATTACCATTTTTAAATATTTTTACATTAGGAATATATTTATTATTAAACATATAAATTATTGTTACTTGGTTGTCAAAGCGATTTTTTTTAACCTTATCTTTTTTACTTTTTCTACGTTTTTTCGGATAAGTACCACGAGAAACATCTTCACCATCCTTCATAAATTGAATCCATACAATACCTTCTTTATTATCAAAGCATTCTTCTTTGATACTAATATTATCAAATAATACATTTAAATTGATATTCGTATTGATGCCAATATTTGCATTGCAAGTAATTGTTGAAATTCTATAAGGAGAAAAGTAAATTTCCGACATTCTACGTAATATATAAAGGTTATAGCCTTTATATCATTTTTTATTTTACAAGTTTTAATTTATTTTCAATTGCATTTTTGGATACAATTGATTCTTTACCTTGATTATTAATATTATCAGTTATATTTTTAATATATGAAGTATTTACTATTTCATAATTATGTGTTGTTGTTATCATTGGTGGTAAATTTAAAATGTGTGTTTTGTCATTTGTTAAATGACTACTTCTAAATTCTTCAATTGTAAGTGGTCCGTTAAAAATTTTTAACAAAAAACGTGATGGAGCTGGACGTATCGCTTTGTCACATCCATAATGTTTACTCAGCATTTGTATCAAACTATTTATTTCCCAAACTTTATCACTTCCACAATGAGAAGAGAAATTATATGCATTTGCACATTCTAAAGAACAAAAATTTCCAAATGACACATATGTATCTGTTTTTACATTATATTTATATGGCATGCCGTAAGTACGATTTTTAATTGGATGACAACACCAATAACAATTATTATTATTGTTAAGTATATCCTTAGCATATCCATATTCTAACATATATTCATTATTAATATCAATGTTTTCTAGATTATTGTCCTGAATATTATTATAATGATTTGAATCATTTAGATAAAAACAATCAGGTTCATAAGGTTTTGGTGCCTCATGTGCTACATCATTATCTTTTTTATTACTATCCCCCTCAGTAATTGGCAATTGTAGTATAATATCTTCATTTTCTATAAGTGTTACATCTTTTACCATTGTATTCATTAAATTCTTCTTTTTTTTTATTTCAATTGCTTTATCATCATGATTTTTCGGTTTTCTAGGCATATATTGATAAGTTATTAATGTATATAAGGTTATATTATTTATATGTATTTTAGTCGAAATAATTTTTGATATATGATATTCCTTTCTTTACATCATTGTTTATTTTTTCAATTGGTGATTTAGACGAATGTAAGCTTTTAGTAGCAGATGGCATAATGCATTTATTTTTTATTTCTTTAATTTCCTTACTTAAAGATGATATTATATCTATTAAATATTTTATGATAAAACCAGCTAATAATAAAATTATTAATGCAAATAAGTCCATTTCTTATTTATTACTACTTTGAAAGAATAAAAAAATTAAACAAATTTTAATTGCGCGCTACCATTTATTATAGAAAGCACATTAATTTCTTTTACAAAAAATTTAGCTTCATATAAGACATCATAATTATAATCTTGACCCATTACCTCTTTTGTAGCTTTTTGAATTTTATTGAATGTTTCATCATTAGTAAAATCATTTGTAGTAAATGTTACTGATGTTTTAATTTGTGAATTATTATAAGAACCTGATGTATTTACTTTTTCTGGAAATAGAGCAAATGAATAACAATATATACCAGTTCTTGGTATATTAGTGTGATAATAATATGGTTGAATATTATTATAATATTCTGCATTATAATCAGCGCGATTAGTATCATTTGCCCATTTAATAACAGCATTATTCATAATATGCATATTTTCAGAATATATTGATGAACCAGTATAATTAATATAATTGTTATATTTTGGAATCATATCTGTACGTCTTAAAAACCATATAATTTCTTTAATATGATTATTTGCATTATTAATATCGCATGTAACCGTTGATTGTGATACATTATCAACATTCAATGTTGACATTTTAACAGTATCAATAATATAATCCATACTATTTGTTTCAAGAAGCATTTTACTTCTTTCAGTACTATCCAAAAATACATACGTTAAATGTAATTTATTTTGAACATCGTGATTTTTATTTTTTATAAATATTTGTATAGATATATTTTTATTATGTAATTCGTTATAAAAACTACTGCTAACATAAGTATTTAATTTATTTGTCCAAACTTTATAAAGTGACTCAACGCTACGTTGATTTGTATATACGTCTAGTGTTACTTCGTTATTGGCTAATTTTAATAATGGTAATGCTAAAGAAGGATTTCTAGTAAACCAGAAATTTAAAGGTATTTGTATTTCACGCGATTTTATACTTGGTGTTAAATTTAAACTAGTAGATGCCGGGTAATTAACATTAGAAAGTTTATTATTCACAAATTTATATTTTGATTGAAAATTATAAGGAGCTATCATTTCTTTTACATTACCTATTAATTTATTATACTCAATACCATCTTTATTAGTAAGTTCATTCCAAATATTCATCCAATCACTATACAATGTTTCAATAGTATTACCATCTATTAGAAGTTCAACACGATCTATATAATTATATCCAATGTTTTCTATCCATCTAAATTTCATATCATTTGAAGAATATATATTAGGTAATCTAAATGATAAATACATATTCGTTAACAAATCAGCACGCCGTTCAATTTTATATGTCATTTTTACACTTTGATAAAAACCACCATTAGCATTATTTATTGGTGGTGTTTCATAACTTTCTAATGCAAAGTTAGTATGTTTTTTATAAACATATTTATAATAATTGATACATGGGTTAGTTGTAATATATTGATCCATTTGCCCGGTTAAAACCAACTGCATTAATCCACCTCCCATTTTTATTGTTATATCAATACCTTAATAATATCTTATATATTATTAATAAATTTTTCTAAATTAGTATATGTTCTGGCATCTTCAAAAGCCTTTACCATTTTATCCTTGTTATTAGATTTATCTACAAGTAATATTGTAGGAAATCCTTGAATATCAAATTTTTTTACTCTATCCATCTTATCCTTCATATTGTATTTCTTAAATTCACATTTATTAGAATGATTTTTTTCTAATTGTTCCCATACTCCACTTTTATTGAATTGGTCACAATGTCCACAACCATCCATATAATAATATTCTAAACTATAATTTTTATTACTATAAAATCCTTCGCATATATTTTTACTATTTAATAATAATACAAACACTATCAACGCAAAAGTAGCCAATATAACATATTCTATTTTAAACGATTTTTTCACCATTTAATTTACTATCTAAAATATTGTTAGATAATTATATTTTATTATTGCTATTACTGCATGGTGTATATATAACCAAATTATAAAAGTCTCTACCATTCTTTTCTACAAAATCTTTAATTTTTTTATCATTTATCATTAATATTCTATAATCTAGTTTATCATAATCTATTTTTTTATTATTTACAACATATACGCTATTATTATTTTGCTCTAACATATATTTGTAAATAGATACATATTTTTTATTACCATAAACTATTAAAGTACGATAAATTAATTGATTTTTATAAACTTCTTCCAACTTGTTTACAAAATCACTAAACGATTCAATGCTTTGAATAGCAATAGTCATTTTATTATATATATTATTATTGCCTTATGTATTTAATTATATAAGATTATTTATATAGTATTATATAATACAATGAATGATAGTATTATTAAAATAGATATTTCATATTTTCAGGATAGATATAATCAAATAGAAAAAATACCGGAAAATATCAAAAATAAGGCAGTAGAAATTAATGATACTTATAGTTGTTTTAAATCATATTATGACCCTAAAATGATATGGGTAAAAAAAATTTATAATAAAAAAGAAAAACTTGTTACAACAAAAAATAGATTTCATATTATAATCCCTGATTTTACTGATAACTCAATGTTGAAACGTAAATTAGTTGGATTATTAAATAAAATAACTACAAAAAATAAAAACACTATATATGAAAGCATTAAAGAAATAATAAATGAAAATGATAAAAATAGCGTGTTTGAAATTATATGGGAATATATAAAGCTAAATGAAAACATTTTGTACACAAACATATTAACATTTTTTGATGAAAATATTTTACAAGAGAATATTGAAGCTAAATGGAAGAATTACATAGAATTTGAGGAATGGAAACCTCCGAAAAAAATTTATGATAATGATATATTGTTATTGAACGATGAATATGATTTATATTGTGATTATATTAAGTGGAAAAAAAATATAAATAATCTTAATAAATTATGGTTAAAATTTAAGTTAAATGAAATTTATGTTTTATTGGAAATATTATTTGAAAATACAATTAATATTCTAAAAGAAAACAAGGAATATAAACATATTTTAGATATTTTTCTAGAACAATTATTTAATATATTAAGTGTAACAAAAACTGCTAAAATAATTAATAAAATAAAAAATATAGATATTTCAAAATTTAATAATTCTACAAAGTTTTTAATATATAATATTTTAGAATTACAAAATAAATAATTTCTATATTATAATATAGAGTAAGAAAAGTTAAAAACCATGAAGGAAGAAAACAATCTATCTTTTTATAGTAGCTTAATAATTCAAATGATATTTGTTATATTATTATTAATAATATACACATATTTATACAAGTTAGAAAATATCGGCTGTGAATGTTCAGAACATCCTAACAAAGATTTCATAAAGAATTTCACAATAATTGCATTAATATACTTCTTTGTAACTGCTTTTGTTTCCTTAAAATCAGTTGCTAGAAGCATGGGTGGTGTAATTGTACAATTAGTAGCAATAGCAACTTTCGTATTCTTCTTACTATTTGTTGTATATATCTACTATGCATTTGACTATGTTAAATATTTAACTAATGAAAAATGTAAATGTTCAGAAGATATGTCTAGAGATATCATCGCTATTGGCACTATGATATCTTTATTCTTATTCTTAACCTTATTATTCACCATTATTATTATCCCAATTTTACTAAGCACTTTAAGCAACTTATTATCTCGCATTGAAGTATTCGAAGAAGAAGTAGAAAATACTATTCGTAACCCAATGCGTACCTTAAATTCTACTCCTGACAGAATCGCTAATTCTGTAAAAGATGTAGGAAGATTCGTTAAGAAAAGTGCTAAAAAAATAACTAATGTCCGTGGAAAAAGATAAACCTAATTAAATATTTAAAGTACGAGTATTTGCTCCTTTTTTTCCTGATTTTTTTAATATTTGAATATCAGCAGTATCTTCAATTATTGATGTTATTTCTTCATCACTGACAGAAAGAGTTTCTATGCGATTATTTAAATCATCTTCAACAGATATATTATTATGAACATTATTTATAATATTATCTACATCATTTGCTGATTTATTACTAAAATTATTTTGTTGATAACTCGGCATTTCAGATGATATAGGATCGCTATTTAAAGAACTAAACAAGTTACTTACCATACCAAATAATCCCATACTATCTCCACCCATGCTACTTTGTGGTGGTTTTGAAGTAGCAATATTTGGATCACCACCTCCACCACCCATCATAAATTGTTTAGCAGCAGCATTTTGAAATTGTTTCATTAATTCGGGATCTGATTTTAATACATTTTCTACATCTGGCATAGGTTGTTCTTTAAACATTCTGCTTGTTAAATGGAACATAAAAGCACTTCCAGATAAAGACATAAATAATCTTAATTCTGGTGCCATTTTCTTTCCAGATGACTTATATTTATAATGTAATTCTTCAAAAATATCATCATAATCATTAATATTCTCATTAACTTGCTCTGACCATCCGTCTAATTTAACTGAAAATGGATCATATCTTGTATTTATATATTCAGTTCCTGATACAAATGACAATAACATTTTTTGTTGAAATCTTACACTACCATCAAGCTCTTTTTCTCTAATAATACGATTGTATTCAGAACGCATTTCTTCTAAGTTAGAATTCATGTTAAACTTGAAAGGTAATTTGAAACCCTTCGATTCTAATCGTTCAAGTTGATATATAATCTCGCGCTTTTCGTTAATTTCATTTCTCACAATATCTTTTGCTCTCATATGCTTTCTTTTTGCTACTCTACTTTCCCCACTTGAACTAACACTACCACTTTGTGAAGTTCCACTTTCTCCGCTTTCACTTGTATCATCTCTATTTCTACTACGTATTTCACCACTATCACCACTAACACTACTGCTTCCACTAACATTACTACGACCACTTACACTACTGACATCACTAACAGATGTACTATCCATATCGTCGTCACGATTTAACTTTTTATTTTTATATATATTTTTCATGTTTTTTATATATTTAGCTTTATCATAATTACTATTGCCAGCAGAACTGCTAGCTCGTGAAGAGTGTGAAGACATAGATATAACATCGTCACTAATTTTTTTTTTGTTAAATAGACCGTCGTCTATAAAACCACCTTTATTCATACCATTGTTTTTAGGTATGTTAAAATTAAAAGAATTATTTTTGAAACTATCTTTATTTAATTCTATTAAATCATCAGTTTTATTATTTAAATTTGATATTAAAGACATATTATATATTATTTGAGTTCTAAATGTTTATATATTTACAATAATTTATATATATACTAGATTACGCACTATTTTTTATAAAATTAAACCAGTTCTTAAAAAATATTCTACCTGTTTTTGTAATATATTCTGGATGAAACTGAATACCAAATATTTTATCCGATTTATTATATACTATAACTATTTTATTTTTCATTTTTTTTATTACCTTATATTTTTTTCCAATACCAACTAAATAATCTTGATGAATGTATGTGTATGTCAAAGTTTTCACATTAAAAGGAACAGATATTTTTATATTTTTAGTATAAGTTTTCATACCATTTTTAAAGCTATTTATATTTTTTTTATTTTTTTTAGCTGCTAAAAATTGTAATCCATAGCATATTGCTAATATAGGTATTTTATATTTAAATACAAAATTGGGTACTGACGGAGAACCTTTTTTAAGAATAAAATAATCAGAACCACTTATTATTATTCCATTTATTTTCCCACTATCTAAAACCTTTTTAATACCAGTTTTATCATAATATCTTTTTATAATTAATTTGGCATTTTTACCAATAGCCTTTCTATATAATTTATGTTGCTTTTTCCAGTTCCACTTATTGCTATACATTGATATTAGTAATATATTCATTTTAATATAATACATTATAATTATCTAATAACTCATTTTTAATATTTGTTCTAATATATGATACTGCTTGTAAACACGAGTCGCTTAAATCATCTTTTTTATTATTATTTGCGAAAATATCAAGTAATCTCTGATTATCCTTAATATAATTTTGGCAAATATCAATACTTAGCTTTTTATTATATAAATATTTACTTCTTCTAAAATTTTTAGCATTTTTGTTACCTGCATTTTCTTCGGGTTTTATTTCTGATACATAATTATGTGTTTTTGATTTTAAAGAAGCATTAACCAATACCACATTTTCTACTTCTTTATCCCAATGTTTTATTAAACTAAAATAATTATAAATAATATGCTGAATCGTTTTCATAACACCATTTAAATTAGAAGGCTGATTTTCAATAAGTACATAATCAATTGTATTAATATCTTGTTCTTTTAAAAATCCTACAATATTATCCATTTCATAATAAACACGTTCAGAAATATCATCTATACCTTTTAACTCTTTTTTACTATCAGCCAGAGCAATTATGCGCCAATCAAGAACTTCTATTTTATTTGTTTTTCTCAGAATACATAATGCCAAATTTTTAATACCTATATCAAAACTTATATATATCATTTAATTTAAAATAATACTAATTCTTTATACTTTTTTGCATTGACATAATTATCTTTTTGTTATATTCTTTGATATTATGATGTCTTATTAATACAGTAATATCTCTCCAAAATGTATCATTAGCATAACTACAATTATATTTATTAATATTTCTGTGCTTTTTATAAAGCCATTTATAAAGCCTTTCTTGTTTTTTTGGTTTTGTAGTTTGTTTAATATTATGCATTTTTTTTTGCACTACCATTTTCATTACAAAGTTTTTTAATTCTTTACATTTAAAATATTCTTTATTAGATAAATCTTCCCATAAATTACTGAATTGAATATAATTATATGTTGGACAAAGTAAAAAATTATCTTTAAAATCTACAAAAGTAGGATTATTATCAATAATTAATAATTTCTTAGAAATATCATAATCCTTTTTAACTTTCATAGTTTTCAATAAATGGGGTATAATTTTATTTACAGATTTTTTGATCATACCATTTTTATCAATAATGCAATTATCGCGTGTAAAAATAGGGCGATTAAACTTAATATTATTTTGCTTTTCAATAATTGCTATTTCTTTATTAGCCCATGTTTTTTCTGATGCTGTATAAACAAATATAAATGAACTGGAATAGAATTTTTTTATAGCATACATAAATTTAGTAAAATAAGGTCTTATTAATAACGATTCGTTACTATAACTTTCATTTAATTTTTTTTCACAATCTATTTTATTTTTATTAAATGATGATGATGTTGCTTTATTAAAGTTTTTGATATTTTTTTTTAGTATATTTTGTAAATTATATAAATCACATTGATAGCTACAATCTCCAATAATTGTTCCATCTAAATCCAATATAAAAACATATGGATCCATATTACAAATCTATTATAATAAATATATATTTATTATCTAATAGTAGAATTATGACTAAATGTTCTAATATAAAATGCGAATATCATAGAAGTTTCTATTTCCAAGAAGGAAATGCTTACGCAAAAAATACCTTATCTCTATCTAAAATATCTAATAAAATATCATCAAGCAAATTAAGCAAAGTATCAAGTAATGCTAATTTATCAGGTTCAGTTTCTCATAGTAATAGAAATGTAAAAGCATTTTTAAAGTCATATGTTAATAACAAATATTGCATTGAAAATCGTGCTAAATATTTTAAATATATATATAGTAAAATATCAAAAATAAAAGAAATTTCTTGTTTGCAAAAAAAAAATTTCTATAAAAACACAAAAGTATATAATGGATATACAATTGATGATATTGTAAATTTAGAAAAACAAATTGGTTCTGATAGTGTATATGGTTCTATATTTATAACATCAATTAAAGATGCAATTGGTAAATATCCTATTGCAACAAAATTAATGAAAGTAAATACATCAAATAGTATTGAAAAATGTTTAAATGAACATATTACTAAAAATATACTTAAATTAAAATTATCCAAACACTTTGTTTTTACATATAGAACTTTTTTATGCAACAATATATCCAGTGATGTTCCACCAATTATTAGTAATTTAAATTATTATGTAAATCTAAATGAATTGGCACATGGTGATTTAAAGCAGTTGTGTAAGTTAAAAACATATGTAAGTGATGATATGTTAGTATATAATGTATTTATTCAAGTTATGTTATCAATTATGACATTTCAATGTACTGGATATACTCATGGAGATTGTCATTATGGCAATTTTTTATATCAAAGAAATCCAGAAGAAGGATATTATCATTATAATATAAATGGTAATAATTTTTATTTAAAAAGTTGCAAATATAACATGATGATATTTGATTTTGGATTTGCTAAAAAAATCGAAAGTGATAATAAAATAACATCAAAAATATTGGAAGATTATGTAAGAATTATATATGCTTTTGCTAATAAAGAAATATTACCTAAATCATGGTCTTATTTTGCTAAATATCCGCCTGATAACGTTTCCTATTTTACAACTTACTTACAAAATAAGTTAATAACAATTAATAAAACCTTGGTTTCAAATAGATTAAAAAGAAATAAAAATTTAAAAGATTTAATAAATGAATTGATAATACCCTATTTAACAAAAGCACCAAATAATATTTTTACAAAATATAAGCCAAATGAAAAAATAATTAATAAAAAACCATTTTTAATTAATGATAGTCTACATTTATGATTTCGTATCTTTTTTCATTTTTTTCTATGTTTTTTTTTTTCCTTTTAATAATATATTCAGACATACTTTTATATCCAGCATATATCATGCTATTAAATAATTCTTCAGGTAATTTTAATCTTAATCCCTTTTTATTTATTTCTATATTCATCATTGGAATATCTGGAATATTATTCGGAATATAATAATATTCTGCTTTATCAACATTTATTAATTCACCCAATACAGATCGTGTTCTAATTTTTTCATACAAATGTATAATCTGTTTAGATAAAAACATGAAACTTATTTTTGGACGAGGTAATTGATCATCGGGAATTTCCTTATCATAATAAGATTTATATAATATCATTCCTAAAATATTATCATATGGAACATTATCAAAAATATTAATAGGGAAATTATTTGTAAATCCACCATCATAATAATAATCATCATTTATTTTTATTGGTTTAAATAATATAGGTATTGCCATAGATGCTGAGCAAGCTTTAAAAACGCATACATCCGGTGTTGTTTCTAGGCTAAATATTTTATTTTTGCAAGTATAAATATTTGTTGCAGATACATAAAAATTTATACCAAAACGTTTTGCTAAATAAGAAAAAGTAATATTTTCTTCAATATCGGGATATTTTATTTTAACAAATTCTTTTAAATAATTAGAAAAAATATGTACATCCGACAAACCACATTCAGTAACTATTTTAATACAATTTTTATAAGGAATATTACATAATTTTACATCTTGATTGCCTTTTATTATAATGTCTTCCATTTCATCAATATTAAGTTTTAATGCCAATGCCAAACCAACAATAGAACCAATAGAAGTTCCAGCTATATGTGTTATATCTTTATGTAGATTTTCAATATATAAATATCTTAGAGCTCCTACAAAAATTACACCTCTCATACCTCCGCCAGAAAGTGCTAAATGTGTTATTTTCATAATTAAAATTATATAATTATAATTACTTATATATTCGCATTATATTCATTTACATTTATATTATAATATTTCAATGCTTCTAACGCAGCATTATTTTCTGCTTCTTTTTTACTTTTTCCTATTGATGTTGATATAGTCGTACCATTTCTATCCTTAACACAATATGTAAATATTTTATAATTATCACGTGTTACAACACTTAGTTCTTTAAACAGAGGAATATCTTGCAAATAATGCTGCATATGTGAAACAAGCATATCTTTATAATTATTTTTAATTCTTATTAATTCACTGAAATCTAAATAGTTTTCTATTATAAAAATTATCCATGATTCTACAATATAATATCCAGCACCTGTTGTTGGCAATATATTAATATGTTTTGGTAATACTACATCATCATCAACTGATTGAAAATCTAAGTATAGTGCACCAATAAATGCTTCAAATATATCTTCCATAATTTTATAATTGTTTCTTCCATTTGATTCTTCAACTTGTTTAGATATTATTGCAAACTTTGGAAATCCAATTTTATCCGATAGATATCCCAGCATTTTACCATTGACAATTTTAGTTCTAATTTTAGATAAAAAACCCTCATTTTGATCAGGAAATCTACTATATAAATAATTAGCAACAATCATGCCAAGTAAAGAATCACCGAGAAATTCAAGTCTTTCATATGATATATCTTGTAAAGGTAAGCAATCATTCGGACAATTAATATTGCTTTTATTGAAATCTATATTTTTCATAGTACAATACGATTTATGAACAAAAGCAACACGATATAAATTAATATTCTTAAATTTTAAATCCTTTAATCCATTATCATCAAATAGTTTTATTAGATTTTCCTTTTGTAATAGTATATTTTTATTATTATAAGGAAGACTTTCGCTATCAATTTCCTTTGTTTTATTATGAATATTGTCAATTCTCTTCATTATATACTAAAAAATAAGCTATATGTATATATCATTTTTTCTTTATACATAAAGATATATATATAAATATTAATAGTATATTTCTTTTAAATAGAATAACATAATAAATGAGTTTTATTGGTAATGAAGGTATAGAACCGATAATACAACTCGATTCTGTTGGAATTGGATTACAACTTGATACAGATGGTAATGCTATCAACTTGGAAGATCTAGATTTAGACACAAGCGAGTATCTTGTAGTCGGTGAAAAAACATATTTTTCGGAAGAAGATAATCAATCAAATACCAAATGGAGTTTATTAGTTAATAATAATGGTGTCGCTGTTAATACATCAAGAAATATTGCTAATCAATATTTAAATTCTAATACTTCATTATTTGTAGATAAAAACATTTATTGTGCTGGTGTTGTTAAAGCGAGAGGTTTAGAACTTAATAATATAGAAATTTTAGATGCTGATCCATTAACATGTAGTTTAATTAAAGAATTTATAATTAGTGCTAATCAAATTTCAGCCAATCAAACTTTTCAAGCAGGTGAAAGTACTAGTTATTATGATGTTTATAATCATAATTATAACATTAACAATGTGTTTACTCCTAATTTTGTTACATTGGGTGGTCATGTTGATACATATAATAATACACACCCTCTTAATATTGTATCTACGGCTAATAATAAATTTAATAGTATGCACATTGCTATAAGAAATGATACAAATAATGAAGAACAAGAACCTACTAAATTTGCTATTGGTATTATTGGTGGTTCAAATATATCTCCTGCTATTATATCAACAACTCGGGGAACACCATTAGAATTTCATATTAGTAAATCTTCATCAGATATCGATAAACTATATGGATATGGTTCAAATGCTATACCAACATATACAAATAGCAATCAATATCCAGCATTAGCTATTGATGAAAATAATAATGTAGGTATCGGTATTAATAGAACAAGCACCAGAGACTTTTCAAGAAAAACCTTAAATAACGGTGTAATAGATATTGAAGATGTTATTAATGAAGAAGTAAAACTTGAAGTAAATGGTCTTTCTTGTTTCAAAGAAATATTAATGTTAGATTATGAAACTCTTGGATATAAATCACTTGATGATATATATGTGAGATCTTCTGGAATAAGTGTTATAAATACAACACAAATATCAGGAGGTGATTTTTTAGGAGGTTTATATAATTTCAGTAATATTGGTGTAAATAACTTATTAACTACAAATGAATTAAAAGTTGATACTGATGTTAATGTTGATAATAAGATTCAAACTGAATTGTTAATTGTAAATAACATGGCTGATTTTAGTGGTAAAGTAAATTTTCATAATGAAGTTGATTTTACTAATTCTGAAAGTATTAACATTAATAAATTAAAGGTCGCCAATGATATATATATTGGTAATCGTAAAATAATACCTATTAATATTGATGACACAACAACCGGGAATGGAACATATATTAGAGGTGATGATGGTAGCAATTTCTTATTTCTATATGTTTCTAGCAATATTGCTACCCTTGATGCAAATAGTAATGTAAGTTATCCTAATAAATTGGCATTAGGATTAACAGATACAGGAGGTTTTGATGGAGTACTAAATATAATAAAAGATGATGATACAACAAGTAATACCTTTGATATTACATTAAAAAATACTGTTCAAAGCAATGAATATTATGCTAATATAGGCAGATTATCTAGATTAAATAATATTGATAATAGTTTAATTTTAAATACAAATAAAGTTACAGGAAAAAGAAATAATATTTATTTTTATCCTGAAACTAATATGTCAGAATTAACTAACAATAATAATTCACCAAATATTAAAAATGTTCCACCAACTATGTCTATAAACAATAAAAGAGTAGGTATTAATAAATATACTCCGAAAGTAGGTTATGAATTAGATGTTGAAGGAAATGTTGCAGCTCGTGATTACTATTTAAATAATGGTAATGAAATGCATAGAACAAGCAGTTTTATTTATCAATCTAAAAACTTTTTCAATATTTATGATTCGCAAACTGATAAATTTTGCATTAATTACAACAATCTAACATCACACGCATCAAGTATGAAAGGTTTAAATGTAAAACGGGGCATAAATACAGATTACTATTATCAAAATGATAAAATTATTGAAACTTTGCAAATTGCAAATGATACTGATGGTTTTTATACAAATAAAAAAATATCTATTGGGTGGAAAGGAGAACATGTATCTGTACCATTACAAATTAGAAATTTAACAACAGAAGATTATAATTATTCTGTTATAAGAATATATCGTGGTGTAAGAGGTGGTGGTTCAAAAAATAATGCTGATTATAGTGGTATAGATATTTGTGAATATGATAGAAATATTAGAGGTGATAGAAATACTGAAAGATGGTTTATTTATAAAAATCATACTTTTAATGATGTAGATTCGCGTAATGTTCAACGTATAGGCCCATTGCAAATCGGCTATATTGATAAGGATACTAAACCAAAAACATATGGTATGTCATTTTATTATGATTCTACTAATTCAAATTATCATATTGATGTTAATAAAAACAAAGTTTCATATAAAGATAATAATTCAGCTATGTCAATTTATGGTGATTTAGATGTTCATGGTAATATTAATATCATTGATAAATACGGTAGCAATTATAATTTTAGATTATCAAACTTAGGAACATTGACAAATTTATCAAAATATATAAAGACTGTTGAAACTACATCTACACAAAATCCTAATCATCATTATGATTCTGGATTATCTAGTTTAAATAATGATATCAGATATACTGGATTAAATATACTTTATACTCCAAATAAAAGTGTAATTATTGACTCATTAGAAAAAACAGCAATTCCAATGATAGTTAAACAAGAAAATTCTAATTTACCAGTAACTAAATTTATAACATATGCTGATAATACATCAAATTGTTCTTCAAGTTTAGAATTAGCAATTTATAATAGTAATTTGAAGTTTGTTGATGATGATGAAGATAAAGTAAGTAATATTAAAAATATAATTAAATTTAACTTATCTTGTGATGATGACATTAATACTAATTTTGATATGAGTTTTTTTCACAATAATCTTTATAAAAAGTTTTATAATTTCAAAAATAATATTGATGATAGTGGTACTATATCAAGTTCATCAACTCATATTGGCATTGGCGATAATATTACTAATAATAGTAATGTTACTTTTCATATAGATGATAATAATAAATATGGTATTCAAGTAACAAATAGTAGCTATGCTCCCGCTATTAATCTTTTATACACAGGTAATACTTGCAATATATATCATACTTTATCAGGTCCAAGTGTTGACAATAATTATAAATTTAGTATTGGTGTTGATATAACAAATAAAAATAATTTCAATGAACCTGAACCTTCTAATGTTTTTATTATTGATGCGATTGATGGTGATAATATTAGAAAAGGCGCGCGATTTGGTTTTAATGAGGAAAATTTAGAAGAATCTTTTGTTATCAAAACTGACTATAATACATCAGCAATGGCTATTACAAGTAGATATACATCCAATTTTGTTTATGGTGATGTAAATATATCAAATGAAAATTTAATATTACAAACATCATCAAATTGGAATAATAATAAAAAAGAATATATTGTAACTTATAATTATAATGTATATAATTTACCCAATTTTGATAATAATTCTAATTCTATTTCTGATGCTAATAAATTAGATCCAAACTTCATTTTTAAATCATCTGTAATTCTTGAAAAAAATATTAACTATACAACATTTCATTCTAATTTAGAAATTGAATATAATTTATCAAATTTAAATGTTGATTTATATAATTATGATCATAGTACAATAATAGAAAATTTTGACAGTACTACTACTAATTGTGCACTTACATTTAATAATGATTTACTTACTTGTAATATTGTTTTAAATCCTAATTTATCATTTGAAGAAAACACAATAAAGGCAGATGATTTAATAACTAGAATTGTAACTATAAATGAATCATTTTCAAGTAATTTAACTTTAATAGATAATATCGCATCTAACTATTATTTTACATATAATTATAGTAACTTTATATTATTACCTAAAGATTTAACTTATAATATTGAAAGTTCATATGAATTTAATTCTAATATTATTGATGGAACAAGCAATATGATGTATATTGATAATAAAATTACAACAGATATAATTCCTTTTAATGCAGATCAACCTTATCGTGAACATATAAATACTGAAACTGATATAAAAAATTTAAATAACAATGGTATTTACAGTAATATATTTTTAAAAACAACAACGTCAAATATTGTAAGAATTAACTCTAACATTGATGATATAACAGGTAAATTTTTTCTTGAACGTGATAATACAATTATTTATAAAACTTCAAATATTTTACCAGAATCCTTTGAGAATTTATCAGATCAAGATAATAAATTAGAATATTCATGTAATATTGAATTTGAAGATGGTAGTAGCAATTTATATATTTTATCTAGTAATTTTGTTGTTAACAACAATATTAATAATATTCCAAGAGATATGATTTATATTAAAATTACTGATAGTTGTAATTTAATTGAAGATAATTTTGAAATATATGGTTATAATTTTACAAACAAAATATATTTTGAAGAATACTTCAATAAATTATCAGATACTCAAAATGATGATTATACTATTAAAATTAAAAATTATAATTACAATAGTTTTAAACCTCACATTACACTTTTAAATGAAGTTGATGGTTTAGATAAAATAACAGGTCATGAAATATATAGTTATGATGGAATATTAGAAATTAAATATAGTGACGGTGGTTCAAAAAATTGGGTTCCTCTTAAAATTGATGCTGATGGTAATACATTTATAAAAGGTGGACTTGAAATGGAAGGTGATATTAAATTTGATGGTAAAATTTATGATTCTTATGGTAATGATTTAATAGATATACTTAATAAAGATTATTATAAGGAATATCAAGTAAATTCAAGTAATATTCATTTTAATTCATATGGTTCTAATGGTGTAGAAATACATGCATATTCAAGTAGTTCTTATGATGACTTTAAATTTTTCAATGTACAAGATATCTCGAATGATGGTATTGGTATAAAAGATGTTATGGTATTACATAAACGTCTAAATGAAGTACCGCAATATAAAATAGATTTATATGGTGATATTGATACATCAAATGGTATACTAAGGGTTGATGGTAGAGATATAATAAGTGACACATGCAATTACATATTGGATTCAAGTAACGTATTATCAAATAAAATTAGTAATTTGGAAACTGATTTCATTTCAGAAGAAGCTCATTCTATAAACAGATTTATTGTTAATAATAAATATGATTATGATTTATGTGTGAATGGTGATTTGGTTATTAATAGCAACTTAATTGTATTAGGTGATACAACAACATTGCATACAGATGTATATGCAACAGAACAATTAGATATTGTAAATAATGGAACAGATGTAGCTTTTAAAGTTAAACAAATAGCTAATTATGATATTGTGAATATATTAAATGATAAAGATGAAGTTTTTACTATATTACATAATGGTAATGTAGGTATTAACATAGATAATCCAAATGTATCATTGGAAATTAATAGAACAGATAGTATTAAAATACCTGTTGGTACAAGTGGACAAAGACCAACAAATGGGTTCAGTGGAGATTTAAGTTCACACAAGGGCTATATACGTTATAATACTGATTTAGACCGATTTGAAGGTTTTGGTACTGGTAATACATGGGGTGCTCTTGGTGGTATTAAAGATGTTGATGGTGATACTTATATTAGTTCTGAAAACTCCTCAGGTGATGATAATGATGAACTTAAATTTTATACTTGCGATATTGAAAGAATGGTTATTACAAGCAATGGTCTTGTTGGTATTGGTACAACAGCACCTGATAAAAACTTAACAATTTATAGTGAAAACTCTTCACTTTCAATACAAGATCCTAGAAATAATATTGATGCTGTATCATCAATCGAACTTATAAATGGTTCAAATAATGATTTTAATAAAAATGAAGATACATATGGATGGAAAATATCAAATAGTAATGAACTATTTTCTATTGCCAGTGGTAGTAATAATATTATTAATGATAGATTTATTGTTGATGGAAAATCAGGTAATATAGGTATTGGAATTAAACCTCATAAATATGAACCACAAAATGATGATGATGAATTTAAAGTCAATATAAATGGTAGTTTAAATATTATCAATGGTGATATATATAAAGATGGAACAATATTCTCTGGTGGTGGAGGTGGTGGTAGCATGGGAATTATTTCCCAAAATATGATTGTTCAAATATTAACAGAAAATTATACAGAAACATGTGTTATGAGTGAAAATAATGCTCAAAATGATATTGCTGATAATGGTTGGCGTTTCATAGATAATGATTTAGATACCGGTTTTATAATTAAAATTAAACCAACACATAGAAAATCTAAAATTTTATTAAATTTAACATGTCATATTGGTTTTGATAGTACTCTTGATTCAAGATGGTGGGGTCTCAAATTATATAGAAAAATTGGCACAGGCGATTGGGAAGAAGTCAAAACTGCTAATGGTAACTATAATAGTAATTCAGGTGATAATGGCGATGCAGCAAATGTAGGAGGTTCAACAGCTTGTTGGCTATCGCATAATTTAGGTACAAGTTTATCATCTTATGAAAATTTTGTAGCAAATATCTCAGGAAATTTTTGTGATAGTCCCGATACACGCAATGATGTATATTATACTGTAAAATGGAAATCGAGATTAGGTAATGACACATCTGATTTAACTGGCGATGGCGACTTATATTTAAATAGACCTGCAAAATATAATGGTGGTAATACACCAGTTCTATCATCATCTTGGGTAGCACAAGAAATTTGGCAACTTGGTACTCCTTATATTCCATCCAGCGATTCTAATATAATTACATTATATGATCAACATTATGTTGGTATTGGTAATACAGAACCTGAATATGAATTAGATTTAATTGGTAATTTTAGATCAAATAGTAATATATTTGTAGATGGAAAAATTGGTATTGATACATATTCTCCTGATTTTACTATTCATATGAATACTGAGGACGGTATTTTAATACCCGCTGGTGAAACAAGTAAACGACCCAATGAAGCAATACTTAAAAAAGGTGTTATACGTTATAATACTGATAATGATCAGTTTGAAGGTTATGGACCAGGTGATTCATGGGGTTCTCTTGGTGGAGTTAAAAATGTTAATGGTGATACATTTATTAGTGCTGAAAATAATGATGAACTTAAATTCATTACAAGTAATTTTGAAAGAATGATTATTACAAGCAATGGTCTTGTTGGTATTGGTACATCAGCACCTAGTTATAAAATAGATGTCAATGGTGAAGTTAATGCATCAGCATTTAATATTAATGGTGTTCCAATTAGACTAGAATTTCCACAAGGAATGATGTTGCAAACTAAACATATTACTTATACTGAAACATGCACAAAGAGTGACTCTCAAACAGATTGGGTACCTATTGATAATAATATAACAACTGGTTTTGTAATTAGAGTAAAACCTTCACATGCAACTTCTAAAATATTATTAAACTTGATATGTCATATTGGCATGGATTATTTACAAAATTCTAAATGGTGGGGCTTAAAATTATATAGAAAAATTGGCATAGGAGGCAATTGGATAGAAGTATCGGGTGCTAATGGTACTGGTAATGATAATGGTTCTGCATGCTGGATATCACATAATTTAGGAGCTGAATCAAGTATCTATTCACATTCAATTACAAATGTTACTGGTTCTTATGAAGATGAACCCTCTACTACCAATGATGTTTATTATACAATATACTGGAAATCAAGATTAGATGGTACAGGTGCAAAATTGTATTTAAATAAATCTGCTGAATCATCTAATGATAATTATCCAAAACCATCTTCGAGCTTGTCAGCATCAGAAATATGGAATGATGGAGTGCCATATATACCGCCAATATCATCATCTGTTATATCTTTATCTGGTGAAAATGTTGGTATAGGTGTTGTACCTACAAGTGATAGTCCATATAAATTAAATGTATATGGTGATATAAAATGTCATAATTTATTTCAAACAAGTGACAAACGTTATAAAAATAATATTGAGCAATTAGATTCTATATTGCATTTAATTAATGATATAGTTCCTGTATCTTACAATACTGAAAATGATAGTAAGACTAAATATGGTTTTATAGCACAAGATTTGGAAGATATAATACCTGACATAGTTAATATACCACGTGATAGAAAGGATTTATATAGCATTGATTATATTTCTATGATACCTTTATTAACAAAATCTATACAAGAATTGTCTAATATTATAAACAATCAACAAAAAGAAATAAATAAGTTAAAAAGTAAATTGTAATATGCTATTTTTTTTTATTAAATATATAGATAAAGGAGTATAAAAATGACTATATTAAATGTAGGTTATGGTACTACTGATCCTCAGAAATTGTTACATTTAGTACAAAGTAATGTAACTCTTATTTTACAAGATAGTAGAAATAACAATGAAGGTACTACTAATATTGAATTTATACAAGGTTCTGGTAATTTTGGAGAAAATGCTTTTGTAGATTGGCAATTATCTAATTCTAATTCTACTTTTTGCATTAAAAGAGCTTTTGATAATATTACAAGCGATGTTGTTATTTTTAAACATGATGGTAATGTAAATGTTAGCAATGATTTATCCGTTAATGGCACTTTTATAAGAAAAGGAACAGATATTTATACATATTTTGAAGATAGAATTGATAGTGTTAGTTATGGTTTATTTGATGGTAATTATAATAGTTTAACAAATCAACCACCTTTATTTGATTATAATTATAATAGTTTAACAGATATACCATTTACATCAATAGACGAAAACACATTAGAAGTGGTTGGTGGGGTTTTAAAAGTGATTATTGAAAGTAATACAAGTAATTATGTATTGCAAACAAGCAATTTAATATCAAGTAACCTAAATCTAGCTATTGATGATACAAGTAATTATGTATTGCAAACAAGCAATTTAATATCAAGTAACCTAAATCTAGCTATTGATGATACAAGTAATTATGTATCACATACAAGCAATTTAATATCAAGTAACCTAAATCTAGCTATTGATGATACAAGTAATTATGTATCACATACAAGCAATTTAATATCAAGTAACCTAAATCTAGCTATTGATAATACAAGTAATTATGTATCCCATACAAGCAACTTAATATCAGATAACCTTAATACAGCTATTGATAATACAAGTAATTATGTATCACATACAAGCAACTTAATATCTCAAAATCTTAATACAGCTATTAGTGATACAAGTAATTATGTGCAACGTATTGATGCTGAAATAACAACACGTATAGATGGGGTTGA